TCATAGCTTTACTTGCGTGACTTACGGAGTATGCTTGTGAGAGATAACCGATACCCATAAGGTCACGGTTTTTACCCCAATTATTATAATGAGTTTCGTACAAATCTATTAACTCATGATATGAAGTTACAGTTGAGTATCTAGGTTGTAGTACACTTACATCAGTTAGTGGTACAGGTTTAATGCGTTCCCGTAACCAATTTGATGGTATATTGCCGGTCTTTAAGTTTGATCTGATTGATGCCCATTCTTCGTTATCATCTATTACGATATCATCAGCGGTTTGATGACAAAAGAAATCCACATCATATCCACTGTTGCCCAACCCCTTGAATTGTTCTACAATACGAGGTGCGGTGTCAGCAATCGTGCGAGTTCTACCAGTCATTAATACAGCAATCTTTTTCATATATGTATTTAGTACTAAATATGGATAATGATACATGAATTTAAGACTGGACGCAGTGGTTCTACAGTTGCATTAATCGCATATGGGAACGGTACTGCTATACACAAAACTAATGTACGGAATGCTGAGAAGGTGGTAGAGTTGATGCGTAACTCACCGCTACCAACACCAGTGGTATATGAATATACTGATAGTTCTATTACACTAGAGTATATACCTGGTATCCCTATGCGTAAGCACATCTATACTATGAACAAGAGTGAACTAGACCGTACTGTTGGGATATTGCGTGACTATATAAGTGATTGTCTCGCAAAGTCTACTCCCTATGATTATAGTGCTGAGATTGCTGCTAAAGAGTCGAGTACCGGATACCAGGCGCGAATCACCAATCCAGTCTTCCCCAAATACAATATACACGGTGATTTGACAATTGACAACCTTTTATGTTATGAAGGTAAAATATATTTCATAGACTATAACTATACTGAATTAGATTCCATATACTTTGATGTAAATAAACTACGACAAGACTTAGATGGGCTGTGGTTCGCACGTAATCATACCCCCAATGTAACTGTTAAGATGAACTTAAACTATATCAAGCGACATCTAGACTGTGCATTTCCGGGAATGTTCCGTGATGATCTTTACAGATTTCAGTTAAGTCGTATACTCCCCTATGTGAGTGGAGCAGAACATGAGTTCATAATGAGAGAAATAAAACGATGCGAGTAATTGTGCCATGCGCTGGACGCAGTAGTAGATTCCCTAATACTAGACCTAAATATTTGTTAACAATGCCAGACGGAGAATTGATGCTACAACATGTAGTACGCAATTGGATAGAAGATTATCCGGTAACTGTTGTAATAAATCGTGAACACGAAGAACAGTATCGTGTAATAGATATTATAGAAAGAATATGGGGGAAACTAGTAAGTGTGCATATAGTTGAACACTATACTAATGGTCCTGCTGAAACTATATATGAGACTGTTAAAGCGTGGGATGACACACCGTTCTATGTGCAGGACTGTGATAGTTTGTTTAATATTAAACTACCTGCCGTTAATCGTAACTTTGTAGCGCACGTAGACCTAAATGATTATCCTACTCTAACTAACATTGCTGCTAAGAGTTTTGTTACACTACACGAAGAACTGCTTTCAAACATTGTAGAGAAGCGATTGATTAGTGACAACGTATGTGTGGGAGGTTATGGGTTTCATAGTTCATATGGGTATAGACATCACTATGAACTGTTAGTAGAACGTCAAGGTAAAGATTCTGAACTATTCATATCACATGTTATCAAAACAATGATGGAAAACGGTTGCATATTCGGTGGGGTTCGTGCTATAAACTACTTAGATTGTGGTACATACGAATCATTTATAGAGAATCAGAAACGTCATGCCACTATATTCTGTGACCTTGATGGAGTAGTATTCTATAATCAATCACGATACTTTGAGAACAACTATTCTATAGAACCTAAACTAAAGCCACAGGCAGTGTCATTCTTATTGGGTAAGCAAGAGAACGGTGCGCATATAGTGTTCACTACCGCCAGACCTAGTGGCGCTGCTGGCATAACTGAGGCTGCATTAGGTGCGGCCGGGTTTAAAGATTATAGAATACTATACGATCTACCACATGCCCCACGTATGTTAATCAATGATGTGAGTGCATCTAACCCATGGCCTAGTGCTATAGCTATTAACTCACCACGTGATGATGACGATTACTGGAAAGCTGTACAAGAACGTTAACCACCATAGCCTTCATTAGATATACTATGATCTGGTGGTATGTCTTGTCTAAACAGTCGCAAGTATTCATCTAGTTCGCCATCATTTAGTTCAAAGAAATCACCCCGCACACTGACATTGGGTCTTACAAAGTTATCTGAAATTAAACCAGCAATTTTGTCGCATTCTGTGACTAATCTATGCAAATTGTTTTGTGCGATGTACTGTAGAAATGCTGCTTCTAAGTATATACCGCGACTATCGCCTGTACGAGTTGCAGCATATACATCGGTATGAACAGTCTTGAATAACGGTATTGCAGATGAATTAAATCCAAACCAACGATCATTATTACCATCAATTAGTAATCCACCTATCTGATATGGTATATCACAGAGTATTGCAGGTGGTGAAGTCTTTTTAAAGAAGAACTGTTGTGCCTTTGCGATAAATGATGTTGGGGTATCTTGTAAATGTTCTACAACTAAATCTGCGAATGCTTTATAGTTAATCAACAGATCATAACGCCATCTGACTATCATATCGTAATTTGCAAGATCATATTCATGTAGTACACGTTGTAATCCCCAAAACTGTGCAGTTAAGTTTACATAAGGTATGAAATGATCGCGGTCTTCGTCAAATCCTTCTGCGCTATGCATATCACTAAACGAACTGCGAACTATACCTTTAGTATAAGGCCTTAGCGCAGTTACGGTGCGCTCTTGTAATTCTGGTGATTCGTCTGGTAAATGCTCTGTTAACGACAGAGACTTGAATACTGTACCACCATCCCAAACCCTAGGGAATTTACTATGATCATTCCACAAATGCAAGTAATAATCAACCGCCACGCCACGTCTACGCAATTCATCAAACGCTCCATACAGTGCATCATAGTTCTCACTACGTGCATTACACAGTCCAACAAATACTACAGCTATACGTTTCTTCATAATAATATTTATAAATATGGTTATGATCGAATATGCTTATATAGAAACCACCAATCACTGTAACCTACAATGCTCATTCTGCAATAGACATGAGGTTATAGGGCCACTACAACACATGCCATTACAACGGTTTACAAGATTAATGGAAAGGCTTAAGGATCATCCTATACATACAGCCAAACTAATGGGTATGGGGGAACCATTCATGCATCCACAATTCGATAAGATTACTAGTACATTTAAGGAATACTTTCCCGAATCATTCTTAATCTCCGCTACTAACTGTCAATATACCCTATCACAAGCACCATGGTTCGTCAACTCCCTAAAGCATATTGATATGTTATATCTATCTATAGATGGGTATCAAGAAACATATGAACGATTCCGTCCACCAAGCAAGTGGAATAAACTAATAAAGTTCTTAGATGAATTATCTACAGTAGATAGACACAATTGTCGTATAGTGGTTAATTATGTAGTAAATCCAGGCAATGTAGATGATATTGAACCAGTATATCATGACATCGTATTAAAATATAATCTAGCTGAATTACGTCTTAACATAGCACAAGACTGGAGTCAAGATAAAAACATGACGGGCGGGTATACCCCAGAACAACTAGAATATCTAAAAGGTTGGGATTCCGCTATACAGGGTAAAAGTGAATGGGATTATGATCAATGCTTCTGGGTAAAGAACGGTTTATACACTACTGTAGAGGGTAGAGTTCTAGCATGTTGTATGAATACTGGTGCGAAAGAATTTGGGAATATATTTTCGGATACTATAGAGAATATTCATGGTGATCTAGAATTCATGAGAGTTAAACATGGGTGTGCCACTAATAAGCCAACTGAACACTGTGCTAACTGTTCATATAAAGAATTGGTCCCTATACTGAAAGAACTGGGTATCCATCGTGCCTAAAATAAATCCACATATTCTAAACGTAGAACGTCATAGGGCTCCCTATAGTCCAGTGGATCGCGTACGGTTACATGCAAGTGAACGGGATGTCCCATTCTCAGATGAGTTGATGAGTGCGTTCTACAGTCGTTTAGATACCCATACGGTGAGTTATTATCCGAATACAGATAGTGGATATAGTGAACTATCACGTTTTTGTGGACATAATAAGAAACATTTAACTCTATATGAAGGATCCGATCGTGCTATACGGGATATCTTTACAGTATACGGTATACCGAATAGTGAATGTATTATGATGGACCCATGCTTTCCCATGTATTCCGTATACGCTGTTATGCATGGTTTAACGGTTAAAAGTATTCCAAACACGGTGGCCGTGTGGCCTAAATGGTTAGATGGGGTTTCTACAAGTATAAAAAAGGGTATAGACACGGTGGCCGACTGGCCTAAAAGGCCTTTCGATATTTTAATTAATTCTATTAATTCTAATACCTCTATAGTGATACTGTCTAATCCCGGTACTCCCTACGGAGAGTTATATAGTTATTCCGAATTAATTCATTTAATTTCCGTATGTGAGGGATTTAATTGTTTATTAGTTATAGATGAAGCCTATATAGAGTTTGCCGCTACTAGCAGTTTAGAGTGGAGTGCTATAGCGAGTGATAGTTGTATTGTTATACGTACTCTTAGTAAGGGATATGGGAGCGCCGGTATACGTATTGGGTATACTATTAGTAGTGAATTGAATAGGGATTTATTATCCCGTGTGAGTAGTATGAATGTTATTAGTGCTCCGGCTGTTGTGTGGTTATCTATAGTGAATGATTATAGAAGTGAATTCGATAGTTATATATTATCCGTTATTACACACAGAGCTAGTATTGAGCATACGTGTAGATTGCGTGGTATTCCCTATATAGTGGGTAAGACTAACTTTGTGCATTTGGGATTTAGTTTTAGTGATAGATTTATTACGCGGCCAGTATTGATAGATGGGGTTGAGTATACACGATTATCGGTACCGGGATGTAGTAATAGTATGCGTATGTTATTGGGAGAATTAAATGCGTTGGCGTAGACTGTTTACATTTGGATGTTCTTATACAGAATATTATTGGGAAACATGGGCTGATATTATAGGGCGAGATTTGGGTATACCGTACTATAATTATGGATTAAGTGGTTGTGGTAATAGTTTAATTGCACATCGTATGTTAGAAGCAGATATAGAACATGGTTTGAGTTCTGACGATTTAATATTAGTAAATTGGACTAGCTGGTGGAGAGAAGATCGTGTTAATCCGCGAGGGGATTGGTTGGTACGTGGTCACATCTTTAATAACCCACATTATTCGGGTGAATTTATTAAACGTTATTGGAACACATATAATGATACTGCAAAGAATGCTGGTGCGATAATTAGTAGCAATCGTGCATTTCCAATTGTGTTTCAGTCTCACATGACTGATTATGAAATAGATGATTACGCCGATGCTTTGAAAAGTTTTTCTACATTGGTTTCTGCATTACCAGAAAAACATTTATTTGATGTTTCAAATAATTCTAAATTTGGCGGTACTAGTGCAGATGCGCACCCAGATATATTATGTCATTTAAATCATGCTATTAAAATTTATGATTATTGCGGGTTAACTATGTCAGAGGAAACTGTAGAATGGTGTAATGCGCGACAAGAAGAACTAATAAATAGAAATAAGAAAAAAACTTAAAATAACGGAGAGTATTGAATGAGTAAAATTGGATTTATTGGCGTTGGTAAACTAGGCATGCCCTGTGCAGAAACGGTTGCACGTAAGGGACATGATACGAAAGGTTACGATGTAGCACCACGTAGCAGTGAACATATCACAGTGGTGAATTCAATTGAAGAACTTGTACATGATCGTGATATTGTGTTTATTGCAGTACCTACACCACATGATCCTCTTTACGATGGCAATGCTCCAACTGCACATTTAGAGCCAAAAGACTTTGATTATTCTATTGTGCGAGAATGTATCATTGAAGCAAACAAACATATGAATTCTAGTCAATTACTAGTATTAATTAGTACAGTTTTGCCGGGAACAACTCGCCGTGAATTTATTAAACATATTACTAACCCACGATTTGTTTATAACCCATATTTAATTGCGATGGGTTCGGTTGCATGGGATATGGTAAATCCAGAGATGGTTATGATCGGTACGCAAGATGGCGATGCTAATGGTGATGCGCGTGAATTAACTGATTTCTATCGTACAATTATGGAAAATGATCCTCGCTATGTAGTAGGTACTTGGGACGAATGCGAAGCAATTAAAGTATTTTACAATACATTTATTTCCGCTAAAATCGGTCTTGTTAATATGATTCAAGATGTTGCAGAGGCGCAAGGTAATATTAATGTTGACGTAGTTACTGATGCACTAGCACAATCAACAATGCGTATTATGGGACCACAGTATATGAAAGCCGGTATGGGAGATGGCGGCGGTTGTCACCCACGTGATAATATTGCACTACGATATATGGCAAGTGAATTAAATCTAGGCTATGATTTATTTGATTCGATTATGGGCGCACGTGAAATTCAAGCAAAGAATATTGCAAAGCGTCTTGCATATTATGCAACAAAGCATTCACTGCCAGTTGTTATTCACGGCAAAGCATACAAGCCAAATGTCCCATATGTCGAGGGCAGCTATTCTATGTTAATCGGCAGCTATCTAGATGAAAGGGGCATTCATCATTATTATGTTGATCCATTGACAGGTGATACTGTTATTCCTTCTGGACCAGCTGTATTTTTAATGGCTCACAGTGCGTCAACTACATATGAATATACTGGAAATACGCACGAAGATAAATTGTATTGTGAAATTCCACAAGGTTCAATTGTCATTGACCCATGGCGTAAATTCGAAAAAGTGGATGGCATTACTGTTTATCATTATGGAAATTCGAGACAGAATTAATGATTTTTCAAATTGATAAACTAATTGATAACCTAAAAAATAATAATTGGAATTATTTTTGGGATAGAATTAATATTGATGAATATGTCGCCAGACCTACAGCAATTTATATATACGCCGGGGGTAATGGTGACCTAGAATATGTACACATGCCATATAATAAATTTTTTCAAGATTTTATGGAAAAATACAAATTAAAGATTACCAGTGAATTAAATAGAGAGATAAGAACAGGTAAAATATTTGAAAGACCTATAGTTTTTCAAACATGTGAAGGTTTTACATTAGAAGAAAATACTCAATTTATAAGAGATATTTTAAATGAATATACAGATAAAATACCGGATATTTTTAATAGAGTTATATTAATTCATTCAAGTTTTAACCATTCACTTGATACATATAGAGTTAATAACGTTATAAGACTTCACGATATTGTATTCACCTTTGTTTATCTTGCAGGCAAATACCCTAAATATTTTGTTGATAAAGATTATAGTATAATACCAACAGAAAAAAGTTTTAAAAAAATATTCGGATGTTTTATTACCAGAAATGCATATGATAGGGTAAAAATATACTATCATATAATTAAAAACTATAAAAATGATAGTGTTGCATATTGTCATAGTTCAGAAATACAAAAAGCATTAAATGATATATTTGATGATTATGACATTGATCAACACACAAATCATGATATGGTAAAAGTAAATCAAAATATTGACAATTTAAATAAAACCTATCAACAGTTTGTAATAACCGATTTACAAGAAAAAATGAAAGACGTATTTGTTGATGTTATTAGTGAAACTGTATTTTTTGAGGATAATAATGTTTGGGTTACAGAAAAAACAGTTACACCTATAACACTTGGTTTACCTTTTATTATTTCATCAACCTCTGGAATTTATGAGTTGTTACATTATTTGGGATTTAAAACATTTTCAGATTTTTGGGACGAATCATTTGACGCTGAGACTGATCATATAGAACGTAATAAAAAATTTTTGAATACATTAGATTATATAGCAGAAACATATAATACCGAAGAAAAAAGAAAAGAAGCATACAAAAAGATGCTTCCAATTCTAGAACATAATCGCCAGCGTATGATTTATTTTTTTGAAAACCCAAGAGAAGTGTTAGGTTATATCAAACACACAGATAAAGCAATTGCAGAATTAGAATCTATATTAAAATCCGCATATCCAAATAGTTAATCTCTGCGTTCAATATCGTCTTCTGTTAGTTTATCTCCCATCCAAACTTCAATTACTTTAGCAGGAGTTTCTCCAACATTTACTGCTTTGTGCCAGCATAATGCAGGTATATCAAAACTGTTTCCTTGTGGAACAATAAATGTTTGTTTGCCTTCATCATCTTCTACTGTTATTTCAATGACGCCTTCAATAACATGCCAGTGTTCACTACGATTAAAATGGCGCTGATCACTCAAAGATTTACCTGCTTCAAATTCTAGTTCTTTTACTTGCCAACCGGGACCTTTATGTAGAACGGTATAAATGCCCCATGCACGTTCGGTCTTTGGTTTACTCCAGTTTTCAAGTATCCAAGACGAACTATTCATCTTTCGTGAACCGCCTACTTTCCAAGCAAATTCAACATCTTTATTATCGTGAAATGTTTTAAACTCTGGTACGTTTGTGTTAACGCGGTCTCCGCCATTTGCAAAGACTACTTTCCACTTAGATCCTTTAGTTGATAGAACTTGCATAATAGCGGCACATGCAGTGCCATCATCGTCGTTGAACCCTATAACTTCATCAACCATTTCTAAGTGTTTGATAATATTTGCACGTTCCTCAAACGACATAAATGGTCTACCCTTTTTTCGAGTAAGCCAAGCGTCACTATTCACACCTACAATTAGATGGTCTCCCAACTCTTTGGCAGCTTTGAAATATTCGATATGTCCTGAATGCAGTGGGTCAAACCCACCAGTCACTAAAACTACTTTACTCATTATTCACCTCAACAAATGGTTTTGTACGTTCCCATAGCCATGGGTTGAATTCACCCCAATGCTCATTTCGTATTCTATTCACTGCGGCATCGGTGTTGACAAAATGTTTAAAGTCGCCTGTCTCATTTAATTCGTTCAGCATCCACTTGAATATAGAATAACCTGGGTAGTTGTCTGATATAGAATTTAAATATTCTGCTACTTCTTTTTTAACTTCGTCTGGTAGATTTCTAGGTAGCATCCAATCAGGACCATCCGCCATAACATAATGTGTCCAGCGCATTCCCTTTTGTAGTGAATAATCAATCAACTCGTGGAACGAATTACAGTTGTAGATAGATGCAACACTATGGAAACTGATAGTGGTTTTGCTCTTAGTTGCTTTGCGAGTTTTTTCCCACTCCAAGAACCAATCAACTACTTCCTCTACTCTCTGCCAAGAACTACCTTTGCGTAGAAAATCGTTCAACTTACCATAACTGTCTACACTCAATTGCACGTTGACTTCTTTGCATTGATTTAGTAGACCGGTCAATTCTTCGTTTGGGGTAGTTGTGGTATTTGTTGCAATAAGTATCTTTAATTCAGGTAGATTACATTTCTTTAGAACACTAATGAATTTCTCTTGCTCCATCAGAGGTTCGCCGCCGATCATTTTGATAAACTTTAGATTACTTAAATCGTAGTCTTCAATGATACTATTCTTTGCGACAACACCACGTCTTGGTTCGCCGCCCCATCCTAGCTTTTTAGCATCTGCGTACCAGTTTGTACTTAATTCAGGTCCGCACATACGACATCTGTTATTGCATACGTTACTCAGTGCAAGGTCGATGTTTGTTAGATAGTGATAATCTCTGTTTGAATTTTCTGCAAATTCAGCAGCATCAGGAATACCAAAGTTAATGAAAGGAGATGAAATGTCAGTACGCATACTGCTACCAGAAATTTCTTCGTCGCGATAACAGCTTGCACAACCTGGGTGCGCTTCATCGTTGCGCATCTTTTCACGAAGATCAACCATGAAAGGGTGATTGAATGGATCAGGGTGATCAATTCTTAAATCTTCTGGTACTTCTTCTTGTCTGAAATAACAACATGGAAAAATCCCACCATCTGGTCTAATAGCCAGATGATGGAATGGAAGTGGACATGCGTGTTTATGTTTTATTTGGAAATTTCTGTCTGCCATAATAAGTCCTATATTATATACGAACTTATTTATGCAAACTTTACGTAGTTCAAACGAGTTTCTTTGATATCAGGTTCGCGCCATACTGTTTCGAAACTCTTTACTTTCGCGTTGATTTTGAATACGCCAGTGTGGTTTGCAATTGATTCTTTGGAAGTAAAGAAAGAAACACGATTGCCGTCAATAGTGATAGCAGATACATTATAGCCTCCGTATTGTTCTGATTTACGTTTGTTGATAATTTCAATCTCAGTGTCGATTACACCACCAGCGGCGCCGATGTGTGCGCTCAGTGCGCTACGATCCCGAAGCGATTTTGATTCTTCTTCGCGCTTATCATAGAATGGCACGTATGCGACGATTCCGATATCTGAATAACTTACTTCGTCTTTTGCGATGAAACCATGAACACCGCGCTCAAACTCATTCATATTATCACTCAAAACTTTGAACATGAATTCAAGTTCGAGCCGTGCAATAATATCACGCGCCTGTTCGATTAGTTTTTCACTGATTTGACCAGGGAATGACAGCAGTGCAGCAATTGTGATACTACGATTAGAATCGCGTTTCATAAGATAGCGAGTACTTTCAGTCCCGTCTATATTCATGTGTGTGATATATTCATTTACCGGACTTGTGGCTTTGATATATTCACCATCATTGAAATCTATTGCCAACAAAGCGGCGGCAAGAGCCACTTCTTTCGGATGCTTTTTTTCTTTAAAATCTTGCAGTTCAGTATAGTGGTAACTATCTAAACAAGTATCAAAGCGTCCAAAATACTTAACGCCGCGTTCTCCTGGGATATGATCCATACTCATTGTTTTACTCGCAATCTATTGTCTTATTTACTTCACATTCAAGATAGTAGATATCTTCATAATATGAACCAAGAATAGTGTCACGTTCTATTTGAACAATTGCTAACCACTGTCCTACGCGAACCGGATCAGTTACGAATACAGCAGATGTAACAGTTACAAACGTAACAGCAGCGATAATAACAAGGTCACGAACATTCGAAAGATTCATGATTACACCCGAATTTTGTTAATGTTACGGAGATCAGCATCGTGATCGTCAACAATCTTCCCCGAAGGGAAGTAGAAGCGACGAGAACCGTTGCCTTCAATTTGATCGGTGTCGAGATAGCGATAACCACGATAGTTACCAGTTTCAAACAGAATAGCTTCCATCAGCGCACAAACACCTTCGCGTTCATCAGCAGTGGTGTTTTCAGCAGCGAGGAACGAGTTTGCCATACGCAGAATTTTGCCAACTTCAACAGTCTTACGAGCAACTTTAGCCATTGTGAGTCTCCTTCTCTTGACTACAGTATTAATATAGCATGATTCGTGTGATTGTCAAGAATTAAAAACCAATACTTTCACCATTTGCAATCTTTTCTACATAAGAAGAACCAAGAGTGCAGAGTTTAATTTCATCGCGCTTACCGCCAGCAGCAACACATTCGTCAACCATTTTGTTTGCCGCTTCCTGCATCATACGAGTGAAGCGTTGCTGATCTGCCACAGTGAGCGAACGGAACATGTCCGCCATCGTGCTTTCAAAGTAGCCTGCAGCGTATGCATGTGAGCCGTATACTTGACGACTGGCGTCGCTGAAGTCTTTTGCGTATTCTTTAAAGTCCTGCATAGTGTGTCCTCTCTCTGACTACTCTATTAATATAGCATGATTCGTTGTATTGTCAAGAATTAATCGAATGCTACCTTGACAACATTGCCATCTGGATCGAACATAGTGCTTACACGACCTTTGCATTTGCTGCTAGTCCGGCAACGCCACCAACTGTCAGCTTGGTCCTGAGTGTCAACAAATACAGAACTCCACTCAAGAACCCCACTTGGGTTCTCGGCATTTAGACGATTGTATTGTGCGCGGAGTTCCCACATGTTTAACTCTCTCTTGATTACAAGACAGTTATATAGTGATTCGTTTTAACTGTCAACTATTAAAATGGTGGATCTTCTGGTACTTTATCTTCCAACTTTCCACTCATAATGTCCCACACACGTTGCTTTTCCATATGTTCAACATAATGAGAGCGACGACCGTCCTTGATATATGAACATTCGTGCGATTGTCAAGTAGATAAATAAAGTTAGAAGTTAATAGGAGTTACTATGTTATACGCAAATGGATGCAGTTTTACATACGGTACAGGTCTTGCACTAAAAGATAAAGCATGGCCTTTTGAACTAGCAGAGTTGTTAGGTTTCGATAGAACAGAAACAGTCACGGAAGCACAACGAGGCGTGTCAAATCAATACATTGTACGCAATACGATCACGACAGTTAGTGAACTTATACAGAATGGTAAGAAGCCATTTGTTGCTATTGGGCTAACTGCACCCAGTAGACGCGAACATTTTATAAAGGAAAAGAATATTCTAATTCACAATATTCCTGCACATGAGTATCATGGTAACATTATGTTAGATGAACAAACAAACAGAGATTTAGATTTGTTTAACACTCTATACATGAAACATTTCTGGTCACCAGTTTATGACTTTCATACATACTTGATGCATGTGGTACAGATACAAAACTTCTGCAAACAGAATGATCTAGAGTATGTTATATTCAATAGTTTGAACTTGACTCCAAATCTTCTTGAACCTACTAAGTTTACAGAACTTTGTGAGCAAGCGGACATGGGTCCGGTACTTGCACAATTAGATATGACACATATATATGAACAGCAGACATTCTTTACATACATGCACGACAACGAACTGTTCTTTGACCAAGAAGGCGATGAACGATACATGCATCCAAATGAACAAGCACACAGTGAGTGGGCAAAGATCATATTCGATGATATCGAAAACACACGGAACATGTAATGCGTATTGCGGTCCTACTCACTGGTAGAATATTAGTTGATGTGGCAGGCCGTATACGCGAATGCTTCCCGGGAGCAGATTTCTATGGTCATACTTGGAGCGATGACGTTTCTCCAATAAAACTATCTGATATTATTGAAGAACACGTAACTAAAAATACAAAAGAACCTATGAATGCGTCACCGGAGTTGTGGAAAAAACATATTAAAGTTAACAACAATGTACATTTAGTTGAAAATTATAAATTTGTAAAAGGTATGGCATTAACTAGTTACAATGAATTGATAGACGACTATAGCAATATACAGCAACACATACCAGAAGGATGTTCGCCGTATTATATATCGCTTATGTCCCAGTTTTTAAGTTTGAAGTATGCGTTATCAGAACTTAAAAAAAGTTCTAAACAGTATGATATAGTAGTCAAATGGAGATGGGATTTAGTTGGTAATACGGATATGAGTGAATTCCTGTCAGCACAATTAGAAAATTTTGACGGTATGATGGTACCATGGCATGTAAAAGATGAGTGTGCCAAAGAGGCACTTGATAGATTAAATAGTTTGGACAATGTGTCAATGAATTATATGCCTGAGCGAACTGGAGAAACTTGGTTTGCGTTAAAATGGAAAGATTTACATTTACTTGATACATTTTATAAGTCTTACAGTGATGTACTATTAGAGCGTATTCAATATGACAAACATAGTCCAGATGCAGAAGGTTATTTTGCACTAATGCTAAGTAGGAACAATATTAAAACAGCAGTGGCAGGACATGACCAAGGTATATGGTGTGATATCGTAAGACCGTATCATCCAAAAGACGTAGACGTTTTAGAATTAAAAGATGTAATACACAATGCTTGGTTTCAGGGAATAATAGATTTAGAAAAAAACTAAGTATGGACTACTCTATAATTAAGGAGAATAGTAATGAAACTATTGAATAAAATATGGGAAATTATCACATACCCATATACAGAATATAAACGAAAAAAAGCACTAAAGGCGCGTATTGAAGAACTACGAAAGCGTGATCCATTTATCTACAAATAAGAGAAACGAATGAGAATATTAGGTATTTCTGGCGCGTTGAATCATGACGCAGCCGTTTCAGTGATTGAAGATGGTAAGATACTATTTGCATCACACAGTGAACGCTACAGTAAGATCAAGAATGATGCATTGTTAAACGATGGTATCATCAATGAAGCGTTGTCATATGGTAAGCCAGACCGTATTGCTTGGTTTGAGCGACCATTAAAGAAGAAGTACCGTCAGTTTCTAGCTGGACAATACGAACTTGCATTCGCAGGAAGTGAGTGGCCTAAATGGTATTTAAATAAAAACTTCCCGCAGTTGAATGGTATCAAGATAGACTATCAAGATCACCACTACACTCACGCCGCAAGTGGTTACTATACGAGTGATTTCGATGATGCATGTGTTGTTGTGATAGATTCAATAGGTGAGTTTGAAACTCTTACTATATGGCATGCCGAGGGTGAGCGTATGACTAAGATTTTCTCTCAAGAATATCCACATTCAATTGGTCTTTGGTATAGTGCAATGACACAGCGTTTGGGATTGAAACCACAAGAAGATGAATACATTCTTATGGGTATGGCAGCGTATGGGGATAGCCGTAGGTTCTTCAAAGAAATTGTAGACGAATTCATACTTGTTGAGGGTATAGGATACTCACCGGAAACATACTTCAAACACAATCTTCATCGTGGGTGTTTGTGGTGGAAGCCAGAGTTAACGAGTGAGCAAGACTTGTTCGACATTGCTGCTGGTACACAAGCAGTGTACGAATATCTATTAAAGAACATCATTGCATGGTGTGTTAGAAACATTCCAAGCAGAAATCTTGTGATGATGGGCGGCTGTGCGCTAAACTGTAGCGCAAACTCAAAGATCACATATCAATATGATAATGTGTGGATCATGCCAAATCCGGGAGATGCTGGTAGTTGTATCGGTGCGTCACAACAATACTTTGATGATAGAATCAAGTGGGAAACTCCTTATCTAGGACATGAGATTAAAGGTCTATATCCTGTACAGAAAAGTTTAGAAGCATTGCTACGCGGAGAGATTATTGGTATCGCAAATGGTCGTGCAGAGTTTGGTCCACGTGCGCTAGGTAACCGCACTCTTACGGCAGATCCACGCGGGGACGATATTAAAGATCGTATGAATGAAATCAAACGTAGACAAAAGTTCCGTCCTTTTGCTCCAATGATTCTAGAAGAACATGTTCACGAATACTTTGATATGCCACGACACATAAACGAATCACCATATATGCAGTTTGTTGCAACATGTAGATTCCCAGAACTGTTCCCAGCAATCATACACAAAGATGGAACATCACGCGTACAGACCGTCAATCGTGAGCAACATCCGGGTCTGTATGAACTGCTAACGAAGTTCTACGAAGCGACAGGATGTCCTATCCTAGTCAATACATCACTGAATATCAAAGGAATGCCGATAGTCAATGACGAACAAGACGCAGAAGATTTTGCGAAGCACTATGGCATTTCAGTCTTTACATCCGACGAATAATCTGTTATAATACAAGAAAATGAAACTATAAGGACAACTATGGCCTACGACGGATTTTACCTAACATACAAAAACGATAGAGAGACGAATGATCGTTTCGACCGCGTTTCTGGGGATTACCCAAACTTCAAACTAGTAAAAATCAATCTTGAAGACATGAGCAATCCAAAGATTGTTGACGCCGTGATGAAGATTGCGTCACTTGTGAATACTAAACACTTTTGGGTTATTGATCCAGAGGTAGTACCAGGCGACGACTTTGATTTTAGTTACACTGCGACCGAATACGATGAAATGTATACGCAGCTTTGGAATGCAGATGAACGTGATATGTTCAAGCAAGTAGTAGGTGTAAAACTTTTCAACCGTCTTGATGTTCTAAACAAAGGCAGAGAGTATGTAGAAGATGCATACTATATGCGCGACGAATTTAAACTACATGAAAAAACTTTAACATATTCTCCAACAAAAGAGACGTATGATATTTTCTATTGGAAACGTAACTTTGGTAACGAGAACTTAAAGAAACTAAAAGCACGACATGATAATATCAATATTGTCATGGGTGAAAACATTATGCAGGTTCATGAAAAGTGTCGTGCGGTAGCGCGTACTGATTTCTACTATCTTGTATATCCTGATACAGATGTGAACGAAGATTTTGATTTCAGTTACAATTTCGAATTTGGATTAGATAAAGAAAATCAAAAAGTTGCGCTATGGCAAAAAGTAAATCCAGTAACCGGATATGCTAGAGAGTATCACGGCATTGGTCTATTCCCGACACAACGTGACATGTTTGATGAAACCGCGTACAAAAAGTTTTACTTCAAAAAGGATGGGGTGTATGATGTACATCCTGCGTCGAAAGACATACCGTTTGAGCAACATCGTGTTGGTAGAATTGCAGAAATGGATGCAATGCTTGTACATGCGGTTGACACTGAAATGTTTTGGATGATTGATGAACAAGTAGAACCTTATCAAGACTTAATTGATGAATTCTATCCTTTCAGTTATGACAGAGATAAGATTCATAACTTTAATGTAAAACTACCTAATGGTAAGATTGTAAGAAACGGTGTGCGTCTTATCCCTAAAAACTATGATATGGATTTGCAGAAAGACATGGACATGGTAATGGGTGAAATGCAACCATTTGATATCGTACACGGCAGATCAGTTGAGGAATGTATATCTAAATCAAAAACTCACAGATTTTGGATGGTCAACCCAGACCTAGATACAGTACAAGATATCAATAAACTAATCGATGAAATTGGAGTTCCTGATCTATATGATATGGACTCCACTCAGATTTGGTCTTTTGCAGATATCAAAGGTGAGCGTGTTGGCTATGGCGGTCTTGCTCTATCAAGCAAGGCATATAACAAATATAATCTTTTACTAAAAGACGATATTATGATGAAGATACCAGAAGTGACACGTATCAAAGTTATTAAAACTCGTGATCCGTATCAAGCATATGTGCAAGCGGCAGGTGAAACATTCTATTGGGTAGTTGACACAATTGTTGAACTATTGGATGATTTCAAGTTCGACTACTATCCTGATATATTCAATATCGAAAACGTATTTGCATTTGCAAACGAATCTACAAACGAAACGACCACAGGTACATCTGGTGTGTATCTAGTTCACAGACCACATCTATCTATCTATGAGTTATCAGAACGCGACTTCTCTTTTGATAGATTTAAAAATATGATATTCATTGATAAACCTGCAAGTAAAACAGTAGGCTATCCTGTATTTTATTTTGATGAAGGTCTATACAAAGAGAACACTGATTACTATAAGCAGTATGACTTTGTTGAAATTATAGACGCCACTGACGTTGGAGCAGCATACTTAAAAGCAGCAGAACTAGCACCTATGGGGTATTTCTGGGCGATAGATAATGATGTCAGAGTTAAAGACATGAACTTTGACCGCTCGTTCTATATTGACAAGTTTCATAAATCACACTTCCACATGTGGCCAAAGGAAAACCCATACACTGGATTCGTACATCAATTTGGTGGATTGAAACTTATACCAGCAGAAGCAATCAAAGAACTCAAACCAGACGCAGACAAAATTCGTAAGATGAATTTCAAAAACAAGCGTCCAGTAAGAGCAAAGACCCCACCATCTGCGGATATTCCGTATGATGTTGTGTTCCTAAGTTACAACGAACCTTTTGCAGATGCTAATTACGAGAAACTATTACAGCGTGTACCAAATGCAAAACGCGTTCACGGTGTAAAGGGTATCTTTAACGCACACAAACAAGCAGCGGAGTTAGCCGATACACGTATGTTCTATGTTGTTGATGCGGACGCGATACTGTTAGATGAATTTAATATTGAATACATGCCAACGATTTGGGACGAGGATATCGTGCATACTTGGAAGTCTAAGAACCCAATTAACGACTTGATCTATGGTTATGGTGGACTAAAATTATTCCCAACAAAACTTTTACGTGAAGCAACAGATTGGCATATCGACTTTACAACGTCTATCAGCGAAAAATTTAAACCAATGCCAACAGCAGCGAACTACACTGCATTCAATACAGATCCCTTTAACACATGGAAGTCGGCATTCCGTGAATGTACTAAACTAGCGTCAAGTATTATTCAGCGAAGCAAAGTTGATGAAAACAAAGAGCGTCTAGATATTTGGTGTAACGTCGGATCAGACAGACCATTCGGTGAAGACGCCATCAACGGCGCACGTGATGGTAGAAAGTTTGGCATTGCAAATGCAGATAATCCAGATGAACTATCAAAGATTAACGACTTTGAATGGTTGAAAGCAACATTTGAGGAAAAATACAATGGTAAGTGATATTCGCGCACGCCGCGCAGCAAGAGCAAATAAAAAGACTATTAAATCTAACGAAGAATTGTATGCGTCATTTGATGACACATCATTTCAAGATGAAATAGAATATACTACAGGTCCAGCGGTTGAAGAAGTAGTCAACGATGACACTTTAATGCTAAAAAATGCAATGAATAACGCCGGTGAAAACATTGTACCATATGATTACGTCAGAATGGCAAACACTTATTCTAAGATTAACGTTGAACAACAGTTGGGCAGCTATAGAAATGCTATGGAATTTTTAGCACACATTCAGCTTGCAGAGAATGATACTATTGTTAAACGTTTGCAAGATTTGATTTACAACTATCCAAACTTTGATGTAAGTAGTTTTGTAAACACATCCGAAGCAAAGCTATACTCATGGGTTGTTAGTACAATGCGACATACACTTGGAAGAAAATATCTTGGTGCAGTTTATGTACTAGGTGGTGGTATCGGCATTCTGCCGGCAATGTTGCTTGATGCTGAAATGAACATCGAAACTATCAGAAACTTCGATATCAACGGTGCGTGTCAATTTATTGCAGATGAAATGATGCAACGGGAAGTATTAGCAGACTGGAAGTTTAAATCCAGTACACAAGATATGTATGATATCGATTACGCTAAACATATCTTTATTACTAGATTACAGAACGGTGTTTTAAGCGCGCCATTTAGTGAAATACCCGGTACTATTATTAATACAAACGTAAGCCATTTGCATCATCCGATGGATTGGTACAACATGTTGCCTGACATGCGCAGAGTTATTATAGTAGGCGAAACCGATCCTAGCTTACCAAACCCATTCCCGAATTCACAAACGTTCAATAAAAAATTCCCAATGTCGTTTGAAATCTATACTGGTGTTCTTACTGTCGGTGACAAGCAATACTATATGAAAATAGGTCACAAATAAAATATGAATGCATCTGATCTAATCAACCGTTATGCAATGTTATACGGTGACAAGTTCCCAACTATACGGGAACTTGAACGTGCAATAAACTCAAGCGAACTGTCAAGTGTGTTTAAGCTAGTAGCAGATGCTACATCCTCAGAAGAAAAAGCACAATTGATTAACGATTTGCGTAACATAACAATTGAACGTCCAAACATACATTTACTTTTCAGACTTATGGAAGCAATTGATCCAGACAATGAAAAGATAGAATTGTTGCGACATAACATTGTATTGAAATCTAAGATACACGAAACTATTGACGAAGTGACTATGGGACAATACTTGATTCCATCTGGTATCAGACGACTAACCAGTAAGTTTGATGGTCCTGCACTTACTGATGCTCTTAGTCAAGGACAGATTGAAAGTAAACTGTGGCTTGTTAATACTGTTGCAGAACTAGACTTGGACTTGGGAAAGATGGTATATGTCTGTGCAGGTTGGTACGGTGTTCTAGCAGCGTTGATGTTTGAACGTATATCAAATCGCTTTGGTAAAGTATACAGCTTTGATATTGATCCAAGCACAGAGAACCCAGCCGATCAGTTGAATAAAGAGTATGTTGAAGTTAGCAGTAGGTTCAAAGCAATCGTAAAAGATATTCATGAACTTACGTATAAGAATGAAATACACGATGTAATTTATTACAAGTATCACACCGAACAGTCTTATGAAATCAATATGACTGAGGTTGAAGCAGACGATGTTACTTGTGTAATCAATACGTCCTGTGAACACGTTGAGAACTTTGAAGAATGGTGGGATAATATTCCAAAAGGTATGCGTGTGATTATGCAGAACAACAACTTTGTAGAACATGACGATCACACTGTGGTAAATACAATCAAAAGTGAACAGCGGTGGGTAGACAAACTAAACGTTTCGAAGTTACTATATCGTGGAACACTATCTCTCCCCAAATATAATCGCTTCATGGTAATGGGAATAAAATAATGATTTACGGACACAATGGATACAAAGATGTGCGCGTAGTACACTTAGAAATTACAGAAAAATGTCAGGCAACTTGTCCTATGTGTGACAGAAATCAGAACGGCGGCGCAGACAATCCAAATTTGGGATTACATGAACTAAAACTTGATGATATCAAGCAGATCATGCATCCAGAATTTGTTCAACAACTTGATCGTATTTACATGTGCGGTAACTTTGGTGATCCTATTGTAGCAACCGATACTCTTGAAGTATTCGATTACTTTCGTTCACAGAAGAAAGAATTGACTCTTGGTATGAATACGAATGGCGGCGCAAAGAAACCAGAATGGTGGGCTGAACTTGCAAAAGTATTAGGTAACTGGAGTTATGTAAAGTTTTCGTTTGATGGTTTGGGAGATACTAACCATATGTATCGTCAAGGTGTTAACTGGGATATTGCGATTGAAAATGCACAAGCGTTTATAGATGCTGGCGGCAAAGCACATTGGGATTATTTGATATTTGAACATAACGAACACCAAGTAGAAAAAGCCAGAGCAATGAGTGAAGCCATGGGGTTTCAAAAGTTTATTCCAAAGAAGACAGGTCGTTTCTTTTCGACTATGAGAGTAGCAGGTAAAGACACCCACCAAGCAGTTAATCGCAAGGGCGAAGAAAAGCAATTACTTTCAAAACCAAAAGAAGTGAAGTATCAAAACAAAGAGATTGGTAAGATTGAAGAACTAACATCAAAGTATGGTTCTTTGGAAAAATACTTTGACAATGTTGAGATATCATGTAAAGTTGCAGCAGAGAAGAATATGTATCTAAGTGCAGAAGGGTTGGTTCTTCCGTGCTGTTGGGTCGCAGGTAACATGTATAAGTGGTGGCAGAAGCCGGGTGAAAATCAAGTGTGGGAACTAATTCAACAAAGTGGCGGCAAAGATGTATTCGATGCAAAGAAACACGGCATTGCTGGTGTAATGAACAATGAATATTTTTCTTATCGACTAGAGGAATCTTGGAACAAACCAAATACACATGCAGGCAAGCCGATGGTATGTTCGCAAAAATGTGGTAAAGAGTTTGATGCATTTGCAGCACAATTTAAATAATAAATAAGTGCAGATATAATAAAGGCGAATATTAATGACAAAATATAAAGGTATCAACGGAATGGAGGATCTACCATCTCCGACATTCTGTATTCTTCCATGGGTGCATCTGAGTACAAGACCTGACGGATCAATGCGAGTGTGTTGTACAGCTAACGCAAGTAGTGTGGGTCCAACAAATGATAAAGAACATGGAGGACAAGTAGGTATTCTTAAAGACGAAGAAGGTCGCCCTAACAACCTAAACGTTAGTGACTTTAAGTCTAGTTGGAATAGTTCCTATATGAAAAACGTGCGTAAGCAAATGCTAAACGGTGAGCAACCTCCTAGCTGCATCAAATGTTATAAAGAGGAAGCAGCAGGTCACAATTCTAAGCGTATGTGGGAAACACACTATTGGAGTCAACGAACAGATGTTGAGCAACTAGTAGCAGATACCGATGAAGACGGAAGTGTACCACCACAGCTTGCATATATTGATTTGCGTTTCGGTACAAAATGTCAGCTTGCATGTGTCATGTGTTCGCCGCATGATAGTTCTGGTTGGATTAAAGATCATAGTAAGATTTTTCCACTTGTCAAGAACGAATCGCTAAAAGAAACAATGCAGTGGAAAGATAAAGGTTCTACTAACGGTAGTTCCTACAACTGGCATAAACAGAACCCAGTATTTTGGGAACAGTTTTATGAACAGATCCCTAACATGCAACAGCTATACTTTGCTGGCGGAGAAGCACTTATCATAGAAGAACACTACGAAATTCTAGAAGAATGCATCCGTCAAGGACATGCAAAGAACTTGGAACTTCGTTATAACTCTAACGCAGTTGAATGGCGTGAAGACTTGTTTGAACTGTGGTCTCATTTTAAACTTGTACGTTTCCATTATTCAGTAGATAGCATTCATGAAATGAACGACTACATACGTTACCCAAGTGAGTGGAAACGCACAGAAGAAGTATTCAGAATACTTGATAACACAGAGGATCACGTAGAGGTCACAGTGGCGTGTGCAGTACAAGCATTGAACATTTACTACCTACCAGACTTTATCAAGTGGAAACTTGAACAAGGGTTTAAGAAGATCAACATGTGGCCATTCGGCGCAGGTGGTGTGAACTATCACTTTGTATATCACCCACCGCATTTGAATGTAAAAGTACTCCCAGAATGGTTCAAGGCAGAAACTCGTAAGAAGTATGAAGAATTTTATCCTTGGTGGAAAGCAAACTGGGAGAAAGGCGTCCCAGAATGGCACAAAGGTAAAGTGACTTATGAACAATGGGAACAAGCAGGATATGGACTAAAGCGTCTTGAAGGTATGTTGCAGTTTATGGAAAGTGAGGACTGGAGCAATCGTCTTCCCGAAATGAAAGAGTACCTAGCTCTATGTGATCGCCAACGTAATGTAAGTTTCAGTGCGACATTCCCAGAAATGGCAGACATATTTAAGGATGTAGAATAATGGCTGTAGAATTTTCATTACAGGAATTAAAAGAACTGTATTTGAGTGATGAATTTATAAAAATATATGATGATGCATTTTCTGGTTTTCCCGGATCCCCCAAGTATCCTGAAATATTAGAGATTGACGGGTTCCCTGTTCATTTTGATCCAAACGCAGAAATGATAAATGTGTCATTCAGTGGTGGTGCCGACAGTAGTATGTTGACCGTTTTGCTGGCAAAGTTAATACAAAAATACAAGTTAAAAACAAAAATAACACCAGTATACATGGCGCGTTTTACATACTCTAAGCCTTGGTTAGAACCAATGGCATTGGATGTATACAATTATATAAAGAATATGTTTCCGGATATCATTCAAGATATACAAACAGGTTTTATTCCCGAAATCTTTGAAACAACAGATTTCACTTTCAAATACGAAAAGCAATATGAAGATTTCCCCAAAGAAGCAGGCCTAGATGCAATTTATGCTGGTTCATTCGGTGTATATATGGTGAAAAAGTTAGGTGCATCAAGAACATATTCTGGTACAACAATGAACCCGCCTCCAATAAATGAAGATGCGGAGATAATACCTTTCAGAGAAGAAGAAGTAATTATGTCTACCAATCATTGGGTGATTGGTCCATTTCATATTAATCCCCTTGGTTATTTACGTAAAGACTTTACTATGGCAATGTACGAAAAGTATGATTTATATGACTTATTAAAACTTACTCGCAGTTGCGAGGTCAATCTAGTAGGATTGGGCGAAGACTACAAGTATGTGGATGGTGTATATCCACCGGAGTGCGGTCATTGTTTTTTCTGTCTAGAGAAAAAATGGGGAATAGAAAATATGGGAAAATTCTTGTAAAATAAATACGAATATAATTCTAAAGGCATACCATGAGTGACAGAACATACCGAATAGTAACTGAAATAAAAAATAACGAAGATTTTATAAAAATTAATTCTGCGTTTGATTCTAAGTACAATACACAAACGTATTATGCAGAATTGACCCTTATGGAAATCTGGGACAATTTCATGGTAAAAAATCATATAGATAATATATGGTGCGGCGATACTCATAATATGTTTGTCAATTTTTTAATCGATAAAAAAGTTGAGAGAATATTTAAGGATAAAAACATCACTAGAATTAGGTTATCAGACCCTGACTTAGACGAAGATGATGTGCGGAAACTATATGCATTGTACTTGTTGAAAATGGATTTGATTGGAGGGGGTACTATTCATGATCCGATTTGTATCTCGGCATTCCCAAATGGTTCGCACCCAATACATCCCGGAACGTCGAGAATGCTACTGGCAGCAGAAGTAGATCAGAGGGTTCCAGTCATATTAACAAATTACAACGACACTCTAAATTACGATTGCGCTGACAAATTAATACCGATAGAACAAATGTCTTTTGATTTTGAAGATAAAGGTTTTATATTTGTGGAAGACTACACTGACGATCCAAACCATCCAAAAGGGGATGCGTATTTTTCTGCGGCAAAGACACCAGTTGAAAATAATATATCGGTTAATTACAAGGAAATAATAAACGTTTCAAATGATTATCAAATGTATAATCATCCAAAAACACATGCTAAAAAGGACATAGAGTTTGTATTCAAGAGAAAACGACTTTACATAGATGGTATGGTAGTTGCTGAATTTAGAGACGTTGGACCATATCATCGATGGTTTGTTACGATGCAAGATCAGAGGCTAATAGAATTATAATGTCAATAATGAATAGAATTGATAAAATAGAACTTGAGATAACTAGCGATTGTAATGCTCTGTGTCCCGGGTGCGCTAGAACGCAACATTTGGATAAAATAACAGTGCAAGATTTTGTTCTTGAAGATTTGAAGCGTATATTACCTACAAGAGAATATATTGATGGGAAGATATTCAAATTCTGTGGTGTTCTGGGTGATCCTGCTGCAAACGTAGAATGTCTTCCAATGGTAAAATATCTAGTGGAGAATGGAGGTTGGTGCCAGTTGAGTACAAATGGTGGAATTCAACCTGCTGCTTGGTGGAGAGAGTTGGGTGAACTGTCAGCTAGAACAAATAGTGTTGACGTTTCATTTTGTATTGATGGCCACGAAGAAACAAACCACATCTATCGTGTTGGTACAAAATTTAGTACAATAGATAGAAACATTCAGGCATATAGTGACGGTGGTAACGGTATTGCATCTGCGACTTGGATTTATATTGTTTTTGATCACAACGAACATGAACTAGATAAAGCGAGAGAACACGCAGAAAGACTTGGATTCAAGTTTGCAACTCGTACAGGTATGCGCAACAGCTATCACAACTGGGTTTCTGTCACTAAAAAGAAAGATAAAGAAACCAAGAAGATTGTAGAGGAAGTTAAGACCATTACAACAACTGGTGCGAAGGAACACTCAAAGAAAAAAGAAGTTGAAAAGATTGATCAATTCATTAAAGCCTACAGTAAAGGTAAAGAGATAGATCAAGAAAAGAAACTAGAAATGATTAAGAGTATCACCTGCAAGATGATACACGAAGCAGAGATATTCATTGCAGCAGATCAAACAGTATGGCCTTGCTGTTTCTTACATGATAGCGCAGTAAAAAATCAAGATGCAATTAACGATAAACTTGCACAGTTTGGTGATAACTGGAATAGTCTAAAGCATCATACACTTGAAGAAATACTGTCCCACGTTTGGTTTAGACAATTGATAAGACTAAGTTGGGATCCAGAACATGAAATGCATTTGAAACGTTGCGTAAGAAGTTGTGCATCTAATAAAGCATATCAAAACGAAATAAATTATGAATCTTGACATTTCAAGAACAATCGCGTATAATAGAGACTAAAGAGAGATTATTAATGGCAAATGAATCAATACCATGTTTCTATAGTTTTCATGGTCTAAACTATAAAAACGGATATGTAACCACATGTCCGACTCAAACAGACCAATTCTATCTCATTGAAGGTAGAGAAAACCTACCATCTAATATATTCAATTCTCCAGGTTTCAGATTGCATCGCAAAGAAATGGTTGCAGGACAATGGTCTGAAGGTTGCCATTTGTGTGAAGAAAATGAACGTTGCAATCTACGTTCCATGCGACATGATTTCACTGCGGGTCAATGTGATCCAAAACAGTATACAGTGTTTGAAGGTATTCCAACAGACATGTACAACTATGAAACAGGCGAAATGGATTTTGCTGGATTGCGACATGTTGAAATACGTTTTAATAATAGTTGCAACATGGCGTGTTTACATTGCGACCAAGTATACTCTAGTGGTTGGGAAACGAAATTAAAATCTTACGAACCAACTGAACTAGATCATAAGCACGGTCTGCATCAGATAACTGGTCTACGCCACACTGACCGACAAGGTAACAAACTACCAAGAATTGATTTAAAAATGGATGAAGTCGAAATGATCATTCGTGATCTAAATGAAAACTTCCCAAATATTATGAAGATTGATTTCTCTGGTGGCGAAGTACTAAAACAAAAGCAATTTTTCCTTGCACTTGATCTACTTGCTGAACACCCTAATGCAAAGAATATGGAAATATTCTTCTATACAAACTTTAACGCGGACTTCGATCCAGTTTCACTTTCGGAAAAGCTATCTAAATTTAGAAATCTGTCATTGAACATTTCAGTTGATGCTGGTAGAAATATGTATTCATATTTCAGAGACGGGTCTTGGGATAAACTTGTAGAAAATTTAAACAAGTTTATGTCAGTACACAAGAAACCATCGAATATAAAGACTATAATTACAACATCGATTTATCAAGTGTTAGGAATTGTAGATGTGTTTCAATCTCTAATGACCCTTGATGTTGATATTATCGACTGGGCGCCAGTGCAATCACCTAGACAATTAAATCCAGCGTTAATAACTTTACACCATAGAGATTATATTGTTGCAGAGTTTGATAAGGTAAAGAAACTTATCTATGAAAACAGGTCCCGCAGGAACAATGAAATAAAACAAGGTAAAAAACTGAGAGGCTTTTTCTACAGCGGTGACAAACCAAGTTACGATGAATTATCCCATTCTTTAGATCGTTCCCTTAAAGAAATGTCACAGTACGTATTATCGGGTGTAATTCAAGATGAAGCAAATTGGGAAGCATTTTTACACTATGCAGGTACTGTAGATGGAATATTCAAAAAAGATTTTAACCAATCTGCATTTAAAGACTTTAGATTAATAAAGACGCCAGAAGGCAATCAGTTACAGCGTTTAACAAACGGACCAGAGACACAGGAGTAAATCATGGGTAAAATTAGCCTAGACAAAATTAATGCACTATACGAAAAGTTCCCATATACATTGGGAGATGACACATCGCATTCACGTGTTGTCATTGAAAATATTATTCAAGATGAATACGATACGCTTATGAATTCAAAAGATGAAATTATGCAGGGCGACATGCGACAGAATTTAGCAATGACACAGTTTCATATGACACAAAAGTTCAAAGAGCATCTTTACAGTGTTGGATTGAAAACACACATTGTAGACGGTCTCGCGATACCTATTAACCCATCATGGAGACGTGTCGGTCTTGACCTTTCGGGTGGAGCAGATAGTGCTGCAATGGCTCTTGTGTTGTGTAAGATAATTGAAGAAAACAATTATGACATTAAAATTGAAATTATAACATTTATGCGTTGTTGGGAGACACGCCCATGGCAGTTTGACATTGCATTGCGTGTATATAATGAGTTGAAAGCTCGATTCCCAAATATTATTGGTGAACGACACCTAACATTTATTCCGCCGCAGATTGAACATGGTGCAATCGGTCCATTGACACATCCGTCACTGCAAGGTTCATCAGGTGATCAAGTAATCGTATACACATACAACAGATTTATGGCGCACAATTTAAAACTTGATGCAGTATATAATGCAACAACAAAGAACCCAACAGTTGACACCCCCACCGAAGATCGTATGAAAACCCGCGATGTCAACGAAGAAGATATAGAAATTAATCAGCTTGCGTATGTATCCGACAATGGTGTTAACTGGGCTTTAGAACCATTGCGTCTAGTTGAAAAAGACTGGGTATTACAACAGTACCTAAACAACAACGAAATCGCGTTGTTTAACGCAACAAGAAGTTGTGAAGGTGATTGCAATCATCCCAATCTAATGGGTATGGATGCCAAGTGGTATCAAATGCACGGTAACCCAGACAACGTGCCCGAATGCGGTGATTGTTTCTGGTGTCAAGAACGCAATTGGGCAAAGCAACAGTTAGGAATTTCGTAATAGATGTCTAAGACTTTTTGTCCTATTCCTTGGATGTTTATGGCAGCACGTTCTAACGGAGATGTTAGAGTGTGCTGTCAAGCCAATGTAACAAAGAATAAAGGTGTTATCAGAAAACCGGATGGAACAGCATATAATGCTGGTAGAGACGATTTAGTTGAGTCTCGCAATGCTGAAATGATGAAGGCAATGCGAGTAAACATGCTAAACGGAATCTGGAGTGAAGAATGTGGACGTTGCAGAAGTGAAGAAGAAAACGGTTTAGACTCACGCAGAAAATACGAAATAGACAAGAAGATGTATTCGTTTGAACGTGCAGTAAATGAAACTGCGGAAGATGGTACAATTGATGTTGACAAAACAGAAATCATGTTCTACGATTTGCGCTTCGGTAATTTCTGTAATCTAAAGTGTCGCATGTGTGGTCCAACTGATAGTGACTCTTGGTACGACGATTACATGAAACTAACAGGAACTGATTCATTTTGGGAAACAAGTGGACCAGTTAAGATTTATCCTAAAGGTAATAAGCTAGTAGCAGATGGTTACGACTGGCCTAACTATGAACCTTTCTGGGAATTCTTGGAAAAGAATGCAAAGAATATCAAACACGTATATTTTGCAGGCGGTGAACCAATGTTAATTGAGCGTCACTATGATTTTCTTGAACGTTGTGTTGATCAAGGTGTTGCAAAAAACATTGTTATAGAGTATAATACAAATATGAGTACTCTACCAACACGCGTAACGGAATTATGGAAGAACTTTAAAATGGTTCAGATAGGTGCAAGTGTTGATGGTATGGGACCTGTTCTAGAATATCAACGTAATCCAGCAAAATGGGATAAGACGCTTCGAAATCTAAAGACTGTAGATGGTTTGCCAATGAATATCATGTCTTGGTTGGCTGTTACTGTTACAGCATATAATGTTAATCATCTTATTGACTTTATGAAATGGAAATTACAAGAGAGTGAATTCAAGCGTATAAGCTCAACAAAGAAACGTCCTATAATGACGCACCATGTAGCGCATCACCCAAAGCATCTAAATATACGTGTTCTACCCGACAAGATGAAATCTGAACTTACACAGAAGTATGAAGATTTTGTTGTCTGGGTTGAAGAACAGGGATTCCCAGAATATGTAATTGAGGCTGCCAAACACGCACGTGATAGCATATGTAGTTATATGAATAGCGATTCATATCACGCCGATCATTGGGATGAGTTTGTAGACTATACTAATAAATTAGATAAAATAAGAAACGAAAGTTTGATTGAAGTCGAACCTATGTTTAAGGAATATATAAATGAGTTTTGATACAGTTGACCTATTAACTGGCGATATCTTTCAGGTATCATGGGACCTTGGGCGCAGATGCAACTACGACTGTAGTTATTGCCCAGTACACAGACACGACAATTTTAGTCCACATGCAACATTGCAAGAGTTGAAGAACAGTACAGACTTCTTGTTCAAGTACATGGACACCTATCTAGAACATAGAACACTAAAGGGTGCAAGTATTAGCTTCACCGGTGGTGAACCTACTGTAAACCCTAACTTTATTCCATTCATTGAATATCTTAAAAAAGCATATGCAGAACAATATGCAGATCGTTGGGATTCCTCATTTGCTTTAACAAGCAACGGTGCAATGAGTAAGAAGATGGCTAATGCTGTTATCGAACATTTCCATCACATCACTGTTAGCTATCATGCAGAAAGTGATGACAAGCTAAAGAAGCAAGTGCGTGATCGTATTCTACAGTTCCATGAAGCAATGCATAGCAATCCTGAAGGCTTCTTCTCAGTGTCGGTAAACGTTATGTTTCACGCACAATACTTTGATGAATGTGTTGACCTTTGCAGATTCCTAGAGAAGCACAGCGTCAAATATGTTCCTCGTGTTATTGGCGAAGAACCAGAAAGTCCAAGCGATCAAGCACACCGTTATAATGATGCACAAATCCAATGGATGAAAGATTACTGGAATGACAAGAACGCTGCATTGAACGATCCTACACCAAAAGATGTACAGATTGAATCACAACATGCAGTGACACAAGTTAATACTGAAGGTAAGTCAGAACCAAAGAAACTTGCTATGACTATTGGTCGTCCTTGCTGCGGATCACGCGAAATGTGTCTATCTAGTCAAGGTGATACTCGTAAGAGTACATTCGTTAATTTCAGAAACTTCAAGGGTTGGCATTGTTCTGTTAACTGGTTTTTCCTACACCTTGAACAACAGACTGATAGTGTATACCATCACCAAACGTGTCAAGCTAAATTTGATCAAACTAGAGGTCGTTTAGGTAAGATTAGTGAAGGTGATAAGATTATAGATAAGTTAAAAGAACAACTTGCAGCAAAAGAAATGCCAACTGTTATCTGCCCAAAGCAAACATGCGGTTGTGGTCTTTGCGCACCAAAGAGTGCATTTAAAGAAAAGTATTTTGAAACACTAGATCGTCATATTGTAGATATGTCAATCTTTGATAACAGTAAGAACGAAGTGAGTAAAGTTACTCCACTAATTCCCGGCGTAAACTTTGAAATGGATAGCGATATTCTATGACAAAAGAAATTCAAAAAGATGCAAACTACTGGTCACAATATGATTTCACTGAAATTCCATATCATGACTTAGTTAAAGTAGGACAGCGTACACTTTTATATAGAGATTTGTTTTCGGTGTCATGGTTGCTAGGTCGTTTCTGTAACTACAAGTGTTCTTATTGTTGGCCTTATGCTCGTTCTGATCGTAAAGACCATCGCCCAACAGAACTATGTTTAGCGACAATTGATGAAATAAAGAGGCAAGCCCGTGACAATGGTTTCAATAGTTTTCACTTTAGTCTTTCTGGGGGTGAGCCTACGTTTCACCCAGGATACCTTGACATTCTTAGACACCTTGCTGATGATGTTGGCAATACTAACTATACTTCTGTACATATGACAACAAACATGTCACGTAATTTAAAGTGGCATCAGGAATATTGTGATACAGTTGCAGCATTTCACCGTGCAAGTATCACTGCGTCATATCATAGCGAATATGCGAAGAAAGATGAATTTGCAGATAAACTTCTATTCTGTATGGAACACGATGTTCAAGTGACAATCAATATGGTTCTTGTTCCTGAATGGTTTGATCGTGACTGGGAGAACGCAATGTACTTCCACAATCGTGGTATCAACGTTACACTAAAGCCACAGTCTGATCCCACTGCATCATTCGTGGTTAAAGGTTATACAGACGAACAACTTGCTATCATGCGCAATGGTATGCCGCAACGCGCATATACTGATGAAATTCAAAAAGAAACTGGGGTGAAAGTTGTAAGACCTAAACCACACAAAAGCCTATGGACGATGGATGCAGAAAACGGTGACGACAAAAATGTTCCACCGATTATGCAAGTTGAGTTTGAGGATTCGACTGGTAAGAAATGGTATATGGATCAAGCAGAACGCTTCAATGCCTTTAACTTCAACAAGTTCAAAGGTTGGGAGTGTACAAGTGGGTTTAAGGGTATTGTTATTCGTGAACCAGATGGAACAATCAAACGTTCATATAGTTGTTCTGACCGACCACTTGGTTTCGTTGAGGGTGGGTTCAGACTTTTCGACTCGCCAAGACCATGTATCTCAGATAGTTGTGTATCAAGTGCAGACAGTAAGATACCAAAACGGGCACCGGGCGCGCAAGTGCCAATCTATCCCGGAGATCAAAGTTTTAAGTTCGGAATATAAGACAATAAAAAACCCGCTTACGCGGGTTTTTCTTTACACTGCCATTTCTGCTTTAATAAACGGGTGTGGGTCATACCCAACAATCTCAAAATCATCCATCGTAAAATCATCAATATTTTTAACATTTGGATTAATTTTTAGTTCAGGAAACAGACGTATATCCTCTGCCCGTGACAACTGTTCCTCAATGGCATTTTTATGGTTCATATAGATATGAGCATCACCGATTGTGTGAACAAACTCGCCAACCTTCAGATCACAAACTTGTGCAATCATATGTGTTAGTAGAGCATATGATGCAATGTTGAACGGAACACCTAGAAACAAATCTGCACTACGTTGATATAGATTGCAAGACAGTTCGCCATCGTTGTTGACATAAAACTGTGAGAATGTATGACACGGCGGGAGCGCCATAGCATCGATATCAGACACGTTCCAAGCACTTAGAATATGACGGCGTGACTGAGGATTTGTTTTAATCTGTTCGATTAGTTTAGCAAGTTGGTCAATGCCATTCCAGTTACGCCACTGAACGCCATATACAGGTCCTAACTTCTTAACTGTGTCTGTGTTCTCATATCCTAGAGCAACCCCCTGTGCGTCTGCATTCGCAGTCCAAATAGTAGTTTTGCCTACAAGTTCTTCTCTTGGCTTTCCATAATGAATTTCAGCAAGTCTACGTTCATCGTCAGAACCCTCAATGAACCAAAGCAATTCACTTGCTACTGCATTGAAGTTTACTTTCTTTGTTGTAAGTAGGGGAAACCCACGGTTTAAATCAAATATGAGCCATGCCATAAAACGTGACTTTGTTCCTACACCTGTTCGTTCTTGATCACGAACTTCACCTGTATCTAGTACAGTATACAGAAGGTCAAGGTAATCACCTTCTGCCCAGATTGATTTTGTTGTCATTAGTTTGCCTCCCATATTGAAAATTGTATTCCCGGACCACTACGTGTTGCAGCTTCCGAGGTTGAGCTAACTATGCTCTTGTTCTCTATGTATTTGCTGATGTCACAAAATGTATCACAACGGTACTTACCATGTATGTCAGTTAGATATACTCTATCGCAAATTTTGTATGCAGCATCGTATAGCGTTTTACCACCTGTAATGAACACTTCTCGTCCTGGGTGACGGAACTCAATTGATAACAGAATGTCTTCTATTTTATCGTGAGTTGGGTCGTAGGTGTCAAACACACCTGGAAAGTTGAACATATTTTGGGAGGATACAACATATTTTATTGCGTTGTCGCTGTTATGATAGTATGTGCCCGAACTTCTCCACGTGTTCGATCCCATAACGACGACATTACCTTCAGTTATTTTCTGAAAGTATTTCATGTCTTTATCGTTCTTTGGCCATGGTAGACCATTCTTATAACCTATGCCGCCGTTTTCATCGGCAGCAATAATCATATTAATCATTCTTTTTCTTATATTGTGCTTGGAAATGTGCGCTTAGAATTTGCTTTACGTTAAACGCAACATTGTTTTGAATTGCAGGCATATCGATGAACACTTCAATGTCTTCGATCCTGTCAAATTGTTCCACTAGTTTGTCCCAGCTAAGATCATTTGATACTGGTAGTGGTTGTAGTAATTCATCTCCTTTGAGAATTACGCTTTGTCCGTTGTTTAGTTTAACAACAAGATTTTTTACGAATTGAGCAGGAATACTCATTGGGAAGATTTCTTCCATGATCCGCTCAAATTCTCCCTCTCTATCGTATTCCATTTATGAAAGATCGCCTTTGTTTTTCATGTTATCAGCATGTTCCAAAGCGGCAACAATTACTGCCGCCGCTTTGATAAGTTCATTGATGAATTCATCTGCATGAGGTTGCATCGTAGTTGCTCTCCGTGCTTCCTGAGACAGGTAGTAAGATGCAATAGCTATCCAATCGTTTGGAGAATTGTTTGCATCTAATTCGCTACCGGGCAAATTTAATTGTCTTTCGCGTTCTGTTTCAATAAGTTTTAAGATATCACTACGATGCATACTTTATGCCTCTACAGTTTTTGGTGGTCTGCCACGACCGCGTTTTTTAGTAGGTTCACCATCTTCTGATGCTGGTGTAATAGTAACCTTTGATTCCTTGGGGGCGAGAGAAGGATCATACTTGTATGCTTCTGCACGTTTGCGCTTTGCATCTTCTTCAAGTAATTGCGCCTGCACTAACAAGTTTTGTGCAATTTGCTTGTTCTCGTCCTTCTTAGATTCGTCTACATTAATATCAACTTGGGATTCAGTTACAGTTTGAGTGGTATCGTTATCTGCGATTGCATCTTCTGAAACTTCAAATCCATCCATCTGTGCCAAAATATCATTTAGTGGAATACTAGTGTTTGAATTTGGTGTCATGATGATTTGTGAAGTAGGAATCTTAACCAAATGATTTTCTTTATGTAGTGTTTCTAGCATAGTAGTACCATGCCAAAATACTTTACGTGCAAGAACTTCATACAGGCTTTTTGCAGCCTGACCTTCATTCGATTCAACTGCTGCCATAAAATCTTGATGGTAGCGGTCTGGTAGTGAGTCACTATATACTACTAACGCGTTTTCTTTGTCGTCTGGCAGTTGTAGGAATGCGACACTCAGGCGTTGACCTGTACCTGAGTGTCTACCAACGTGTTTAAGAAAAGCCATTAAGCCTCACCGCCCTCTGCTGGCGCCGCTGCTTCTTCCGCCGCCGCTGTTTGTGCTGCAATGTGGTCAACAAATGCTTTGATTTTGTTTGCAACTGAACCTACTGCGGTTAGCTCTGATGCTTGGAATGCACCGCGCTTTGAGGCTAGATCAATGATTGCATAAACGTTTGCAAGATCGTTTACGGTAACAGCAGGAGCCTGTGGTGCTTCTGCTACTTGTGCTTCTTCTGACATATGTTACTCCTTTGTCGTGATTTATTTAATATTATATATAATATGAATTTGCACAATTCATACATACATTATAATTGATTTTGTGATTAATGTCAAGCGATTATTATACAGCCATTCGGACGTATTCTTCTGGCCATTGAAGGTAGTTCAACCATTTTTCATCCTTAACTGTGATGTGGAAGTTCTTACGGTTCAATACTTGGTAGAAGTTTGGTCGTGTTGGTTTTTTCTTTGGTACAATACGCGCATTGTTACCCTTACTATGGTTACACGGTTTACATGCAGTTGTAATATTTTCCCAGTTTGTTTTACCACCACGCGATTTTGGTAGGACGTGATCAAGTGTCAAGTCCTTTGCATGGAATAAATCACCACAATATTGGCATACAAAACCGTCACGAATGTATACATTCTGACGGCTAAAGTTTACTCCTGATTGTGAAATTGGTATATATTCTTTAACAGATACCACAGAGGGAACTTTAAACGTTTGCCGGGAAGTATGAATCTCCCAACCTTTGTACCATTCAAGCACGTTGACGCGCTCTAGTACAACAAGTTTCATTGCTTCCTGCCACGTTAGTGTAGAAAGTGGAGTCACTGCCAGCGGTGAACCGTCTGCATTTAATAATAGTGTATCGCTCATGTGAATATTTATCTTTCCAGTTGCTCAAGGTAGAGCAACTGGATGCTCTGCCCTTTTAATTTTTGTAGTAGGTGTACTCACCAAATGGTGGGATGATATGGTCGGAACCGTGAATAACAAACAGCGTATCGCAATACGCCTCATTGCCCCAAGACCCGAACGGATAACCATCTGTGAACATAACGAACTTGCTAGGGTTGATATCGTTTTCTTCCATGAAAGTCCAGTTACATTCAAAGTCAGTGCCACCACAGCCGATGATTTCGTATTCGCGAATTTCCTCAGCATTGAATGGGGTGAACACCTTAACTGATTCAGAGTAGACCTGAGTATCAAAAGTCCAAACAGTCAGTTTGAAACTTTGGAACTGTTGCATGATGCCGTAAATCTCACCCATGAAATCTTTAATCATTTCGTGAGAGATAGAACCCGAAACGTCGATACCAATCGCAGCCTCAACCTCAACATCGTTGTCAAGACCCGGCAGATAGATACCCATAGTACGGGACTTGCGAGATTGCCGCATCCAAGTGAAATCACTTTTCAGAACGCTTTGAATACTCAGATTGAGATATTCACGCCAGTCCATCTTTGGTTCGGTCATCTCCTTAATGATACGCTTGATATCACCCGGCATGTTTCCAGCGCCTGCGGTTTGTGCAGCCTGTAGTACAGCCTGCTTCATTTGATCCTTAATCGCCTTTGCTTCTTCCTTCGAAATCTTGATAGGTGCCTTGCGACCAGTAGGATCGTTCTCGCCAGAACCTTGTCCGTCACCATCACCAAACAAGTGTTGGTCTAGAGTTTCCTTACCGCCGTGAGCATTGGGATTTTTCTTTTGCTCTTCCTTGAGGTCTGCATAGATTTCTTCAGTATACTTGTCGTAGTATTTACGATCATACAGCGCCTGCTTTGGCATCTTACCAATACGTGCCTCGACACATGCTTGGTTGACTTTATAGTCAGCCGCGATGTTCCAGAGTTTGGGATCACGATTGCTATCGTCAAAATCCATCAAACGACCACCTTCGCCGCAGTGTTCATACACGCAGTGCATAACCTCGTGACCAACCACGAAGTCAATTTCTTCGGGCGTTAGAGTACGGAAGAAGTCTGGGTTGTAGTAGAAGTGTTTACCGTCTACCGCAGCAGTCGGACACCAACCACCAGTTTCAACCAGTTTCAGACGAGTAGCAAGAGTGCCGAAGAACGGATGCTTGATCAGCATACGAACACGACCAGATACAATCATCTCCTTAACTTGAAGATCAGTATAATCGAATTCTACAATATCGTCAGAGTCGGAATCGACCTCGATACCATTTTCTTTCAAGATATCATCAAGAACAGCGTTGAAATCGTCTTCTGTTTTGATAGTGTCAGGTTTGACTTGCATATGATTCGTCCTTTCAGTCATTACTCTATTAATATAGCAGAGGATGCGGATATGTCAAGAATTTATTTTCCATCTGGTAATTCTGACCAATCTTCACGTGATATTAGTGGTTTGTTTTCCCAAGTATCAAAGTAACCCTCTTCCACTTCATAATAAAAAAAGTTTTGGTATGCCTTCTTCACTGGTTTATCAATGACCCTGATCATAAGGTCACTGTCCTTCCAACCATCATTAGCAGCATGAAATGCATGTTTTGCCCACTTCCACCAATTCTTTTCACTCTTGCCTGTTCGCGATTGCATACTGACAAAGTATAGTTTATAGTTGTTTACTTCCATAAGTGGCTCAGTCATGTGAATCCGAGCAGTTTTATTCAGGTGTACGATACCAGATACGGTTGGTTGACGATATTCTGGGAACACCCATAACCTATTCAGTGTGCGGGCAACGTGTTGCGGCCATAGACCAGATGCCATCACACCGGACATCATTATTGGGCTATCATCGAACTTACTATAAACTACCGAATACCCTCTTTGGTCCGCAAGGTCCATATTTTTTTCGGTATAGTTGTCAACTAGCCAATTGTTTTTTTCTTGTAGGCATATAGAACGCACTCTTTCAAATTCAGGAGTGTTGTCCCAATATATTTCATGATAACAGTTTTCTGGTAAAATGTAATCTTGTTTTAACATTTTTACTCCTTTGATACTATTATACTAAAAAAAGAGGGAGAAGTCAACGACCTCTCCCAAGTTCATAATCAACAGAAAGGATTTTTTATTATGCGTTATGTGCTTCGATGATCAGTTTGCCGTACTTTTTGAAGAATTCTTCAATGCACGGAACTTTACGCGGTTCAAGCGGAAGTTTGTAGACCTTCAGTGCAGTACGACCACCAAGAACAGTCATTTCAGTTTCAAAGTTGTCCATCATGAAACGGAAGAAGTTGTCTGCCATCTTGTAGAGTTCGTCCATCTTTTCCTTACCGTTACGATCAACGAAGTCCTTGAGTTCGTAACACATAGAAGCGGTGAGCGAGAACATCGCAGAGATTTCTTTTGCTTCGCGAGGAAGAGTTTTGACTTTGCCGTTCAGAATGTCAGTCGGGTTAGGAAGTTTACCAGCAACCGCACGGTGTGCCATGAACTTGGTTGCGATACCATCGCCAACAGTACCTGCAATCAGGTCGTGTAGACGACTAACAGAGATAGCCTCACCTTCCTGAGGAAGCATCTGCGAAACGAAAGTCCAAGAACGCGGCGTAGCGAATGAACGTGATGCAGTGCGCGGATCAAAGTTGAACAAGTCCATCTTGTTCGAAGTCAGATAACCCACAACCTCAGCATCAATCTTGCTTTCAAGTGCCCAAGTCTGCCAATCTTCAAAGTCAACACCCATTTCAAGGTGAACAAAGCGGTTAGCAAGCGGTGACGGCATACGATACGCAACACCACGGTCGCTTTCACGGTTACCAGCAGCAACGATCAGGACGTTCTCAGGGAGACGGTAGTTACCTAGACGACGGTTCAGAATTAGCTGATACGCAGCAGCTTGAACCGACTGCGGTGCTTGGTTCATTTCGTCCAAGAACAGAACAACACAATCGAATTGATCAGCAAGTTCCTGAGTAGGAAGATCAGAGGGTGGAGCCCACTCCATGCGACCAGTAACTTCGTTGTAGAACGGAATACCGCGAAGATCAGTCGGTTCCATCAGAGCAAGACGCAGGTCGATCATATAACCGGCACGTTCTTGCGTGATGCTTTCGACAATCTCAGATTTACCGATACCGGGAGGACCCCAGATGAAGACAGGACGCTTGCGATTGAACGCATAGTTGATTTCAGCACGAACATCGCTCGGACGAACAACGCGAACATCCATATCCTGAGTAGAAACTTTTGCCATTGTAGAGAACCTTTCTTTCTGTTTGTCTCTGTGATCACTTAACTGTTATACTGTGATTCGTTGATTCTGTCAAGAAGTTTTTTTGTTCAAGTAAGCCCAAACTTGCTCAAGAACTTCGGTGTCATATGCTTCACTGAAAGCGTTGACAGCTTGAAGTCGATCAAGTTCAAGTTCAATCTGTTTGAATGCATGTTCAACATTCACGGTGTTGATGAAACGGACGTTGTTATCAACGATGCGAGTAACAGCAGCGTTACCAGCAGCAGTGAACATTCCGAAATCTTGGGCTTCAACTTGAATTGTCATGTTTTCTTCTCTCTCTTGACTACTCTATTAATATAGCATGATTCGCTGTATTGTCAAGTTTTATCGCAACTAAATAGTGGCGTAGGAGTAAATTTAATGAAAGAAAAATATCAATTCGAACGTCTAATAAAGAAACCGTGGCCATTTGGTAATACTCTTGTGAGATATGGTGCTGTTACACTAAATCAGTGGGAACCTGGGCCGATACCATATACATCACCTGATGATGTTGAACGATATAAAAAAAATGTAGATTTTTTAGTATCAAGGAACATAGGAGATTGGAGATGGTTATCTGAACCTATTGAATATCATTATAACAATTACAATTTTAGACATCCAGTTGATTTTGATGATGATTTTGATTGGAGTACCAAGACCGTGTTCTTGGGGTGTTCGTATGTTGAGGGATGTGGTAACAAGTATGAAGAAACCATACCCAGCTATTATGGTTCGCTTACTGGAGAGAATATTGTGAACATGGGATTTAATTCTGCTAGTAATGACGCCATATTCTATAATGCGTTGTGGTTAGCAGATAAAAAACCAAAGAAAATAATTGTACTTTGGACATACTATGAACGTTTCATGCATTTACACAAAATGAATGTTGGTGAAAACATATATGAGGATGTGACCCATTTCACTTCTGCTGTTTTAATTGGAGATGATGATTCTCATATATATAACAAATTCTATACACCGGAACGTATGCTTGACAATTCACACAACCGTATACTAAAAGCAATAAACCAGAATGCATTGAGTGCGATATTTGGTGATAGTATACATTTTTTTGATATTTTAGATCCGGAATTTTTCAACTTAGATGCATTTACATTATTACACACAAAAGACCAATTAGTAAAAGAGCTAACTGATGCCGGTGTACCTACGATGGAAATAGTCAATAAAGTGTACGCCAGAGATATATATGACATGGATCCGCCTGATATAAATCTATACGGTGGTCATATGGGACCTCTGGTAAACGAAACCGTTGCAAAACATATTATAGATGAAATCAATCGTTGAAACTTTTTAAGTCAACCCACGCGTCAAAATCTGAATCTAACAAAATAAATTCACTTGCTATGGATTGTTCGAAAAGATAAAGAGTTCCACTACTGTGCAAATAGTATGGGCTGTACATGTATCGATCAAGTTGTAGCACTTGTTTATTGGATACTTTACCTTGCTTACACGAAAGATTTAGTTTATAAACATCGAAATGCTTAGAAAGTAAATCTTTCCCAAATACTGTAACTCTGAAATGTTTTTCAGCATTTACGCCGGAGATAAAAACATCGTTAATTCGAATGTCTTTTCTTCCGGCATATTTGCCAGTGTTGTGATCATTTAGATATTTTATGATATCATGTTTATTCATCAAACTCGTCTAAATCTATCTTCTCGCCTTGGGTGAGAACATATACCTCGAACTTATCTGACTTAAATAACTTGTTAAGTCGCTGTGCAAGATTGATTGCATGGCCAGGGTTACTGAAGGATACTTTCTTATACTTAGGTCCTGGGAAGTTAACGAGGGAGTTTAAACTACGGAGGTTGATTGGCTCTCCATCAAAGAAAACCGCATAAATTGCTTCTGCCTTCAATACTTGCTCACTTCTGTAGCTTTTGTTATCTGTATGTTCAAGCAGAACTATTGGTTTGGGTCTTGCCATTGTGTCATCCTCGTATTACATCAATAGCGACTGTCATTTCTAACAATCGCTATCAGTATTTATCAAATATGTATTTTAATACGTAGTTATTACACGTTATCCGCTTCATCTAAAACGCGATTAAATTCACGTAGACGTTTGACAACTGATTGGAAGTCAACGATTGTTGTCCAACGATCAATAAAGTATGTTAGTGAACCTTCTACTCGTCCGAATGCATTTAGAACTTGAATAAGAACACCAAATGTGATTAACTGTGCAAAGTAACTATTTGCTAGTACTACTAGCGCAACGTTACCAGCAAGCATACCGAACGCTGTTTGCCATACGCTAAAGCCCATGTACCAGTTGAATAGACGATAGTAGTTACGTTTAACGGCTGCAAACATTGGGAACAAGTCTGAGGTCATACGCTCATTTAAATCGTCTTCGCTGTGTACTAGTTTCTTACGAAACTTTGCTTCGACTACTTGGTTGTTATATTCCAATCCTGGGAGTTTCAAACCTAATAAGAATGAAAGTAGTGTACCACCGATACTTAGGGTAAGTGCAATCCATACTAAGAAGCCTGGGATAATCTTGTCGCCCCACACTGGTAAGCCTTCACTTAGATTCCATAGAATTGGTAAGAATGCTGCGAGTACGAAAATCTTCGATACAAAGCCAGTGAATAGACCCTGTAGCGTCTTGCCGAAAATCATCAAGTCTTCTTGAATACGCTGTGAACCACCTTCGATTGTAGCAGTTGATGCTTCCCAACGCTTCAAGTAATAATGAGTATTAGCTTCACGCCATGCAAATGTGTAACGCTGTGTTTGCCATGTTGAGTATGTCGCAATTGGAACGTAGATGATTAGAATTTCTAAGAAACTTGGAACAAGATTTCCAGAATCCATGTTCAATGATGCGAAATCTATTAGTCTCGCAAAATTAAATCCCCAAAACAAATCCCAAAACTTTTCTTCTTGGAGAGTTTGCATTGCGTCATAGAAATCTCTGTTCCACGCGTTGTAGTATACTAGAATTTGAACTGAATACCAACCTATGAATAGCAACCACGCCAACATTAGCCAAGCATACAGAAATTTATCTTTTGTCAAAAAGAAACTTTTGAGCATAGTTTAGGCCTCCTTCGCTTTATAAACCTCCTTCGAGGTTTGTGCCTGAATATCCCCAAAAATTCTTATAGTGTGTTGCTATGCTGATTAGACCTGGTTTTATGTTAAAGTCATTTGGTTGTAACCAATACATTGCGGCGTTGGGGATTTGAATGAATAGTTTTCTAACTTCTGGATCTTCTACGCCCAAATCTTGTAATAGTGTTAGTAGATTTGCTGCGGTACGTAGCGTTGATGATTCTACTTGTGTAGGATGCATACGTACAATTTGATCCGCTGGTGTGCCAGGTCCGTGAATACCGAAATAAACATCACCTATTAGATAACGAGTGTCTCCTCCTAGGAAAATAAGACCACATGCAGATGCGCACATTACTTTACCATCGAAACTTTCGTTTACTTTGGCAGTTGCGACACCCGGTGTGTATACTACATCCCCATCCTCGTTTAGTACTGGCGTATTTCTTACAACAGTTACAACATTGCGTAGCTTTACGTGTGCTGCGATGCATGAACCTTCTGCTAGATTGCCGCCCGGACTTTCAAGTATTAGTGTAAATGCTTCTGGCATCTGTGGGACTATCTTATTGCAGTCTCCATCTTGAATACCACCAGTTAGTGAATATAAATTGTCACCTAGCTTTGTGAAAGTTACGCCTTCAACCTCTGCGGCTTCACCTTCTTTCGGGGAATTTAACTCTTTATACATTTCCAGATATTGATTGTAATATATACGAGTTTGATTCCAACCTAGCACAATCACAAGTACTACTAGTACGATCTTCATTGGACTAGAAATGATATTTTGTATCAGTCTAACTAAGAAGTTTCCTTTGATCGATTCATAAATGAATTGAATTGCTATTTTTACGTACTGTATTGCCTTTGTAATTAGTGACATAACGTCTTCTCCTAAGCATATTCTATATTTATGCTTTTTAGAGTTTTATACGAATATTAATTTTGTTCCCACCAGTTTTGAGCAGGTTCTTGTTGCTGTTGCGCTTGAGCCGCTGCCATAGCTGCTTGGAAATCTTCTTTCGTCATACACTCTGTTGTTTTGTATAGTTTGTATTCAATGCTTACTGGGTATCCATCTGGCACTGCCTCATATTGTGCATACTGTTGGCATGTTTCCATGTTTGGATATGGAATGAACTGATACAGTGGATTACCAAGTGGTACATTGAATGCGCTGATGATAAAATGTCCTACGATTAGAACTGCGCCATAATCAATCATTTGAATTTACCTCCGTCAAATATAGTGATTGTAGATGATTTGTCTGCTTCCTTCAATTCAAGTAAAAGCATACTTATTTCTGTTTGCAACTCTTGTGCATCAGCAATTGGGATACGCACATGCTGTTCTTTTTTGATGGTAGAGTTGCGTACGGTTGCAAAAAAATCTTTGATCTTTTTAAACTTCATCTTGTTTAGACCTCTTTAGGATTTCTGCTTCTAGTTGAGTTTTAGACTTGAATGGTCCTATATATTCGTATGTGCTTAATGTTTCTTGTTTCACACAGTACGCATTTTTCCAACCCGCACCAGGGAAGTGCAAGCCGTAGTAACCTGCTGCATAAAGAACATTACTCTTTTCTGTTTTCGTGTATACTGGAATATTGTTCTCTAGACGTTTGTTGAATGCACGATGTTTGCAAGGATAACCTTCAACCTCGTCTAAATCTTTTCCATATTCTACTGCTTCGATTTTTTTGATTTGTTTTGATTCCAGAATTTTACTTCCAAACTTTGAAGTTAACGCACTAAGAGATAGTAGCTCGACTACCAGTGCATCATTAGTGATTACCTCAAAGTTAGAAGAACTTGCTCTACGAATAGTACCAAGTTTTACGCCTGCATCTTCTACAATCCAAAATTTATCTTTTATGATTTCAATTGTATACATATGTTTTTTAAATATTCCCACGTATCTTCCCAAGATTTGACGGAATATACATGTCCCTTATCTAGTGCGCGAACTGTTTGAGAAATGTCATAATCATTTCCGCCCGGTTGCGTCTTGTCACCAAAGAAATATATGTTATTGTTTGTATCAAAATCTTTGATGATTTGCTGCTTACCTTTACCTATGGGCATAATATCCATACCAGTTTCTCCTGCAACTTGTGATTCTACATTGTGTTGTTTAGAGAAATTGAGATTAAATTCGTTTGATATGAACCAGCGTTCTTTGTTTGCCGTATCCCATTCAACGTATTTTTTACGTTCTTCTGGTGTTGCTTTCCTGCCAACAATAGAAAAGTTCACTAAGCCCGGTCTGACATCGAAATGCCAACCTGTGCGTGGTCGAAACTGTGAACGCATCAATACACTTTCGAGATACTTCCAAGGGCGCTCTGGTAATTCCCAGTCATTATTATATATGTTTACACCCTTTTCCCATACACTGTTTCCGCTGCAATTATATGATCTTGCAACAGAATTGAAAAGTTCTTCGCCAACTTGTTCAATGGTTTTTGGTGCATCGCTGCCAGTCGCAAGATACACATCATGCTCTTTAGAAAAGTTTAATAGCCATTCTTTGAATTCGTCGTTGATAGTACCTCTACTAGGAGTCAAGGTACCATCAACATCAAAGATAAATTTATGCACGGTCATTATATCTGAAATTGAGGCTCTGCGAATTCCGTATTGCCTGATTTTCTATGCTCACTGTGCTGCGAACTGAATCAATTCTTTGGTTCAATGCAGCAAGTTCTTTTCTTAATTCTACGATTTCTTCTGCGAGAGTTGTAACTGTTTCTGAAATAGAATTGGTTGCAACTTGCAATTGAATAATTTGCGATGCTAGATTTTGATATTCGTCATTCATGTGGGTACGCCTTATTTAGAATAGCTGCCATTTCATCGGGTGCTTTCGCTAGGTTCTGTAAATCCCATGCACCGCACCATTTTAAGAAGTTGATACCAACGCCATTTACGCGTTTCGGTTTGCTTGCTTCTGCAATAGTTTCGATGAATGCCACTTTGAGTTCTTCTGGTTGTACAGTTAGGTCAATGAGAGTTCGATTGCGCTCATAATCTTCCCGTACTACATGTTCTTCACCATTGTGATCAGTCCAACGTTGTAGCATAAAGTTGTTCCAGTTGAAGCCGCCTGTCTTGCGATCTTCAAATGCTTCTGTCATGCCGACTTTGTTTTTACTTCCCTTCTTACGTGCACCAGGGTACGCAGAAAAGATGTTATCAGAAGTATCACCGCGAATACATTTTTCAAATAGAAGCCACTGTGGATCGGGTGCTGCAAGTCTCTCTTTAGTTTTCTTATCTTTGATTGGAGTCATGTCTTTATCATCCTTAAAGAAACCTTCAAGTGTGATGATACGGTTCTGTACACCATCGTAGATACGAACATTCGGAGCAAGTAGCTGTTGATAGTCACTGTCACTTGACACAATAATATGTTGATCGTTTGGATGTGAAGCAATGAATAGCGCAATCATGTCGTCCGCTTCTGCATTTTTATTCTGTAGAAGGGTGACGTTAGTTTTCTTGTCCAAGAATTGTATAAGATCATCATATGCTTCAAACATAATCTTGTCTTCTTCTTGTTCACGAATACTCTTGGCTTCTTGTGCGGCTTTGCGCTGTGCCTTATATGGCTTGTAATAGTCTTTGCGCCAACTACGACCTTCAAGACAAAATACCGCGTGATCGGCATTGAACTTTTGATAACACATTTTGACGCTAGACATCATAATGTGAAATGCAAGTCCAATCTTTGTGTCGATATCAGTGCCGCGCATTGCCACGTGTTTGGCGCGATGATACATGTTGAAGCTATCAACAAGAATAAATGTAGCCATAGTTTCCTCTTTAGTTGTGTTGAAAATACTTTAACATGTATACGATACTATGTCAAGAATATTCTGCACGGTCGTCGTCCATTTTTAAGCGTTGAATAATTTGACCTTCTTTGCTGTCTACCATATAACTTTTTGGTTCACCGTTTTCGTCTTGTAGATCAGCAAGAACGATGTTTCTACATAAGTCGCTGAACCAGTTGTCAACGATCTGTTCTGGTTCAGTACCTTCATACCCACTGTTTGCTAGATACTCAACAAACTGTTCGTTGAAGTCTAGTTCAAAGTAGCCAGCACCCGGTGTTTTTGGGTCCAAGTCAATGCTCAATACTTTAACGTATGGTTCGTTATCCAATGTCGCTACTGCTTTGTCGTATGCACCTTGATTGATATAGTTATATTTTATATCAATGTTCAACATGCCAATCTTGAAGTCCCGGCTTTCGGGATCTTCAAGACGAACTAGTGCGCGTTCAAGTTCTTCACCTGAAAGCGCGTAGTTCAATTTAGCAATTTGTTTCTCTTTATCGGACAGAAACCAATTCTTAGGATTTAGAAAATAGCCTAGCATGTTACCAACCAATGCGTTCCCATGGAACGTCCTTATCACCGAAGTGCCCGTAAACACAATTCTTACTGTATTCGTGGAAGTTATACATATCAAAGCGACGAATAATACCAAGTGGTGTCAAGTCGATTTCACGTTCAATGAATTCCATAATACTACGGTCGTGACCATTCGATTCAACATAGATTGATGTTGGTTCCTTAACACCGATAGCATAACTCAATTGGATTTTGCACCAATCAGCCATGTTATCCGCTACCACATTCTTTGCAAGCCAACGTGCCATGTACGCTGCACTGCGATCAACCTTGGTTGGGTCTTTACCAGAGAACGCACCGCCACCGTGAGGTGCCATACCACCATATGTATCAACGATGATTTTACGTCCAGTGACACCAGCGTCACCATCCGGACCACCAATGACAAAATTACCAGTTGGATTAAGATGCCATATAGTTTTATCATCAATCAAATCACCGAGTACGTTTTGCGCTGCAAGTCTTGAAAGTTCACGCGCTGCTTCTACATTACCTTCAGTGTGTTGTGTAGACACAACAATCTGGTCAATACGCTTGACACGCCCGCCTTCGTATTGTACCGACACTTGAGACTTTGCATCCGGGCCTAAAATAGCACCACGATGATTTTTTAGTTCTTTTAGAATTTCATGTGAATAATAGATAGGCGCAGGCATTAGTGTTGGCGTTTCATTGGTGGCGTAACCAAACATAATACCCTGATCCCCTGCACCGAAGTCGTCAGTTCCAAGTGCAATGTCTGCGCTTTGTGAGTGAATTTCATTGTAGATGTTTAGATTTTCCCAATGAAATCCTTCTTGTTCATAACCAATCTCACGAACTTTATTTCGGACGATTTCTTTAACTTCTTCTTTCGATACATTAAAGTTTTTTACTTCGCCCGCCAACGTTACGTGATTGGTAGTTACAAGTGTTTCGATGGCAACGCGAGTAGTCTCGTCCCCATTCTTCAACCCAGCATCAACTAGGGCATCACTGATTTGGTCTGCAACCTTATCAGGGTGTCCATCGCTAACACTTTCGCTAGTAAAAATATAGTTGTTCATTTATAACTGCTTCCTTATATTGTTATATTGTTCTTCTGTGTGTACACCACGGAGATATCGTTTATTCTTATCAAGTCCCCCAGGCGTTCCCGAATAGAGATATGTGGAGTCTTGGTGTAAATCTGTATCCTTTTTGCATACAGATGTTTGCGACCTCTTGGACTGTGATATCATATCCTTCACTGCGCCCGCCCATTGGCATAAGATAAACCGGACAATCGATGCCATGACTGCGATATTCTGCAACAGCGCGATCAACTTCCTCCACGTCTGTACGATCAGAGACAACAAATTTGAGATACAGATTAGTACCCAAAGTAGTGATATAATTGTGTACGACATCAGGTCTAATAGCGTCTTCCCAACGTTCTCCAGAAACGGAGAGTTTAGGCGAGCATGAAAATGTGAATTTAATTCTCTTTTGGTTTCCAATGTAAGTTCGTAGACTTTCATGTAGAAACTGTGTGGAGTTTGTTTCGAATGTGACATTTTTCAAGTCCTTCATTTTCGGATGTTCGAATAGTTCGATGTAAAGTTTCTGCCAAGCAAGTAGAGGTTCACCGCCAGTTAGAATTAGATGAACATCTTGTCCGTTATCTTGGATCCACTTACCTTCAGGTGTTAGACTGAGTAGTTGTTCGACAACTTCATCAATCGTCTTATCCATAACAAGGTGTCTAAATTCTGGGTAGATGCTTGCATACGTGTCACAGCCAGTATGAATGATTGGTAGTTCTTCAAACTTAGTAACACGATCCAAGATGCCAGTATTTAGTAGTTCTTCAACCTCTGGGTTGTAGTGTGTTTTTTCTCGTCCGCGTGGCAACCCAAAGTTCTGACATCGAAAGTTACATCCGAAGGTGCGAAGAAATACGCTGGGAACCCCAACGTACTGTCCTTCACCTTGCAGCGAATAGAATGCTTCTGAATATCTTAGTTTCATTCTAATTCAATGCCTTCCAATGTGTTTAACACTTTTTGTTTTGCTTCTTCTAGCGTAGTTGCTTCTACTGTTGCAACAATGCGTGTACCATCTGATTCTAGATCAAAGTCTACAACGCTTTTGATTTTCAATGTAAGCGGCTGTTTAAAAATGATTGTATGTTTCATATTAAAAATATCCCATCATTGCTGAAATAGCAACAGGTCCGCCGACCATCATTAGCATAATAATCGTTAATGCTAGAGGAAGTCCTTTGCCTGTGCAGTAGTTTTCTTTATGGTCGTTCATCGCGGTGCAAACTCCTGCTGTAGCTTAATGTTGTCAAAGAATTCTTGTTTAACATGTGGGTTATTGAAGAATGAACCCTTTAGCACTGTTGTCTGTGTTAGTGAACTGTGTGCCATAATGCCACGATTTTCACAACAACCATGTGTCGCTTGAATGTAAACACCTACATCATTTGATCCAGTTGCTTTCATGATTTCACGTGCAATGTCCATTGCAAGTTCTTCTTGCAGTGTACCTCGTCTTGCACACCATTGTGCGATACGTGTATACTTGCTTAGACCAATCAATTTGTCTGCTGCAATGATACCAATGTATGCAACACCTTTAACTGGTTGGTGATGGTGTGAACAAACACTTGTGAGTTCACTGCGAACAACTAGCATGCCTTCATATTTTTCGTTTGTGATATTGTCAGGTTCATTTGGAAATGCAGTTGCATTTGGAGCAGGATTGTATCGTCCTGACATAAGTTCGTTGACATACATCTTTGCAAGTCTACGACCTGTATCCATGCTATTTGGATCGGTATGACGATCAATTACGAGAGAATCTAGAATACCTTCGAATCCCTCGGTTAGTTCATCAATTATCATGTCATATTCTTCTGGCATAATGAAGTTTGCAATATTATCGCCTGCCCAATATCGTGCGCCAGCTTCTTCGATCCGGTGTTTAATAATTTCGGAAGTCTTTCTCATGTACTATGTTCCTTAGTTAGATGTGGTAATCCCACTCATGTTTTATTATAGCATGAGTGGATGTTAGAAGTCAATAGTTTTTTAGAATGTCAATAAGTTTTGTTGCGTGATAGAATTTCTGCACACGTTCTACTTCCTGTTTCATCAAAAACTGCATATCAGAATTTTTGCTCATTTGCATACGAATGTACGCTTTGATGTTTGCAATGTTCTTCTTTGCTGCTTCTAGGTTTGTAGTCCATTCACTTGGATATTTGAATGTCTCATCCCACATTTCACTGTAAGATAGACGATCCGGTACCATTGGTATTGCACCCACAACAAGACCTTCGTATACTGAGATACCAAGAGTTTCCTGTAAGTTTGCACTGAATACCAATTTTGCTTTACCAAGTAACGTATGGTATTCTGGTTTGGTTAAATTAAGTTCTTGACATTTGATGAACTTATATTCGGGCATTTGTTCAGCAATGTAGTCAAAAATCTCGGGCTGTTTCTCAGGAGCAATTCTGTGAGGGAATAGAATAATGTCCTCTTTCGCCATATTCTTATACTCACTAAGTTCAGTTTCAATATATTCCATAGGCCATCCTACTTGTCTAATAGAGTGAAGTAGCTGCCTGTCGATATCACGGTCATCGTTCCAGAACGTATTTGTAAACAAGTCGATATGGAACTTTGTTGCAAAGAAGTTGTCGTCATAACAATCATACATTGACATTTCCGCGTTACGAACCCATGGCTTATCACCGATTAAGCGACCTAGAAAATCTTGGGGATCATAGCTACCAGCATGCCAGAGTCCACCAATTCGGAGTTTTATCCCAAGCAATTCTGCCATATATTTCAACTGGATAACAGTGGGATTCCACGCATCGGTATAGAGAAAGTAGTCACCATCTTTGATCTTACCTTCACAGAACAGTTTTGCTATTTGTTCTAACTGTGCGCTCTTATAGATATTTGTACCGCCAAAGTTGAGAAACGCTCCGGGAGTAGTTGCAGCGGGAATGTCTGTGGGACCTTCGATAACTGTAACGTCAATTCCGTTCTGTTTCAACAATGCGGGGAAATGCGTCTTCCATTGTTTGGTATAGCGGGATTCAACGCTTTCCAAGTCTATAAGATATAACATTCTATTAAACCTTTCAGAGAATGTGTAGATGTTCTAGTGCTTCGTATCCAAACCAGATACCAAACGCGAGATATGCCAAATAACCAAATTTGAAAACATATCTCTTGTATTCACTATTTCTAGCAAATACAAATACTAATGCAGCAAGAACTGCTGCTACGCCAGCCAACAACCAATTGCTTGCTGGATTAAGTAAGAGTGCCGAAAAGATTTCAAAACTCTCACGTGCATACACAAAGAACACAGTAGCAACCGCTATAACAATGCTACTTGCACTACGAATTTCTTCTAAGTGTTCCTTGATATGTGCAGTGATGTCCTTGCTTTTTACAAACAGATAAAAGAACAATACGCTAAGAATAGCATACATTGCCCATTCATAATCTTCAAGAACATCGTGTAGGAAATATGCAGCGAGTACGCCACCGATTAATCCCACAAAACCCGATGCATAGATGTTTGCAGATTTTGTATACTGCGTTAGCATCAAAGTGATGAATGCGATTTCTAAGCATTCAATTAATGTCACCACAAAACTTGTGATCATTTATTCTTCCTTCAAAATAGAATACACGTTGTATCCGCGATCCCGCAATTTCTGCGCACCACCAAGGAACTCTAGATCCATGATAGCAAGTACGCCAACTACGTTTGCATCAAATTGCATGATTAACTTAGTAACTGCTTCAAGAGTGCCACCAGTTGCAATTACATCGTCAATGACAAGTACACGATCACGTGGATTCATTGCGTCAATTTGTAGATGCAATTCATCTTTACCGTATTCTAGTTCGTATGTAGTTGATACTGTTTCACCTGGAAGTTTCCCACGTTTCCGCGCCATCGCGAAGGGCTTACCGGTGATTGCACTAAGAGCACCTGCCATGGGAAATCCACGCGCATCAAGTCCTACAATACGATCAAACTCAATACCATTTGCATTGATATAATTTTTAAACAGTGTTACTACTTTTAGTAGTCCCTGCGGATGATTAAAGATACTTGCCATATCTTGATACATCACTCCTTGTCGAGGATGATCTGGTACTACGCGCACCATTGCTTGAATTTCTTCTTTAGTTGGATGTTCAATTACTGGCATATTCGATTAACGCTCCGTTTTCACCATCTTCTGAGATTTCAATCTTTACGTCACGATTTGGATATCTGTTTGCAATTTGCATGTATAGATCATCGGACATCATTTCGCAAGATTTATAATCTAGATCAAGTACGTCTTCGTTGTACAACTTTTCAAGCCAGCGTTTGAATTGAATAAACTCAATATCGCGGTCATTGTGTGTGACAGTAACAGCCACACGAAAATGAAAAATATGACGGTGAGGGACGCCAAGAAATGATACGTCATCCCAATCACCTGTCGCTAGTTTAGGATCATCTTTTGCTGCTGGATAGCAGTGAATACCTTCACGTTTGAACGTAACCCAAATCCATCGCTTTGCTTCATTCATTGATTTTTCGATTGTCATATCTTGTTTGCGTCCTTCATCGCGCATATAATCGTAGTAGTTACTCATTCAATCCTAGCTCTTTTTCCATTGCTAGAATCTCTTGTTTTAGTCGGAGTTTTTGAACTTTTAAATCACTTACATCTAGACGTATACTATACTCTTTTTGTACCTGATTGTCAAGATCACGGTGTTCTTTTTTTAGTTGTTCTAGTCTTTGTAGTTTTTTGTCTTTGGTCATAGTTTCCTCCTCAGCCAAATAAATCTGCTACACCTTCTGGTTCAGCATATTCTTTCTTCTTACCCTTGATAGCTTCGATGAATTCTTCTGTACGAATAGCTGGTTCTTCGAATTCCATACCTTCTGGAACTGTACTAGTGTCTTGGACGCGTGAACCTTCGCACTTGCGCAAAAAAGCGCGATAATCCGTCAATAGCTGCATAGGGTCTTTAGTTTTAGGATCAAATAGAACCTCAACAAATTTAGCAAAGTAAAGAACTGTATCTGGTACAGATTCACTTAGAATAGAAGGTTTCTTTGGATCCAAGTTCATATTGGTAATGTCAATTTTATCTCTTACCATTTCATATTCGTGATCGAACCTGCGTATTGCATCTTGCATTCCACGGATATGATATTCAGTGTTGTGTGCTTGAACAAGGATATAAGATAGACTATCCCAACTTGATTTTGCTGGTTTACCGTTTCGATTTAGCATCCCCGGTTGCATGTAATTAATATCTCGCATGTTTAGGCGATCACCAATTTCACCAGAATACATCCACGGCTGTTGGTCCCGGCTCAGGTCCTGACGCCATTTCAGTTGCTTGGTTTTATAACTCCAAGCATTGCCGTTCAAGTCGGGATAGTCATACGCCAATCCTTTCGATGCTGTAATATAAGGAGATGCTGCATCAAAAGAGATTGTTATATTTGGATTTACATGCTCTCTTAGTTGTCGCTGGACCGCTGTTAACATAGCACCCCATGGGAGAACGCTAATACCAAGAGTGTGAATCCAAACATCATCTTGGTCAGCTTGGCCAAGAAGTCCATCATCACGCAAACGAATTAGTCTGCGTAAAAGTAGTTCTGCATCACCAGCGTGGTCACCTGCCATAGCATAGCCTTCGAAGGCACGATCACCATACACTGATTTATCATTGAAATGTTTTACACCCTCATACCACATTTCACTTGTTTGCCAATTAGAGCCGTGAAGTGTGTTCAAGAACTTAGTCTTGCCGGGTGTGCGATTGTTAATGAAATATTCATGATTGAAGATAGTTTTTTTCAAACAATCTTCTGGATCTTTAAGACCTGTGCGACCACGATACTGTGGTAGCCATGCCCAAAGAGGAATATCAAGTGTCATTGAATAGTCACAATATTCTTCAAGCCACTTTAGAATGTCATGTCTTACTTTCTTCCAGTCTGCACCGTCTTCAAAGTTTGTCCAATCAAGTTTCCAAGCGCCTGAACCGATTTGATACCCGCCACTATCGCCAACAAGAATAGTATGTTCACGATTACGATTAACAACCATGCCATCATCAATTTTTGATCCTTCTAGGTCTAGGTTCGCATGTCCCGCAGAGTATAGGCCATGTGAATAATACACATAGCCTTTCTCTTTGTCAAAGATGTTAAGACCATCTAGACCGTGTTCAAATCCTTGTGGGATTCGCTCTGGCGGGAACATGTCAGTTGTGCCCGCATAATGCTGTGAGATTTTGCGAACATAAAAGTTTGAGATTGCGGGAAGAAAGATTGCATACCCGCTATCTTTATTGTTCTTGCCAAAGTCTTTCATTTAGTTTCCTGATTTTGCTGGTAGAATGTATTCGTATAGACCAAGACCACTATCGACTTGGATCATCATCGCACCTTGATCTGAAATCTTAATGCTCATTGATGAAGTATCACCCAGCTTTAGAATTGTAAGAACTGTTGAAAGTGGAAAACTCCAACCAGTCTTTAGTTCACCGTTTACATTACGTGCGAAAGTCAAGTCTGCTTTATCAGTTGACGCGTCACCGATTGTGAACTGTAGATCACCATCTACTGTTTTCACAGTGAACAGTGGATCATATGAACTTAGAATTGCTGCTGTTTGCTGCAAGTCTTTAACTGCTTGCTGTGATGGCATGATTTCAACATCCCATTTTGCGCCTTTGAAGTTTGCGGTCTTGATCTGTGCATCAACTAGTTCACTTACGATAACACGATAAGTTGAACTTAGAATGCCAGGAATAGTAAAGTTAAATTCGCTAGGAACTTCTTCGCCATTGCGTTCTTGGCGACCGATTTCTACTTGTGTAGTTACAACTTCGCCTTCATTGTTGCGGCTTTCATAACCTAGATAACCGCTTAGAACACCAAGACGACCTAGACCGAATTTACCTTCAAACGCTGCTACGCGTTCATGTAGTTTTGCACGAAGAACAACAGTACGATCATCGTCCATCGCGTCTAGAGTTGTGCTTTCTGCATCTGTAGTTACTTTTACTGCTTGGATGATACCAAGCGAGTGAGTGTGTTTTACAATATCTTTCAAAATGTCACGCATTGCGTTCTCCTATATATTATTAGTATTACTATATCACAAGTCGAAAAAGTTGTCAAATGCTTTTTCAACATCAATCTTTTCACCAATCTTTGGGTTGTCTACCCAATGAATTGTATTTGGTGGCATGGTATCAAAGCCCCACATAAACCAAGCATTGCCGAATGTAGGATTGCCCTTACCAGTAAAGTCAACACGGTTGTTGTACACTAGTGCCGACATACCATATTCCATAAACATCTTTCCTCTTGCGCCACCTTGAAAACTTGCTACTGGAAGTAGTAGCGCAAATGGTTTACCCAAGTCGTAGCAATGCCGAAAGAATTTATCTTTGAGACTGTATGGTGGGTTCGTTATGATCCCATCATAAACATCATTATGTTCACAAGTAAAGAAATCCCTACCATTACTCCCAACAATGCTATAGCCCCACTTAGTAAATCCATCCAAAATGTTTGAAGAAATTCCGCTAGTTGCTTCATAGTATGTCTTATCTTTATTTAGGTATGGTAGCAATGGTAGGACCTGATCTACAGGAGTGTAACATTCATCACTCTCTGCGTTTCGTCCTAGACTTGATACTAGTTCTGTGTATGTTTTTTTAGCCATTAGAAATCAAACAAGTTATCAAAAGTTTCGCTAGTGTTTGCGTCACTCAAATCCCATTTAAGAACACCAATAAGGTTATCAATCTTCTTGTCGATGATAGTCGTTTCCATTAGATCGTGATCAAACGGAAGTTCTTGGAACCATTTTGGAATGCGAGTTTCGTCAATAGGATACGCAATACTTGTAATCTTCATTGGGTTGTCACGAAGTTTACATACGATAGTTTTCATACCATCAACAATTTCAAGAGAATAACGGTCGCTGTTCATCTGTCGAAGTGTATTCCAATTCAACGCCGCAGTAACGTGACCTGGCATAGTTACTTTCTTGTTTTCTTCTTCTACTTTACCAAGTTTAAAGTCTGCTGACTGCTTACTTTTAAACTTATCGACCATGTTTCTAAACTTAGTCAAGTTGTTAACACGCTTTGGCGTTCCCTTTTCCCAACCCGGCCTACTGCGGAATTCTTTCTTGAATTCTTTCACCATTCCGATAACGTCACTTTCGTTACCAACAGTTAGTACTTTGATAAGAACTTGCATCAAGAAATCTTGCATGTAGTCTGGCGTATCCGAACGCTTCAAGTCAAGACCCATTGCTTTTACTTTGCCGGGTTTCCCGTCTACATCACGGCGAACACCATCATCATCATAGATCAACATTGCATAACGTTTCTTCTTAATAAAGATAGCCATCGTTGCTGCGTTTTCTCGTCCTGCTGCAATAATCTCACCTTGCTTGCGAGGACAGTTAAAGAATACTTTCATGAAGTCTGGGAAACTTGCGTTCACTTGGTTCGCAATTTCATCATACAGCTTGAGAACAATTTCTTTGTCCCATGCGATTTCACCACTATCGATTTGATCTTTGTATACAGGATACATAGAATAATAGATAGAGTCAGTGTCACCGTAAATTACTGCTGGACCTTTGTAGTCATAGTCACCTGCAATGATTTCATTGGTCTTTGATCCCATGTGGCGAGTAATACAACGCCCAGACAGTGTAGTTGACTGACCAATACGTTTATCGTAGAAACGACAACCTTGGTTAAGAATAGCACCGTATAGTGAGTTCAAGTTAATTTTCTTCACTAGCTGACGCTTATCCCAGAATGCAATTTCTTCTGCATTCCCACCAGCTTGTGCTTCTTTCTTCTTCGCTTGTAGTTGCTTACGTTCTGCATACCATCGCTCAAGCAAACTCGGAATGATGCCTTGTACGTCCTGCTTGAATACTGTACCGTTCGCACTAATCGTCCATGGTAGACCTGAGTTGTATACTAGGTCGTACATTTCTGCGCCAGTGATTTCGTGCGTACTGCCATCTTCCATGTCAAGATGCAACATATTTGTCTTGTCTTGCCCATTCATGAAACGAAATTCTTCGGTCGTGAATGTATCTTCCCATGCTTGTGCAGCACCAAACCCTTTGTTCGTGCCGCCTCTGCGACCTGTCGCAATGCGACCACTGATCAGTTGGTCAGTGTATGTTGGTCGCAACTGTGCTGTAATAGTCTCGGGTGACATGTTTAGCGCACGAATGATTGCCGGATACAGTGAGTTAATATCGATACCAGATACCCATTTTTGAATACCAATTTTTGGGTTAGCAACAAACGCGCCTGCTGCTTTTTGTGCTTCTGCTTCTGCTTCTTCTTCTGGTGTGGGCTCGTAATCATCATCTTCCGTAGCCCAATCACGGCGCTTGCGATCTGGAACTACCATACCTCGACGGTGTGCTTCGTTGATGATTGCTTGCTCTGTAACAGCAACAGCACCCATAGTCGTTTGAATATTAACTGTGTTATCGTGCGCAATCTCGTTTGCTAGATCAATGAAACGTAGCTTCTTGTCTAGGTTGTCAAGTAGTGCAACGTCCTGCCTGTTGTATTCTACAAACTTATAGAAGTCTTGGTTATACAACTGGTCTAGAGTACCTTCATATGCAATCTTACGTTCGCCAAGTTCATATTCACCAATCGCATCTAGTGAATAAGAATGCATTTCGTGATATGTATACTTGCGATAAAGTTCAAGATAGTCGAGGTGAATACGACCAAACAGATTATAACTGATTTGATCTTTACCGTATTTCACCATCATCTTTTCTTTAGGAATCAAATCCCACAAACATAGCTTACGAGTGTGTGACTTAGAAAGCACACGTGTGATACGCCGAACAGTGTATGGAATATCAAAACCTTCACTGTTCCAACCAGATAAAACGTCTGCATCGTCAATAAGTGCTAGGAAGTCATTCAACATATCTGCTTCACTGAGATACAAAAATGTATTCTCAAACTTGTCGCATAGTCGCTGTGCTTCTTCTAACCCTTCACCCTCACGCATATGTTTAGGTGGGATAACAAATGTTACAAGTTGATCAAGCCACTGTAAATGTGTAGTAATCGCAGTGATTGGCATAAATGGATCTTCGGGTGGAGCAAAGCCGCGTTCTGCGTCAAAGTCCACCTCGATGTCGAAAAATGCAACGTTTAGTTTTGGCGAGTCAACATTCAGATAGTTTTCAGCGAGACAGCGAATTTCTGGCTTGATATCACTTTCGTAGATTTTCTTACCAGAGTTGATACGCAATTCTTTGTGCATATCTTTAAGGCGCTTTACTTTAATCTCGCGTACTTTTTCTCCATGAATACTTAGATGGTCACCTCGATCATCGCGAATGTAGAATTTTCTCCATGCTGGATAATCTTGATAAACACGTTTTCCGTTGACACGTTCAACCACTTGAACAATGTCTTTGTCTTTATTATAATATGCGTCTACGTATGACAAAACTGCTCCTTAATGTGTGAATAGATAAACTGCGGTTTCGGGAATGTCATTGATCACGATAAGTTCGTTGGGATATCGTTGAAACGTCCAACGTGAAGTACTACCAACACGGTTGAGAGTTACCATTTTTGGAGTTTGCTTTACTACTGTACAAACGTCTATTTCACGTGTACCGATTGAAGCCACAACTACTGTATCTTTTCCGATATCTCTGCCGAACTTATCTTTGTGAACAATTGGTTCTTTTGCCATTACAGAGTACGGCCCACCGTTTCAAGAACAGTTTCAACATCTTCGAAATCTTGCTTTGCGCCTTGAAGATTTGCTTTATGTGCAATTGAGATAGCTTTGTTTAGAATTGATGGTTTGATATCAAGTTCTTCTGCGATTGCTTTTACAGTATCACGAAGACCACCTTTAAGGTCATCAATCTCTTGTAGTACTGAGCAACCTTCGTTTACAAGTTGCGTTAGTTTTGCTTTTTCTTCTGATGTAATGTTGTCTAGTGACATGGTTATCTCCTCGTTAGATAATAAAAAAGGGAACTCTGAATCGAGTTCCCTTTAATATAGCATACTACGAGTCGAGTGTCAATTACTTCTTTGACTTAACTGCCTTAGAAATTGCACTTTCCATAATCTTGTCTGCTTTTGCTGTTACTGCTTCTCCAACTTTTTTAGTATTAGGTGTGATAGCTTTTTTAATATCACCGATACCTTTTGTTGTAGTAGACCCCGCATTACCAAACTTTTGTTGTGCTTTATTGATTTGGTTACTTGCGATATTTGCCACGCCCTTTGCTAAACCACCAAGAACGCCTTCGTTTGTTGTCGCTAATTTCATCGCCGCGTTTGCAACTTTTAGAAGGCCTGCCTTACCAGTACCTAGCATATTAATGATCTTTGCTTTGTTTGCTGCGTTAACTGCATCATATACTTTAACGATTGCTGATGCTGTGAACATATCAACTTTTGTTGAGCCGTCTACAAACTTGATTGAACGGGCTTGCTTTTCATCCACGATTTTACGTAGGTTAAACAATGCTGCACGACCTGCACGTTCTTCATCTGTTTTAACTTCGATGGAACCCATTGTTGTGTCTTCTTCTTTCATCTTTTTCTTGTGTGATGAACCACATGATTCTTCCATTTCTTCTGCTTCTGGTTCATTGTCCATTACCGCAGCATAATCTTCCATGTCACTGTCACTTGGCATTTCATCGTCTGCTGGTAGGTTCATGTCCATACCGCCCATTGCATCGTCTGCGCCCATGTCGCCACCTAGTTCAGGCTCATTCATTGCACCCATGTCTGCCATAGGCTCGTCCATTGGCACTAGATCAGTTGACTCTGAACCATCTAGTTCTAGAGTATGTAGTCGTGCGAAAAGTGAGTCTGACATGCGCGTGTATGCGTCATATGAACTATTGTGTTGCTTTGCAAACTGTAGTGCTAGGTCGTGGACTGCATCACGTGCATTTTTGCCTGATTGCACTTCTTGTGCTAGTTGTTCTGTTGCTCTATCTAGGTAATCTTCAAATTCGTCATTAGAGATTACAAAAGATTCGATTAGTTGTGACAGTTTCATTTTTTTCTACCTTATCTTTTAATCATTGGATTTTTAACGGGCTTGTTATACACAAGATTACCTACATCTGAGCTATAACCCATTTCATACTGTTTTTTCTTTTTCTTGGATCCATAAACAGATTTAATGGCGTCATCTTTCTTCGTGCCCGGTGTCATCGGCATCGCAACACCAGCAAAGGCGCCAGCAAAATTCTCGCTTATGATCTCTGAAATCTTCATAGTAGTATTTATCACTTTAAGTTAAGTTTGGGTTTACCGTCACGATCAACACTATTACCGTACTTTTTAACTTGATTGATAATCTCATTTGGTCCTACATCAACAGTTGTATTTACACCTTTAACGATACGACCAACACCAGCAGTTTCATTTACTTTCTTAACTGGGAAATAACCTTTAATAGTCTTACCTAGTTGTTGTGCTGTTGCTGCGCGGTGGTTACCATCGATAACTGAATACTTGCCATCACTGTACTGAGGACCTACGATAATTGGACTTGACAAGTCTACGCGATGATAATAGTCAATATCAATGACACGACCAAATGGGTCATCATAGTCAAAGAATTCTTCTTCGCTTGGGAACATGTCTGGTGTGAAGTCAGCTAGTTTCCAATCATGTGACTTGATGAACGCATCCATTTCATCGTTGTTGCCAGCATCGTGATGCATCTTTTGGAAGATACTTAACATTTCTTCGCCAGTTTCTTCATTAAATGCTTTTGCTGTTGCTGCATCTGCTTTTGGTCCGTCTGGGTGTCTTGGATTAACGCCAACAAGATCACCGTTCATTAAGTCTGATACGCTTGATGCTTTACCAATCTTGTCTAGTAGTTTATGCAGCGGATCATTAGGATCATACGCAGTTTCATAATTTGATTTACCGCGAACTTCTGTACGTTTACCAGTCTTACTGTCTGTGATATGTAATACATCCATATCTTTACCACGTTCTAGCTGTAATTGCCAGCCTTCGTCCACTTTGACTGCACTATCGCTGTGAATTTCTGGGTGTACATTTGTACCTCCGATTTCTTTATACTCTGCGCCAAAACGATCAAGGATCGCCTTTACTCTATCAACTTGATCTTGGTTTGCAAGGGTCACAACCATGTCACTTGCTCCCTGGCCCCATTCGTGTGGATCTTGCTGATTTAGTCGTGCAAAGTGCTGACCGAATTTATACCAATCCAAGTCACCAGATGTATCGACTACAAGTGTATATGGTGGCATAGTAAGCAAGTCTTTTTGATAACCTTGTGGATCAGGTTCTTGTGCAACACTCTCCATATGCTTAAAATAGTTTACTTGCTTTTCGCGCTTTTCGGCACCAGCCTTAGTGTCGTAAGTGCCAAGATTTTTACCCTTTTTACTTACTAATCTATATTTGTCGCCTACTTTGCGAATTACCTCATTGAATTTCATTGTATGCTCTCGCTAGTTCCCTGCCATTTACGCCTTGGAATGCACGTGCAATATCAAATGCATAACCACCAACATCTTGACCACGTGGATCACTCTTTACGAGACGATCTAGTGCTGCCAATGCTGCTTTAAAAAACTTGTCTTTTTGCTTTGCTGCTAGTTTTGCTGTGTATTCATCACGATTGACTGCTTCATTTGCAATTGCTTCACGTTCATCGCTTGTATCGCCAGTGACACGATATGTTTTACCGTTAACAGTAAACTCTTTCTTACCTGCTTTAATAGCATTCATACGTGCATCTGTAAATGGATTTGATTCAGCCACTCCTTGTTCGCCCATAATAGCACGATCAAGTTTGACGCCCGCTTTGTCTGCAATACGCTTTAGCTTTAGTGCATACTTGCCAGCTTTGAATGCTGCTTTTAATGCTGCTACTGTTGTTTGAGCAACCACTGCCATAACGATTAGATCAGTTAGTGGCGGAATAGAACCTAGGTCTTCATCTAGTTCTGCACTTTCAACCGGAAACTCTTTGTTTGGTGTGCGGAAGTTTTTCTTACGCATAACAGTTTTTGCAACTAATTCTAGCATACCACTTTGCTTATTCCAGTTTAGAGCGAAAGGCAAGTTAATATCACTACTTAGGTCCTTCATAACTGCTTCCGCATCAGGTCCCATCTGAGCAATTGGCTTGCCCCATTTTTTGAATTCTTTGGCGAACAAGTTTCCTAGTTCTTTAATTGTGATTTGCTTGATGTTGCGTTCATCATTTACACGATCTAGGAAGTGGCGTGTAAATTCTACATCAATGCCAAGTTTTGCAAATACTTGGTCTAGTACTTTTTCTAGTGCGTCTAGTTGCGTCTTTGTTACGCCTTCAAATTCATCTATTCTCATTTATTTTCTCACTGGTTGTCTATTAGTATTAAGTTAAATGTGCTTGCGCAACTTGAGCCTGTATCACTGAATGCACGGATTTCAATATCTGTTCGTTCTGTAAAACGTAGAGGAACAACATAATCTTTAATGTAACTATTTGCTTGAATTTCCACAACGTCTTTACAGTTCCAAGCACCATCGCCCGCAGCAAGAGGATCACGCACAAATACATAAGCAATAGTATCAGCATTTTGCTTGCCACTACTAACAGCCCATTGTGTTAGATATGCAGTCTTGCCCGCAGGAACAGTTACCATACTCATAAATGTTTGTCCAGCACCTGGAGCATTGTTTGCAATCTTTTTAATACGTGCAAGAACACGGTTGTCACTTGTTGCACGAATTAGTACGTTACCTTCGTTGTTGCCAGTTGCGCCTGCGTTGGCTACTAGCGCACGAAACACACGAATGAATGTAGTAGTGGTTGTACTGTTCATTGGAATAGTTTCGTTTACCTGTAGATAGTTTTCATCCAAGCCTTGTATGTTGATGGTTCTTGCGCCGTTACCTGTTGGGTTATCGGATGCATCGTCGCTTACTACAGTTACCGTTGATGGCGCAGTTAGATAGTTATACATCTCTTGTGTATCTGCATAATCCCAAACTGTGCAAATATCACCGTTTGGAACGTCACTTGTTCTGCCGAACTTTTCAATAAAACTTACACCGTCAATGTCACCATCTGCTACTTGAATACCCCAACCGTTTAGATTGGCAATAACACGCAATGCAGGATCTCCGGCAGCATTATACTCCATTGAATTCTGCACACCCATTAGGTTTGGGTCATTATTTGGATGTTGATAGTTACTCATAGCTCACTCCTTACCACTTGCGGCACGACCAATATCGTGCTTTTGTTTTTGGTCCTGGGTTATCGCAGTTATGTCTTGCTCTAAATGACTTCCTACGTGCAGGATTCGATTTTTTGATTTTCATATCAGGATCACCAAAGTTAACTTTGACTACATTACCCTTTTCGTTCTTTACATATACTTTGAATTTCTTAACATCGCCTTGCATAGGTTTGTTTAGAGGCACATCGCGACCTTGATATTCTGCTTCGAATATAGCATCATCGAATGTGCCATAGATTTCATCTGCGTTTTCTACAGTGATTTCATTTTCGCTTACCGGAACACAGTTTGGCACTTTTTTACCGTTCTTGTTCTTCATGCCAATTTGTTGATAGCCCTTCCAGCATGGACCCTTCGCTTCATTTACGATATCTGATATTTTCATTTCAGTTCCCTCTGATTTACGCTTTACCATATTTGTGGCAGTGCCATATTTTACTGCTTCCCAGTCTTTGCCATAACGCTTTTTGAATTCTGCATCTGGGAGATCATCTGCATACTTATCACGTTTTTTAATCTCTTTCTTTGAAAGTTCACGTTCATCTAACTCGCCTGGGCGAGTACCAAATGTGTCGTGTACAAGTCTGTCTAATTTTTTATGAAATTCTAGTTCTTTCTTACGTGACGCGCCTCTGTTTGAGACTTTTCCTTCACGTAGAATACGTAGATCCCAAATGATTTCTGCTTCTAGTAGTAGTTCGAATGCACAATCTTCTTCCCAGTTTTCACTCACTGTGTTTGGACCCAGTTTCTTCTGGAACAGAGAAATAACTTCACGTGGAATATCGTTGCGACCGTATAAATCTTGCAGAATTTTAACTAGTTCTTTTTCATCTGCGTGTGCAATCATATTGCGAATTTGTGTCGCAGAGTTAATCGCTTCACCTTGAATAGAGAAAGTAAATGTTGGAGTAGTAACAACGTATGAATGATCACGTAGAGGTTTTGCATTTTTAACGCCAGGCCACTTTTGAACGTGTGCAGGTTCACCGTTCTTTTTCATCTTTAGACCGTTTTGTGGGAAATCAAATCTTGGGTCTTCTAGCATATCTTTTTCTGATACTGCATATACAACGATAGTATTATCAGGATCAAATCTATCTGTAATCTCACTCGCTACATAGGGGACTTTGGTTTGTACGATTGCATTCGGATCAACACCAGCAAGCATCATCATCTTTTTCTTTTCATCAAACGCAAATGGTGATTTGTGTGCATCTGTTTTGTTTGAACTTGCAATATACACTTTTGCACCCGGAAACTGTTTCTTTAGATATTGATAAACTTTCCCATGTCCAATATGGAATGGGTGAAAGCGACCTGGGTAGATCACAACCAAGTTTGAATTTTCATTTTCAAATAAATCGTATAGTCTCATGCTGATTTCCCTTTAAAATAGCGTTATGTGTATTTATCATTAAATGCAGATATTAGTTACAAGAAAAAAACCCTGCCGAAGCAGGGTCTAGTTTAACTTATAATGTCATTAAGTTTATTACCAGAATTTCCACCAAGGTTTCTTAGAAACTTTGTGTAACTCCATTGCTTCAAGTGCATCGTCGCAATGTTGAATCATTGCCCAACTTGATAGCACTTGATGTTTTTTCTTTTGTTCAAGAACTTCTTCTTTCGTCCAGTATAGGTTTTCACCTTTAGAATTTTGAAATACTGCAACGATCTTTCGGTTACGAACATCTACGTATAGAAATTTCATAATATTTCTCCCATCTCATATATATTTAAAGAGACAGGAGCGTAACTTAACTACTATGTTTATTATAAATATGTTATGTAACGGAGTATATCATGGACGATTATGTATTAGAAATACCATCATTGAAGTATGACAAAGAACGAATTTTTGAATATCAACATAAATTAAATTGGCAACCAAACCCTCTTTATTCTAGAAGCGGAGTTGATACAAGTAAAATGAATTATTTTGATGTATACTTAGAAGACAAGGACGAAGTTTCTATATTCACTGATATCTTAGACCAACTCTCACCAGAAATACGAGACATAAAACAATTCAAATACAATAAACTTCTCGCTGGCGGCGAAATGCCATTCCACAAAGACATATTTAGAAATGTAGTTCTGATGTTTCCACTCACAGATTATCCTGCGGATATAATATTCATAGATAAAAATAAGAATGAAATTGCACGACACACATATAGATGTCCCACTATTATAAATGCCAAAATCCGTCATGGAGTCCCGGACGTAAAAAAAGATAGGTATTTCCTTCAATTGAACATACCATATACGTGGGATGAAGTACTTTCAAACTACCATGACATTTTTTTAACTTCTTAAAATGTCAGTTTTTCACCAAAGATGTAAGGTTTTTTATTTTCTATTATAACCCATACATAGAGCAATGATGCTACTAAAACTGACAAAACAATCAAGAATGGTAAAATAATTAGTGCTATAGCAAATATGGAAATTAGCAACGCTATCGCAGTAGCGATCAAAATTGATCGAATTATATAATTATGTATTTTCATTTTTTAAACTCTCCACCCATTTGTCATAACCAATTTCAAATGGTTCGATAGGAAATGCTAAAGTCCAAGTCTGCTGTGCTTCAATGGGTTCGGCGTACTGCATGTGTAGCAACACGATACCCCGCTTTGGTTTCCATTCGAATTCTACAGGATCAATGTCACTTTTATAACCTTCAGGTGTGCTACAAATTTTACGCGCAATCTGAATAAGTTCTTTTTGTTTGAACTTAGGCTTGTATGCTTGTTGTGGGAATTTTGTTTTATAGGGTCCGGTCATCTTCTAATAATTTTCTCTTATAAGTGTTGACTAAAGTTGATTCTACCATGTCTTTTTCTAATAGGTATGTAGACAGGTCATCGAATTCTTTCCTTGACATTTTTAGTAAGTCATCGTATTCTAAATTTGGTTTATAAACTTTAACCAGTGGCCATAATCTATGCAAGTTAAATCCGCCCTGAATTGCTCGGTTACTGCGCTTCACCGCTTCTATGTATCTTGCATATAGTTGCAGAGTTTCCTGTCTAGATTTCACAGGACCGATGTGATTATGCCATTCAAGCGGGTCATCTTTCCAATAAAATCCATACTTTTCGGATTCTAATTGATATTTACTCACATTTGGATATTGTTCCGGTATTATTAGTGTTTTGGGATCTTGTATTATCAGTGGATGTGGGACAACTTGATTTACTAAATTGTTTTCGTCTAAAATCCATTTTAGTGTTTCTTCGTGTGATTCGTAGGTTTCATGTGGTAAACCAATAAGTAATGTGATGGCTACTTTAACTTTGTCCTTCCAATCTACTGATGTGAGCCTATGAAGTAGCTCTTTTACTTTATCTGGGTGAATGCCCTTACCAATTTCTTTTGCCGCTTGATAGTGAAATGTTTCTACTCCAAAAAATGTAGACGTTAACCCCATTTCCTGTAACTGTTGAATTTGATCTTGGTGTGCGTTCAACAAGTCAAGTCTCAAAAATGCAGAAAAGTTCATTTTAAATGGCAATGAAGAAAAAGTTTTGTACAATTCATCTAGTTTGTATTGGCTATCGTTGAAAGTATCATCCACAAAGATGTACTTATCCATGCCATACTTTTCGTAATTTTCTATTAACTCATCCCGTAACAGCGATTGATCTTTTATGTAATCTAACTTCTTCTTACCTTTAAGCGCAAAACTACAAAATTTACAATTGAATATGCAACCTCTGCCTATTTCTAGTATGGGAACTTCATTTTTCAATATGTAGTCATGTTCCACATATGAAGTTTTACTTTTTGAGAAAAAACTCTGTTCACCCACTACATTATTATAAATTGAAGTATTTCTAACAATACTATTTTCTAACGGTTTCGGCGTATTATTGAACACGTGTTCTAGATATTTTTTAGAATCACTTTCTGAAAAGCCTTCGAAAATGGCATCAACTTTGGGGAAGTTTTCTCTCAGAAAAATTCTCACACTAGGACCACCAGCTATGACTTTTATGTTTGGGTTTATATTTTTTGAAAATTCAATTATTAGTTTTGAAATTTTAGAAAGCTGTTGCAAGATATGGTTTGGATAAAATTCCCAATATGCTGCGCCAATCCCAACAACTTTGGTATCAGATGAAACATATTTTTTGATTGCTCTCTCTAATTCTTCATGGCTCATATTGTATATGTAATCAATTACTTGAGTTGAAAAACCTATAGAACGAAAATGTGAGGCTATACTATAAGATCCCCAACTGCGAGATCCCAGCCCATTCATATCAACTCTACTTTCCGAGAATATAACAATATCTGACATTTTTGAATTCATATTGATATTTAGCTACTGCCAAATATCATTCCCAGCACCATGGCATTAAATTTTTACTATTCAAGTTTCGTTTGGCGTCCAATGTTTCTAGATAGTTTTTTAATTTTTTATTTAGAGTATCATCGTACTCGTGGTGGTTTTCTATGTAGTAATCTATGTTTTTAACACCTATAGGCTTCAAATTTTTTAGTGCATTAAAGCCTAGATAATTTGGATTATGTAAAATGTTATTTCTGCGTCTTATATGATTTTGTTTACAAAACTCTATGATTTCATTATGTTGATATAGATTTAACGCACTCCAAGTTATATTAAACGCTAGATTCCAATTGTTCTCTTTTATAATGTCAACATTTTTTAAATATTGATCCCAATCGGTTGGGTATCTTATGTAGTTTGCTAACTCACCTACACCATCTAAACTTAACATTATTGATATTTTTCGGAAACGCTTTAACAATTCTATCCATTTGTTGTTCAACCCGTTCCCATTGCTGACGAATATTAATTCAGTATTTTCAGTATTCCATACATTAGCCGAAAGTCGTTCTATGAAATCAAACGTATTCTTGCTATAAAATGGTTCACCGCCCAATAGGTTTATCTCAATTGCGGTGTTTCTGCATTCATTTAATATGTCGTCAATGTCTGATGTTTTTCGGGTAAAATGTTCTACAATATTTGTATCATTGAATTGGTTGTAAATGTCTAAATCTTCGTTCCATTTACTGCTGTTACTAGGGTTACACATTATACATTTTAGATTACAAACGTTATCAAACCGTAGATCCCATACTAATTTTTTGGTTTCAAAGTGGTTTATATGTCTGTACCACATGCTCTGCCTGTAGCTGCGTTCTCCGGCGCTTTCGTCTAGTTTACAAATCGTACAGGTGGAAGGCCAACGCTTTTCTAGAAAAGCATTTTGGGTTTCTTCTATAATTTTATGATTTTTTAATTCTTTATAGGTATCAACATACTCTGGTGGGGTAACAGTTGACATGCAACAAGGCTTAACAGAGTAACCTTTTGGGTCTTTTACTACGTATTGGTTGATAAAAGGCAGAGAACATCCGTAGTGTTCTTGCAACTGTTTTAAATCTTTCATGATGATATATCTTTCATGATGATATTTAGTATAATGATTGGTAGCCCGTAGGGGAATCGAACCCCTCTTTCTAGGTTGAAAACCTAGCGTCCTAACCGATAGACGAACGGGCCATAAAAGATATACTATAACTGTTATCACTTTCCACAAACGGTACCGGTATTTGTCATAGTATATCTTATTAATGGCGGACTGTACGGGAATCGAACCCGTCTCCCTCGCGTGACAGGCGAGAATTCTAACCGATAAACCAACAGTCCTTTATTTAATGCTCTAACCAACTGAGCTACAACCGCAATTAAAAATGGTCGGAGTTGCAGGATTCGAACCTGCGACCCTCTGGTCCCAAACCAGATGCGCTACCAGACTGCGCTAAACTCCGGTGTTTAAAAATTTAGAATGTCTTGGGAAGTTTCGGTGATACGCACTTCATACTCTAAGTAAGGTTACGTCACATAAATGTAGTTTAAATGTTAGTCTCTCCTAACAGTCACGCCGTCAACTGACGTTTGGAAACTTTAATTATACACGCTTTGCTGTATATTGGAACACACCATAATTTAATGGCGCGCCGAATTTCTTTCTTGCTTTCGCAAGTGCTGCTTCTTCGTTTGCTTCAATAACTGAACCTAGATTTTCAACACCAGCAGTGATGTTAAATGTAAACATTGGCGCAGCCTCTGCTTCGACAGTTTTTGTAATTGTTTTTTTACGTGTAGATACGTTTTTAGTAGGAGCCGCTTTCGCCGACACTCTTTTTGCTAAACCTGTACGCTTGATCATGACTTTCTCCCATAAAGAACTTATACGGTATTTATCTGATTTGAGAAAGTGAAATGGTGGGAGATAAGAGACTCGAACTCCTGACATTCTCGGTGTAAACGAGACGCTCTACCAACTGAGCTAATCTCCCTAAAGCAGTGACTTTTGTGATTGTTTCAACGGGAAGTATGTTACCCGAATGGCATAGTCAAATCATATGCTAGGAATTTGGAGCGGGCGATGAGATTCGAACTCACGACCCTCACCTTGGCAAGGTGACGCTCTACCACTGAGCTACGCCCGCTTATACGTTTATTTATACTATTCTTTCTTTTTAATCAATGATATGATCATTCCTGCTAAATCTGGGAAAGGATAGGTTGCCAAATACGGTTTTTCGTGATGAATTGCATGATAACCATCGCCTCCTGCAATAAATGCAAGTAATATGTTGTCTTTCGGTCCATTTTCATTGTGTAAAAGAGAATTCACTAGTGAACCCATACTTAACGCAAGAAACGGAGGGAAAAAGTATAAAGCATAAAGCAACTTAGGATCAATCAATGAAACTATTGCAATATGAAAAAGTATAATATATACATAGTATGTATGAAAGAATACTATACCTTTTTCTGATTTAAGTTTTTCAGATTCTTCGGAGATAGCCACACCCTGTGGGTAATCAAACCATGATATAAAAAATACTTTTAAAATACCTTTATACGTTGGTGAATGTGGATCATATTGTGTATCTGAGTATTTGTGATGCGCTAGATGCATTCTTCTCCACTCTAATACACTACCGATAGATAATACTGTTGTTAAGTAACATAAAACATAGTGCCAAAAGATGTTTAGTTTAAAACTTCTATGGCTGAAATATCTATGGTGACCTACAATTTGACCAATTATAGCTAACACATAGCCGACTAAAAGACTGTATACCCATTGTTCTAATGTTAAAAAATAAAAAGAAAATGGTAAACTTAGTACCATAGCATATTGAAACCAGCCATGTCTAGTATATGTAGTTTCTTTTGTGAACGGCAAGCGATACTTCATACAATTTCCAGTATATGTTTGGTGGAGAATACGAGAATCGAACTCGTGATTCTAGAATGCAAATCTAGCGTGATCCCGCTTCACCAATTCCCCACTTTTCTGAAATTTGCCTTTCTATTAAAGGCGTAACTTCATTTTTATATTTACTGTGAACCATTTCATGATGATTTGGACACAGAGGTATTAAATTTTTTGGTGCGGATAGAGGGACTTGAACCCCCACGAGTTACCCCGCTAGAACCTAAATCTAGTGCGTCTACCAATTTCGCCATATCCGCATAAGAAGAATGGTGCCCTCACACGGACTCGAACCGCGGACCTGATGATTACGAAAACACACCTTGTGAACCTATCGTTATCGCGTGTGCTTTCAAATCAACTGCTCTACCAACTGAGCTATAAGGGCATTATCTTCGTATATAATTATTTAGCATTTAGAACGAAAAGTTGTTCCTAATACGCTAAAATTTAAATTTTATCTATACGATCTACCTTTACCTATGTTTTTGTTTTTATAGGTTTCCGTCTGACTGTGACAATTTGGGCAAATTAATCGTAAGTTTTCAGGTGTATTGTTTTTGTGATTGCCATCAATATGATCGCATTCTAAAACGATTGGTTTACCCTGCCATTCGCTTATACCACAACATTCACATGAATAACCTCGTTGCTCTACCAACTGAGCTATAAGGGCCAATTTGGCGGAGAGGGTGGGATTTGAACCCACGGTAGACTTTCGCCTACGCCGGTTTTCAAGACCGGTGCAATCAACCACTCTGCCACCCCTCCAATATTGGCTCCCAGAGACGGGCTCGAACCGCCGACCCAATGATTAACAGTCATTTGCTCTACCGACTGAGCTATCTGGGAATAAAAATTTGTCTATTGTTCACCAGGCAATAGACAAAAACGGCTTTGTATAGGTGACCCTCTACTGAGTAGTTGAACTTCTGCCATCTTCACGGTTCAACTTCTGCCTAGCAACTCGTTCTCAGGTGCCGTTTTTAAACTCTGTTTACAATTGCATATTCGTCAACGCTCGGTCCCTCACCAGGATTTTACGGGTTCGTTACTCCTAGGAGCCTACCTACCTGTCACGTTTCTTTGCTCTTAATACACAATTGAAAACAGATAAAATCTGTTTCCATCTTCATTATCGACCGAAGTCTAGAAGATTAAGACATTCTAAATTTTCAAACAGCGTGTTCCTAACTCTAACAAAACTTAATGTCTTTGTCAAGAACTTTTTTTCTTTTTCAGAAGTTTTTTTGAAACTCACGTTTCGCTTCTGATGTTCCTCACTCTAACAAACTATTTTGTCTTTGTCAAGAACTTTTTTTCTTTTTTGTTACGAGTGCATCTGGTTACTAGCCTTTGCCCTCTCGCAACTTTCTTAACTTATCAAAACTTATCCGATTCGTCAAGAACTTTTTTCAGATGTGGTCGCCACCACGGGACAGATTTTTCCCCAAATGTCAGTTTGCGTGTATCATAATGAGTGACGCTCCCCGCCCGACCTTAACGCTGTCGGATACTCTGAATGAGAAGCTAACCGTGACCTCTCACGTGTCCGTTACGGAACAACCCGATGTTTTGGTTTGTGTCAGTGACCATCACATTTATATAATTTAGTTCATTCTTTATGATTCGTCAACATAAAAAATGAAAAACCCTCAGATTTTTTTCTGAGGGCGTTTCGTAACTTTTAGTCTAGTTATCGTCTACGCCCTGTCACACAGCATCATTCGCTGGGTTATTACCCAGTGTTGTTGATGTTTGCGATGTAACAAGTTCGTATGTCATAACTTTCCTTTAATTATCTTATACTTTTATTTATGACTTTAGTCAGATATCGCACCTCGAATAGTCAATTCCGAGTATATTTCAAGATATTCCATCATTTGCTCATAGGTGGGTTTACTCCACTTGCGCATCTTAATGAATTGCTTTAGTAGTTCGTCGTTAGATTTCAAAGAGTGCCTGTCCATTTTCTTGCCTTTCAAGATATACAATCATAGGTGCTTTGTCAATTACAATGTGCATGTCTTCATTGAGGTCATGCAATCTCAACTCTATAAAATCTTCGCCGTATTCTTCTACTAATAGATAGTAGGAACGGTATTGTTCTTTGTATGCATTTATCTTTGCGTCTAGTGCAGCAAGCAAGGCTCTTCCGAGGAACATTTCTCGGGCATCAATTATGTTATTTTGCATCAGTTTTTATGTCGTCGTGCGTTGAGTCGATCAAGTCGTTCTTGCAGCCAGTCAATGACAACTTGTTCTTGGTTAGATGGTTTAGGTTTAACTTTAAGATCGGTGATTTCTTGGTTTAGTACGCATAGTATAGTCCACTCTATACTTGATAGTGGCTTTTCGTCAACGACTGGATCACTCATTGCACTCTCCGTTGTTATTTTACCATTCTTTATATTACAATACTATAATATTGTCAAGCATTTTGTCAATTTTTTAGATCAGGCGAATGATTGATTTGGAAGTCGTATACTTCGTATTCTCCACCATTTGTTTCGCCATTATTGCCTAGTTCCATTTGTCCTTCTTGACCAATAGACATAGGTTGTCCTTGTTCGCCCTTCTCTTGGGCTTCTTGCATCGCTTTTCTATTTTGCTCTGTATTAGCTATGGCAATTGCACGTGGTCTAACCTCGCCCAAATCATCGGGTGCGATTACCCATACATAAATCCATTCTCTGTCACCACTCTCTACGTGGAATAAGTACAGACTATCTTTGTCGATTGCCCCATGCACAGGATAACCTAACAATCTATCAACTGTTGAATGCGACACGATTGCTGCTACAAGTGTTAGCGGAATGATCAAGAATGTAATAATGAAATTTTTATAATTCTTAACAGCAATCCAAAGTACAACAATTGTAAGAAATACAACAGATGTTAATAAAGGTAATAGATCAAGATTATAACTTGTCATGGCATGTTCCTTGTGATTATGGGCCGTGTATTGTTGGTGTTCTAATAGTATTTGTTGCGGGTGTATTTGGTGACCCACCTGCTGCATCAGATTGATGTATTGCACGCCCAGTTATAATACTACGTCTTAGTGGCTGTATGTCAATGATGTTTCCTTGATCATCAAGTGTGAATTCAATCATTGGAATTTCTTGTCGTCTTGCAGTGTATTCGTATTCTGCAATAAATGATTCTTTGTAAGGATTGACTTTGATTAGTGTAAACTTTATTGTTCCCGGACCTGGGTCAGCGGTAACAACCCCATCCGCCAATCTAGTGACGCTTCTAGAATATATATGTGCTGAAACTGAATACGTACCTGCTTGTGTTCCGCGCATCGTGACTACCTCACGATTTATACGTAAAACATCAGTGGTTCCATCGGGACGGGTGAACGTATCATTAGAATATCCCAAATCGTCTTTCTCTAAGTTTAGCAAGCCGCCTTCTTTGTTCATAAATGCAACTTTCACACCGTTCGGGTCCTGAACCCACAGGTCTACATCATCGTTGAATTCTTCGTTCCATTCGATGATTATTAGATATTCTGCTTTTGTTGGAATATCGTTTCTCTTAGTTGGGGGGTTGATAAGAATGAATGCTACGACAAACAGGAACACAAATCCAACCAGAAGATTGAATAGCAAATCAGTCATACCAGTTGAACTTTTGTATCTGTTTGGAGACTCCATATCAGTCTCCTGTTTCTAGATTTACAAGTTGTATTTTTAGTATTTGACTGCAAATTAGACCAACAAGTGTAGTATATAGTGCGGTGCTCATACCTAGCGCCATTGCAGTTAATGCTTCTTTTAATGACTCAGCATTACTTGTATCGATGTTTTCGAAACTAGATCCTAACATCAGAATGAAACCTGCAACTGTACCTATCATACCAAGAGTAAGCATAGTTTCACTTAGGAACCAACCTACGTTTGCTGCTGATCTGACTGATTGTTTTTTTGATTTTTTAAAAGTGGCGTGTCCTACATGTAAACTTGCTGCTACATAAATTGCTAGGATTGCAAAACTTAGTTTAGTAGTGTCTTTACTGTAGATTTCATCAACCCACCCGAAAAAATATGCGAGATAGCCAATTACTAATGAAATACAGAAAACAAGCCACCATTTAAGAACTCTGGACATACGCCACTCCTTTAAAAGTTTGATATAGTATTTATACTATTCATCAACTTACATGGAAAAACTTGATCCGCAACCACATGTAGTCGCCGCGCTTGGGTTATCAATAGTGAATCTATCGCCATGCATACTAGAAACAAAGTCGATAGTTGCGCTATCTAGATACATGATACTCATGCTGTCTACTACTAGTTTAACTCCGTTTGTTTCAATAACGGTATCATCTTCTGCAATATTGTTGTCAAAGCCAAAACCATAGTTAAAGCCGTGACAACCGCCACCTTCTACGTACACACGTAGTGCAACTGTTTCGTCTGCTTCATTTTCTACAAGAAGTTCTTTAGCCCGCGCTGCGGCACTCTCTGTGAAAAGCATAGTATTCTCCGTTATATTGAAAAACTCTCGCCGCACCCACAACGTGCTTTTTCGTTTGGGTTCTCGATAAGTTCGAAATGTGTGTTGAATCCCTCTGTGACAAAATCTAACGTTGCACCTTTAATCGCATGTGCGTATTCCATCGGAACAGACACGCTAATGCCATCGATTACAACGGTCATGTCTTTTAGAGGGTTAATATTTTCTGCTAGTTCTACATTGTACATTAAGCCCGTACATCCAGCAGTTTTCATACTGATATAGATGCCTGTGCTTTCACTTACTGAAAGCAGAGAATTAATTCTGCGCTTTGCGCTATCTGTCAAAAACAACATACTTGATCCCATCATTCAATTTTTGTTTTTTGTCTTTTGCGGCATTGTGTATCTCCGCGATAGAATGAAACTTACATATCAAGCCCATCGCATTTTTATAATTTTTGTACGTATCAATGCTGGATTCAATTTGATCAATGATAAACTGAGATTGATCTTTTAAATCAGCGATGAAATCATCAATTTCTGCGACACTTGTAATGTCTGCCAGAGCATACTCATAATGTTGGGATAATGATCGGTCTATCACGGAAAGATTGTCAATAATGTCAGTGTCTTCACCGTTTAATTCAATAAGATATCTTGCACGGGAGATAGGGTCTGCGAGTGTATTGAATGCACGTTCTGCAAACATAAGTTTATCATTCCCAAGAACCGTTGTGTCTTCTTTTAAAATAGCAACAACTTTCTTATAATGCGTAGTTAGGCTACGCACACTAATGCCATATTTTTCATCAATACCAAAGAACTTGAAATAGTTCTTTTCTGTAAGATTGTATATTTTCTTCGTTCCTGACATACCTTTACCTATATGTATACTCTATCATACTACTATATGATGGTATCAAAGTCAAGTGCAATCTTATGTGTTTTTTAATTTTTCTGTTAATTCGTGATACGGTCTTAGTTTTGGATCAGTCTTGTCATTTTCGTTAAACTGTAGACCATATCTCCAGCCATTTTCGACTTGCTTTGATACCCAACGATTGTGTTTCATCGCTGATAAATCAATTTCTGTTTCACCTTCTGGTAGATCGTATTTTTCACTAGTTGTGACTTCCATAGTGAAATCTGCATCTGTCCATTCTTCTAATAGTCCAAGTATTACTTCTGCTTCTGCTTCTGACACTGCGCGATTTAAACTAAAATCATACACATGAAATGTGTCTTTTTCGCGATAAATCACGGCAGTACCATCTTCTAATGGTTTAAAGATATTTGCAATTGCACTTTTAAGGACCGTTATGATGCCTTTGATGTCGTGCTTTGAGAATTCTTCTTTCATTGAAAGACGAATGTAATACTTGAAACTGTTTTTAGCCATTCTCGCCTGCGCCTCTATTGTTCATTGCTTCCCATTGTACTTGCGTCATTTTTACATCTTCTGGTGGGACTTCAACTGTTTCAAACTTTGTTGAACTTGAATTCACATACAGACCGAACCAAGCCGCACCTGCACCCACAATAACACTCACCAATCCTGCTTGTTCCATGTTTGGGGTTTCCAACGCCATAAACCATTGAACAACATCATACAAAAGATAGATGTACATAGAAATGAACGCTCTTGGAAATAAACGCCATCTACTAAAGTACTCTGGTGCATACCACCACCATCGCTCTTGCTTATCCATTTTATGTCTCCTGACAACTCTCATACTGTATTTATCTTTTAAATTCGCAGTTTAGTGAAGTGGAAACAAAAAAACCCGACATTTCTGCCGGGCTATTCGATGTACATGTTATTGTATTAAACTGTAGGAAGTGATCCCCAATCATCTGGAATATCGATGTTGATCCATTCACTGCCGTTGTAACCTTCAAATCGTTTTGTCTCTGAGTTAAAACGTACCATACCTTCTTGCGCTTCACTTGGGCGTTGTGCAGTTGTTCCTCTTGGGAAAAGCATTGCACCGGTGTTGGCGCTGTTGTCAATAGTACCTGAGATATACGCATTATTCCACTGCTTTGTAGAACTACCAAAATCGTATGTTGCTGTAGTTTGCGGGATTAGATTTGAATTAATATCCGCTGTTAGTGAGATTGTGTCGGTTGATGCATCACCGAATATCAAGTTACCTGAGATAGTAGCATGTCCGGAAACGTTCAAGTTGCCACCGATTTGAACAGTGTTTGCATACGAGAGAACACCTGTCCCGGTGTCTAATTGCCAAACATCCCCAGTGTATCCGTCATAGTCGATTGGAGTTTCTGCGATTGAACCCCAATCACTTGCAAGACCACCGGTTGTTTGTGATGGTTCCCAAAGTTGAGATAGCGCGTTGTACTTTAATACGTAGCCATTTGCTAAACCAGTAAGATCAACGTCTTCTAAATCTGCAAGTGCGTTTACAGTTGATAATGCTTCCCATGTCGATAACGGAGTTCTAAATTTCAGAGTTTTATCTGTAGTGTCTATCCAAATGTCATTAGCGCGAACCGCATAACCATCGGTAGTATGCGGGTCAGTTGCACCTTGGTATAAAGTTACACCAGATTTGCCTATCTTGAAATAAGGTACACTAGTACCTTTAGCATTAATTGTAACAGCCATTGTTATCGCAGTCCTCAACGTTCTTGTTATATTGGTGATTCACAGTCTTGATGCTGTGTCGTTAAGTATTAACATAATCTATTTATCATTTCTATCATTATATCATATTATAATGAAATGTACAATAAAAAAAGAGGGGACCTCTTTCGAAATCCCCTCCCTGTGTTACCACAAAGTTAAATCAAACTTGTGTAATCAAAGATTACATTTGCTTGAATTCAACTGTTACGATTACGTTACCAGTTGCTGGTGTTGCTGATGAACCACCGTTCTGGATGTTAGCTGTTAGTGTTGAACCGCCAGCTGTTGCGTTTTCGTAACCTAGGTCCATTACGTAGATACCACCTTCTGATAGATCAACGTCATTTGCACCTACTAGTGTGTTTGTACCGTCTGTAACGATTAGCTCGTCTGCGCCTACGAATGCACTTGTAACCTTTACAGTAACTTTGTTTACGTAGTATGTTTTACCTGCTACGTTTGCTACTGTACCGATTGTGAATGATGATGCGCCGTTTGCAGCGAATGCTACACGACGGACACCCATATCAACTGAACCAGCGGCCGCTGCGTCAACGTAATCTTTTGTTACGATTGCGTTGCCTGCGCCTGCTGACATGTCGTAACCAGCTGGTGCTAGTAGTAGACCGTTGCCTTTTGGTGCTAGGTTTAGGTTAACATCTGTTGATGTACCTGCTGCCGCTAGTTCTAGACCACCTGTACCGTTTGTGAATACGAAGTTGTCTGCTGCCGCTGCTGTTTCAACGAATGTTGCGATTGCTGTATCGTCTGCACCTAGGATCTGTACGTTACCATCTGCTGAGCCGCCGTTGCCGCCCTTGATGATTACTGAACCTGATGCACCGTTAGCTGAACCGTTACCGCCTTTTAGGATTAGATCACCACCTAGGCCTGCAACTGAATCACCACCTGCAACTGTTAGGTCTGTGTCTGCTTCACCCTGTAGTAGAGCTTCGCCTGACTGACCAACTAGGAATACGTCACCACCGTTTTGACCCTGTAGATACATATCTACTGCGCCTGTGCCTGATGCGTTCTTAGCTGATAGAGTTACACGACCGTTAGCGTTTGTGATATCTAGGTATTCTGCTGTACCTGAAGCTGCGTTTGATGCTTCTAGTACTAGAACGCCCGATGTGTTACGTAGCTGTGTTGCATAACCGTACTCTAGTGCTGTACCTGCTGAGTTAACTTTTAGTAGCTGGTGTGCTGAGCCGTATGATGATAGACCTGTACCACCGTTAGCTGTTGGTAGAACACCATCAACGTCTGCTGTTAGAACTACTTTACCGTAGCCTAGAGCACCTGATGCGTTAACTTTTAGTACTGAGTTGTTTGAACCTTTTGCTAGTTCTGCAACGCCTGCGCCTGACATTAGAGCGATTGAGTCATCTGCGAATGCTGATGTATCTGTGCCTGTACCGCCATATACGCGAGCTAGTTCTGTTGTTAGTGTTAGTGAAGCTGCTTCAACTGCACCTACAACTAGACCTTCTGAACCTAGTGTCCAAACATCGTTACCTTCGTCCCATAGGAATGAAACGTTTGCTAGAGTACCACGCTCAACTTCGAAACCAGCGTTTAGTGTTGCTGCGTCTACTTCGTTTGAGTTTAGAACGATGATGTTATCTTCGATAGCAACTGTTTCTGATAGAGTTGTTGTAACTGCACCTGAAACTGTTAGGTTACCTGAGATTACCGCGTCGCCTGAAACTGATAGTGAAGCTAGTGTTGCTGCACCTGCGTCTAGAGCGTTTGCACCGAAGTCACCAGCTACACCGAATGTTGCCGCTGTATCTGTTAGTGTGATCTTTGTTGCTGTTGCGTTATCATCGATACCTGTTGAAGCGAAGTTTGAAATCACGCCACCGTGTACTTTGTCACCTGAGATTTGGTTATCTGCTAGTGTTAGAGTACCTGATGCTACGTCTAGTGAGCGACCTGCGCCTACTGTGATGTCGTAACCTGTCATTGCATTTGCTGAACCAGTTAGGTTTGCTGATGAAATTGTACCACCGTGAACTTTGTCACCGTTGATTTGGTCGTTTGCTAGTGTTAGAGTACCTGCTGACACATCGATTGAACCTGTTAGAGTTGCATTCGCTGATGTTAGAGTTGAGAATGTACCCGCTGCTGATGCGTTTGCACCAATGATTGCACCATCAATTGCACCACCATTGATATCAACATTGTTTGAATTCATTGTTGAGAATGTTGCTGCTGCTGATACTGATGCACCGATAACAACACCGTCAATCGCACCACCGTTTAGGTCAACAACGTCTGATGTTAGGTTTGCGCCTGAAATGTCGCCACCTGTGATCTGAGCGTTTGCTGAGTTTAGTGTTGAGAATGTACCTGCTGCTGATGCAACTGCGCCGATAACTGCGCCGTCGATGTTACCACCGTTAACGTCAACTGAATCCGCTGTCATTGATGTGAATGTAGCTGCTGCTGATGCTGCTGCACCAATTGTAACGCCATCCATTGCACCGCCGTTTAGGTCAACGTTGCCTGATACTAGTGATGAGAAAGTACCTGCTGCACTTGCTGTGCCGCCGATTACTGTGCCATCAATCGCACCGCCGTTTACGTCTACTGAACCTGATACTAGTGAGTTGATTGTGATTGAGTTAATTGTACCACCTTCAACTTTGTCACCTGAAATCTGGTCGTCTGCTAGTACTAGTGTAGCTGCTGATACGTCTACTGTATCACCTGTTTCTGCTACTAGACCTGCTGTTACAACGCCATCCTTTAGAACAACGCCATCAACTGTTACGCCAGCACCTACTGTGTGTTCTGCGATTGTATCTACTGATACTGAACCTGAGAAGTCTGCTGATGAGCCGTCTACTGCGTCTGTGAATGTGATGCCTGCACCTGATAGTGAGCCGATTGTATCTGCTTCGATACCGTCCATTGCTAGGTTAGCAACTTTTAGGTCTGCATATACTGCGCCAACTTTGAATTCAAATGTGTCTGTTGTTTCATTGAACTGGAATGTTGCTGCATCTGCTGTACCACGGTCGATTTCGATACCTGCTGTACCTGCTGTTACGCCTGCACCTGTTTCGCCTTTGTTTAGAACGATTGAGTTGTCTGCGATTTCTGTGTTTGTTGTGTTTACAGATGTTAGTGTGCCTGAAACTGTTAGGTTACCTGCGATTGAAACGTCTGCACCAAACGCAACTTCTGCATCTGAGATTGTTACTTGTGTTGAAGTAGCATTGTCATCGATGCCTGTTGAAGCGAAGTTTGAAATTAGACCACCATCGATCTTGTCGCCTGAGATTGCGTCATTGTCAAGTGTTAGCGCCTGACCTGATAGATCAACGTTTGTACCTGAAATTGCGCCGCCTGTGATTGCAACGTTAGCTGATGTTAGGTTTGTGAAAGTACCTGCTGCTGATGCTGCTGCACCAATAACTGTACCGTCGATTGCACCACCATTGATGTCTGCTGTTGTAGCTGTTAGGTCTGCAAATGTTGACACACCTGTTGCTGTAACGCCAGAGTCTTTTAGTAGAACGCCATCAATCTCAACACCGTTACCTGCTGTTTTTTCTAGGATTGTGTTTGTTTTGATGTCGCCTGTTGTGATTGTACCTGCACCTGAGATACCTGCGTTTGCAACGTTGATACCCTGTGTAGTTACGATTAGTGAGTTAAATGTGATGTCACCACCTGTTGTGTACGCTTCGATTGTGTCAACGTATAGTGTACCTGTTACGTTAGCATCAACGAATGTTGCGTTTGCTGCAACTGCCGCACCGATAACTGTGCCGTCGATGTTACCACCGTTTAGGTCTACGTTACCTGATGTTAGTGATGAGAATGTACCTGCTGCTGATGTTGTGCCACCGATAACTACGTTGTCGATTGCTGAACCAGCTGCGCCGTCTACGTCTAGAACGCCATCAACGTCTAGTGTTTTACCAGCACCTACAGTGATGTCGAATTGTGATAGTGTCTTGCCTGCGCCACCCTGAATGTTAGCTGAGTCAATTGTACCACCTGAAATCTTATCACCTGAGATTTGGTCGTTTGCAAGTGTTAGAGTACCACCTGAGATGTCGATTGAACCGCCAGTGATTGCTACGTTGTTAGCATCCTGTGTTGCGATTGAACCTAGACCTAGGTTTGTGCGTGCTGTTGCTTTACCTGCTGTTTGTGAAGCATCAACGCCTAGACCACCGTTTGCTAGTGGTAGAGCACCTGATACTGCTGATGCGTTTGTTAGGTCTAGCGCGCCAAATGTAACGCCGCCTGCACCGTTTGACTTTAGAACTTCACCTGTTGTTGAAGTACCGTTTAGTGTTAGTGCATCGTTTACAACCTTAACATATGTACCGTCTACGTTCACGTTTAGTGTGTTGCCTGATTTTGATAGAGCATCACCTGCTGTGATCTGACCTGTACCTGTGAATTTTGTGAATTCGATGTCTGATGCGCCAACTTCGATTGGACCATTTGATGACATTACGAAGCCTTGGTCTGAGTTAACAGTACCTTCTTCTACGAAGAAGAATGCACCAACGAACTCGCCTGTTGCGTCCATGTCTACTGCGCGTGTCATTGCTGCCGCTGCGCCGTTGAATACGTAGATACCGTTTTGTGAAGCTGTTGTTTGGTCCTTTAGAAGAACACGATCACCAGCAACTAGGTTAACACCGTCAATTGTTGATGGTGCTTCTGCTACGTTGATGTTAGCTGTTGTAGCTGCACGTACTGAATCCTTAACATCAAGACCTGATGCTACTGAGTCTACGTATGCTTTTGAAGCTGCGTGGTTGTCCGCTGTTGGTGTTGTAGCAACATTTAGGTGACCTAGTGTTGTACCGTCAGTTGTGATTTTGAAAAGTGAGTTGCCTGAGTCATAAACTACGCGACCACCTGACTTACCAAACTGTACGTCAGCACCAATACCACGGATACCAAAGTTTTTAATATCTGCCATTTAGTTTCTCCTTAAAAATAGCATTTGTAAATAAAGGTAACTATCCCATCATTAAACATCATGTTTTAATGGATGGGTAGTGGTTAATCATTTTTATAATGATTGTTCCTTTAATTTTGAGTGAAGATATACTCCTTGGAAGAAACATCAAGAAGTAGTAGGGTTAGATCCCCTACAAAAGTATTTATACAACTGGTTGGGTTGATAATATTCAGATATTATACATATGTCACAGTGACTTTAATTTCACCAGAAGTTGCACCAAAGTGTTTTAGATTTGCTTTGATTTCAAGTTCTGTTGAACCAGTATAATGGAAGTCAGGTGTTGTTGTATAAGATCCGTTACCTTCTAGATCGTTTTCATCCTCTGACATAAATCTGTCAGGGTCAGCCGCCGTGCCTACTTCAAGCGCAGGAACGCCATTAGCATAACCTTGAATTGGACCTAGAACTTCTACAAGAACACTTACTACACGTGAATTGTCACTAATACGTCCTAATGTAACGGTTTTAGCAGTACCAAAGCCGCCTACCGGGCATGTGAATGTGTAAGAAAGTGAATTTGCGTCTGTTGCAGCACTGTCTTGTGTTGCTACAAGTGTCCAATCGGATCCATCCCAAATGTATAGACCCCATTCACCTTCACCTGTATTAAGCACATACGCACTATCGCCCACTAGTTTAGTCGGTAGTGCATCACGTGATGCAATGTTTTGTACGACTACAGTACCCGCTTTGCGAACACCTTGTTCTACGTTTAGACCAACTGCGTATGAGCCGTTATGTCCTGATAGGATACCGAAGTCTGTTGTCGCAGAACCAACAATGTCTCTTAGAATGATTTCACCGCCGTCATTTCTGCGTAGTTGAAGCACATAAACACCAGTTGCACCTGCGTATGATGTATTCAATGATGTAATTGAATTCATACCTGCAAATGGGTTACCTTGTGCATCGTTAGAAACGTTGGCGATTGTGATACCACCGCCATTAGTTTCAATTAGTATTAAATCACCATTTTCGTGTGAAGCAGTTAGATTTGGAATACCAGCAAGCATAATGTCATTTGCCATATCTTCTGCTACCGCAACTGGCATGCCATATTGTGCATTACCTGCTGTAGTCGTGTTAAAGTTTACAGTTTGACCATTGATAGTTGCTGCGAATGGCGGGAAGCCGCCAACTAGACCATATGCAGAACCGTATGTAGCAATATTTGATTTCACTTCATTTGGCGCTGCACTTGCTTCTGCTACTACTTTGTGTAGATTTGTTTTTTGGTTAATGTCTGTTACTGCGTTTTGAACAGTAACATCACCAAGTGTGTTTGTTGTGAATTGGACATTCACATCGTTTATTTCGAGAGTATCACCTGCTGTTGCTTTACCATTTGTTTTTGTGCCACGTACAACGCTAGGTACTGCTTCTAGTAGTTTCAAGAAAATAGCAACGCCGGTGTCTGTTAGTGTCAGGTCACCTGAGCCGTCAACACTTGGGTAGATGAAATCGCCTACTTCACCTGGCAGACCTGGAACAAAGTCAATTACTCCGTTTGCAGGACGTAGTAGAAAGTTGTTTGGGCCCGGACCTGGATGTGTTACTGTGCCAACAAGTCTGTCAATATTATCCGGTGATGAAACTTCAAAACCGTTTGTATCTGGATTGATACAAATTACATCACCTTCTTCAAAACCGTGATTTGGTTGTCTTAGTAGATAGTTGTTTGATGGGTTTAGATATTTGAAGCGTGAGTTTACGTTTGCGTAAAAGTCTGCTGAAACCACACCAGATGGAAGCGGATCAAGCATGGGGTCGCCGTTCTCGTTAAGTTGGAAAATAACACCAGCACCTGGGATAGTAAAGATACCAGAACCAGACGCACTTCTAAATGTGTTGTAGCGTAGTCTATCTTCAACTTCGCAAGTAACTGTAAATGCTGTTTTTGCTGAGATTGAAACAATCTGTAGCGCACGACCATCAGTTGCACCAGCGATAAAATCACCTACAACTACGTCATACCCATTGAATACGTTTGGCGTTCTAGTTAAGTGTGAACCGTGATTTACAGTAGTCACGTTCATAGCGATTTCCCAACGATATGCTTTTGGGTTAGAACCACCACTCCACCATGCGTCACCCTTGCCATCGTCATAATCCCAGAATGCTACTGCTGTTGCTTTTGTAACGTTACATGGTAGAACTTTGGCAGGGACGTTAAGATCAATTGCACTGGTTTTGTAGTTAGCCATTCTTTATTTCCTTATTAAATCATAGAGAACACGATCCAAGCGTGTGTTGCTGTGCCGAACGAACGTGACGCGCCTGTATCTGCTTCGCGTAATTTCAATGTCATAGTTGTGCTGCCGAAGTTACCAAATGCAACTGGGTTACCTGCACTACCACCACCTGCAACAACACGTGTTGTAATGTCTTTGTTTAGTGGCATGATAACATATTCATTTGACTGATACGCATAACCATAAATCAGAACGTTTGATGGTGGGAAATTGTATCCTGAGAATGTGATTTCAACGTCACCGCCAGTTGTTGATAGAATTGTTGCACTTACGCCACTTGTTGCGTTTGTAATACTTGTTAATGCACCGTTAGTTGCATAGTTCAACTTAAAGTATTCTGTACTTGCACCTGTACCACCCGAACCTGCAGGAGCCGCCGCTGGTTGCCACTTGCTTGATGTTGAGTTCCATGTTAGAACATCGCCATTAACTGGTGCGCTAGTTGCAGTGTCAACATCACTTAGTTCATTAATACTTTCTTGTGTTAGATCAACTGAGCCACCACCTGCAACGCTTGCTGCAACGAACTTTGTGCCATCCCATTGTAAGAACTGACCAGTTTGAATGCCAGCAGTATCAACATCGCCTAGGTCTGCAACTGATTTCGCTGCGAATGCTGTATCAAAGTCACTTGAACTGAAATAATCTGGGTGTGCAGTTAGATCAACGTTTCTCCACTGGCCTGATGCAGTGTTGTATGTTAGAATTTGATCGTTTGCAATACTTGAAATATTTGTATCTGTTAGACCAAATAGAGTAGTAGAAACACTAGTGCCTGCATTATCTGTACCTGGAGCCCACTGTGCGCCATCCCATTTTAGAACTTGGCCTGTTGTTGGTGCGGTGTTTGAAACATTCTGTAGATCACCAATATTTGCGCTCAATGACACTGTGTTTGTATTGATTTGAATACCAGTACCGGCACTTAGATTTTGTAGTGTTGGCTTATCCGTAAGATCGTTGTATGATCCTGAGAATGTATTGATATTCGCTACTGCATTTGCTACATCCGTAGTTGTTGCGAAACCAGTAACGTCTGGGATCGTTGGTTTATTGATTAAATCATTGTAGTCACCACTGAACACAGTTGGGATCAATGCATCTACTTCACCTTTTGTGTAGTAGTTAGTTAGATCAACTGTTGCTGCTCCAAGAAGACCAGTAATATCAGTTAAATCACTTATATCTGCTGGTATAGTTGGTTTGTTAGTTAGATCATTGTAGTCACCAGAGAATAGTGTAACGCCAGCAAGTGCTGCTGTTAGTTCATCCGCAGTAATATATGGTTCAAGTTGTGTGTTAAGTGCTGCATATGTTACGGGACGGTTTACGTTATTAACGTTTGTGTCTGTTAGGTTACTTAGATCAGGTTTATTCTTCAAGTTGTTGAAGTCTTGTAGATCATAACCATTATATTTTAGACCGTCTGCATCCTTAGACAGTGTTGCGTCACCGATGTGAATTGTGTTACCACTTAGGTATAAATCACGCCATCTGTATGTTGCACTACCCAAATCATATGTAACGTCTGCACTTGGGATCATGTGTTCTAGACCGCCATTGTTTAGTGCAAGAACATCACTATCGCCGTATGTTGAACCACCTAATAGATTTTGCGTATCTGTCAAGTCTGATACATCTGCTGGGATTGTTGGTGTCCCAGTTAGTGATGTATATGCACCATCAAACAGTGTAGGTTTGTTAGTTAGATCGTTATAATCACCTGAGAATAGTGTTGGTTTACCAGTTAGGTCTGCGTATACGCCACTGAATACTGCACTATCTACATATGCTGTTGTTGCATACGCACTCAGATCAGTTGTCGCTGCTGAAATTGTTCTAACGCCACCTGCACCGTTTGTGATTGTGATATTTGTACCCGCAACCAATTGTGTTGCAAGTCGTGCATCAACACGTGCATCTGTAAAGTATAGATTTGTGCCTTCTGCTAGGTCACTTGTTGATTTCGCTGCAAAACGTGAATCAAATCTTGCATCTGTCCACCACTTGTTTGTTGTACCTTCTGGAAGTTGATCAGTTGATGTTAGAACTGTGTCATTTGCAGGGACAAAACTAGAACCGTTCCATTTTAGAACTTGACCGTTTTGTATGCCAGCAGTATCAACATTTGTAAGCTGACCGATTTCAGCGTTAAGAGCCATAACACCAGTTGTGCTGTTGTATGATAGACCTGTACCACCTGAAATTGCTGCACGTGCGTCTGCATCTGAATAGCCTGTCCCTGAACCAGTCGATGATGCACTAGGAGTCCAAAGACCCGTCGAGGCTACATAAACAAGATGCTGACCATCTGCTGGCGCAACGTTTGAAACATTAGTCAAATCTTGCAGTGTTTCTGGGATAGATGGGGTGTTAGTTAGATCATTGTAGTCACCACTGAATACAGTTGGAATTAATCCATCTACTTCACCTTTTGTGTAGTAGTTAGTTAGATCAACGTTTGTATCAATTGCGGCTAGATCAACCGAATTACCATTTGAAATTGATAGAACAGTACCAGTTAGTGTCAACGATTGGTTATCACTATCGCCTGTCATAAAGCCTTGATCAATAACCCATTGCTGTGTCGCATAACCTGCAAGTGATGGGATCGCTGGTGTATTGATTAGATCGTTGTAGTCGCCTGAGAATGTAGTTGGGATCAATGCATCAACTTCACCTTTTGTGTAGTAGTTAGTTAGATCGACCGAACCACCAGTTGAAATGTTTGCAATCGCTGTATCGACATAGTTGCGTGTCGCAAGCGCCTCACTGTTCCATAGAGGAGTTCCATTCGCGTCTGCTTCTAGGCTATTGTCGCCAATTGAAATAGTCGAATTGTCTAGATAGATGTTTGTAAAGCGATTTGTTGGGGAACCTAGACTTTGTAGACTATCTGCCTCTGGGATTAAATTCCAACCCGCTTTCAATGTGAGTGTATTCGTACCTGTATCGCTTGATAGCCCTTCAATAGCACCAGTCAATGATGAATATTGTCCATCGAATAGTGTTGGTTTGTTTAGAAGTGTATTCCAATCTGCCGCTGGGTGAGTTACACCTGCGATTGCTGCACTTAGTTCTGCATCGGTTACATATCCACTTAGATCAATATTACCGCCGCTTACCGCCGCCGCAACTTGCGCATCAACATATGATTTTTGTGCAAAGTCTGGAGATGCCACCCATTTCGTACCGTTGTGCATTAACACGTTACCTAGTTGACCAGATATAGCAAGTTCCTCTGCACGGATTGCAGTGCCATGGAATGTTTCACCGTAAACGTCATTGAAGCGTTTTTCAGGAGAACCGATATCCCATCTGTTATCTACTGATGGGATGTTATGATTGTCTAGCTTAAAGAACTTTGCATCTGAATCTGCTTTTGAGTATACACTTAGATTTACACGGGCGGCCGCATCGTCAGTCAAATCGGACAGATTGTTTGACGGAACGAGAACACCACCCGCTGTTGCGTTTAGTGAGATAGTTAGAGTAGAACCATTGTCTGCTAGGGTCAGACCTGAACCAACTGCAATGCTTTTGAATTCTAATTGATTGTCAACATTTAGTTGCTTGAATACAGGTGTACCAGTGCCAACGTTTGTACCAGTTTGTACAGTTTCAGTAACGTCAACATTAAGAACAAGTGCAACGCCATTGTCTACAATGTTTACATTTGAACCAGCAATAATGCTTTTGAATTGCATGGATGAGCCAGCAATACTTTCGAAAATGCCATGTCCTGTACCAAGATTTTGTGCATCGCTTATCAATGCTACGCCGCCACCTAAGCCTGTTGTAGTATTGACAAATGCATTTTCGCTAACATCAAATACCAAGACTTGATCTTGCTGTAGGTTCCCCACCAATTTGAACGTGGGTGCAAACGGTTGTGCGTTAATACTCATTTATCTCTGTCCTTTAGTAATTCAAGTAAATCTTATCAATGTAACCTGCGCCTGTTACGTCTGTTATGCCAAGTGAATCGCGGTCTAAAATTGCTCTTAGGTAAACTAGGTTCGCTATGAAAGTAAAACCTTCAACTCCAGTAAACCCTGTATAATCTTTGTACGGCATACCAGTTAACAAGATATCGAACCAATCGCCTTCACCGGGATTGGTTGCAAGTGTACCTTGTACTTTGACACGTCCTGTTAGATTTTGACAATAGATTGCAACGGTGTGAATACCGTCAGTATAACCATAATAGCTATCGCCCGGTACTGGGTCGCCAGTTACGTTTAGTTCTACGCCACTGTTTGGCATGAGAGTTGTGGTTTTTCTAGCCATCGTAGTTTCCTTATGCTTTCTCTAATTCCACCACAGCGGCGTTGCCTAGTAACTCTGTAATTACTGCTTCAATTGTTGCAGCGATTTCATCGTTAACTACGTCTGGACCTTGACCATCTTTTGTTATTGTGGAAATTTTGATTACAAGAATTTCTTCTTTGATCTTCGCCATTTTGGTGTCCTCATTATATATAGATAAAACTATTTTTAGTGTTATTCTTATTTATCTATTTCTTCAATGAGTACCACTTTACTTATTTTGGCGATACACTCGCTAATTACGAACGTAATAAACTCTAAATCTATTCTATCTTTGCAGTATAAATTGTATGTATGATAATAGCCAATGTAGCGTCTTACAGTATGATTGTTTATAACACCGCCAGCTACTAGGATATTTTTGTTTAAACGATAGTTTTCATTATCTGCAAAATTTATCGCAAGATATTCTGCGACATGTGTTCTAAAATCATCATTAGGTGCAAGTGTGACGCGGTATCTATAATTTTTGAAATACAGACTTTTCTTAAATTCTACACTCTCCGGATACTTTTCAGTAATTTCTGGAAGTTCTTCGATAAACGGTTCAGTGTATTCTACATGTAATTCTTTGTAACGCTTCTTTGCTCGTTCAAAGTCGTCCTTTGTGAGGAAGTATATACAGGTTGTTGCTACGTTATGAACTTTTATGTCTTTAAAATTATTCTTCAAATATGAATAACAACGCTTTCGTTTATCTTTGTCTTCGTCGCTTTCTGGAAGAGGACACCACCACCAATCGAAATGTCGTGTTTGCCCATTACCACATCTAGCATTGTACATTTCTATTATTTCGGCAGAAGGGAATCCATACAATCTCTTGTAAGTGATCTTGTATGGATACTTCTTATAAAATAGTTTAGTCGAATATACAGTGCTAGGTGTATTCAAATGTTACTCCATCATCGACTATATTTATTGTCGCTGTGCCACCGTCTTGTAGCGCACCAAACAAAATTTCTTTCGACAATGGTTTCTTAATGTAATCATTGATAACACGCTGTAGTGGGCGCGCACCCATATCAGGTACATAACCCTTGTCGCGCATCCACTCTTTTGCTGCCGGAGATAGAACAATTGTAACGTTCTTTTCTTTGAGCATTTCGTTTAGTTCATTGATAGACTTGTCAACAATCATATCTATTTGTTCACGTCCTAGTTGCACGAACTCTACCATAGCATCCAGACGGTTTCTAAATTCAGGAGAGAAGAACTTGTTTACCGCTTGCATTGATGCATCGTCATTATCAGTTGAGAAACCGATTGCACGTTTTGATTTTTGCGCCGCACCCAAGTTTGAAGTCATAATTAGAATAACATTGCTGAAATCTGCTGTTTTACCAGTTGAACTAGTTAACTTACCATCGTCCATAACTTGTAGCAAGAGGTTCATAACACTTGGGTGCGCTTTTTCAACTTCGTCAAGTAGGACGATACAGTTTGGTGACTCGTCTACGTCATTGATAAGTTTACCTGCGCCAGCGCCGCCTTCGGCATGTCCAACATAACCTGGAGGGGCACCAATTAGTTTTGATACGGAGTGTTGTTCCATGTATTCACTCATATCATATTTCTTTAGTGGGATATCAAGATTTGCAGAAAGCTGACGACATAGTTCAGTTTTACCAGTACCAGTCGGTCCAACAAACAAGAACGAACCGATTGGTTTGTTACGAGGGCGCATACCGGATTTTGAAACTAGAATTGCTTCTACAAGTGCGCCAACTGCTTTATCTTGACCAAATAGCTTTTGCTTGATATTATCTTCAAGCGTTGCAAAATTCTTGTTTTCCTTAGTATCAATCATTTCTAGTGGAACACGTGTAATTTTTGATACTGCTTCGCGTACATCACGTACTGTAACGTTGCCTTCATTTTTGTGTAGTTTTGCTCTAGCACCAGCAACATCCATGATGTCAATCGCGCGGTCTGGGTTGTACTTACCATGCATATAACGTTCTGCTAGATCAACTGCAAGTTCTACGGCTTCGTCGTCATAGCCACGCTCGTGGAATGATTCGTAGTATTGCTTCAGCCCTTTAAGAATTAGTTTAGTATCTTCTTTGCTTGGTTGATCAATAACAACTTTCTGGAATCGACGTTGTAGCGCACGATCCTTTTCAAAGTTTTCACGATATTCTTCACTAGTGGTTGCACCAATGCAAAGAAGTTTGCCGCTTGCAAGTAGTGGCTTTAGCAAGTTCGCAATGTCAATATTTGAACCACCTGCTGAACCCGCGCCCATGATCATATGAATTTCGTCAATGAACAGGATCACGTTATCTTTCTTGGCAAGTTGGTCGAACACAGTCTTTGCGCGTTCTTCGAATTCGCCGCGATATTTTGTACCAGCAACAAGTGATGTAACATCAAGTGACCAAACAATCTTGTCTTTTAGTGTATCTGGAACATTGTCGTTAATGATGTTTAGTGCAAGACCTTCTGCGATTGCAGTCTTACCGACGCCAGGTTCACCTACGATGATAACGTTGTTCTTCTTACGTCTTGCAAGAACTTCTGACAGGTCGATAAGTTCCTGATCACGTCCGATAACTGGGTCGATACGACCTTCCGCTGCTTCTCGGTTCAAGTTTGTGCAGAAGTCTTCAAACTTAACAGGGCCGCCTTGCTGCTGTCCCTGTTGTGCTGGCATACCGCCGCCATTCTGCTGATACACTTCTTGCTGTAGAACTTCGATTGCTTTTGCTCGACTTGCTCCGGCTTTGCGTAGAATGTAATACGCATGTGAACTATTTTCACTCAATAGCGACACTAGAATATCGCGGCAGTGTAGTTTTGTTCTGCCACTGAAAATAACTTGCGTTACTGCGCGGTTGAAAACCCGATCAAGTGAAAGAGTTTTACGCGGAGCATCTTCTAGACCGGGAACGGTAATGTCGTCGCGTGATCCTAGATAGTCTTCCAGTTCTTCTGCTACTTGTCCAATATCTACGCCAATCTTACCTAGAAGGTCGCTTACATCATCTTCTTCGATGATTGCATATAGCAGGTGTTCAAGTGTGACGTATTCATGTGACAATGAACTTGCTTTCATAATTGCACGTTCAATTGAAAGGTTCACTCTATCAGGTTGATTACTCATTTTCGTCCTTAAATGTTATTTTTAGATTAGTGCTGTGTGCGATATTCTTAATTAAAATTGTATCGCCAATTCGTGTTTCATACGGTACTTTGACGCTAAAGATTGCATCAATATCAGAACTCATAAAGTCGTGCGTTGTTCCTAACATAGACGCAAGTTGTTCATGCGACAAAGTTACCGTAATGTGTAAATTCAGTATATAATTGTCTGCATCAAACATCAAGTGTTTATATGCTTCGATAACAAGATTTAATTTTTCGGGATCTCCATCACCTCCAAGATCGGGATGATGTTTTTCTAGAAGTAGTCTGTATTGTTTCTTTATATCGTCTTTACTAGAGTATTTAGTTAGACCGAACAGTGTATAGTAATCTGTCATTTGACACTTGCGTTATGTGCTGCAATTGCGCTATCTGCGTTTTCGTAATAGTTCCTATATGCGACAATAACATTTTTCTGTTGTGACACTAGTTGTAGGACATCTGCGATGTTAAGACTTAGTGCTTCGTATCCGTCACTCGTAAGAGCAAAAAGTACAATAGGTTGACCTGTGCGTTCAAGTTCTGCAAACACTTCTTCTATGTTGTCGCGGTTGACAACAATATAATCTACTTTGCGTAAATCTAATTGTGAAGTTTGTGGCAGAATTAGTTCAGGTCTGTCGATTGGCTTTCCTTGATATTCAACAACTTGTGGAGTTGTCGAACACGCACTAAGGGCGGTAGTTAGGGTTAGCAATGTCAGGACAGCTAGTGTTGATTTCACTCGGGCGTGTTGCATTGATTTCTTCCTGTGTAAGTGGTGACCCACTTTCTATCTCAAAACATCTTAACACATCTTGTGTAGCATTGTCAACTATTTTTTCAACTAGTGCAGGCTTTGCTTGCGCCAATGCGCCAATTTCATGCTCTGTTAGTTTTTCTTCCAATACATCTACTCTGCGCTGTGCGTCTGCGAATTCTTGTGATACTCGGTCGAATTCTTCACGAACTTGTATCAAATCTTCTCGTACCATTGACAGTGCATCATTCGAGTCTGCAAGGGCTTGTTCCGCAAGTGCTGCGTTAGTTTTTGCTACTTGAATTTGATTTTGCGTATAAGTGTAGTATTTCCAGGCGGCGAAACTTGCTGCACATATCAGTGCTGCAAGTATGAAATACTTTCTTATATTTGGTAGTGCAAACATTATTTGTATCTAAACGTAATACGTCCCTTGCTCAAATCGTATGGCGACACTTCGACTTTAACACGATCATATAGAATAACTTTGATGTTGTTCTTTCGCATCTTTCCAGACAACGTTCCTTCTATCATGTGGTTGTTATCTAGTTTAATTTTGAATTTGCTTCCCGGCAGTACGTCTACCACCTGACCTTCAAATTCTATGTATTCGTCTTTAGCCATGCTTTAATCTGTTCCGTTGTAATTGTTTTTGTAGTACCGTTAAAGAAGCGCAGAGTCCATTCTTGAATGTTTGTTAGACGTTCTGTGTCCAGAATCATTTCAAACACGTTTTCCATAAGTTTTTCGTCATTGTCTATTTCAACGAAAACCATGTAATAACCTTCATCGTCTGGGTTAGGAGAAACTTCTGTGTCTAGAATTTCTGCAACGCCGCGCTCAAGAAAAGTACCCAAGTCTTGTGCAGGTGATTCGTCGTCAACATAGAATCCAATTACTACAACATCATTATCGATGCCAGTTTTTGGTTCGAATTCGGCAATGCTGACGATATTTTTTACAAGTGATTGTAGGTCGCCGTATTCAACGCCTTCTTTTATCTGTTCGTATCTCATTGTTAAATATCCTGCTGTTCAATATTAGTTTCGTCGTCCAAACCATCGTCATATGCTTGGTTCAGTTCTGACATATCTACTTCATCATCGCCAATTTTAATTTTTTCATCTGAGAATTCATCAACAAATTTACGTGGCATCCAAACGTCGATTAACCAAACGTCATTAGATTTTAGTTTTGGCTTACCTTCTTCGTCCAAGTCTTCGCGTGATTTTACATCAACTGGAGTTTTAAGAACACCTTTGTTGAATTTGATTTCACAACCAATATCAGTCAAACGCAATGCAGCACGTGGGTCTGGCATTTTCTTGTATGGGTATAGTAACTTTATATGTAACCAGTAACGTGAAAGGTGCGGACCTTCAGCCACTTCTCCTAGTTTCCAGTTTTTGTATGCATACATGCCTTGCTGGTCTAACACATGTTCAAACTCTAGCAACATTTCCAATAGGGTACCGTTCTTGTCGATTGATCTTAGATTATCAAGAACATCGTTTTGATTAACTTCTGACATTGTGAATTCTCCGTTGTTAATGTATTTATCATAGAAATAACTTTTTGTCAAGTCCAAAGTTAACTTGTAATTTTTTGAGGGTTGTTATATGATAAGTATATATGAACAAATAGTTTGTTCGTATAGAAAATCCCCTCACTAGGAGGCAACAACATGGCAAGAAAAAAGCGTGTTGAAAAACACACTAATAGCCGAGTCAGCCGTGAGACTCAACACTCAAACGATCATGGCATTATTCCACTACACAGAAAAACATTACCAACAATCTTACCCCGTAACATAGCACAGGAAGATTACCTTTATCAACTAGCAAATCCAGATAACAATATTGTATTCGCTATCGGGCCAGCTGGTACAGGTAAAACGCTGTTGTGTACACAAATGGGTATCAAAGCATTTATGGAAAGAGAGGTGAAAAAGATTGTTATTACTCGTCCAGCAGTATCAGTGGACGAGCAACACGGTTTCCTGCCGGGTGATCTAAATGAGAAGATGGCACCTTGGACAAGACCAATATTTGATATTTTTGAAAAGCATTTCACAGTAGATCAAATTACGATGATGTTAGAAAACAACGTAATCGAAATCTCACCGCTTGCTTATATGCGCGGCAGAACATTTGAAAATGCTTGGATCATCGCAGACGAGATGCAGAACGCTACAAAGTCGCAAATGAAAATGCTACTAACGCGTATCGGCAACGGTGCTAAGATGATCGTAACTGGAGACCTAAAACAACACGATAGGGGATTTTCGGAGAATGGTCTCTCAGATTTTATGGACTTAGTAAGACGTTATGAACATGCAAATCTAAAACATATTGCAATATCACGTTTTGACATGATGGATGTTGAACGGCACCCAGCAGTTGTAGAAGTTCTAAAAATCTACGGAGAAGACGATTAATAAAATGGAAAAGGGGACTTAGGTCCCCTTTTTTATTATGCAGGCCAAACAGTAATACTAAATCTTGGTCTAGAAACTTCACTAATGTCATGTGGTTTGGATACATCAAGTTTGTGCCAAACTCGTTCGGGAACAACTACGCTATGAATTTCAGTAGTCTGTGAGTCGTCGTACCACCTAGTTTTGACGTTATCACCACCTGTATCAATTATGTAGTTATAACAGACCTCTCGGTCGATATCAATGTGTATAGGAAGTTGTCTATACATGACCTGATAATTCACATAAAATTTAAAATCAAAGTGTTTTTGCAACCAAATTCGTAACACTGGGCTTACGTCATGTGTAGAATATGTTGGGTTTGGATATGGAAAGTTATCAGGTATTTTACGTATAAGTTCGGGATCTTTTAATATTAAGTGTTCTGGTATTTCTGGTAAGTTTGGCTGTAGTGTATATAGTTCCATGATATTACTCTAATTTCAACGAATAGCGGTTGTGTGCGGTGTCAACCAAATGGTGATAGTTGTGGTTCAATTCTTCTTGCATTTCAATTAACATTGATGTCCATTCATGTTTTGGTATAGAATTCAATCTCACGATTTCATCCGCAATAGCCTGTCTTCGATCATCTGGGTTTTCTATAGTATCGTAGCTATGATTTATCCAATGATCAAATGTCTTATATCCAGACTTGCGAAGTTCGGAAACCGTGTTCGGATCTCCCCACATCACAAATGGTTGTCTAAACAGAAACGCTTTAAATGTCTTTTCACTCAGGAATGTATGTATCCCATCTGATGCAAAAGTTTCTACTACAAATTGATAATATGTATTTCGTATGTGGTCAAAATTATATATTTGGCATAAGTTAACAGATAAATTGTCGGTCGTGGATGGATGTGATTGTCGATTACCCCAAGCAAGAACATCGCTTGCGGCATTTATATACTCATTGCCAAATTTGTTTATTATATAGTTTCTGTATCTTGGGCTGCGTATATGCATTGCATACTTTTCAACGTTGCCGCCCCACGACCAAATCATATTTTTTGTTTGTTCACGATGAAACATTTCAATCATCATGTCCACGCGGTGATTTCGTATTCTTCTGTTATAATATGTGCAATAGTGTAAACGAGTGCCATTTGGATTTGGCGGCGTTGATATTTCTTTTAAAAACTCTCGCATTTCATCACCTGATTGATTTTGCTCACTCATGTGACGTTCCCAATAATTTATGGTTCTGAGGTCGTATCCTATATCGTTTTTGTATGCTAATTTATAATCACCAGTTAACCATATTATGCTACTTGGCTCACTGTCAAATATATGATGTATGAACCGCCACGCTGTTAAAAAAAATCCTTCTAATACAGTATCTATTATAACCTTACATTTACCAGATTTTATGTCTCGTATGTGAACATCAGTGAGAGCCATTATACCTCTCATATTCATTATTGCATTCCACGCAGGCACTTGATTCACATCATAATTGCATTTGGCTAGTTCATCACAAAAATTATCAAAGTGTGAATGATAAAGAGCATCATACATATGAAAATACAAATAATAATTTTCGGTAGCGGTATGCGTATCTGCAATGTCCATTAATAGTAAGTTATCTACCTGATCAGGTGACAACATTCTATAAAATTGTATTGAACTATATGGGTTGCATCTTACTGCATCATAGAAAACTTTAATTTTGCTCATTAGAGTATTTATTGTTAAAGTTTCCCATCTTCCCTTAGTTTTGCACGAATTTTGGTTGCGCTGATGTTATGAATATCTTCGCCCAGATCATGTTCCGTCAATGTGTAACCAACACTCCGACCATAGCTAATATCCACAATATTCGGAACGCGCATTATGACGTATTCACCTCCTTCTGTGAATCCATGTTCGCCAAGACCATTAACAATATTAATGTGGACTCTAGGGTAATCGAATGGGTTATCATCTTGTTTTGCAGTACGTCCTCCGCCTGCGTCTTCGCCAACGATACCGCCAACGTCACGCACCATGATACAAACTTGTCCAATTTCAGCAAGAGCCTTTTTAAACAATGCGGTATGTCCATCATGCCACGGTTGCCAACGCCCTAGCATTTGTGCAGTTGGTTTTTTCCAATCAAACATTTATAATTCTCCGTTTTATAATTTCGGCAAGTTGCACATGTGTATCATCAAACCACTGTGATATGTGGTAGTCTACTTTATTTGGCTTTTCAAAAATTTTGTTTGTGTCTGCAAACCTACCAGCGTCTATAGTGTCCAGCCAAATCGTATAATCCGCATCAAACGACTTGCGTGTGTGTTCTGTTGGACATACAAAATCACAAATAACAATCCTACCAAATTTGTGTTCAAAGTCTGCAAGATTTTTCATTCTATTTGACTGACGTAATCTTCCGTCTTCTGAAAAATCCCAGTCATTGGACATGGTTCGAACTTGGTCAGCATTAAACCATGCACAACCAAGTTCTTTTTGTAGTCTCTCAGCAAGCCAGGTTTTTCCACTACCCGGCAAGCCAAAAATTAGTATCTTCATTACAAGTCTTTCTTTAAGTATCCTTACGGACCTTCGTCAGTGGAGTTGACCAACTAATATTGAAGAACCAAAAGTTAAACATATTATGTGGTCCATCGTAATACATTTGTTCAAAGCCCCAACTTCGATATTCTTTTGGAAGCCAGTTCCACCAATAGATGTAATAAAAATAGTGATCAGAGCCAAGCGTTACTTTGCTCTGCCACCATTCAATGCCATCCCATTTGAGTTTGAACTTAAAGGGATATTGTTTCATTCAAAGTCTTTCATTAGCACTGCTTCTTTGATTGCTTTGATTTTGATTTTTTCGTCAAGCATAAAAGCAACATAGGCAACGTCAGATTCATCATTGAACAACATACTGTATGTAGAATGATAGTATCTGTTGCCATGTTTCATATACCATTCCAACAGACTGTTCATACCTGCACGTTGTCCAACTGGATCATCTTTGAAGAATCTTGACAATTCTTTATATAGTGCGTCTTTTTTCCCACCAGCACTAGTCCCGTAACTATATGGGATTGTGAAATCAACACGATATTTGTATTCTTTGAAATACAAACTCTTGCGAATTTCAACACGCTTGTTCAATCCGCCAACAAGTTGCGTCAAATCTTCACGGAAAGGTTCTGTGACTTCTTTGATTGCAATACCATATCGTTTAACACCAAGATCGTAGTCTTCTTTGTTTGCAAAGAAAACGCTCATATCCATTTCTTCACGGACCCGAACCTTATCTTTAAAAATGTCACTCGTTGCATCTTCACGGACCAGTTGCTTTGTTTTATAAAAGTTGTTTTCAGTGATAGAACGAAAGATTGCTTCATCACTTGATCTACGTTGCCAAGGGATACTAGGGATACTACGTGTTGACAACTTTTTAGAAATAACGATTTTGTATGGATATTTCTTGTAGAATAGTTTTGTTCCTTGAACGTGAATTGGTTCGTCAAGTTTAAATTCTACAGTATGTGTTAAAACTCTATCTTCCATTTTATACTTCCAATCCTGCCAGATTCATTACAAACCCACTCAAAAAGAATCCTGTGAAGAATCCAATCATTAGGTTTGTAATACGCTGCGATGATTTTTCAGTTACCTTACGTTTTAGTTTGCGAATTTCATCTTGCGCGATATGATAATCTAGTTGTTGTTTTGAATACAAATCACAATAATATTTCGACTGTCGTTTTTCGTGATCACTTTCTGTGCGATAATATTTCTCCACAAAGATTTAATGAATTTTGTTTCATTCTGGTTTCTCTACAAACTCGCCATCTTTAACAGCAAAGAATTTGGTTGGTAGGTTCACATTACCAACTACACGAAAGTATGCACGACCACCATCAAGTGATACATCACCCACAGTGTAAAAATCGTGACGGTGTTGACTGTAATGCCATTGCCCATCAACTTCTTTCATGCCAAACTCTAGTTCTTCAATCCTGTCTGCATTGGTGATACAAAGTTGTCGTTGTTCATCCAATGGGCCAGTTGACCTAAAATACAGACCAAAATAGCGATTACCAAACTCTGGGTGCGGAGTCGCACGATAGTAGATATCCATCGCTTGCGCTTCGCCGCCTAGTGCGCTAGTGCAAATATACTTTACTTCTACACCATCCTTTGCTGAATAGTGTTCGCATACTTTGGCAGTGTCCAAGATTGGACGATGTGAGATATTAGCCGTCATTGCCATGTAGTCCCTTTGCTTCATAATCAAGATAGTTTACTCATCGTTATTCCAATCTTCCAATTTTTCCATAAGCTCATACAAACTCATTTTGCTTATGTGAACTACGAACGCTTCTTCCACTGTTTCGCCCCAATACAGCGAAGGTATTAGATTAGGTGCTTGTGTAATTTTCCACCAACGCTTGTATGCTGTGTATGCCTTCATTCTACTACTTCATCGGGAGTTTGGCCAGTAAGCCACGCAAGAAATTAAACAACGCCAATAGCAACTGCTAGGTTTGCAAGAAATTTAATAAAGTCTACAATATGATCAGTCATTACAGATTTCCTCTTCTTCGTCATATTCAAGAAAGATTTTTACAGTGCGTCCATCATCTTGGATACTTGCCCAAACATTGCGAACACCATACTTGACATATTCACGTCCGTTACCAATCACTTCAATACGAGTGGCTTTTGGAAACGCTGCGGTTGTGTCGTCTACTTTGCTAATCATTTTAGTTGTTCCATCATTTTAGTTGTTCCATCATTTTGAGTTTGTCGCGAATGCGGCGATGTTCCCAATCTTCCAAGTCATTCAGCATAGAATAGATAACATCAAATTCGTTTCGTGTCAATCTATTTTCTTCTTGTACTGGTATTTGTGATTTGTAACACGTATAACCACGATGCTCCATTTCTTCAATGATTTCATCATCGTCAAAATCATCTAGATCAATATCAACGTCAACATGTGTGCTAATAGTAGGCATTATACTTGCTCCGGAATTTTTGCTGTGATAAGATAAAGTTTTTTCATGATCGCGTTTACTTCGTCTTCCGTTAGATACCCGCGAACTACATCAGTATCAAGATCGTTGATACCCGGCAGAGAAGCAACATCACCATTCTTGAGAATTGCAATCTCGTACAATCCCTGTGTACCACCAATAGCACCATTACCTGTGATAATACTCAATTGTGTTTCATCACCGTAATCTAGTACACATTGGTATCCGCCTGGGAAATCAGCTTTCTCAATCATCGTGCAATCATTAAGTTCAATCATGTCCAATCCATTTCATATTCTTCGGTGTAGCCACCGGGTTCAACAATTTGTCCATTCACACGAATCGCAACCGGACCAGTCCAACGATAATAGAGCGAACGGCGCGTAGAAATCCGCTCACTCCAACCAATATCACGGAAATCACCGATGCATACAGAATTAGCAGAACCGCTTGCATCAACTACATCAATGAGCGCACCCATAGAAATCGCGCCAACTGCTTCTTGAAACAGTGCTGCTTTTTCTTCGCGAGATAACATCTTAATCATCGTATTACTCCGTTTGTTACACTATCTTTATAGAGCGATTCGCAGAGTGTGTCAACTGTTAAATCAAGTTGGAAACGATATCGTCCCAATCTTCTGCGTATTCAATGCCTTCAACATCGTGATCACGGTTGTGATTGTGTTCAATCAAGATCGGCTTCAATCCGTATTTCAACCCGCATTCAGCGTTTTCTGGCTTATCTTCGATCCACCGCAGACCAGTACCCGCGTACTTTACAAGTTCTTCGTCCTTGTCTGCACCAGTGTCAAGACAGATAACATCAACGAACACATCCTTACCAAAGATGTTTTTCAAGTTGCTGATCCGTAGCATCCGGGCTTTTTCGTCAAGTGAAAGCGAAGTGATAACAACAAACTTGTAGCCTTGTTCAACAAGTTTTGCAACACCGCTCCGGGCATCACGAAACGCAGGAAGAAATCCCATCCACGCACTTTCGTTGAATTCACGAACAAGACGCTTGCCTTCGGCTTTGTCGATACCGTACGTGGTAGAAATATCATACGTTGCTTGGACAACTTTCTTGTGCCCATGCTGTTCCATCCATTGCTCAAACGCTACTTCCCAATCAAGAAGAACACCATCGCAGTCGGTCAAAATAAGTTTTTCAGTCATTTGTCTCTTTCTTTTTTCTTACATACTATGTATAGCGCGATTCGTACAAACTGTCAAGAATTATTTGCGATATTTTTCGTCAATCGGAAGCATTTCTTTTTCACAAGAGAATGAAAACTGGTGAGTAGGGAATGGACTTTCCGCCAAAACTTCTTCCATTTCTGGGTCTGAATACGGAGTTGTAATGTCATACATTATTTGATGTCCGATCATATTGCACTCGTCTTCGGTTTGTCCTTCATCCCCAAGTGTTAATACAACCGCACCCGCATACCATAGTGTAGCCCAAAAAGTCATTATCATTCATCCCTATTCAGTTCTTCGCGAGTAAACATTCCGCCCATACGATCAGGATTTACTTCCCAACTCATACGAGTATTCTTAGCAGTAAGATCAGTTACTTCGCCTTCAAGTTCTTGTATCTTGCGAATGGCTCGTAGACATACATCACTGCTTTTCGTGCCAACACCAAGTTTTTCTGCAAGATCAAAAAGGTCTTCTTCAAGTTGTGTTAGATTTCGCATCATCATTGTCCTTGTTACAGCATATGTATAATGTGTTTCGTGTAGTATGTCAACAAAAAAAAGACCCCGAAGGGTCTTTTCATTTTTTCATATTTTCTACACTCAGTCGTCGCGACGATGCATCGCGGGAGCAATACGAAGATCACGCGCCGAAGTCTGATTAAATTCGTAGTTACCGTTATTGATCCAAACCAAGCCGTTTACATGTGCTGCGCCGCTTGTAGTAACAAGATCATCGATACCGTCGTTATTTACATCAATAAAGTACAGACGATCTACTGTTAGGTTGCACGGATTGGCTTCCGAATTATCGTGACATGACCGTACGCCAGCTGCGGTTTCCGGAGGAGCATTGTAGACAAAAATACCGCGATCTTCAAATTTGCGGTTTCCAAGATTTTCAACGATCTGGAATGCGCCGCCCACATAATAAGTGCCAATACGACTTACGATAAGATCCTTGTCGCCATCACCGTCTAGGTCGTGTGACCAAACATTTACAGTTCCTTCCCAATTGTTTGGGTCGTCCTTGCGTCCATCGTGGTCATTAATGCGTGTCGTAGCACCATTAAATCGCCCGCTACAGTTACCCCAATTGATCCCAGTGAAGTGATAACGTTCCCCGCCAGTGCCTACTTGAGCAACGTCAATACAGCCGTCACCATCGAAGTCCTCTGCTGCCAAACCCCAACCGGTTCCACGCCCACCACATGCGCGAGGTGTCATATTCCCCGCACCGTCATTAATGCGGCACCAAAGGTATGCTTGGTTGTTCCGCGCAATTGATGTTTCTACGATATCGATGTCGCCATCGCTATCAATATCACCGACTGTAATACCATGGTTGAAGTTACGCCAATGGCGACCACCGTTCATATGCGTTGCTGAACTTTCACGCCATGTCCCATCTGGCTGAGACAAGAAATATTTTAAAGTACGTCCAACAAAATCGTCGCGCCAGTGGTCTAGTCCGTGGTCTGTGACAATAATATCAAGTTTGCCGTCGCCATTGAAATCAGCAGTTTCGATCTGATGCCCGTATTCGATCATATTATCGGGATTTTCAACGATTGCACCCGGAACATAACGAAACTCTCCATTCCCCTGCCCTTTAAGGAAAATTACACCAGAGAAGGTTGAGAATTCACACTCACCATCACAACGTCCACGTAGACCGTATTCCCGGTCTGATTCGCCATATTCCTGCTTTGAACGGTTATCCGCTTCTGCAACTACAGCGATAACTTTATCACGAATTCCATCACCATCGTAGTCGAAATCTGCCAGAGCGGCCGCCCAAGAGTTTGTGCCGCCGTACATTTCACGGAATCGCATATTCCCACCAGATGGGAAATTATTGTAATAATTGCTCACAAATAAAGGTAAGTTTGATTGCGAGTTGTTAATCGTATCGGATGACCAAAGTTCTTGAGTTGCATAACCCTTTGCTTCTGCTTCTAGTTTAATGAAGTCCACCTCATTACCATCGATTGTACCGTCAAATACTTGACCACGATCTCGGTAGAATTTCTCTACCGCTGCGTTAGTACGACGACCAGCGACTCCATCCGCAGGACCGGACTCATATCCGATAAAGTTTAGCATTGCCTGCACTTGTCGAACTTCTGTCGGTCCTGCAATTACCGCTGAGCCTGCGGATACTAGAAACGTAGTAGCAACAAGCGATTTAAAAAGTTTGATATTCATTAGAATGTCCTCTATTTGTTCATCACATGTATGTTATATGATGATTCGCAGAGGATGTCAAGAACTTTTATTAAAATGTTTATAAAGTTCTTTGAGATTTAACTGTTCGATTGGTTTTGGTTTCGGCTGATTTTCTTTACGTTTGATGTAAACAGTCCATGCACCTTTATTCGGGTCAAGTCTTGCGGCGGATACTGCATACGGGTCAGCGTCTACCCAACCGAGAAATTCTCGTTGCATTACTCCATGACCAGTTATTACTTGTAATTTTTTTACACCTTTAAAGTAGCAATCTTGCGTTGCTTTTCGATACTCTCTCCACGCACTGTGAATTTTATATCCGTGTAAATCTACAGGCATTAGTCACCTGTGTAATTGTCAACATCAACGTCAGTATGATTATAGCCACGACGATATTCATCAAAGTAAAGAACATGCGTTGGGTGCGGACGATCTTCTGACCAACGTGACAGATGTGAACGATAGATGCCAAACTTTACTTGTGGACCTTCGCCTGCATCATAAACTTCTTGTGGCATAGTGGGACCGCGATATTCGATAAGACGCACACCGTCTACATAAAGTAGCATCTTGCCATTTTGTTCGTTAGCACTCCAAACAATATTGACTTCGAAGTCATGCCATTCTCCGAGTGTGAGAATGTTGTCTCCAAATGTGTATTGTGTAGTGGTCTGTCCAACCTCTGCTAGAATATCAACATGAAACTTATTTTCGTTTAGATGATAGTAGATTGTTGGTGCAGGACCGCCGTGCCATTGGAAGAAGATTTGCTTTGGATACATTGGTTCGTAATCTTCTGGAATGAAGATACTAAATGCATACCAAACACTCTTATCCAGAATTGGATTCCAACGTTCACGGATTTCACTGCGTTCACGGTCACGGGTGCAGTCATCCCAACCACTGCTTGGATTTTCTGGATATGCGGTATAGCAATCACCATCGCGCAATTCAAAACGCAGACCGGTCTCACCTTTCCGAGTATTATCGGTGACAACATCATATGCGTAATCTCTTGCATCCAAGTCAATAGTTTCAAACCACCACCCGCGCTTATCGTCCACTGGTAGTTCGCCGGTAGTACCGGCAAACAAAATCGTTGCAAATAATGAAACGAATAGTGAAACGATAAACTTTTTCATTAGTCTCCGTGAACCTCTTTGTTCCAAGTGAAACGTCCGCTCATTAAGCACACGCGTGTGTTGTTTGGTGAACTTATTTTAAATGTTTGACGTTCATCCACAAAATAAACTTTTCCTGGTTGTATTTTTACAGATTCTTTAGGGAACTGGATATCAGCATCACCCTCTGAAATCAAATAGAAAATACCAGTAGGAGTTTCGTAATTCAAACGGTTGATCCAATCTGTTTCGAACGGTTCAACATACGCATCTGCTGCCATACCAGTGATATTTGCTTTTAGCACTTGTGTAATCGCAGTAACGATTTCTTGCGCTACCTCTGTGTTTTTGTTAACAGTGAGGTCGGTTAGTTTTTTCATAATCTCAGGAGATACGGTGCCTATCACTTTATATGATGGCATGTTATGAATTGATTGAAATTTTCTCTTTAAGATACGGCTCATTCTTTTGCACCTTTGTTGATCAAACCTGATTCGCGGCATTCATCGATGAATGAGTTATATTGTGCTGGATACTTAATCATCACGTGTTGTACAATCTGATTGTAGTCAGTTGTTTCCGCACTGTTCTTTTCAATTTTACGTTCTGTTAGATTTACGATAGTAGTTGCGGTTTGCCACCAACGTTTACGAATACGTGTAACGAAGTAGATTTCCTCAACCATTGTGTTTTTTCCGAGTTCACCCCAGTTTTTCATACTGGTGTTCTCACCTTTTGCAGGGACATACATATGCTGCAATACGATATATGCGTTTTTTGCCATTATTATCTTTCTACAATTATTTTTGATTGTTCAATAACAAGTTTATTGTTCTTTGTTATATTTAGCAAAAAAATAATCCATTCTTTATTTTTATAATACGTTGCAGACACATCCCGATCTTCAAGTAGTCGATCAAGCGTATCCATGCTGTATCCTAGTGTTTTTGGGTCGCCAATGATTACGTGTTCATAATCGCCGTTTATAATTTTTTCTTCAAATCTTTCAATCACCCAAGGAAGATCATTTGTGTGATTTACTACAATTTTTAGATTGTAACCTTCTTCAAGCAATGGTCTAAATGGACTCGGCGGATCACGGTTTTCTGCAATAGTAGCAAGCTCACGATGTAGCAACAATCTATATTGTGCATACTCGTTGTCAGTCATGATAATTCGTGGTTCGTATTCTTCGTCCATTTATTTCGCAATATATTGAAGTTCAAGGAGTGTTGCACTCAAATTGATTTCTGGGTCAGCAACAAGTGCATGATTGACTAGACCGTCACGAATGCAAAGTAATGCACGCCCGATAGTCTTTTCGTCTGGCCCAAACCAATCTGTGATGTTTTCATATAGTTTACGATAAACACCTTCATATTCTTCTGGCCGCGCTTTTTCAACAATTAGCTTACGTGCGCCTGCAATATTACCAATTTGGAACATTGCAACGTATTCGAGAATCCAATCACTCTCGCCACTCTCTCCTGCACCTGGTGCTTGTAGCACGCCATCAACGACACTTTGCTGTACCATGTTTGTGCATTTGCGTAGATCGGGATATGTTGCAGCAACATAAATGTCCAGAGTTTCAATGTCTAGATCAACACCTTCACTGATAAGAATAGTTGCAACACGTGCCATAAATTCTTCTTTGTCTAGTTTTTCAATGTGATAACCCTGACAGCGGGAGTGGATAGCAGGGATCACTTTGTTTGGATAGTTACACGTGAGAATGAAACGACAAGTTGAACTATATGTTTCCATCATGTTACGTAGAATCGCTTGTGCGTTTGGAGATAGATAATCGGCTTCGTCTAGTAGCACATATTTGAAATCGCCAGAGAATGGTAGGGAACTTGCGAAGCCATTGATCTTTGTTCGCATTGTGTCAACATTGTTTTCGTTTGATGCGTTGATCATCATAATGTCGCCACCGTCAACGCCAAGTTCATTTAGCAGAACTTTTGCAAGTGTGGTCTTGCCAGTACCAGCAGCACCAGAAAATAGCAAATGTGGAATAGCACCACTACTAACCCATGACTGTACTTGCTTCTTTTGTTTTTCGTCACGAAACACGTAATCTTTTACAGATTTCGGACGATACTTTTCTACCCATAGCTCTTTCATTCGTCAAAAAACTCCCGTAGCATTTCAAGCACATCACGTGCAGGAACACTCATTTCAAAATATTCATCATTATCATCAAAAGTAATCACTAGATCACCTAAATCATCAATTTCAGCAGTGATAAAATCTGCGAGTTGTCTTGTCACTTTATAGTTTCCCTGTGTTATCAGCGTTTAGTAATGTAAAATAGGCAAATTACGATTCATCCATCCATTGATAGCTTGTGTATGATTCACCTTCATAAAAATGCATTGGTTCATTTACGATACAAATTCTATAGTATGGTTTTCTCCAGACCCAATGACCACTTGACATTTTTCTTGGAATATATGCATGTTTCTTGACTGCAAATATTTCTTCAAAATATCCATTTTCATGAATTTTAAATTCAGTCACTTGGAGTTTCACTTTTTGAAATCCATCTTTGGTGCAATACAATTATCAAATATTTGTGCCATTTCATTCCACAGAAACTCACGTTCTGCTTCTGTCATGCCACTTTCCAATGGTCGGTCTGGATTCTTGACAAGACCAAAATCGTGTCTACTTGTATAGCACATGTCATTGATAACGTCAATTCGTTTTTCTTGAAATTGTTTTTCAGTATGTTTGGCGATTAGTCGCCGCAGCCATTCGCTCATTTTAGCAACTGTACAAGTTCAACCGCCAGAATAGCAGAAAGCAGAATAATTTGTAGACGTTGAACAGTCATGAATTCTGACCACATCTTCCAACGGCGCTTGTTTGCTTCTTGCATTGTGTTGGGGGTTGCATCGTCCAGACCAATTACAATATGGTCTATTGGCTGAGATTCTTTTGCCATAATATCCTCTTAACGTTTTAGTATGTATACTTTAGAACAATAATAACATGCACATATTTGCTTGTCAAGTGTTACTTTTATTGTAAACAATGGATGATCTGAGTTGTCGCAGTATCCGTGAAATGGTTCATTTAACCAGACTGTTTCTTTTTCCATCAACATATCTAGTTTTTTCTGACGTAACTGTGATTTTTCTTGTTCAGTCAGATTAAAGCGTTTGCGTCTCATATATTCACCATGCTGTCGAAACAAAGTTTCAACCATTCAAAATCGTTAATCTTCTTCATTGCTTCTCGGTCGTCTCTGTGTTCTCTGCCATACTTCTCTCCCATGAGAACGCCTGTGTGAACTTGCTCATAGAAGTCTGCATGATAGTTTCGTGTTTTCCACTCGTTTAGCTTCTCAACATCTCCCCATTCCATACCACCGCTTGCTAGTTTTGCACATTCTCGAAATGCACCTTTCCAAGCATTGAATGGACTATTGTTAAACTGTGTGATGTTAGAGACTTGCTTTACTGCATAGTATGGAAAGCCACGTTTTGCAACGGTAGTAGTCATATCAACTACATCATCATCGTCACTGTCAAACGCACCAACGTTGAACATTTTTACACCGCCATATCCATAGACTTTATCAGTATACGGATTACGGGCCCGCCAAACGTGCGTACATTGCGTTGCGGGGACACCGGGATATACGTCTTTTGCATTACTCGGATCATAACCAATGTTGAACCCATCTAACAGATATGCATCACCGTCGATTACAAAGAAGTTTTCCGTCATTGACATTTCCGCGCAACGTTTGTGTGCAGCATAGATTCCATCAATATCTGCAACGTTTGTGATACGATTTTCACCATCAGATAATTCGACAATTCTGTCAAAATTCTTCTGAGAATAGTCGCCATTATATGTTAGATAAAAAACATCAAGCATATTAGATAGTTACTTTTGGTTCGATTCCATCTGGGATAGTCTCGGACAAACCAAGAATACCATTTGGGTCTCCTAGCCAAAAACGAAATGTTCCTTCGCCAAGATCAAGGTCTTGCCCTAGACTCCAACGACCATGATCCATAAGAACCCAATCGCCACGTTTAACGTCTTTTTGATCCGGACCCGCTGCGTATACTTGTGCCCAACGTGCGCGAATACCACGTTCACCGGCGTCTGTTGTGCTATCATCTGCAAGAATAACACCACCTAGTGATTTCTTGACGCCATGGTCAAGATTTACTAAAATAATTTTATCTGCTAATGGAGTAAGTGTTTGCATGTCTATTACCACTTCATTTATTTTTTTTAGATTTTGATACGGATTCATCTTCGAGTCTTTCTGCGAGTTCGCTTGCTCTTACAAAGTTACCATCGGCATCTTCGATCCATGGGGCCTCATCCGTGTTGAAGTTTGGATCTACTTCTGGTTCTTCTTTTTTGCTAACAATTGGATCTGCTTTTGGTGCAGGTTCCGCCCAATCGTCTTCAAGGGGTTTTGATACTGCTTTTTTAACATCGGCAGTGTCAGTTTTAATTGTTGTTCGCTTAACTTCGCGTGGTGGGTTATTTGCGTAGTGTTCACGTGCGATTTGGTCTGCACTCTTGACTACACGCCCACCGCGACCAAGTTGATCACCACGTGCATTTGTTTTGACGTTCCCAACAGTAATGTTTTTCTCTTGTTGTGCCATCAATTTACCAAGATCCAATGGGACACCTCGGTTACTTCTATGTGTTGCCATTATTTTTCCTCATTCAACTCAAATATTGTTTTAATGCATTCTCGTAACAGTTTTTCTGCTGCATGTTGTCTTGCTTCATCTGTAACGAATGGATTGTTATCTTTATATAAAATATGCATACGGTTCGCACACTTTCGCACTACGCTTTCTTCCGCAGGAGTAAGTCTGCGTTTGCTGTTAGGAAATTTAAGTATTATATCTGTCATTTCAAAAATTCATGTATATCAAGATTGTACTTAATACTGTCAACTCGGTGAATACCGATAACATAAAGCACATAACTTGCTACACTACTTCCCCTTCCTACGCCCCACATGAGTCTATTCTTTTTAAACGTATCTACGATGTATACACATACACGTAAGATGTCCATTAAACCATATTTATCGTATAATTTTAACTCTGTTTCAACTCGTTCCAACCCTACATCAGGTGTTCTATCCAAAATGTATTGATATATGTCCATCTGCATATATTCTTCTGGTATCAACCATTCCCGCTGTTTAGACTCATGAAATTCTGAAACATCAAGATTGAGTTTCTTGAGTGGTTCCTTTAGGGGAGTTGAAAGATGGTTCAGAGCGATTGCATTATTGTACTTTTCAAAGTCTTCATGCCATTCTACATCACGAATATTATCAATAGATACACCATTGTATAACATTTCGTAAAGGTCGTGCCGGCTCACCAGTACTCTACTGTACTGATCTTTAATCATCAATGATTTTTGGTTTCCATCCTTTAATGTCAACTACTTCACCGCCTTGATCGCCGTCGCGGAGTTTCAATTCCCCCATGACCATTTTTTCTATATCATCTAGTATAGTATCAGGTTCTGGTGGGTCTGTCAAGTCCTTATCGTCACTTGTGTCAAATTCTCCGGTAGTTGCATCACTTCTGAACCACCAAGGTTGATCATAATAATATTCATCTGTGTCAAGACCTATAAAGTCTTTTAGTGATGGCATTGCTGGATATTCATCATCTGCATAAGTGTATATGAGATTGGGTTGTGCATACTTACTGCCGACACGCACACTGATGATTTCAATATACTGTCCGCAAATTGTATTCAACTTTGCATGTAGTGTCATTGCAATAATGTCGTTAGTTGGTACAAATGGGAACAACACAATGTTATTCTCAATACCATTAACTGCCATTGGTGCTTGGGGATAAGTAAGAACGCTTTGATGCAGTTCATCTTCTAGGAAATAGCGCATTTTCATGAACGCTGCATTTCCTCTGGCCGGATCCATGTCCGCCCAGAGGAAATCTACTTCAACTTCGTATGTGTCGCTCAATAATATTGGCGCACTTTGAATTACTGTTGCACTAAATTGTGCTTTAAAAGTAGAATAACTGTTAACTGATACAAAATCAGACATTTATACCTCATTATAGAAAGGAAGAAGTTCATCTTCCTCTGTTGTGATTTTACCCGCTAGTAGATAAAATGTTCCTTGTTGAAAATCTTCTTCATCTTCTGTGTAGAATTCGTACATCATAAAGATTTTCGGAAATCTCAAACTTAGTTTTGTTGCAAACTTGACTAGGTTCTCTTTGACGCTTTCTGTTGTTAATATTAGTGTGTCGTGACCTATATCAAATTTCACATCGGAGAAATTTAGTAATCCTTGCCATTCGCCTAACCACTCACTATCGATGTATTCTACAAAACGTGTGATTTCAACATCTGTCCCATCTAATACGAATGCGTGATTAACTTTTTTTGTTTGAACCGGTTGATGCATTGGTGTCATCGTCTTCTCCAATAATTAATGACTCTGGTGTGCGATCTATGATCATTTTAAATCGCATTTTCTCACTACGTTCCATTAGTTCAAGTTGCATCATTTCTAAGAAATGTTGTAACTGTTCTACTGCAACATCGTGGCCCATTCTATGTGCCATTTGAATTTTCTTCATGACACTCTCCATTTTCGAGTCCAAATCTTCGTCGGAGAGACTTTTATATTCTTGAAACATTAGACCTGCCTTCTTATATATCAATCTCTATCTGTATTTATCAGCTAGAAATCTATTATTCTGTATGTATATTTATAGAACAGGTGTTATAGACCCTTCTATCGAATCCAACCATTCTATTAACATCGGATCTAAAAAGTCGCGATATGATTGGTTGCGAGATTTGTCAAAAGCTGTTATTTCTGTCAACATTCGTTTTGCATTATTCTCGGTACATGTATTATGTTCAATCGCATTTTTTATAGAAATTATCGGATTATTCATCATCCTTTCAATGTTTTTCATTATAATAACGTAAGAACGATTTGAGATATCTGTCAAACTGTTGGCTTCTTCAACATAATTTTCTATTTTTTCTAATGCATGTTCAAGTATATGCACTGGAAGATTACAAAGAGAAGTCCCACGCTCGTTCAATGGATACATTTCTGCAAAATGTATTTCACTGACGGTTAAGTTGTTAGATTCTGAGCTAATTTTTGCTATCCATTTAGTATAATCAACGATATTCAATACGTTAAGTGCGGATACAACCATACTATATTGTTGAACGGATGTTCTACGCACCGAAGAATTTAAAAAGTTTTTTATAGATCGTTCAAGTTTCTGAAATGTCATAGGATATCTGATGTATTCGTATGTCTTCCCACATCCATCGATACTAAACACGTGTTCATTCATTCTAAATTTAGACAACAATTCTATATTCTTTTTACTGAAAATAGTTGCGTTTGTGTGAAAATGAAGGGTGGTATCTGATGCGTTACCAGTGTCTATGTATCTTTGTAGCAATCTGACAACTTTTTCATCGTACAATGGTTCACCACCAGATAGCTTCAACACCTTTATTTTGTGTGTGTTTTCCATCAACCAATCCCACTGAGAGGTCCCTACTATACCGACTGGCATCGACGGGGACCATCTTCTAATGGCATTTAAGGTCTGCACATAAATGCCATTATCTTTCCAGTAGTTTGTATCTTTCTCAAGAAGGTCACTTGCAGATGGTGTACACATTCTACACGCAAGGTTGCATTTATTTGAAGTGGTAACATCTAATACATACATTCCCATTTCTTCTGGGTTATCAGAATAATGTGGTATGTTGTTACCGTTGTGATGGTCCCCGCCGTATCTAGCATGATTTGACATATGCCTGAAAGAATCTAACCCTTTATCTTCTTGATCCCAGCATACTTTACATGCTGGGTTTCTGACACCATTCAACCCGTCCTGTCGTAACTGTTCCATGGCTGGATGATTAAAAATTTCATCTGGTGTCAGATTTTCAATATTATCAATGCCTAATGGATTAAGCTCTCCATAGTTGCCCATCATACAACATGGCCATGCAGATGTAAGTTTCCCATCACGGTATTCTTTTATAGCCAGTTCGGTCCAAGGTGCAAGGCACCACGTTTTGCTTTTTTCTTCCATTGCTATTTTCTATTTTATTTAATGTTATTATAGATCGCCGTCTTTGCGATTTTCTGAATAGAATGCATCAAATGATCCACCGGGATAACGTGCTTCGAGTTTACGCACATTCTCTGCAATCACTTCATTTGGGTCTTCACCAATCGCACGACACGCATTCACAAAATACCAAGCAATGTCACCAAGTTCACGCTTCATATGAAAGACTGTTTCGTCGTTCATTGGTTTACCTTGGAATACACATTTCTTGACAACTTCTGCAAACTCGCCACCTTCTGCACTCATACCAATCGCACCTGTCATTAGGAGTGAGATATTCACAGTTTCGTTTAGTTCACGAAGTCGTGCAATCATTACTTCTAGCTCATTACTTGCATCACTCGTTACTTCTGCAACGAAATCACGGTATGCGTTTAGATCAACTTGTTTTGTCATTATGTCCTCTTATTGTTTTAGGTTATATTTCATAATACACTATTATAATACAATTTACAAGTATTATTTAACAAATGCTCCTATTCTTCCGTTTACATCTGGGCATTCTATAAACTGCATTGTATTATATCTTGGATTGTCTTTCATTTCTTCATTCCAGACTGGTATGAATATCGAATTATTATAATCAAAGTCTGGATTACGCCTAAAATGTATTTCAAGAACCTTGTTTCCTATAAATTCACAATTAATCCATTCATACTTTTTTGCAAAAGGTTTAATAATGTCGGGTAACTCTTTTGAAAAATCTACTTTGCTCCACGCTGCCCAACGAATAAATTCTTCATGTGGTTTAAACCCTTGAACGCAAAGAACCTGCTCTCCCCAATGATAATCAACACTTAAATGAGGTCCATCGAATTCTTCAATCCAAAAGTGTCCGACAGGCAAGTGTTCAGTGTTATTATCAATGAATACACGTTTTGTTCCTAACCCTAGACCCATTGCGTTGACACAAGGCCTAACAATATAAACTCCAGGATTTGGTACAGGTATTCCGGTTGGGCCGCAGGTATATCCCAATCTACGTGCTAAAATAAGTTTGTCAAATACCCATAAATCTTCTGGGTCAACATATCTCCAAACTTCATATTCGTCACTTGTGTTTATCATTTTGAAGAAAGTAGAACAGTGTTGCCGCCAATAGCAGTTGTATTGATGCAGATATGCTTTTCCCATACATATGAACGTAGATAATCAGGTCCACCAGCTTTTGGTCCTGTGCCAGACAGTCCAACACCACCAAATGGATGCGTTTCTACAACTGCACCAACTTGATCACGATTGACGTATATGTTTCCTACGTTTAGTTTTGACGAAATGTGTTCATACAACGATGAAATGCGAGAATGTATACCTAGCGTTAGTCCAAACTTAGTAGCATTCATAAATTCTATAATTTCATCTAATTCATCTGCGTCATATACATACACATGTAAGAGCGGACCAAAGATTTCTTTGTCAAAATACTTCTTGTAATCAGAAACAAGATACGCGCTTGGCGCAACTGTTAGCTTTGGTAGTTCTGCACCATTTCTACCTTTAGTAGAAATAAGAGTTTCATGTTCTTCTAATACTGCGATACGTTCTTGTATGCGCTGATACGCTGCGCCATCAATAACGCGTGACACATCAGTGTTTAAATCGTCGGGGAAGCCAAGCACAAGATTTTTCATTGCGCCTTTTAGCATTTTCAGAATGATTTCAGAGTTGTCACGCTGTACAAACAAGAAGCGAGTAGCAGAACAACGCTGTCCCGCGCTGTCGAATGCTCCAACTAGTACATCTTTGACTAATTGTTCTGGCAAACAAGTGCTGTCTGCAATCATACAGTTAATACCACCCGTTTCTGCAATGAACGGAATGATAGGCCCATCGCGCTCGGCAAGAACACATTGTATACGCTTTGCTGTTGGATGCGAACCAGTAAACGTAACTCCATTGATGCGTTCATCGCGCAATGCTTTTTCTGCTTCACTTGGATTTGGATCACAGAATTGTATTGCATCCGTCGGTATACCCACAACTAACATACATCCAATTGTTATGTCTGCTACAACTTGTGTCTGTGGCGCAGATTTAACTAAGACCGTATTGCCCGCCAACAACGCCGCAATGACAGGCCCAACCATAATAGCAAATGGGAAGTTCCACGGAGAAATCACCATCCATGTTCCACGTGCTTCGTATGATGTTTTGTTGTACTCGCCAGTGTAACCGCGCAATTCAGTATCTTTAGTATCATACATCTGTTCCGCAACCTCTGCATAATATCGAATGAAGTCGATACCTTCACGTACTTCTGCGATAGAGTTTGGAAATGTTTTATATGCGTGATCTGTGATTGTCTTTGCTGCGGTTATTAGATGTTCTTCAAGATAATCAGCATACGCAAGTACTGCCGACTTTCGTTCTGCAAATGTCTTTGCTTTCCAACTATTCGTTTTAGACGTTAATACCGCCAGAGACTCTTCTAAATTGTATCCTTCACGATTTATGAAATCTACTGTCTCGGAATGTGGTATCGACATGATTTTGTCTACATCAGTTAGATCATATCCGTTCGAATTCTTTCTCTTACCATATAAATCTAGATAAGATGGCAAGTTGTCCTTTACCTGCTTTGCTTCAACGAAAGGATCAACTACTTGCTGGTTAAATACGAAACTTGTGTTTGCTCCATTTTCTAGAAGTCTGCGCACAAGATACGCAAGCAGGTCTTTATATTCACCTACGGGAGCATAAACACGAACACTAGCATCGTAATGTTCTTTTATGTGGTCGAATAGACCGTTCCCCATGCCATATAATTTCTGAAATTCGAAATCACCTCCTATATCTGTGTTGTAGTGATAAATGGCTGCCACGGTGAATGTATTGTGTGTCGCATATGCTGGACTAATGAATTTAGATTGCATTAGTTTTCTTGCACATGCAAGATATGAAATATCTGTGAATTCTTTACGTGTGAATACTGGGTAGTGCAATCCTTGCTGTTGTGCAAGTTTAATTTCAGTGTCCCAATATGCACCTTTGACAAGTCTAACAGCAATTTGTGTTGATGCTTCACTTGCAATGCTTTCTAACGTGTCGATTACCCAAAACGCACGTTTTTGATATGCTTGTACTGCGAATCCGATAGTTTTCTTTTTAAATCGGTGTGTCTTTAGCAGTTCTTCAAGTACCATAATACTAAGATCAAGTCTGTAACTTTCTTCTGCGTCAATAAACATAGTTGTGCCATGTTCTTCACACACTCTTGCAATTGCTGCAAGGCGGGGAACAAGGGTTTGAACAACGTCTTGATAGTTACGCAATTCATATCGTGGATGGATTGCACTGAGTTTTACAGATATTGAATCTTTGAATTGTGTAGAGGCTTCAATGTACTTTTCGTAATATGCATTTGCGTCTTCCCAAGTCAATGCTGCTTCGCCTAGCATATCAAACGAATAAGAATAGTCTACTTGTTTCTTTTTTATGGCTTTTGTGATCGTTTCTCCCATCACGTAGATGGTGCCCATCACTTTGACTACTTCTTCGACCATCGTTCTTACTGTTGGCCAACCCATGCGCTTCACAACAGTGTCATATGCTGCAAAACTCTGTGCTTTTGTCAATGCGATACCTGAGATTGTTGCATAGAATGAATTTTCTGCAATCTGATTCCACTGTGCGCGGCTTAGTTTTTCTTTGATAAGTTTGTCGCGGGTTTCAACATCTGGTGTGCGTAGAAGTGCTTCGCACAATGTCATAAGTGCCATACCCTCTGTACCAGACAGATTGTACGCTTTCATAACTTTGTGAACATAGTGAGTTTCATTTAATTTTGACTGTATTTCAGTTGCCGCTGCAAGAATTTGTTCTCTTTCAGTCTTGGCAATTCGTGTAGCCAAAATTAGTTTAGGAAGTATCTCCGCTTCCTCAACTCTGTAATACTCATTATGTGGATAACACTTCATATTCGCCTCAATTACTATTAATATAATCTAAATGGCGAAGATTGTCAATGCAGATTACATCCGCTTGCATTGAATTTTTATTTCCCTCGTTCGCCAAAACGATAATACCTATAGAATGTATGGGGTCTATGCCCCATTATCTATTAGAAGACCTCTGAGTTGTATTGCCCGGCGGGCCAACTACTAACTCAGAAGGGGCTTCGTCTATTTGTATTAAACTTATTTAGCATGTTGGTGATAGAATTGTCGTATATTAACAAAAAGACCCGATAGTCTTAGACTACCGGGTCAGTTGGCGAAGAGGACTAGAGAATGGTGCAGGGCGCACCATCTTTAGTGTAGGCGTCATGCCTACATATGTATTTAGACACAAGATATAGTAGAATTAACTGTAGATATTACAAAAATGCATAGCTTTGTTCATCAGTCGAATAGATAACGCGCTTGACCCCAAACTGACTGATGCATTTTGCGCACCCTTTACATGGTTTTGCCATTCCAAGTTGCGCATTTGATCTATTTTTGTCTGTGTATTTTGCTCTCACGACATATAAGTCACATTTCGCAAGTTGATCTACACCAATGGTACGCAATGCGTTTTTGATTGCGTCTGTCTCTGCATGTAGATAGATTGCGTCTTCATTCTTTTGAAATGGAATGACAAATGGATGTGATTTTTTGCTGTTGAAACCAAAACTAATAATCTGATTTTTATACACAACGGCTGCAACAAGTTTCGCTCTTGTTGCAGTCTCATTGTCTTTTGCAAGTTGAAACAGAGTTCGGGTGATTTTCTGTTGTTTTGCTGTTAGAGTATTCATTGCATTTCGTAGAGTTTTTTGATCTGGCGCTTGTTCAAAATTGCATCGTTTTCTACTTGCGCAATCAATTAAAGTATCCTGCTGTATATTTCATCAATTGCTTGATTTGTTTCGCGTCACGTGGAAAACTCTGACGGAAACGCTGATATACAGGCAGTTCTTTAATATATTTCTCTGGGTTGCGTAGTGCATCCTCAGGATTGTCAGTATCACGCATTTCATCCGCGAGGTCATGTGCATATGCCATTAATTCGTGTGGATCACGCAAATACATACGCATTAGGTCACGGTCAGTTCCGCCTGACTTCTTTTTTTCTACACCCTTCATATAACCACTCTTGTAAGTGTCCAATACTTTCGGGTCAAATTTATCGTATTGTCCCCAGTGAATTGTTTCATGGGCTAACATACGCATTAGAATTTTTTTGAATGTTTGTGGACCATATACACCTTCAAGATTTTTAGCATGTAAGAATACTCTTACGCTCTTACCTTCTTTTGGATCCCAGTCTGCCGCGGCACTAAGCCATTCGTCTGGGTCCTTGCGCGGGTGATGGTCAGCGATGAATTCAATTGGTAATTCATCATAGTTGTTTGAATTTAGGATTTCTTCCAGTTCATCAATGTCGTCTTTGTCGTCATTATCTGCTAGGAATTCTGCATATTCTTCCAGAGCATCATCAACGATTTCCTCAACTTGAGCTAAGAAATCGTAGTCTGGTTCTAGTTTTGCTTCTGAAACAATCTCATAAATTTTCATATTAGTATTTATGAAAATTAGAGAATGCTATTCAACATCAGTTTTGCGATGGTTAGGTCTTGGTCTTCATCTACTTGATCATCAATCGCCGCAAGTTCAATCAACTCTAGAAGAACCATTGCCTCTTGGTGTTTTTTTTCAGTTAACGTGTTAAACCATGCTGACAACTCGGTATGAGTATCTATCGACCACATTTTATCAAGTAGTTCTACTTGCTCCGAAGTCAAACCTTCAATTTGCATTTTCAACGTCCCATTGCCATATATACTGCATCCACTGATGCACGTTCAAACCCGCCAATATACCAAACACCTTCTTTGTCTTTATCTTGCAGTGGTGTGAAATCCTCGTGGCGGTCATAGATCGTAGCGGTTACATAGTCGAAGTCGCCACCATTTGGTACTTTTAATTGCAGAACCCATTCCACAGTTGTGGCACCTTCAGCATAGTAGTAGGTTGGATTTCCAAAAGCGACTTCTAGTTCATTGTATGATGTTCCGATATACCCCATCAATGAAGTACCTACAATATCTACATCACCGCTGTTTTCATATTCAATTGCAGACATGTTATTCTCCTTAGTCTTTAGTGTTTTTATTTATTAGAGATATGCAGGACCAGTCCACTGAACCCAAGAGAAGTTGCCTTCAAGGATATTGCCACGCGCTTTGTTCTTTGCAGGAGAAGCCCACGATGCAGCTTTCAGAATGTCACCTGCTTTGAATTTCTTGTCGTCTGCTTTGACAATGAAACCCCAAACAGAACCACCTTTGATCACTTTTACATACTTGCGACCTTCTTCAACAGAAAGTTCGGCATTGAATTCGTCAATCATACGCTTGTTAATGTCAGTGAGTTCGCGGGTGCCGTTGCGCGAAGTGTAACGATAATAGTCAGATTTGATCGTGTTCAAAAGTTCATTGATCGCGGTGTCGAATTCGTAGTTCATGTCTCATTCCCTTTTCATCAACTTACATATACTTTATATAGTGATTCGCGGTATCTGTCAAGAACTTACAGCAAAAAAAGTAGAAAAAGTTTTTGGCGCGGTATCGATTTTTGCACCGTCCTCCATGCGAGTTGCCGGGAAGACATCATGGGGAACAATTCTGGAAGATGCTCAAAAATTATGTCTCTCAAAAATACTGTATTTTTGCAAGTCACTGTGTATCCTACTCTTTGGTATTAGGTATCAATAAAATCCCATTTCTATGCCGCTATCTTGCCACGCCCAATCGTCGGACAAGTGTTCATCAACTTCGTTCAAAAAATCGTTGATTTCTTCTAGAGTTAGATTTGTGATTTTTTCTTCATTCGAAATAGTGAGAACATAGCCAACTAGGTCCTCTGATATATCGTCATAAGATGTGAAATTAAACTTCTTCTTCATCATGGCGTAACAACTCCTCTTTCCATTCACCGTCCTCAAGACGCTTCCTGGTCTTAACGAAACCATTTTCGATAAGATCGGCAATCGTTGCATCAATGATAAGAGGTGCAATCTTATTTACTCTGGAAAGTCCCCTCCAATATCCCATAGCAAAAATTGCGAGACCCAACGCGACCCCGATCCAACCATTTCCTGCGATATATGTATTGATGAAATCTTGCATTAACAAACCTCAAATTCTACGACACCGTATTCACCGGTGTAATACAAGCCACGTTCAAAAAGATTGGCAGCATTCTGTGCTGCAAGTTCCGTGTTGTAGTAGTGACGATCAATTGCATCTTCGTCACCACTTGCAAAGAACGCAACCTCCCAGGCCCAGCCATCACGCTTGTTGCTGCCAAAGCCAACTTCGCCCCATTCTTTAGTAACAATCGCCTCACGCATCTGTCAACTCCCGTAGTTTAGTTGAGTCTACACCCATAATGTCTGCCAGCGCATCGATTGCTTCCGTCACTGTATAGGTAGCATACATCGCGGACGGGTCGTCTCGTTCTAACCAAAGCAGAAAGAAAATTGTCTTATGAAGTTCATGCTGTATCTTCAACTCCTTCGATTTCGTCTGCAACTTTTTCAAACCATTGAGTGTATGTTTCGCCATCAATCAGAACGCTCCACTTCGCATACATATCGGCATCAACAAAGTCCCAGTTAATTGTGTCGTCAGGATACTTGTTTTCATCAAGAGACACACCATACCTCATATTTTCAAGAAACTTATTGAACATTATACAGCCTCCTTAAGTTCTACACGCTTGACGCCGTTCTTACGCGACATTGCGTAAAAGAAACCTTTCGCAGCAGCGTAGGTGTCAAATGTTTTTGTTTTACGGGGATAGTTGTAGAAACCGTATTCAACAGTGTACATTAGAGAGTCTCCAGCATTTTTTCGAAATCTGCTTTCATGCCATATGCGGCATCAAGCGCACGTTGACGTTCATCGGCATCTTCAATCAACATATAGTTGGCGATGTTTTGTTCACATGCTTTGATGTAGTTTTCAATCATTTCACGCATTGAGAAGTCCTCTCTTTTCCGACTACTCTATTAATATAGCATGATTCGTTGGGATGTCAAGTTTTTGTTGCAAGTTTTTTTATTATTTCTACTGTATCGTCTGACGCTAGGATTTCATAGTGATTTTCAGCAACTTCTATATACTGCATATCGTCACGTAGGGTCATACTATCATAAGTAACAACCCCATCGTTTGCGCCGCCGTGCCACGGCGTTGCACCACGTGTTGTAACGATTTGCGTCCAAGGGATTTCAATTTTGATGTTCTTTAGTTCTGAAATTGGCTTTGCTCTAACGCCAATTTCTTTGAATAAAGGGTAACCTGGGACCATATATTTCGCCCAGTCTGCGGTTCGACTTCCACCATATGGGGTACTTGCCGTAACTGCACCTTTAAACTTGTCTCTGTGTAGATTGTAAAGATGTAGACCGTAAATACCACCAAGTGAGTGTCCAACTATAAACATCTTTACATCTATGTTTGCAATCTGTTCTGAAAGCATGTCTAGATTGTCAAAGAATCGATTGTTGGTGTTGTATTCTAGCGTTGTATAATTTTGTGGTTGCAACAAGTGTATGATGCAGTTCCAAGAAAGCCTAGACTGATTTGCGCCGTGAATGAAAAGATAGTGAGTTGTGTCATTCTCTATTTCCTCAACTGGACTTTCGATTTCAATCGCTTTTTCATCGCTTCGTCGTGGCCAGTTCCAGAAATTTAACATCACTTATCTACTATCTTTTCTATCTTCACAAAATCTATTCGATGATTTGGTATGTATCTCCATACCGTTTTGCCATCTCGCTCTATCTCAAAAATGGTCTTAGTTAATCCAATAGAGATAATCATCGCAGGTTCACCGTCTAGGTAGACCTTATCGCCCGGATTAAATGCTGGGCTTTTTAAAAAACTCCAACCCTTTGCTAGGTTGGTAGCCCAATCTTTTATCCAAATTGTAACAACAATCGAAAACAACAGTGCTATCCAAGGCATTGCCGCAGATGTTACTTTCGTTGATAGTTCAACTACGTCTCCCATGATAATCTCCTCATAGAGTATTTATCAAGATAGTATTATATCCACCGCCTCGTCAATTGTGATGTAGTCGTCCGTAGTGAAGTCAGGATACTTGCTTAGTATTTTAGGAGTTCCAACATATGCAAACCAACGATACACAACATTGATTGGTGCGTCTATCTTTTGCAAATCTTCGGTGAGAGTTTTTAGTGTCTTTTTGTGCATACCATATTCAATCATCACGCCTGGATATTGATATACTATGTCACCTTCAGCAATTCGACTACCAACGTTTATAATTGTTTTGTTTGTATGTTTCCACGCTTGCCAAAGTTCTAAACACAGTTCACTCTGCCCAAATCCAGCAGGCGCATTGTTGATGAATACATCACAATCGTGTACTTCTTCAATTATTTTCTTTCTAATTTCTTTTTTGGTTATGTCATATCCGGTGCTTTTGCTGAAACCAATTGCATTTGGTGAAAGACGTTTATAAAGCCCTTCACCAATACCGTATGTGTGACCAGTTATAGCGTATTTCATAGTAAATCAACGATATCTTGTATCGCTTCCTTAATTGTCATTTTCGTTATCACCTCTGGGTGATCTTTTGCAATTGGATGATTATTCCAATAACCCCAACTGAGTATTTTAGACTGGCATTTTACATGGTAATCACTACCATTTATGAATTTGCGATGCACATCATTCAATTTATTTTTACAAAGCCATTCCGCTACATGTTCTGCCGCGGGTTCGTTCACCAGTGCAAGATTGCTGCTTATGTTGATAATAGTTTTGTTTTGATTGTAATATGCCAACAACCAATCTTCAAGCATGTGTGGTTGCCACCCACCAGCAGAACTATTATTAATAAAAACATCGCAATCTTCTGTTGCATAGATGGCAAGTTCTCTACCAATAGTAGTTGACAGATCATATCCTTTTGATCTACTCAATCCGATCACTTCGTGTCCTAGATTTTCAAGTGTGTCTCTTACGTACGGACCAAATCCCGAACTATCACCCGTTAATGCTATTTTCAAAATGGCAACTCCTTTATCCATTGCAAATAATTCATTGTTAGTTCTTCATTTGGATCGATATCCCTGCTTGCTACCCAGGTATTACTACCTACGTAGTCTAAATTGTTATCGATACTATGATTTACATAACTTTGGTTTTCATTCTTGTGAATGTTTCCGTCGATACGTAGTACAGTTTCTCCCAGACGTATAGGTTCATATGTGTATCTACCTTTACCGTGTATTGGACTGTCTGCGACATATGTTTCAAAACTCCATATGTTCATCTAACATAATCCTTATATTTTACGTAACTGCGTTCAACTAGTTCTTTATGCCGCTGTTCGTCTAACCAACCAACTACAAACAAAAGTAATCGGTTGTCATCTTTGTCTGTCTTTTTGACACCATGCATACTTCCATATGTTTTTAATGCAAAGCAATCTGTGTCTTCTGGTACTTCCGTTTCAATATGCTCGGTAATTTCACCGTAAACTAGCTTACCATCGATTACTCTAGGCTCACCATCAGTAAGATACAAACTCTTACGATCACCTGCGATTGTCATACGATATCCACAAGGTTCCGTATTAAGTTGGTGATCTCTAAATTCTCTGCTTATGGTATTGAAGTCTTTACTAGGACCAACATAGTCAATATAGTTGTCATCCACGTGAGGCTTAACATCCCTGTTGGCCCTTACAAGTTTAAACAGTACTATACCCGTAAATGGAAAATGCTCTTTGACATATTCTACTAGTTCGGTATGCACCCCTTCTTTTATAGGCATAGGATCGTGGAATGGGATGGATCGGTCACGTACCGTAATATATTCTTCGCCCCAAAAGTAGAATTCAGTATCTGGATTGAATTCATCCAATACTTTTTGCTTGTGTTCAAACTTTGGCAAATCCAGAGGCAAGAATCTTATCTCTGACGTATTCATAGCTATCTCCAAAACTTAATTGAAATGTAATTCTTTCATTTTTATTTCTGTTGTCAACACCGTGCATAACATCACCTCGTGTTTGGAATAGTACAGGTCCATCTTCTAGTGTAAAACTGTCGAACTTTTCTTTTGTTTCTTTCCAATACAAATCGGTGCGAGTATTAACAAAATCACCCTCAACTGGTATCATGAAACTACACATTCTGTTGCCCGTTTTTTCTAACCAGTCAATGTAAAAGTCACCAAGTAAATTTCTGTAAGGGTTCAATTTACTTGCTAAAAAGTTGTCTTCGTGTGGTGGTAAATTATAGTCGGTCGATACCTTAACAAAACCAGCAGTGATATATGTTTCATCAAACAACTTCTTCAAACTTTCAGGAACCATATCCAGTTCTACGGGTCCATCGTATGTCAGTTGACCCGGAAGACCATAAAACTGTGTGTCATTTAATAACTTTTTTATTTCATCTATGTCATAGATGTCATTTGATGCCCGTAAATGTCTCATTTTTTAATGAACCATGGCCAACCTGCGATACTGTCCCTTCTACCGCTACATTCTCTTACAATGTGTGCTATGCCAGTACGCATCACTGCACATGTGTTTTTCTTTGGTGTTATACTAATTGTTTTATCTGAGAAGCCGACTTTGAATTGTTCGGTCATCTGTTGAAACCCTGCCGTCCATTCTCTCTGTGCATCCTCATAACTTGGTAGCACAAGCTCTCCATCAGTTTCATCAGTTAGATACATAATATAAACTAGATCACCATATTTCACACTGTCTTCCGCATGTAAATCATAGAAGTCACTGCCTTCAAATCGTTTATATTGCATATTCAGACCGCCTGTCTTAATGCATTCCATAGACCTACCGAACTCATTGACGGATAAATCGTTAAGTGCAGCATATATAGGTTCGTAAATATCCATGGTAATGACACGATAACTCATACCCGTGTCCGCCATCAACGGCGTGAAGTCTTTATTGTTCACATGGATCATGTCAAAATCTTTTGACACATACGTTTCTTCTAGATAATTAAAATCTTCTGGTGATAGAAAGTCTTCAAACAGCCAAACTTTATTTTCTACTAACGTCTTATACATTGCTGTCCTCAAATATCTTCATCCATGATAGAAATTCTTCTTTGTTTTCTATATACTGTAACTTCACATCGTTTGGCAAACTGTTTTGTCTTGTAGGCAGTTCACCGTTCGGTTTGAATTGATCTAAATCTTCAAACCATATGGTGCGCTCTAATAATAACGTATTTTCGATACTTTGTAAAGACATAATTCGTTCTGCTAAATCGTCAAACCATTCTTTTTTATAATAGAATGTTTGTCCAGCTTGCAATCCATTAGTGTTCTTTGCTTTGAAGTTGACCCATTTATTCGTAGTGTAACCTACACCAATGCTAATAAACTGTCCTAGAATATCTTTACGCTTCACCAATATCACAGGCTTATCTGAAATATATTCCCATATATGCTTGCTCATTTCCTTACCAGTATGCAATTTAAAAATGCATTTAATTGGCAGTCCAGAAATTCGCTCTAGTGTTTCTGCATCTACATCGTCTGATGCAAAAAAGTCTGGATGAAAATACTCTCCTAATTTTTCTGGTAACATGTACTTGTGATCGGGTAGTTCATTTGCATACCAATTTGCAACAAAACTGGTACCTGAACGCGGCGTACCTAAAATAATTTTCATTCTATTCCAACACTGTCATCATACGTGCCGTCTACTCTCACTGTGTAGCTGAAATAAGGTACAGGATCTACGCCATGATAATCTGTTACGTTGTATGCATATAATCTGTGATTATCTGGTAAGTATATCTTTTTGTCATTCATAGAATCATAAACATATACTGGTCTGTTTCCACCTGGATGAAAATTGATATGATGTGAGATAGTATCTCTTGGTGGGTAATCTCGGTGACAGACTACTTTAGAATCTGCCCATGATCCATAAATCACCACTCTGCCTATTTCTTTAAATGGGAGTTTCTCTATACACGATTTTGTATATGGCATCATTTCCATGATTGGTTCCCATGGAAATTTGTCTAAGTGTTTTGTCTTGAACACGTTTGGCTTCAAGTCCAATACAAAGAACCACGGTGCGACACATTTGCGCTTGAAGATCATGTACTTTCTGCGTTCTTGCTGTGTCATATTTTTGACTATCTCTAAGTCACCGTCAAAATTGAACAATGCATCTTCTTCGAGTGGCAAGTCTCCTGCAAACTTTGGTGGAATTGCACTACCAACCATTGGAAGTTTAGACAAGTCGCTCACTGCTAGTGCTGCACATATTTCATCATCCATACGTTCAAAATCAAAGTCATGTCCATCAGTAAAATTATGAAACGGGTTACCGTTCAATCCCTGTAATGGTATGTCAAAGTGTGTGTAACTATAAAGTTTACCCAATACTTCATCATCTTTGGTTTCTACGTAACTCATGATTTGAATATATTACCTTCTTCGTATTCATACATAACATCATCAAACGACATACCATGAATACTACCTTGCCAGAACACTCTGATGTTTGGAGTCTTTTTTCTAACACTGTGCGGTACTTGTGTTCTCATGATCCATGTTTTGTTGTCATAGTGTAAGTTTTCAATTACTTCTGATTGTGCTTCGTCCCAGAATTCGGTACCAACTTCATCCTCGTTATACACAGGTATAGTCAGCGCGGCAAATCTAATTCTATCACGATGTCGCAACACTTCTCCATAGTTTGCTAAAAACTCATAGCCCTTGCATATTTTGTTTATATCTTCAATAATATGTTCTGGGTAAATGTCTTCTAACATCTTGGTGTTAGTGTAGTAACAATCTAGTGATTCACTTTGAAACATATATCCTTTTTTACGTTGAAACTCAAACTTGTCACGCAAAAGTCCACGTTGATCGCTGTTTAAGTCCAACTCTGGTACATGAAAAAAGTATTTTCTCCACCGTTGTAATTTTTGTTCCATTTTTAAGCCTTATGTAATAATTGCGATTGCACTCTTTGGAGAGTCGCATTTCCATTCTGAGTTTATACTGTATCCAAACACTGCAAATAATTCATCTTCTATATGTTTGTGATTTTTTATAATTTGTTCAAGATCGTTCGTGCGCAAACTTGAACTAAAATAACGTTGCTCAAGAGAATTGTGTAATTCGGTTACTTGTGTATCGGAAAATATTCGTCTTACCAAATCTCGGTTCTTTTCTACAATGACTGATAATGTTGGCATATTTTCTAATTGCTCAAAGAACATCAAACAATCTTCATACACGTTATTTATATGCGACTTTAATAAGTCAGTGTTGATCAAGTTGTGATAGAACCAATGATAATCAAACATCTTAACTAATTCATCTAAGTCGTAACTCATGCAACGATGTATGATTTCAAATTCCTGATGACCAATCTTAATAATCTTGGTCTTTATGCCGTATCGCTCTTTGTATTCGTCACTTGACATATCGATATTTGATACCAAGTGCAAGAAGTAGGTTCTCACATAATCTATACCAAGAGTGTGATAATTGTAATGTAGAGTTTTCAACCAACTGTCTGCTGTTTCTCCCGGAAGTGCAATTATCATTTCACTTGTTGTTGGTATGTTGTTTGCTTTGTATTCATTGATCAGTGGAAGCAATCTACTGTTGTCGATATTTGATCTATTAATGATTTCTAAAACTTCTGGAGTATGAGTTTGAAAACTCAATTTAAGATTTCGTTGATCAATACTAACGTTGTCAAATATCTTTTGAAGTATGATTGGTAGGTTTTTACTTCCGTTCTTGGCCAATCCACTGTACGATATTTTTAGATAGTTGTCGTTTTCATTTTGTTTTGCTATCATATAATCAATAATGTCAATGTCTTGTTTTAAGATACCAAAGTTTGCGTCTAGAATTTCTAACTCGCTGATATTCTTAAACTTGTATATGTAATCTATCGTCGCATATACTTTATTGATGTCGAATTTCGTCAGTTTACTTTTAGACTGACCACCCCAATCACAAAACGCACAACTGTATGGACATCCTCTGTTCGTTTCAAAACTTACTTTGAAATCCTCACCAATATTCAACAAACTGTCGAATACTCCATCAGTGTAAGGTGTTGGCATTGTTTTTAATGTAGCATTGCTGTATTCTAAGTCTTGCAACCATTCCGCGAATGCAATTTCCCCAAGTCCTGCAATCGTACAGTCTACCCAATCTCGTTCTGCATCAAACTGTAGTTTTTCTTCTGTACGTTCTGGTATTTGCGGACCACCGTAGATTACGATACCGTTTGGATTCACAGATTTGAAATATTTTGATAGTTCATCATTGTAACTTTGATTCCACACATAACATGTCAAGCCAAGTATGTCGGTATCAAGAAACAAATCTCGGTAATATTCTACCGGTTTGTGTTTATATATAGGAGTATGAAATTCATAACGCTGTGTTATCGCTTCTATTCGATTGCAATAACTAATCAAACATCCAGCAGCATACGGCAACCAGTTTGAATGGATGATAGAAATAGATCCCAGTAGTATCTTTTTCTTTAATATTTTCTCATTACCCATTGCTGCATACCATTGTCTGGTAGTGGTTCGTATGTTACTTCCCAGTTGTAATCTGAATTTTTAGCAAAGTATCTAAACAGTTCCGGTGTTTCTTCACGACTCAGCCATATGTCTGTATAGCCTAGATTTAGTGCATAGTCCGTACTTTGATCAAGTGTATCTAATCCTCTGCGCAAATCTGCTTTGTATCCGCCAAAGTCATATTCTCTGTCTCTGGTATGTCTACTCATGATACGAATACTATTTTCTCCGTATCCTTCTCTAGCAATACCTGCGCTATAATATACTAGGAAGTTGTCCCAACCCATACGTGCAAACTTCGTTTCTTCGAACAAAGGCCACTTTATATAGTTGTTTGCATGACGATGATCGTAATTCATCGCAAACAATTCTCTAATTTCATTTAGATATGGGTCAATTGGGCCCAACTTCCAAGATATCATAGATGCGCTAGTTCCTCTTGTCCATCAAGACTGAACATCAACGCAATACGTGGTTTATCGCTGCGATTGAATACTGCGTGTGGATATGCGATGTTCAAGAAGTATGCGTTGCCGGGTTCTAGAACATATTCTTCAATCTCGCCATCGCGCTTAAATTGATTGATAACTAGATCGTCTGAATAAATCGGACAAATACAACGCACTGCATAACTTACATCATAGTCAATGTGGAATGGGATTTCTTTTCCTGCTGCTAGTTTTGTGATACGCACACGACTTGCAGGTGATTTACACTGTGATACGATTTCTTCGAATACACTGCCGGGAAAATCTTCTGTAGGTACGTTGTATAGATGTTCTTCTTTGCGGCGCAAACGCTCTCTAATATCTGGAGTGTAAGGTAGAATCTTACTTGGTTTTGTCAAGTTGATCTGTTCGAAGTTGTCATATACTTGTTCTACCAATGTCATGTGGTTGTCGCAAAGCATTGGATTTGCACTGCGCACATCAACGAATTTAGCCGCAAGTGCATCTGTCTCACGTTGCAGTCTTTCCAAATCAATGTTTAGATTCAGATTGGCAATCGTTGGCAGTTGATGTTTTTTTCTCATAATTTATATACTCCTGATAAGCAAAGTCTTGCTACATTATCTTTTCTTCTAAATTTTTGATAATCTTCGTGTATGGATGTAGCCAGCCAAACACTGTCACTTGGGGTTAAGTCTAACTCATTACATACTAACTGTTGCTGACCTTTGAACATATTATGTATGTAGTTAATGTCGTAACTATTTATAATCTTTTCTGCCACGTGATGGGCGTTGTAGTTATAATACTTTGCACTATAAGTTAGATTATGCAATCTCTTGTCTTCTTTGCGTGTGAATATCCAACCAGTTCTCATATTTCTAACGCCGAACGGTTTACTTAAACTATAGAACACGTATTCAATGTTATCAGTCATTGGAATATGACGAACTTCTGTGCTACCAACATATGCTAAGTCTAATGCAACTGGGACGTGTGTTGGAATATCTACAAAGTTACCATCAATTGAACTTGGGCATGACAGATATAATATCTCGCCAACGCCACCCTGCGTCTGGACCCACTGATAGTCACCTTCGCGCATTCGTATCGCACGTGTTTCTGCCGCCATCCACCAATTCAATCCTTCAGTAATACCGTTTGTGGGATATACATAAAATTCTGATAGATCAATAATTGGTGATAACCATTTCTTGATGTTGGTTTGATAATGTTCAACGGTATCATAATCAAACTCAATTGAAGATAGGGTGCGCTTTACTTCTGGTAACGTGGGTGTTCTAATTGCGGTCGATAGGTTTAGTATTGAGTCTTTCAATAAACCATCCTCCTATGTCGAACTCCCACCAACGCTCTTTGAATGAACAACTGTTTGGTTTTGCGTGATGGTTATTGTGCCAACCTTCGCCCCACATCAGAATACCAAGCAACGATATGTTTGTGCTATCATCCTTTGTATCAAAGTTGCGATAACCAATCATATGAGTTAGTGTATTGATGAAACTGCCCGCATTCCAAAGTATCGCGGCGGGAACAAGATATGCACTTACAAGAAGCATCGGGTCGATAAGTGACCAGAATATGATAACAGCAACATGTAGATGAATATAATATTTGTGTGTTAGTGTGTGCAACTTATCACGCATTAAATGTGTTGCATATTTTGGATTCGGAGTATCAAACATACTAAGCCATTGAACTCTGACAAATCCTTTATGTTTTGGAGAATGTGGATCTCGCTCTTGGTCGGTGTAGTGGTGATGTTCTCGGTGTACAGCAACCCAACCAATACTGCTACCGGTGAGTCCATATGTACCAGCTAGTGTGCCAAAAATCTCAAACCACTTTGGTGCGTTCCAACTCTTATGGCTCAACAGTCTGTGAAATGTCATTGTCATTCCAAAACAGCCTGTGACAAAATAAGTGAAAAAAGCGATGGCCCAATGGTACCATTCGCCGTACATTATCATAGGTATGAAACTAAGATGTGCTGCAATTTGCAGTATTAATAATTTTATGGGGGTAAGTGTTAACATTCTATACTCTCTTTATACAGATAGTAACATATTTATAGATAGAATGTCAAGTTGTTTTATGGTCCTGACAAGTGGATTCGAACCACTGCTTTTTGATCCACAATCAAACGTGCTAACCGCTAACACTATGTCAGAATGGTGCACACGGATGGATTCGAACCACCGACACGCTGGGCTTCAACCAACTGCTCTACCAACTGAGCTACGTGTGCATTTAATTTGGTAACGAAAAAATAAGTGACCTAACTGGCGATCTTAATGGGTATTTCAGGGTTTCAGGGTTGCCACTCTTTACTACAAACCCTTGTTCAATCTTGGTGCTCCCGGAGGGACTCGAACCCCCAACCTACGGTTTCGAAGACCGCTACTCTTCCAGTTGAGCTACGGAAGCAATAATCTTGGTGCCAGACTTTCCTGACAGTCACCGCTTTAGGTATGCATCCCTGCGCTGCGGTTTGCGCCTCGAGACGAATTCGTATCTTATTCTAGTGACATTGGGGCTTGAACCCAAATCTCCATCTACTCCGTGATGGTATCCTTCCCAGTTGGACGATTGTATAGAATAAGAAAACTTGGTGGTGATGGGTGGATTTGAACCACCGACTTCTTAGTTATGAGCCAAGCACTCTGACCAACTGAGTTACATCACCTAAATTCCCGGAACCTCACATTGGGACTTTTACCCCTGCGGTAAGGCTGAACTTACCTGATGCTCCGCCGAGGTCCCGCGGCGGATGCAGTTTTCAAACTATAACCCGTTTCGAACCGTTTTATAGTCTAGTATTTGGTGCCTAAGTCGTACATTGGGCTTATTGGGTCGGGGTGCCAAAGACGAACATAGGACTTTGTTTAGACTGAGTTGTTTGCAACCTTGACCTAACACTTCTTCTGGATCGGGTAAATTAATACTGTGCTAGGGTCACCCTCACAAGGGGTGATTATATTCAGTCTAGCTTGGTTGCGGGTGCAGGATTCGAACCTACGACCTCTTGGTTATGAGCCAAGTGAGATGACCACTTCTCCAACCCGCATTAATCTTCATACAAATCTTCATCGTCCCAATCATCTTCATCATCATACATATGATTACCTTCACAAGTATCATACATACGATAATAATCTTCATTGGGCATTAAGACACGGACATCTGAAACTGCCAACATTAGCATCATCAAATCAACTTCACTATAAAGTTCTGTCACAAACCATAACGTGCCACAACCACCACCTGCGGTTTTAATGTCACCATGTTCATAGTTTTCCAAGAACTCTATTAAGTCTTTACCACGATCTGTAATAATTCTAATCTTTTCTTTGGTGCTACATCGTTCTTCATCTTCCGATGCTTCTGTGATAGTAGCGCAATTATCATCGTCAATCGTGATCAAACATCGTTTTAGTTTGATGCTTCCTTTGGTGTGTGCGTTATCTGGTGTTTCTTTCGTAGACCAAGGAACTTCACACGTAACGTGATCAACATAATAACTCTTTCCCTTTGCTTTGATAACCCACATTGGGATACTTGGATCCTCTAAGTGCTTTTTGTTAAAATGGAACACTGCTTCTTTACATGCAATTTCAATCTATGCCATTGTCTTTATCTCCTTGTAATAGCATTTGTAGTAATGCAACACGGTCTTTGTGTCGCTGTTTTGCAGAAAGCATTAGTACAATCTGCGTATCTCTATCGATTGGAGCCTCAGCATTTGCAGCCCAACGAACAGAATTTTTGACTTCTTGTTTGGACATTATCATGCCGTTCTCCTAAATTTGGTGCGCCCTACAGGTATCGAACCTGCCTCCTAGGGTTTAGAATCCTGTGCCCATCCGTCTGGACCAAAGGCGCATTGAAAAACTGGCAGTCAAACATGCATTCTTTTAACTTACCCGCCCGGTGTTAACCCACAGTAAGTACCAGTCATAGACGACCCAGGTGTATGAAGGTGACTAGACCAGCACAGTGACGTTGGGTCATAAAATTGGCAGTCCGTTAGCCGACACAGCGTGGAATCCGTGTATCCGACCCCTACTCATAATACCGATGGTATTGTATAGGTTATTTCACATAGTGTGTCACTAGAGGTATGACACGGACCAACATCTTAGAAGTTCTGGCTGGGAAGGCAGGACTCGAACCTGCAACCTGCGGTACCAAAAACCGTTGCTCTACCAATTGAGCTACTTCCCAATAAACTGGCGGACAGTGAGGGATTTGAACCCCTCCAACGCAGTCACAGTGCGGCATGCAACCATTACACCTTGTCTGGCATTATTTGGTCAGGGTAGCAGGGTTCGAACCTACGACTTCTTCATTCCAAGTGAAGCACTCTACCAGACTGAGCTATACCCTGTTATTCTTTTTGGTAGTAATGGATGGACTTGAACCATCGACCTATCCCTTATCAGGGGATTGCTCTACCAACTGAGCTACACCACTATATTCATTACTTAGAAGATACACTACAACGGATTCGCACCGTCTCCCCTTTCATTCCGCAGAAACCGCCTACTGACGCTTGGGTGCCTACTAGTGTATCATCAAAGTAATGGTGAACCGGGTGGGATTCGAACTCAGGACATTTCGATTAAAAGTCGAATGCTCTAACCAACTGAGCTAACGGTCCATTAACTTAATTTTCTCTGCTCTACGCAAAGCCTTGTTTGTTTTACCGTGCGCACCAGAACGTTTAGTAGCAACGTGTGCTACGAAAGGATTGCGTTCTTTAGGCACCTTAATCTTTCGTTTCATTTCTTTCTTCCTTTGTTTGGTGATGCAGGCTGGATTCGAACCAGCAACCATTGGCGTATGAGACCAGCGCACTACCGTTGTGCTACCGCATCGTTATTTGGAGGTCAGTATGTGAATCGAACACATTACTTTCGTGCTATGGATTTGCAATCCATCCCCTTACCATCCGGGCCACTGACCAATTATTGGTTGCGCAGGTAGGAATCGAACCTACTATCTCTTGGTTATGAGCCAAGTGAGTTACCACTTCTCCGCCGCGCAATAAACTCTACTTACAAGTATGTTAGTCTGTCTTTGAAACAGCGAGCACCCGTCGGTTTTTATAAGGTCAGCCCAACCACGCATGGAGTCGAACCATGCTACTCCCATCTCTAACATACGTGTAAGTAGAGTTCAATGAATACATGTTGGTGCATGTATTACTCTACTTACCGTTCTATCATCGCTTTCGCTAAGAACTTTTTTCGTTACCAAATTTTCAAACAGCGTTTCTTCTTACAGTATCTATATAACGTCTTTATATTGATTCGTCAAGAAAAAAATACGCCCCCTAGAAAGTTTTTTCTAGGGGGCGCTTCGTTAAAATAACTTGTGAGTATTACTACCTACAAACCGAAACTCCCTCCGCAGCCATACATAAACTGGCACCAACGGATGTTGTTGCTAATAATTTGCTTATGTCCATATGACTGTTTCATTGAAAGTTTCGTATCCTTTGTTTCTATTCTCTTAATATAGCACTTGTGAAGTGATTCGTCAAGTGTTATCTTCTACTTTTATTTATTTTTTTTGTTAAAATTTTGTATCATACCAAAGTTTCAACGTATGATGGCGGGATTGTTGATCCAGAGAATCTGCAAACGGTTGTAGTTTTTCTGGCAATTGCGGATTTAAGTTTTCTAACGTGATGCGATTTAAACGAAGATTTTCTTCTTCTGCTAGAACCAACGTGTGTACATCTTCAAGTGGCATGTTTCCAAGACGTATTATATTTTCTATGTAACCCAAATACCGTTCTTCCGGATCTTCAATTTCGTCAAATGAATAATCAAACAACGTTTCATACAACCGTATTCCGTAACTCTGTAGTGTTTTGTAATAATGTCGTTCATTGAATCCAAGGAATGGTTTTTCTCCTAGCAATGGTTTCCACGTCTTTTCGGTTATGAATATCTCACCAAAATTATCTGGGATACTTTCAGCAAAAATGTCAATCAGCGCCAGTTGATATTCCATTGGTAATTTTTCTTGGGAATCTTCACCTGTCGCTAATGTAACTCCAGATGCATCAATATTCTTCTCTATATTTGGATCAAACTGCTTCAAATTATCAAAACGTATATTCATGTCGCTGGTAAAATTTCTCTTATTCCAACTCCAAAATGTATAGCGAAGTAGTCTGTTGTTCATCAGGTCATCTACGATCCTAGCTCTAAAATATTTAGGTACGCCATTTAGATTAACAAAATGCCGTTCTGGCATCACATTTATTTTTCTATAAAATCTATTACAATGGTAATCAAAGCTACGGCAAAGCAAGTTGAACTCGGTAGATCCACCATGTAGTACATTTGTATAATTATTTTTGTTGAATTGGTGTATGATCGTATGTAGATTTGCTGAATCGTTTATTGCATATACGTTCCTAAATTTAGTATCACCTATTTTTAAAGTTTCCAACAATAGATTAGTAAGCATATTTGATAGGTTGCCTTCCTCTGCCTGGAGAAGAACCAAATCGGTATTAGCTGTAAGTTTTTCATTATCACTAAACTGTTTAACCGCGTGGTATACCCGATCACTATCAAAACTAGCAACTCCGAGAACAACGGCATTACTTTCATCATACCAACAGTGAGACGATAGTTGTTTCAAAGCACCACTACTCCTAAAGGTGGGAAACCGTTGAATGCGACTGTTGAATATGTTGTTGTGTATGCACCGCAATTCTTGATAATAATCTTATCACCTGCTGCGATAGTCGCAGGTAGTGTTACTTTGTGTTCGCTGTAAAGTACGTCAGCACTATCACAGGTCGGGCCTGCCATAACAAACTTTTCGGTGTCAGGATAGCCATCTTTATCTGGGACAACAAATTGATACTTGATTGCTTCTTCATCTGTCTCTGCTAGACCGCTAAACTTGCCAACATCAAGATATACCCAACGTTGTGTATCTATATTTGATTTTTGTGACACAAGAAGAACAGACGCAGCCATATAACCTGCATTGCCCACCATACCTCTGCCAGGTTCTGCCATTAGATAATCTACATCACCAAAATGTTTTTCCACAGCGTCAACTAGATATGCGCCATACTTGTCTGAATCTGTAATGTCTTTGCCATAATACGCAGGAAAGCCGCCACCTAAATTCAACATTGTTAGGTTGTACCCTAAACCTTTGATCATATTCCAAACATCAGCCATTTTTGCAAGCGTGTCGTCCCACATTTCTGGGTGTCGTGTTTGTGAACCAATATGGAAACTGATGCCAATTGGGTTAAGACCGTGTATTTTGGAAGCATCGAACACGTTTACTGCCATACCTTTGTCGCAGCCGAACTTCTTACTCAATGGCCATTCTGCTTCTGTTGCATCTACAAGAATTCTAACAAATACATCTGACCCCGGTGCGTATTGTGCGACTTTCATTGCTTCTTCCATGCTGTCTACTGCAAAGAGACGGATGCCGCGCATATATGCATATTGAATATCTTCTACGCGTTTTACAGTGTTACCGAAACTGATATGTTCAGGTTTTGCGCCAGCATCAATGCACATGACGATTTCGCCCATGCTTGCGGCATCGAAGCGAGAGCCTAAATGAACTAGACGTTCTAGAATTTCTTTTTGAGGATTTGCTTTAACAGCGTAATGAATGTGGGCTGATCCTAGCCCTTTTTTAAGTTGTTTGTAGTTTTCTTCAACTTGATCTACGTCTAGGACGAGTGTGGGTCTGGAAAAAGTGTTTTGTCGAATGTATTGCTCAATTTTGTTCAACCACGTAAACCCCTATGCTATTGGTACATACCTTATATCATATTTATTTTATTTTGTAAATGATTCTTAAATTACAAGGTCGAATAGCATGTGAATACGAAGTTCAGAATGATCAGCATTGAATGCAGTGTGCGGCTTTAATGTATTTGTCCAATATGCCGAACCATCTGCTTTTAGATGATACACGTTACCATCGATCATCATTCTACAATTTTTGTTTGTTATGATAGGCACGTGAATTCTAGGTTGCGCATCGCGGTGAATACTCATGCATTTTTTATGGGGTAATGCCATCAAACGTACTCTACCTAGTTTATAATCAGCTTTGATAGTGTCATACACAACACGCAAGTACGTATCATCCAATGCAGAATTGAATTCTGTGAATTCGGATGTATCTAAGTGTGTCTCGCGCTTTATTAACTCACCATTTTCATCGAAGTTTTGAGTTCCAAACTTGTAGTGTAGACTGCCGGTACCCTCGAACCAAACATCATCACTTCCGGGCAAGTGCGTCAGTGCAATTTGGCTGTGATGTGGTTCCCAACCCGTTAGTGTTAAGGTGTGATCAAGTGCGTCTTTTAACCCATCAATGTCAAATTTATAATCTAATAATTTTACATCTTCCATACGACCTATCCCTAAATTACTCTTGTAAGTATACTTATTTATTTATTTTTGTTTTCCCAATATTCTTCGTGGGATAATCTGGGCAGTGCAGCAACACGCGCCTCATTTAAAAGTCGTCTTTTACGTGCCTGTCTTATGCCCCACCAAAAGTAGATACGCCAAAATAATTTAGTATCCATAACACCACGTATTAGAACACGTTTTGCGTCACTAAGTGCAAATATATCATCTAATTGTGTTAGAATTTTTTTAATCATTTACTAATACCCAACATGCAAATTCTACTGGATCGTAATAGTTGTTCCAAAACACCGGCGGTTCACCTGCAGGGCCTGCAACTGACATTCTATCTTTTATGCATTTTCGCAAAAATAAAAATCTTCCAGATATCTGACACCGCGCAAATGGATTCAAGCATCGTATCTCGGAGCGTTTGCGAAGATAACGAAGTTCTCTTTTTAGATTTTGAAATTCCCAGTCGCCGTGTTTTGTCATTTCTATATTCTTGGAGATGGGGTGGGGTTCGAACCCAACTTGAACACTCTGTTTCATCCGCCTGCCCAGATTTAACGAAACAGCATAGCACACCATGCCAGCCCATCGATTCTATTTATATAATGGCGGGGAGTGTGGGATTCGAACCCACGAGACGCTTTCACGCCTGACGGTTTAGTAGACCGCTGCCTTCGACCGCTCGGCCAACTCCCCAAAATAATCAAGTCTCTACCACGTGCAAATCCTGTGAGAGGAATTTATCGGTTTTACCAGCACACTTCCCTAGTATCGTTGAGGAACTAGGTTTCCAGATAGTTAAGGTAAGGCTCACACCCACTTACCAAAGACTTGACTATATTGTTTTGCAGTTGCATCTTTATTCCTTCTACCTAGTCCACTGTAGGTGCGCCGTAGCTGGCCACACAGCTTCATCCCAGTCCAGACGATCAACACTTACACACACTGCTATGCGGCATTACTCTGCTTCGGGTTGTTGTTGTGATTGCTACATCACTTCTCGTCATATGGTAACCAACCATACTAGACACTGCTACGTGTCACGTTCTGTCGGATCGGAAGAAAGCGAGCAATAAGCAGGACAAAATGCAAGGGCCGTTCTCGACCGCACCCAAAACAATTTACAAAAAACAAAATGCACAAGGCTTCATATTTCCAGTTATCAATGTGCAAGCATAACGCTATAATAAAACTGGAGCACAATAGCATGACGGTGTTTAAAACCATGACTATGTATGAATCTCATACGAGTTGCTTATTCTCTTCTCTTTCTCCCTTTCCGGGTAGTTTTATTAAACTACCAAAACCTTATAGGATGCCAGCCTTCACTAGGAAGTTTTCTGTGCCATCATCCAGTGTAATTGTAGTCTGCACGTTTAGTTCAAGCAGAGTGTCCTGTAGACGCTGCTTTTCTCGCTTAAACTCGTTTGCAGAACGCTTAAACTCCTCAACTTCTTCCTCAGTGAAGATAGTAGTTACAACATCACGGCGGCTATAACCATAACCATCGTCTTTAACTTCTTTCAACTTATTGAGTTGACCGTTAAGAACACGAAGGGCAGTTTGCACACCTTTGCTTGCAAGCATCTGCTTGTGGCTGATTTGTTTTTCAAGATATGCAACATTTGTAAGCATATCGTTGATACCAGATTCAGCGTTTGCACGTGCTACTTTCGCACGAATGTCATAAAGAGACATTAGAAGTTTATCACGTGTTTCAGCCTCTGCAAAGAAACGGTCACGTGCTGTTTGAATTTGATCTGTTGCGTCTTCAAACTCGTTTAGAGTTACATCATAACGAAGATCAAGTGCTTTTACAGCATCGTTGATTGCGTTCTGTAGTGCATTTGCTTTACGTAGTGTAATTTCCATTTTATTTCCTCAAATAATATATTCGTCGTGTTCGTTTTCCCAGACGCCGATCACATTGCGAAACCCGAGAGCCAAAGTACCATCGTAATCTGATAGTTCTTCCCATTGTGTAATAACTTCGTCTAGTTGTTCACGGGAAAGTTCTTCAACATTCTCTACACCAAAATGTTCAACGACAAGATCATTTGCCCATTCTGTTACATGACTTTCGATCCAATCAAGTATCTTGTGTGCCTTATGTACTTTAAATACTTCGCTCATTTTAACATCCTTTTTAGTTTAACTAGTAGTGCATGATACCGCATTGCTTCATCGCCTAATTCCAAATCACGATTATATATTTCAAGTAGTAGGTCGTGAATAGCTTCCTTACAATCTGCTAGTAGGTAATAGGTTTCGAGGTCGTCTTTCACAGTGATGCTTCCACTTTCTTTTTCACTACTGTATGCAATCCTGGGTTTACGATAAGCGCATGTTGCATAAGTTCATTGCGAATGTAGTTACGAACATACTTGTTGTCACTATTGCTTTTATCTTCTACCCACTTTACGTTTTTACGTTCACACCATTCAATGAATTCACTTTTGCGATTTAGACGAAACGGACGAATGACGTTCTCATTGCGATATGGGATCATCTTTCCCATACCATTCAAACTTGACCAAATCCAAGTTTCTGCACAATCATCTAAGTGGTGACATGTAATCACCGGAACATCAAGCGAATGAAACACTTTGTAACGTTCATTGCGCCAATGTTCTTCTTGACTATCGCCGTTTGGAACGGCTGTGTCAATGTAATCAACATAGAGAGGAACGCCACTGTCTAGTTCGTATTCACGTAGGAACCGGTACGCTTCTTCGCTAGTATCCGTTCCATGATGCACAAACTGCATTGCGACAGTGTGATTGCGTTTCAGGAAATCAACCACAGCCATGCTGTCCACACCACCACTGGTAGCAACAACAACTTTGCGTGGGATTCGACCTTGAATCTTAATCATCGTTCACTCTCTATCTTGGTAGGTGCGGAGGGACTCGAACCCATCAATCATCCGTTTATGAGACGGAGGCCTTCACCAATTAGACGACACACCCAAATTTTATTAGTAACCCGAAACTGTTACTGTGATACCGTGTACCCATTTGCGACCCGGTTCGTCGCCGATGAATTCGCACATCGCGGATTCACCACTCTGAAAGTTGGCTTCTTGCAGCGCCGCTTCAATACTACACACCTCTGGTGTTTGATATTCTGCATATCGTGTGTACTGTGCATCCATACTACCGTCTGCTGCCAATACATTAGTGATTATAAACAATGCCCACATTCCGTATAACCTTTTTTTTGTTTGGTAGGGGATGAGGGACTTGAACCCCCAACCGACCCGTTATGAGCGGGTAGCTCTAACCAATTGAGCTAATCCCCCAGAGTTGGTACCCGCGACCGGACTCGAACCGGTAAGCATTACGCGTCAGATTTTAAGTCTAATGTGGTTACCTATTTCACCACGCGGGCATTATTGGCGTCCCCTGAAGGATTCGAACCCTCGACCTAGTGATTAGAAGTCACTTGCTCTATCCAACTGAGCTAAGGAGACATTAGTTTGGACTGTTATTTGTACTCAGTCCAACACTGATATTCTTGATTGTATCCTACGATTACTTGTTCTTGGCGACGTTGATTTGCAAGTGCGCCGCCGATAATTGCACCAACGATAGTAGCGCCATCGTTCCCTTCGCTGACAACGTTGCCTAGAACGCCGCCGACAACAGCACCACCAACTACTTCACCACCAGATGCTGGGCGATCTAGCACTCCATAAACCGGAACATCAACATAGCCGCATTTTTGTACAGGATAGTAAACTTTAGCGGGTTGAGTCGTAGTCTGACATGCTGCAAGACCTAGTAGTGCTGGGATGATTAGTAGTTGTTTCATGTGTCTGTCTCAATCTCTATAATCTTAATATAGTCGATTCTGCGTCTAAAGTCAAGAACTTTTTTTACCAAGAACTTTGATAGTAGAAGTCCCATAATCTTATCCTTATGCTACTTTTTTCAACATTTCAGCGGGAACTTTCCAGTTCGTAGTCATATTGTTGCGGTTCACTTGGCGAACCATAACAGTCTTGCGATTGATTTTGGTGACTTCGCCATTGATAAGAACATCACGCGCAACAAATTCAACATTGTCGCCGATCACAAGTGTACGACGATTTTGATTTTGAACGAAAGTGCGTTGAAGTTTAACACGTTCTGCGACCTTTACAATTTGATCAAAGTCGCCTTTGCCGATAAGAGTGAGAACGGTTTCCATTTCTTTTGCAGTCATTTTCATCTGTGTATCTCTCTTTGTTACAGTATGTTTATATCGTGATTCGCATAGAATGTCAAGAAAGTTTTTCTAGTTTTTTGAAAACTTCCCACATTTCAACTAGTAAAGGATGGGTCTCGGGCTCACGACCGACCAGTCCATCATATACTAGGTCATGTACTTCTTCGAATTTCGCTTCCACAAGTTTCAAAAGTTCCTGACGATCCATCTTTAACTCCCTTTGTTACAGTATATGTATAATGTGATTCGCGGTGAATGTCAAGAATATTTTTTTAAATTCTTACACCGTTTCTACTTCTTTGAAGCCCATCATTGCAACTTTATAGGTCTTACCGTTCGCTACCATGCGATCAAACATTGAAGTGCTACGCAGCCCGTAAGTGCGCCCGTTAGCAACATGAAGCGGGGCAAGAACAGTTACATCATCGTTAGCATCCGCACCAATCTTCATGCTCCACGAACCGTCAACGTTGTTAGTGTAACGGTAAGCATATTCAAGTGCTTCGTCGATGTCTTCAGTGTGCCACACGTTCACTTCTGCAACATCAGTAAACCCTTCTACTGAACCAGTGATTTCGTTTTGGTTGATGTGTTGAACGGTAACTTTCATGATGACCTCTCTTGATTACATAACTGTTATATCGTGATTCGTTTAGTTTGTCAAGAAAATTAGCGGAAAGATTTTCCGCTGAATACTTCAAGAATACCGTAGTACTAATCTTCGTTTGCATCACGAAGAATTGCAAGCGGAGCCTTACCGGCGTCACGCTCTGCGAAGTAACCTTCAACAGTATGATTTGCGATTAGTTCTTTGATGAACTTTGCTTTAGTGAAAGGCCCGCAATGCTTAAACCGCGCTACAAAATTTTCAGGCTTTGCTTTACCGTAGAAAACATAGTCACCTGAAGTGGTAAAGTTTGTTTTTACGAGCAATAGCCATTTAATCCTCCATTCCAACTGTTGACTCTCTGTTAATAATATCAGTCCACATATCAATTTCATCGCGATAGTTCTCAAGCATAGCAATCAACCATTCAACGCGACCTGCTAGATCAGCTTGTTTCCAATCTTTAGAATCATATAGATCATCACGTAGCAAGGCAGAAATCTTTTCCATTTAACCCTCCAACGCGGCAAAAGCCGATGCCATGTCGTAGTATTCGTCAAAGCGATTTACTACTTGACGAAGACCTTCACTGTGTCCATCTTCGTATGCAGGTCCCCATAGCACTGCAAATTGCTTTTCATTGATATCATAATCGGCTTGAATAGCTTCCCGCAACTCCTTCATACGAAGAGTTTTTTGTGAGGTATAGTATGCAATATTTTCTTTATATGATTCAAGTTCACGTTCATATTCAGCTAAAGCGTAAGCATACACAAGAGCTTCTTCAGAATTTGGGTCGCGACCAAGTGTTGGCTTAATAGGCTTGGAGTACTGTTTCAGGTCCGCACCCTCGTAGTAAGCATAGTCGTAGTTGTTCATATCAGTCATTCCTTATTTCATACCCAGCAGGCCATAGAACCAATCTTCGTTAGCATCACGCAGGATTGCAAGAGGAGCTTTTCCTTCAGCCATTCCAGCAAAGTAGCTTTCTACAGAATGGTTAGCAATCAGTTCTTTTAAGAACTTTGCTTTAGTGATCGGCCCGCGATGTTTGAAACGAGCAACAAAGTTCTTCATGCTGTACTGGCCGTAATAAACATATTCGCCGTCTTTGATGAAGTTTTCTTTTACGAACTTGGTCATTTGCGTCTCTCTCTCTTGACTACATTATTAATATAGCATGATTCGCACGAATGTCAAGTTTTAATCATCATCTTTTCGTATCAGCAAACGTTCTTCCATACGTTCTTGGAAATCCATTATTTTTTCACTCTCTATCATAGAGATTATCAAGTTGGTAACTTCGATGTCCTTCTTAATGAAGAACATCTTTTGTTCTAGTTTTTCCAACTGCTTCTGATAATAGTCAAGTTCTTTTTGTTTTCTTAGTCTGGTCTCAAGTACCTCAGACAACATTATTAATTTCTGCTGTTCACTATCTGACATATGTACCTCACTGTAGTCTACGATTTGCAAAACGCTCTGCTACGATTTGTGCAGGGACTCCATCGTGTTCTGCTTCGTCTAGAATATCTTTTACTTTATCTGCTAGATCAGTTGTCAGTGCTTTTTGATAGTCTTTCTTTTGAAAGTCCAGAGCAACGGCCACGACCCCACCGCAGTTTGCGATAAAATCTGGAACATATTTGTATCCAAGATTTTGTGCTATACCAACATCATTCTCTGTTTCGAATTGGTTGTTTGCACTACCGCATACTAATTTTGGCTTCATAGTATTTAGTGATCTTAGATTTAGCGTAGCACCTAACGCACACGGTACATACATGGTGGCTGGCGTTGAGAACATATGTTGGCTTGATAGCATTTTCACCGTATCCATCGTAGTGAACGGGTCTACACCAAACACAATGCCGCTGTCTCTTTGTAACATTGTTACGAGTCGTGAACCTACTTTACCAAGTCCTTGGACAATAAATGTCGAACCGTTAATGCGATTGTTGTTGTGCTTTAGTAGTGTGTCGATACAAGTGTGAACGCCCAATGCTGTTGGGTGACTGCTATCTAGTGTGATACCAGCAACATAACTCGTGCCATCGTTTACTTTATACAAGTCGGCTGTTGTCGTGCCAATATCACCTGCACAAATATATGCCCCATCTAAAAGGTTAACCGCTTTCCCTAGTATCTGAAAAGCGGCTTCTCTGTTTTTTATCTTGTTTGCATTCACTGTCGTTTTCGCGCCGCCGTGATCTAGTCCACCTGCTGCATTTTTAAACGTCATACCTTTACTCAAACGTAGTGCATCAGTTAATTGATCTTGCTCATTCTGATAGTCATACAGTCGTATGCCACCTATTGCTGGGCCTAACTTTGTGCTGTGAAGTGCTATAAATGCATCTAATCCAGACGCATCATCTGTGACACGGATTACTCTTTCGTATCCATCTTTTTCCACGTTTGAGAATTTCATTATTCGCTCCTAATAGATTGGGGTCTAATAAGAGCGGATCCCCGAAGGGATCCTATGACCCCTATATATATTTATTAGATTTGATCAAGTTTTGCTTTTAACTCAGTGAACCCGCCAACGTATTCACCATCTAACCAAATTTGTGGAACAGTGCGAGGTACAACGTTTTCTGCTGCACATGCTTCCATTAGCGATTCCCGTGCGCCCTCAGTTGTCTCTAGATTGATTTCTTCAAATTTGATATTACGAATAGTCATTAGTGTCTTTGCTTGCACACAAAAGGTGCATTGCGTTTTTGTATAAATCTTTGCTTCCATGTTTATCCTACAAATGCTTTTTCTAGCACGAATTCACCTTTAGTGTTGGCGTTGCCTTCCGTGCATCCCTGTTCTTCAATGAAGTATTTTCTCAACTCCATATTCATTTCATGAGAACCACACACCATCACTCTATCGTGTTCTGGATCGAACGGCTCTATGTTTAATTTATCTTGAACCTTACCAGTATAAAGTGCGTCTGTAATTCTTCCAGTAGTATGGAAGTCTTCGCGTGTCACTGTTGGATAAAATACAAATTTACCTTGAGTGACTTCACCGTATATTTCGTGGTCATTGAGTGTATTTAGAAAATCGTGATACGCAAGTTCTGCAATTTCACGTGTTCCCCACATCAGAATAACACGATCAAAGTTATCATAAAAATCTAATGATCTTGTAATACTCATAAATGGTGCGACACCAGTACCAGTTGCGAGTAGATACAAGTTTCTCCCAGACTTGATATTGTCCATTACAAGTGTGCCAACTGCTTTTGTGTTTACAAGCAATTCGTCGCCAACTTTAACATGTTGCAGTCTACTTGTGAGTGGACCATCTTGAACTTTGATTGAAAAGAATTCTAAGTATTCTTCATAGTTGGGAGATGCAACTGAATATGCACGTAGGAGTGGCTTACCATCTACTTCGATCCCGATCATTAGAAACTCACCGTCACGAAACTTAATGTTTGGTGAGCGAGTTGTACGAATTCTGAATAGTCTGTCTGTGAAGTGTTCTACTTCTAGTATCGTTTCTTTTTGAATTGCCATTGTTAACCGTATTTTAAAATTAGTTCTGCTTTTTTTTCTTCTGGAGCAGTTGTCCATTTAATCCAAGTGTCAAACTCCATTATTGTATCATGCCAATAGAAAAATTCTTCATCAACTTGAATAAACGCGGGACCATCTACACGATGAATCTTTCCATACTGATACCAAATCTTTTGCTTGACTATGTGATCACATTATGCTGGACCTTCGTCCCTATGCATACTCCCAAACCGATAATATATAGTCATATCATCATAGTTGTGGATAGCATACTTGTGATTATTTTTTCCCTTTGGTCTTTTCCGCCTCTGCTACTCTCAGTCTCAAATCGCTTGTGCTAAATCGGTGATCACGCTCATTAAAATAAATGTCAATATCGCGCTTCTTGCAAATATCTCTACCAGTAAAATCTTTGTCACGGTATTCTACCCCAAGAATACGAACATCAATATGCATACCAGAAAGAATATCTTCCAAATCTTGCTCTGTTGCATATGGAATGATTTCGTCCACATACTTACATGCGCGTAGTTGCAGATAACGTTCTACTACCGTTTGTACTGGTTTATTCTTTGATGGACGATCTAGTGTTGGATCAGTTTGTAATCCAACTATAAGATAGTCACATTGCTGTTTTGCTTCTTCAAGCATTAGAGTGTGACCTGCATGAAACAGATCGAAACTCGATGCAGTGAATCCTATTTTTTTACTCATGATACCCTCATTAAAAAATCTGCTGCGTCTTCTTCTTTTCTAAAATTTATTATTGCAAGGCTCTTGTAACGTTCTATCAGGCAGGAGAAGTCTCCCTGATTGTATCGGGAGACTAACTCACTTCTTAGTTGCTTGCTGTCTCCGTCAAACGCCACTGTGATGCAGTATGGTAACTTCACATCTTTGTAAGTTTTTGAGGAGACTATAGTTAAACCTGATCCCATAGTCTTATTGATTGGATTCCGCTTTGCCGATCAATGCTAGAACGATAACTGCAAATAGACCAAACAATAGACCCATGATAGTCCATGTCGTGGTATTGCGTCCACGTGTTTTTGCCATTTCGTGACAGAGCCAACCGAACGCTGCCCATACTAGTAGTGTAATAATAAGTTCCATAATGTTTCCTTACATTTTTGTAGTTGTGGTCTCATATGTCCGATTGTATTGATTGTTTACACGAACAAATGTCGTGCATTTACTTAGCTGTTTCAGTGTCGCGGCCCCGACATATGTGCAAGTGCTGCGTACACCTCCCAAAATCGTTTGGACTGTTCCTGCAACTGCTCCTCGGTAAGGGACAAGGACTTCTCGTCCTTCACTAGCACGATAGTCTTTAAGACCGCCAAAATGTTTTGTGTTTGCTGCATCACTACTCATTCCGTAAAATTGTACAAACTGTTTTTCTTCAATAATTAGGTTACTGCTATTCCAAGTTTTGCCAAGGTCTGCTATATCTTTTAATCTTAGTTCATTAGTGTGATAGCGTTTTGTAATTACTTCACCACCACCTTCGTCGTGTCCGGCAAGCATGCCACCAAGCATCACAAAGTCAGCACCAGCAGCAAATGCTTTAGCAACATCACCAGGGCAAGTACAACCACCGTCAGCAATAATATGACCTCCAAGGCCGTGAGCAGCATCTGCACATTCGATAACTGCTGATAGTTGGGGATAGCCGACACCGGTTTGAATACGAGTAGTACACACACTACCAGGACCAATGCCCACTTTGACAATATCTGCGCCATTTAAGATTAACTCCTGTGTTTGATCCGCAGTAACTACGTTACCTGCGATGATTACAATGTGTGGGTGACTCTTACGAATTTCACCTACGTGTGTAACAAACGCTTCACTATAACCATTCGCAACATCAATACATAGATATTTTAATTGTTCACCAACACTTGTATATACCTGAACAAACTTATGATAGTCAGCATTACTTGTACCGATGCTCATTGCAACATAATCTGTACGATGATAATTATCAGTACTAAAGTATTCAATCAAATCATCTTTGGAATATGTTTTGACTAAACAAGTAAAAATCTTCTGTTTGGCAAGTTCATCTGCCATAGCAAATGTTCCAACACCATCCATGTTTGCTGCCATGATCGGGACACCTTCGTAATGATGATCATCCCAACTTTCATGTTCAAAATGTGGATCGTAGTTACGGAATGCGAACTTGCGTTCTAGGTCAACATCACTTCGGGATGCAAGTGTGCTACGCTTTGGACGAATAAGAACGTCACTATAGTCTAAAAGAATTTCGTTTTCAATACGCATTTACGCCTCAACTTCATCAAGGATAGCACCGCGTTCATCACATGGTGTAAGTTTTGGTTCTACTTGGATTTCGCACCAACAACCCAGTTCTTCATATCCTACATTTTCAACACCAGAGTTCCATTCTTCATCCCAAGCGTTTTCTACTTCTTCTTGAATTTCTTCTTCGTCGTAGTTGTCTTTGCCGTCTCCGGTGACGTGAATGGTCCAATCTGCCCAACACCCGTCAAACAATTCTACAAATTCATTGTTGTAATCATCTACTTCATGGAAATCGTTGTTTACATCTGGTGTTGCAGATTCAATCAGTGCGTCAAGATCATTTTCAAAATCGTCTTCGAAACTGCAATTCATATCTGCGCACCATTCAACAGCATCTTCTACTGTTTCTGGTACTTTAATGATCCATGATCCCCAGCGATATCCTTCTTCGCGGGTAGCACGAATTGTTGCATCTTCTGTCTTTTTAACAAATGTAGTATATTCAACAACTGACTTTTTGTAAGTTGGTTCTAGGAGAAAATATTTCATAACGATACCTTAAATTGTAATGGCGGGGTCGCCCCCGCCGATTATGTTAAGCGCCGATAATTTCTTTGAATTCAGCGATTGCATCACTGTCTATCAGATCAGTGCGATACAATGCATACTTTTTAGTGATACCATTGTATACACCCACTTCGGTCACATCACCGCGTTCATTAGTTGACATCATGCCGTAAATCTTGTTACGCCCATTCAGTTTCTTAATCATCTTCACTGCTTCATCCATCGAAGGCGAGAGACGGCGGGGCGGACGCTTTTGTCCAGCTGGCTTACCAGATTTGTTGCGATTGAAAGTTTTCTGGCCAGCAGTAGTATTGAAAGTTGTCATATTTTCCTCATGTTGACAATTTCGTGAGGGACATAAGTTTAATGACGTTGCCCCGGTATGGTCTGTTTATATTAAAGTTTAGTATTAGATTATAATGCGTATGAAAGTTTATTTGTGTTTGGACATTGTTTCACATACGGTCCAATATCTCTATATTAATTAGTAAGTTTATATTACATCAACATCGTGCCATTGTCAAGTCCTTTTATGATTGCCAACGATAAAAAAGATGTGCGCCGATTTGTCCGATTTCGTCCATACTGGCCGAACGCGACCAGTATGGATTTACGTAAGTCGCGTGATAGTGCGTTGCACCTTCTGCGAGACCACGATATTCGTTAGTATTCAGAATGTCCCAAGCAACTGCTTTGGCACGTTCCCAGTTTTCGCTTTCTGGAATACGATCACTCTTACCATCACAATACCAAGAGAATTGGCATTGATTGCGGATCATGTTTCCATTTGCGTCTTTGTGACCTTGATGAATTACCCCGCAAATTGTATCAGGATAATGGTCATGTTCTACTCGGTTGAGAACAGTGTTTGCTACTGCTGCCATACCTGCTAGATTGTCAATACCAGCCTCAAAGAAAATGTTCTGTGCCATGCAAAATTGCTCTGCATCGCTTTCTGGGTTTGCAATAAACGCTGCACGTTGTGCAAGCATTTCCGCGGTTAGTTCATTAGTGTAGACAGCTTTTTCAACAACTACCGGTCGCTCAATAACTACTACACGATCAGGTGTGACTGCATCCATGCCAATCACTGCATTGTATTGAACATCATCTTGACTGTTAGTATTTGCATAGCCATTTGTGATTGCTACCATACCGATAATTACTGCGGCATTGAAAGCTAGGCTTGCTGCATTGATACCCTTCATTAATACTCCATTCGTTTCTCTTTCTTACACTATCTTTATAGTGTGATTCGCAACGGATGTCAACAATTATTTTACGAAAATTTTCAGAATTTCATATTCAATGAAATCGTCACCGCGTTCAATATCGATGAAATCTCCAACTTTGGATCCTAGTAGTTCTTTTCCAAGAGGAGATTTAAAACTAATGATACCAGCAGATGGGTCACTTTCAACCTCACCAAGAATTGTGTATGACACGATGCGATTAGTATCTAAGTTTTTAATAGTTACAGTTGTACCGTGTGTCGCAGTTTCGTAATCACCGGATTTCATTTTTGGCAGTAGTGTAGCACCATCCAACATGGACTGGAGACGATAGATTTCAATATCAATACGCTGCATGTCTTCCAGAGCGCCGTGTAGTTCTTCGTTTTCTTCAAGTCCACCCTGCGATCTTGCCGCAGCAATCCGTTCCGAAATTTCGGGTTTGCGCTTGAATAGTCGTGAAATTTTGTCAAGAAGCATTGATCTTCCTGCTTCTGTGATAATGTCTCCGCTCACTGGTAGTATTTCCTTATTAGTCGTTGCAGCATATTTATCAGAGTCGTCATTTTTGAATGCCATAATAATATTATTCATCTTGATCATCCTCGTCGTCGAAATCGCCAAATACCATCAGCTTCATATCGCCAAAAAAATCATACATGTTATCGTGTTCGCCCCTTGTACGTTTCACTAACGCAGTGAAAAGCATACAAAGCAGTATTACGTCTACAGATACTTCATCTTCCATCGGATCAATGGATTCTTCACGTAGAATACCAATTGTATTTCTCATAAATGCAAGTGTACCTGCACTCAATTCGAATTGTGGAAGACTTGGTAGTGGATACTCCACATCATCTTTGACTTCTTTCTTACCGAAATAGTCTCGTATGTTTATCACATTGTCAGTCATTTGTTTTCCTTTATTGAGTGTATTTTTATATACGATTCGTATATAAATGTCAATCAAATATTGTGTAGTAACCATTGACATTCTGACACATCTTCGGGATTGTCGTAACGTGCGTTACAATATTCCCAACTGTCAATATGCAATATTGCGGTCAGTCCAATCGCAGTGAATGCGCCAAGTAGATACACAAATATAAATTTCAATACGTCTTCAATGTTTCACCTATCTGATTTGAATTCCAAGTTCTGCAATAGCATCTTGTACACTCTTTGCTTGAATGCGACAATCTTCTAGTGCATTGTGTGCAGCAAACTGGTAGCGTTTGCGCGGGTCCATAGACACGATACCAAGCAACGTGCGACTATCTTTTACTTTCCAGAATGGCCATGGGATTGGAATATCATACATTCTGCACATGTTTTCAATGATAACAATATCAAATGAAACTCCTTGCGCCCAGAACGTATCCACGCCAACGCACCATTTCTTCAATTCTTGAAGCATAGTTTTTGGAAGAATACGATTATGCGGAGTAAATGCAGCTTCGATGATTTCTGGCTCTTGTTTCCCCCACCATTCAAGTGTATCATTGTCAACGCTTCTACCCATGTGTTCTTGATCATCGATATCAAGTTGCATGTAGAACTCACTCCAAGGTTCTTCCTTAGTATTTGGATCGAACTTGATTCCGCCAATAGTAAGAACTTGACAGTCAGGTTTAGTTCCCAGCGTTTCCAAGTCGATCATCGCATGTACTGGCACTAACTTTCACTCCAATAGTGTACTTCGTCATAATCTGCTTTTAACTTATTCAGAAGTGCAACTACAACATATACGGTTTCCATGTCACCGTCATAACCAAGTTCATTGCGAATAGCATCTTCATCCTCAGAATGAAATGCCCAACTCACTGCTTCTTTAAATTTAGGATGCATCGTATTCTACTACTTGTACGTAACGTTCTTTTCCACGTTTGCGCCATGACTTAGCGAAATCTTCTGCTTGCTCTTGTGTTTCAAACAGAACAGGGTTTAGATCCCAACATTTACCATGTGTATCTTCTGTAATATAAATCCAATCATCGGCGGCAAGCATTATCTTTACTGCATACTTCATTGGCACAAGTCCTCATAACGAATTGTATAAACACGATGCTTACTCAAATCTGTTGTTGTGTTTGAGGATTTAAAAATATAATCCAAAATCTGCTTCATTATTACCTCCGCATACTTGCTGCATCTTTTGCAGCTTGTTTATTATCTTTACGAACTGGCATCAAATTGCTTTTGTGTGTAACAACGATACCTGCAATTTCGTCACCTGTATACTTTTGTTGTTCACGGGCAGCGCCATTGGCCGAAACCCGATTACTCAATGTCGCAGTTGATTGATGTTCACGGTAGTCCGGAATTTCATTAATGCCAACACGTTTGCCCCACTTGTCATAGAGCATGTGTGTTGATTTGCCAACGCCCATTTTTTGCAAGAACTTTTCGTGTTCTGCTTCGGCTGCTAGTAGTTTTTTTGTCTTGTTCTTTGCTTTGCGCTTGCGTGTGTTAGTTGTGCTATACGCAGGACCAAGTAAGTGCATACCTGACATACTATTCTCCTAGTTGTTTATGCCGTCAATATAGCACACTGGCACTATGTTGTCAAGAACAAAGATTGGCAACCATTTGGTAATGTTCCCACGCTTGTTTGATAGCAGGAACATTTTCAGTGTCTTCTGGTGTTACTACGCAATCTAACCAATAGTATGGAAGTCTTGGTGGGTGTGCGCCGAATTTACGGGGTTGGTGCAACTTTCCAGTGTCATATAGTCTTACTGCCATACGTCTAAAGTCGTCGTGTTCATCTTTGAAATCCCACCATTCTGGATTGCTTAACCCACCGTAGACGTAACCATCCCAAATAGAAGACCAATGATTGTCATTATGTGGATCAAAGTCTGTCCTTGCAATAATGACAAGAACATCTTCTTCTTTTACTTTTCCAGTATAGATGTCACGTAGGCAACGTGAAAAACTTAGACCTATTTTCATTATGCCAATTCCTGTGTAGTTTTATTTGGAAGTTTATATGACGATGCGTTACCTTTAAGAGAATGTACAATATAATGTATGCGATCAATATAACGATCAATATAAGGCTGCTGTAGATATGGAATCCAAGGTTCAGTTTGAAGGTGACTTGGATCATATTGGTATCGTAGGCACAAACGATTGTCAGTTTCACCCAAGCGGCGGTGTTGTGTTATACTATTGTCAAACAAGCATAGATCACCGTCCTGTTCATACCAATGGTCGTAGATGTATTCTGGAACTTCAAGTTCTTTGCGAATTTTTTCTAATAACTTGTCGCTTTCTGCCTGTGACATATCTTTGATTGCAGTCACAGTGTTGAAACTGTAGTGTAGACCAACATGACCGTATGGACTTTTAATAACCATCGGAATTTCTTCGTTTGGGAATGGAGCCATATTTTTATACATCATATTATCTTGATACCCGTTTAAACCGGGATTGATTTTTCCGGGAGTGAAGTTGTGTAATAAAACCATGTCATTTAATTCACTACGGAAACTTTCACTTACGCTTTCATAATAGTCCACTGTTGTCAGGAAACCAGTTGCACTTTTAGTAGTTCCTTCAACTCCAAGCAGCGATACATTTGGTGCAAATACAGGGTTGCCACTTTCGTTGCTATGCCATAGTAGTTCCCCCTCTGCAAACATGCCAAGCGGATTACCATGCTCATCCTTTTTGCCACTAACACGGATTATGTGACCTTTTGTTCTACCGCCACCTTCGACTACTCTGCTAAAACCTAGTACACAATCAATATCTTCTTGATCCCAATCGGATTGCATTGGAATACTTGATATTTTTCCATCCCAGTTTGGATACTTTTCTTTTAGTAGTGCAAAGAATGTCATGCGGTCGTCGCCCCACTTTTTCATCCAAGAATGATAATTATCCCGCGTTAAATTTGTTTTTCGGATAATAGTTACGAGTTCCTTCATATGGATTTTTCCGATTTCCATCCACTCGTCGTCTGACATAGTATTAAAATCTACATCATCTATGAACACACCATAGCTACCACAGCCTGGTATTTTAGACACTTTCATTTTCGATCTCCTTGATTTTTATAAAACCAATCATAGTAGTAAGCAAGTTGCTTTTCGTTTCGTTTACCATTGAACGCTTCTACTTGCGCAATAAAAATTTCTGGATTAAAGAAATCTTTAATATCAAATAGAATTTCGGCATCTGGTATAAACTCTTTAGGTATACGCGCATCCCATTTGGCTTTGTCTGCCTTATATTTTTGCAAATACATGGGCTGACGTAATACAGGATCATCTATATCAGATAAATCATAATAGCATATTGCGTTATTTAATACAACCTCTCGTTGGTCTGCCCCATAAGAAATACCAACAATAGTTGCATTATCATCAAAATAATTTTTGATTAATTCTGCTTGACTTGGATCAAACGTACCTATCCACACATCTTTATTGTTGGCGTTTCTTAGCACATCTTCAATTTCCGACATTCTTCCGCGCCAATCAATATCCCTGAATGTTAGCGGTTTATTATTAGTCAGTTGTAACACATATGGTTCATGTACTCGGTGTATTGGGTAACCGTTGCGGTTTATGTCTGGGGCGCAGGGTTGTAACCAATTATCACTCCAACCTGCTAACAGATTAATGAACACATCAACTAGCGAACCATATGGGCATATACCAAAATAAAGTTTTGACATTATTTACACAATCCCGATAACAACACATAGTGTTCCCACGCCAACTTGACTGCTGGTTCCATGTCAACTTCTCTCAGATTTATCTGATACCAATGATTTTTCAAATCAGATATCATAGCATCGAATGCATGTGATGGCAATGCTTTATCTCGCAATACTAACTTACCACTGTCAATTAGTGTAAGAATGTATTGATATACTTCTTCAAAATCATAAAGATGTAATGAGTTTCTACCTTGTGACAAGTGTGAAGTCATTGGATCCAACTGACGATTCCACCAATGTGTTGCATCTTCTGTGTTGTGAAAGTTTATACGAGTATCGCCCACGATTGCATAAACGTCATTCACGTTTATTTTCTTTAGTAACAAATCACTGACGCAATATTCTAATCGTGTACCAAGTAACATTATTTTTTCCGTAATGAGTTATTCACTTCAATAACTCTCTGCATAATTCTACTTCCAGTAAAATCATAGAATGCTTCTGTATCTTTGGGGAAACAGTGGCCACTGTATCCAAGTTTCCCTTCATCATTTGGAGCGACCATGTGTGATGGTCCGATGTTTTCAAACTTAGAAAGAATATCAATCATCTGTTCGTGATTATAATGTTCACCGATCTGCCAAAATACTTCATGGAAGAATGCAACTTTTGTAGCAAGCCATGCATTATGCATGTACTTTACCATGCTTGCAGTTTTACGATCTGTATCTATGAATTCTACATCAAGATATCCAAATGTTTGTTTCCAGAAAAAACGCTGTAGATTTGTCCCGCCACCAAGAATAAAATACTTTTGATTTGCAAAGTCGTCTGCTGCTGTTTTCGCTCTCAAAAACTCTGGATTGTAAATCACATTTGACGGATATGTTTCCATCATTGGGAATGGTACTGTGCTTTTAAGAAGAATTGGAATGTCGCCAACTTCTGCAATCACACTACGAATAATACTATCATCACACTTACCTTCAACAGTTGGTGTCGGCACGGCGACCACTGCACCCCTAGCATTTGGATAGTCTGAAATCTTGTTATTGTTATACTTTGGGTCTATGCGAACAACTTCTTTTTCGTCCGCTTCAAGACTTGCTGCAACAGTTTCACCTACAAAACCACAACCAACTACTAATATCATCTGTTTTCCTCTTGGCGTTTTCTGAATGGAATATAGGTATCATTCCACAAATCCCAAACAAAGTATGCGGCAACCCCGCCGATTATACTCATATACCAAACGTCCGCGAATATGGCGACTTTTGAATTTGCAATTAGTAAGTCTGCTGCTAAAAGTGCTACAGCCCAATCATACCATCTAATCATTATAGTAACCTTTTATGAATAGTTAAAGTGTACGCTTTGTACGAAGTTGAAGTTGCCAGGACGGTCGTTGCCTTCTGCGTTCAACATTTTATGAACATATTCGGGCAAGTGATGTCCAAACCGTTTTAAGAATTCTTCGCGTGGTAGGTTTTCTGCACCTTGTAGATAATAGCCGCCAAAATGTTCCACAAATTCTCTTGCAGCAATAGTTTTATCAGACATGCCTTTTTTGAGTGTACCGGGTGTATAAACACCATTATCAAAGCTACCACGAGTTTCGTAATCATCAACGTGCGGATAAGCACGAGTAATCAGTAGCATCACGCTTCTGCCTTCGCCTGTGGCATAATAGTCACATGCTAGGAATTGATACAATTCATCATTCATCTTTTAATACCTTCCACATTTTATCAATGTTTCGCTTTTTGATGAAATCTTCTTCACCAGTATATGTGCTGCACTTACTTAGCTTTTCTTGCACAAACCAAAGAATTTCATACAAGTCTTTTTTGCATCCCCAAGTTACGAACCCATCCATACGAGGATCGGATTCATTATAAGCAATCTTTTCGATTTCAGTCTTTATGTCTTCAACTGACCAATTAATTATCACGGCGACGATAAATGTCTACGTAGACATCTCCCTGCATTTCGCTACTAACTAATGTATAGTTTTCAAGAATAGGTGTGCTGGGTAGAAATGTATCACATTCATATGTTCCACTAATTCTACTCAGATGAAATTCTTCGATGATAGGTAACAAACCTTCAATAAGTTTTGCCCCACCGATAATCCATACATTTTGCAACTTACTCATACTAACCAAATGAGTTTCTGCTTGTTCGAATGTTAGAAAATGATAAGGCCCCCGCTTATCATCAGTACTACGTGTGACCACAATATTGTTACGTTTGGGTAGAGGTTTATTCGGTAGACTGTCCCACGTTGCTTTACCCATTGCAACAACCCCACCTACAGTCTTTTCTTTAAACCATTTCAAATCCGCTGGATTGTGAGGCCAAGGTAGGTCGCCATCTTTGCCGATACCCCAATCATCATCACATGCTAGAATTGCTCTAATCATTTACGTTCCTTATTCTTTTTGTTTTTCAAGTGAAACTGGTACATTTTTAAATAGAACTCAAACGACTTGGGATAGTTCACTGGATTTGGAACTTTCCCATTAAAGAACTCTAAGAACTCTTTAATTATAGCATCTTTTTCAGATTCGTTCAAGTTGTTTAAATTCATTCTATCTTCCGTGGTATTGCCACATAACTGCGTTGCAGTATGCGTGTACCGCTCCTTCTGTTAAATCAGTGCCGTGATTGTGCTGCAAATGCACAGGATAACGTAAAAAGTTTGGCGGAAATAATCGCCAATTGATTTTCTTACTTGTTATTTCTTTTGGTGGAGCAGCATCAAGAGAACAATTGCACCAGTAACAAAGTCCATTTTGCTGTTGTATATATTGTTCTCTGACTTCTCTGCGTTGTTTCGCATCTGCACGACTATATAGTACTGGAAGTTTGTAAGTCATGTTAATCCCAAAGTGATTGATAATACTTTCCAAATAGACGGAAGCCATTTTGAATACGTTCACCGTATGCTTTTCGTGCATCCCAATCTGTTTCCGCAGTGTGATCTAGACCCTTTGTCATTCGGAAGTTACCATCTTCGTGTTTGATCCATTTTAGATCATATACACCTGACTCAAACTGTTCTTCCCAATTTTCGTTACTGCCACCGTCAAGACTTTCAAATGCAAAAATCATTTCTTCCATCACCCAATCCCAACGCTTGAAATGATTGTCGTCTGTATCCCAATCGTTTTCTTTTGGTGGTGCGCTAGTGCTGCGTAGTTCTTCCGGAACATCTTCATCGTCAACAAATGGCGCGCCGTGTTTGTTTTCATTAAGTTGTTTTAGCATAGGACGGATAATATAACCGAGTGTTTCCACCATACCCCAAGTGTCCCAACGATCAATATGCACTTCTATTTTACGTTTCTTTTTACTGTCAATCCAAGATAGCAATTTGTAAAGCCAAGTTTCTGGACGATCTTTGAACCCGTTAGATTCTTCTCCCACTTCTGGTTCTGGAAGAACACTGCCGTGTGCAAGCCATTCCCCAAAGTTGTGAACACGATCCGCGGTTCGTTTAATACCGTATTCATCTACTTCTTTTGGTACCCAGAACATCAACTTTTCTGCAAGTTGATATGGCCCGAAATAATTTGTATATTTGCATATGCGTACTTTCATTACATTACCTCGAAATCTGATCCAATTCTGAATACCCAAAAATCGCTATTTGGATGTAAATGCGCAACACTGACATATCCAGTGATATCGAATTCTGGCTTCTTGATTTCACGCTCAATAAATGGACGCAGATAGTTATTCGCTTCTACTGGTAGATTGTAAAGTTTGCCATCATAGCTAAACCAATACATTACATAGTTTCGGCGTTTTTCCCTGTGCTTTGTTTTAGTCACATATCGAAGACGCATAGCGGTTGGTCCAATTGACGATGCATGAAACTTGTTTTTCTTTTTTACTGCAACGCTTGTGTATTCATCACGCAGTTTATCGTACACCAAATCAGTCTGATACATTTCTGGCAATTTAACTACCATACCAAGTTGATCTTCAAGAATGTAACCGCGATCTTGGTCCAAAAACTCGGACAATTTTTTATCAAAATCACCGACACGTTCATTCATCATTGCACGAAAACCGAGACGTGATTTATAATAATCACGAATTTGTTTTGCTTCTGCGATACTTTCTTCGTCAGGTTTATACAATTTATCACGAATTTGTTTTGCTTCTGCGATACTTTCTTCGTCAGGTTTATACAATTCTGAAATGTAAGAGTCATCTGTGATTCGAAACAGATTGCCTTCTAATGCTCTACACATGTCATAAGTGTAATGCATATCAGTTCCCATCAACGTCTCAAGAATATTTGTCTTTCTCCAATATACAACGAGTGCAAGTGGATCAGCCTGAACCTTAAATTGTCTGCGATTTTTGACAGTGTGGTCTCTGTCGTCCTGTTCCCATGTTGCTTGTTCTATTTGTGCAAAAATATTATTAGACATATTATTTCCTTCCAATGATCATGAATCGATTGTATTTTTCAAGTGCAAGTGTACCTTTGAAGATGGTACGCGATAGTTTTAGTTTTTCAGCGAATTCGTCAACATTTGTGATTGTGTTCACCACACTATCATCATCATGTTCGACAAAATCATTGTTCTGTAGTATCACCAACATACCAGCTGGTATCTTCTCCCACCATGCGTCAAAATTTTCAATGTGTTCACAACTTGTATTGATTACAGTATTTGGATTATCCGTAATTGGATGGCTCATTCTATCATTTGCATTACTCCAATACTGCCAAGTATGTTCATTATAATTAATGTCCATAATATCTTGTGTTATTGATTTAAATTGCCATTCGTTTTTAAACCAAGGCTTATTAAATACTTCTGCAATGTCTACGCATGTATCGTCAATGTCAAAACTGCGAATTTTGTCAAACTTTACTTTACTTTCAAACATCATAGTGGATAGAATACCATACCATCCTGCACACAAGAATACAGTACCAAGATCAATGCCAAAATCTTCTACTGTGCGAACTAGCCAACGCTTACTTGCGAGTTGACCACGTGCCATACAGTCTGGACTGAATTTGACTTCATTCACAGAAATCAAAGATTTTAATGCCGGTACGAATTGCGTGTCTACATATCTCTCTAGTAACTTCCACAATGACCACATGTTGTCTTCTAGGAGAACTTTACGCAGGTCTTCATCATCGATTAATCTAAACAGACTGTGTAAGTTTTTCTCTGTTACAGCCGCACGTAAGTCCTCTACTTCTGGCACATTGAACTTTGCCACCAGTCTGAATATACAGCGCGTGTTCTTTTCTGTAACGGCGCGGCGTAAATTGTCAAGTGCGGTGTCATCCCCGTTTACCGTTTCCATAATTCTAAAAATGCTATGTAGATTGTTTTCTGTCGCGGCGCTGCGAAGTTCTTCTACAAATTCATCATCAACATAACGACCTAGAACACGAAATATACTATATAGATTTTCTTCAACTACTGCTTTGCGCAATTCATCCAAATCGCCATAATCGCCAACTTCATCGTCGCGAACAACTTTAAAAATACTCGGCAAATCTTTATCCACATACGCGCGGCGAAGATTTGCGATATCTTCGTTGTCTGGATATAAAATTTCAAATCTGTCTAAAATTTCGTAAATTTCTAGCATCTTAATGCATTACTTTCTTTGGCTTCATCAAATCCATAGCAGATACATATTCCAACATCTTTGAAATATCGTCAGGAAGCAAGTCGTCGTCTGCTAGGAACGCTGGCATTTGAACGCAACGAATGTTTCCGTTCATGTCAAATATAAACGCAAAATCGTCAGTTGTCAAGTTACTTTCTTCCGCAGTGCGCGTAACTTTAAAACTGTTCAGCGGGTTTGGCTTTTTACTATTTGACATTAATCTACTAGTTTGCTCCATACCTTTAGTTTTTCGCGCTTTACATTTGCGCGATCTTCAAGTTGTTTGTTTGTGACAAGTCCATGTTCAACCAGTAGTTCAAGCATACAATACACATCACCTGCTTCTTCGATAAGTTTGGATTGCCATTTTTCATCAACCTCACTTTTCTTTTCAAATTTACGCAGATGTTTCATACAAACTTGTACAAGTTCCCCGCATTCTTCTGCGGTGAGTGCTAATAATTCTTGATATGTGTTCATTCATGGTCCTAACTTCACAGGTTGTGCATCTACAACAAATAATAGATACGCTTTTTCTTCATCTGTAATCTCAGCATAACGAACCCAGTCATGTGGATCAAGTTCAATGCCGTTGATGTAAAAAGTTCCAGTATTTTCACTAGTTATTATAGCAGGTCCTTTACGATTATGCAACTCATTTCTGGAGTTTTTACAATATTTCCAACCATCGTTGGTGGTATGTTCTGTCACAACATCATCATATGGATAACTAAGGTAGTTTTCAGTTGCGTCTATCTGAAACATCAAACTTTCAAGTATTAATTCATTTGCTGATATGTTTACCATCGCTTATTCCACTAGTATGCTTTTTGCTACCACAAGATTTACAGAATGTGATAATAACTTTAAAGGTAAACCCGCGAAGTTCCACATTGATTTCTTCGCGGACAATATCTGTGTTATCGCAACAGCCTTGAATCATTGCTTCTTTCTTGCATCACGGAAATCTGATACATCTTTTACGGCACTTTCCAATACTGCACTGTAGTTCAATGCAGTTTGTTCGGTTAGCACAATCGTAGTCTGCATTTCGGCGTAACCTTTGGTAACGATCTGCCAAATCTGTTTCCAACGGTTTTTTTCCCACCACTTGGTATGCTGCGTGTGGTATAAGTGAACTTGTACGTGGCTATCATCTGCCTCTACTTCAATCGTATGTGCGCAATCTTCGCTGCCACAATCGCACTGCACGTAATAAAACATTGCATCACCAAAGTCTCCTTGCTTGAGGATGCCAGTTGCAGGAGTTTCTACTTTCATACTTTATCGCCTTTAATCACATTGAACGGAATGACTTCTGCGTCAGGTTTTTTAGTTGTTGATTTCGGAGGTTCTGGAACATACGTGTGTGAATCTTTACGTGGGTCATAACTGCTACTTGGAACAACCCCGTATCCAACCAGTTCGCCTTTGCGACATCAATGCCATTATGCTGCCTCCCAGGTCATCGTCACACCAACATTCATTTCGGCGTTGCGCTTTGCAGCATCAAATGAAACGAACGGCCCACGAGACGTAAACGCATCATCAAGTCCACCTTCTGGCGTATACAGCATCCAATGGTTGCGATCATAGTTGTTTGTATCAACAAAGCGTTCGATACGAACAGGTTTAATGCTGTTAGTAGCAACAGCAACAGTTTCGCTAACAACTTTGAACTGCATCATGTCTTGATTCCTTCTCTTGACTACTCTATTAATATAGCATGATTCGCAAGGATGTCAAGAAAAAGATGGGGATTTTTACATCCCCATCCATTTTGCACAAGCGTCCCACTTGACGTTAGTAAACAGTTGCTTTTCTACGTGCTGCATTAGAACATCACGAACATCGTTACCATCAAGAACACGGAACAACAGAGGAACCATTTGCTTGTCTTCCACAGTCGGAACAAACTGCGTAGCGATTGCTTTGCGGTCACCCTCATACGATTGATCACACGCCATACGAAGACCATAGAGACGGTTTTCAGTTTGCTTAAACGCTTTCCAGAAACGAATTTCAAAGTTACGAACACGGTTAGCTTGAACAACCGGCAGCATCGGCATAACATCGTCGATTTCTTCATTGATAATCAAGTTAACGATATTACGTTCAAACACAATGCGATCCACAGTCTTGTGGATACGTACATACCAATCGTTTTTAACTTTCAGCATGTGTCCATCAGCAAAACGGATGATGTCACCTTCACGACCTTCTGCTTGACGCTGGCGGGCAATGTAGTCACTAATATTACCTTCTACCGAACCATAACGAGGAACCTTGGTGAACGGTGCCGCTTCGTCAAACATGTATTCACCAGTAAAGTTATTACGGCTACCAAGGTAAACAAGGTCTGCTTCTTCGTATGCAAGAACAATCTGGTTGAACGGGCTAATCCACTCAAAGATAGGAGTTTCATTGCGGTCAAAAGCGTCACGCATCCACTCTTTTTTGGCGGGGTCTTGTGCAGCAAGCCACGTTTCTGCTTGCATCGCAACCTCGGTTACACCCATCTTGGTAGCAAGACGAAGATAGCCGTCAACCACGATAGGACGGATCATTGAACCATCCATCTTTTCCATAATGATGTGATCTTGCGACATATCAACCACGTGAGATTGAGTTTCTTCACGTTCATTGATGTTGAAGAACTTGTGGAATGGACGCGAAATAATATAGCCTTCACGGTCAAAAATAAGGCCACGGCATTCACGGCGAATAGCACCACCTAAATCATCAGGTCCAGTCATATCAAACGTATCAGCCATAGCAACAACGTAGTTTACTACCTTGTAACCTTCACGCTCCGCTAGAATGAATTCCCCGCGAGTTTGAATGTAAGGCAGAACATCGTCAAGATGGCGAATTTCTGGAAACTTGTAGTGCATATCTTATGCTCCTAGTTCTACTTCTTTGATACGTGTGTCAGTAATATCGTCAGCAATGTTTTCTGCGATGGTTTCGGCAATATCGTAGGATTCAGTTACAAACTGTTTTACTTTTTGATCTGCAACGTAAACTTCAACAATGTACTGCTTCATTCGTCAACTCCATAATCAATGCCAAGCAAGGCACCATGCATATTGTAGAAAGTGATCATATCAAAACCTTCCGCTACAGTAGGGACAGTAAATGATTCGATCATATTAGTCAAGATGTTTTGTGGAATAGTTTTTCCAGGACGATTGCGCAAGCGATAGGCCCACGCTTTTTGATCATCGAACCACCCTGCTTCTGGTGGAATGATACATTCACAACGAACTTGGTATCCCGCTTGCTTCATACGGTTGATGATTTTCTTACGCTTGCCTTCACCAAGGTTGGTTTGGTCCCAGATGATGTCTCGCTGTTCTTTAATTGCATCATCTAACAGTGCGTTCATGGACTCTGTTGCTGCTTTGATGTTATCTTCAAACGCTTCATTATAAGTCTTACCAAAGTTGGCGGCCGCTTCTTCAATGAATTGGTCAGTGCTGTAAATGAAAGTATCAACATCTTTATACATACCATTTACAATAGTGGATTTGCCCAAACCAGGCAAGCCAACCATTACATAACAAATAGGTTCAGACATTATTTCTCCAATGCTTGTGCTAGTTTGCGAGTTGTGTCAATACCCTCTATGACACTGTTATAGAATGATTCGTTCACATTGTCAACCAAAATATTCAGCATCATAGTTTCTTTGAGTTTTTGCATAAACGAAATGTTGTTTCGTGCAAATTCTTCAACCGTGCAACCATACAAGTTCATAGACTCATTCATAATCCTTACAAAGTTATTTGTTGTTTGCACTTTGTCAGTCAATGCGTGAAGGTCTGCACGAATAAGTGCTTTATGAGTATCTTTTGACCAAGTTGTGACTTCGTGGCGAATAGTCTGCCCGATAAGAATACCAATCTCAATCAAATCAACTTCATAATTGCTAAATCCGCTATATTGTTTACACATATCGTAGAATAGCAATGCAGAACGTTCTTCTTTATCTGGTTGATTATCATACACAATGTCGTGAAACATTACTGCCCAATCAAGATTGGAATCGTATGGAACGTTTGTATCTTCAAGATACTGATACATCGCTTCAATATGACTGTTGTTGTGATACTCGCAACCGTTGATTTCGTTCTCATTCATAAGAACATATGCTTCGGTTGCCAGATCAGTGTATTGTATTCTAGACCAAGGATAAGCACTCATTGTTCTTCATCCCATTGAATTTCTCGGTCTCGGAACCACCTCTGGCGAACTGCTTTTTCTTGATCAGTTTTGGCGTAAAAGATCCAACTTTTATATCCATTCACGAATAGAATAGCGTCAGCAATCATATAGCCCGCAAACATAATAGCTAGTGTAACTCCGAGCATTACAGTTCCTCTACAGTTTGTTGACCTAGTTCGATTCGATCAATTGATTCTGGAGCATGCCAAACGTTACCAATACGAATTCCGTCACTACCACGTTTATCAAGCCAACTATTAAGATCAGAGTTAAACGAATTCTCGTTAGCGTTTCTAAACACCCAATCACGACCCCTAACATCCTCTTGACTATACACTCTGATAAATGGGTTGTCAACTCCTTTGATATAAACTTTCAATAATTGATTACGCCGACGAAGAGGGTCGGTTTCGTAAGCCTTCTCTGCTTCGGTTTGTGGGTTCCAGAACCATTTAAGTTTTTCAATTAGTGACATTAGAAGTCCTCTTCACCTTGATATACATTAAAAACAAAGATACCGTTATCACGCCACATGCGCACAACACGTGGACGATCATCAAACACCATGTCAGGCTTTTTACCGTAGTCCGCAATGATTTGATCCAAGATTTCTTGCTTGACAATGTCATCGCTGCGGAAGTCGTCTGCCTTACGCATGAACAGATGCGAATCAACGCTCCAAAAGCCATTAGCATCCAGCCATGCTACAGTAGCATCACCGCTACGCTCGTTACGACCACTGGCAAACACAATGTCGTGACCAGCATCACGCAGAGCAAAGAACGCTGCTGCCACATGTGGATTCACAACATCATTCGGAATGCCAGCGTCAAACGCCTTCCAGTTCTTTGGTTTGCTGCGAACATAATCCAGCCGATGCTCGATGTTTGCTAAGGTTCCGTCAATGTCAAATACTACCAGCATTATTCTTCCAATCCTTCTCTTTGCTTACATATTAGTTATAGCATGATTCGCGAGGATGTCAAGTTTATTCTACATATGCTTTTGCAAAACCTTCAACATAAAGAGTACGACTAACTGTAAGTTTATAAAAGTTGAAATCCCCGAACATTCCCCACATCTGCGCACCGCTATCTACTTTGCAATATTCACTTAACAGATTTTGATATTCATTTGACGATTTATCAAGCAAAAGTTTTTCAATCGTGCCGCTAAATGTAACGCGAGGATTATTCATTTTTGTTTTGTGAAATTCTACACCAGCAAAATATACACTACAGCGTTTATTATCTGAAATATTTCGTGTGTGTTCACTTAGATCACTAAGCAACAAATAGATTTCATCGTTTAATATCATTGGGACTACTTTGGTCACCATTGGGAATTCTGCGTTTATAGTCCCTAGTGCAGAATGGGAAAAATCAGACAACAAGAGTTTTATCTTGTCTCTGATTTCATTTGTTATTGGATGATATGTGTCATTATTTTTCATTCGTTTGTAAACATGTAGTAAGCATGTTCCTCCTGCGTTGCATTCAACACTATACGATAGCAAAGTTGAAGTGTTGCTGGATTACGAACCATATCTAGTTCCACGTCACCAGTGGAAATCTTTTCACGAATCCATTCGTTTTCTTCTACCCAATCCTGTATTGCTAGACTTGCATACATACCTGGATCTTCTGATCCATCGTTTATGTTGAATGTTTTAATTATCCGTTTGATTTTGTGCATCAATTTTAAGTGCCAAATTCTCTACCATCAACTTTAGAATAGTCGCAAGTAGCAATACTTCTTTGTCATCCGAAGATTGGATGTTTTCAAACATTTCAAGCGTAGTTATGGACATACTTTCATATGCCACTTCTTTGTCTAGCATAGACTTATCCCAATCAATAGAATCTTGTATTCCCATGGTCTCTGCTAGTTCAATTAAAGTGTTCGGATCAATCATTTCCATACCTCATTACATACATCATTGCATCATTCATATTTTCAAATTCCGCCCAGATGTTTACTGTGCCACCTTCATAATCGCCGATGGCGCAAAAAGAATCATACACCCGTTGTGCATGTTCTACCAAATATTGTCCCGGTTCCGTCTTACAGAAGCCAAGCAGAACGTTACGGCATGTACCTCTGATTTCTTTATCAAGACCAATGCTAATCGCAGCAACCATAACCTTTTCTACCATTTGCGAAGTTCCTCAATGTTTACTGGTGTGTAGTTAATTTTTTCAACTGATACGTTGCGGTATGGACCTTCTGGGCTATCGTGTTGGTGAATATGCCCGTGAACATTTAGCAGTGTTTCACATCCATCAGGCCACACTTTTGTTTTGTCTGTCTGTTGTAGCAATCCACTTTCGTGAAGGGGGACGTGACTAAACATCAAACCAAATTCTGGAAACATTCTCCACATTTGAACTTTTGCAAAGAACCCACCACTTGATAGAAACTTAATATCATCGTGATTGCCAACAATGAGACGTTTGCTGCCATTGAATTTGGGCCACAGTTTCTTGAAGTCTTCTTTATCGCCCATAAAGACATCGCCAAGGTGATACACGATATCACCTTGCTTAACGACACTGTTCCAGTTTTCAAGCATACACTCATTCATTTGGTCAACATTGTCAAACAGTTCACCACGAAAACGAACGCCGTCTTTGTCCTTAAAGTTTAGAATGTTGCTGTGAAATAAGTGGGTGTCGCTGATTACCCAGATATCTCTACTCATTACCGTGTTGCCTCCTCGAATGGAATACTAGCCAAGTTCTTACACTTTGCCTCTACCATGATATCGCATGTTTCTCTAAATGTTCCAGCCCATTCGTTGACTGCGCTGTTCCACATGTAGTCGCTGTGTGCGCGAAGTTTTGCCTTTTTAAATCCTCGATCAAACAGGGATCCAAAGTCTGGACGGTCTGTTGTCGAATGCTCGGTAAGTAAATCTTCTCTAGATACGCTGTAGTGAATAACGGGACGCACACCGCGCCAGCTATCAATAACTCGTTTAACCCTATCGTCCGTTGCTTCAATATATTCGCCTCCTGAATGACACCAATGATGGTGAATGTCTAGCACCAGAGCGAGATCGTTTGCAAGCTCAAGACTGTCTCCAATTCCCCATTTGTTTTCGTCGTTTTCGATTGTAATAGTGTTTCTTGCCTCTGGTGAGAGACGTTTAAGCGCGGCTTTGATACCGGCTGGACCTTGGCGGCCACTGATGTGGACATTGATTTTGAAGTCTTGAAATTGCTTGCCGTAGCCCATCCATCTTGCGATATCAACATGATATTCAAATTCCTCAATGCTGTTTTGAACAATGTCTGGATTATCTGATGCAAGCACACAAAACTGTCCGGGATGCATTGATAGTCTGACATCATTCAACCGTGCTTTATCGCCGATTGATGCAAGACGCCGTTCGATAAGATCGGTGATATATTTAGTTTTAGTCAAATTACCAAACTGCTTTTCAGTGTAAGCAGGGAGCATGTCGCTACCAAGACGAAGCATACGCTGTTCTAGCGGAAGAGTGCTAACATAATCCACCAAACGCTCAGTAGCATTCAAATTATGTTCAACAATCTCATAGACACGGCGCTCTGCTTCGTCTTGATTTTCGCGTAGCCACTTGATAGTGGTACCGCGAAAGTTAAGTGGTTGCTCTGTTTCCTTTAGAACTTTTGCTTGTAGGGAACGATCGGCGTGCATGTACTTACATGCAAAACCCACTTTGCGTACTGTCATATTATTCTCCACCATGTACAAAACGAATCATAGCTTCAACATAGCTCTTATCTTCCGGAATTACAACCACTTTTTCAACTGAATTGTGGTAACTCTTGTAATATTGACTATATTGTTCAATACGTTTCAATCCCTTCAAAACTTTCCCTTTGATGGTCCAGTTTCCCTTTCCACATTCATAATTAAGAAACTTAACAACAGCATAAAACTGATCACGGGAAGTGAACGCAAACTTAAATTCATGTGTCATGGCATACTCCAATATTTTATATGCAATCATTATATGAAATAAATAGCATCGTGTCAAGGAAAATATTATGAAAAGATCACAAGAACAAATTGATGAAATAATCTCACGGACTGGCGAAACAGTTGTGTTTGAAAAGTATCTGACCGCCGACGAAGTGTCACATTTGCTCGGCATCTTCAAACGAGATAATGAAAAGATTTTCAAGTCGAGTGGACCTGTCAATGGTATCCCTCCTTGGGACGATGCAGTATTCAAAAGTATAGTTGATCGTGTATGCACAGATATGAATGTCGAACTTGAAATATTTGGTGGTAACTATTTCAACGTCAAAGTCCCACATGGCATTCATAACGATGTACCAAAAGATGATCATTCTACTATTCCAGCAAAGTGCATTGTAATACCACTGGAAAAGATATACAGAGATGACTGGGAACACAGAGATGACGATGCACAGTTTTATGTATTCGATCAAATGTACGTTGAAGGTCCAGTGAAATGCTACAAAGGTGGACCAGAAATGGACTCACCGTTTAACATTCCACTATACGATTATTCAGACATATATGGTATACACGAAGATTGCAGAAAGCCAGAAGGAAACTTCAAGCATCTTATGCAAAAACGTTGGCTAGAAGGATTCAGTATAGAAAAGACTTGCAACTGGGTTCCCGGCGATGTTATTGTTTTTGATTGCGCTAGAATACATTGTGCAAGCGCGTTTACTAGGAATGGCATAATGGAAAAGACCGGATTGAGTATTTTCGCTTCATATAGATAAATACATAAAATATTTTGTAAAGGAATTCACCATGTCAGATATGAAAAAATGGAAACAGCTTATAGAAAGTGCAAGCAAAGCTATCGTTGAAAATCCAGTAGAAGACACAGACTACACTGATCACGAAGTATCTATGGCAAAGTCGCAACTACTGTCAACAGTAAAGAGTGCAACACGTATTGCAAAGCATCTAAAAAATCTAAGCGAAGAAGAAGGCCTCGAAGGTTGGGTAGCATCAAAGATTACAATGGCTGAAGATTATCTTCAGGCTGTTGCAGACTATATGGATGGCGAAGACCTACAGGAAGGTTACAAAATTCTTCCACAAATCGACAACGACAAGTATCCTGAAATCAATGGACTAGAAGGTCCGTTCCGCACACTAAACGGTGCAGTTGTTTATTACGATCCAAAAGAAGGAAAGTATTACGACAAAGACCGCGACATGTATCTTTCATATGAAGAATTTCGTCAGATGGATACAGACTACAGTGGCATGAAAGATGAACGAGATATTCCTGTTAAAGAAGAAAGTGCAAGTTGGCATGATATTCTAGGTGGTGATCTACCAAACGGAATCGACTACGACTTCAACAATCTACCAAAAGTAAATTGGTCACAGTATTCAAAAGAAGACATTGCGAAATTTGTGGACCATTTAGAAAATCTAGATTTTGAGGATGGTGTCGATGTTAGTGGTTCAGGCTATGATGGCATGTACCGTAAAGCAATCAAGTGGGTTGAAAAAAATCTTATGGGTAAGAAATGACCATAACCCCACTATCAACAAAGCAAACTGCTACTCACTGTGAAATATGCGGGCACCCATCACATTGTGGTGGGCCCACTACTATGACGGTAAGAGACTATTCGGTAGACGGTGGTGCGTTACGAGAAATACAAGTATGTAACCACTGTAGTTGTGACAAATGCAACGAACCAGAAGAAATAAATAAAGAACAAAAAATAATCCCAAACAATAAAAAATTCTAAAAGAGGAAATCAAAATGGGCAAGAAAAAGCAAAGAGCTACGCAAACATCACAGGGTGTTCATGGCGGATCAATGAAGACTAGTATTCGTACTCCAGGTACACGCATTGTTAATCAACGTGCGGCTTGGGCAAAAGGCAAGAACGTTGTTCTAACTATTGAGAACCCAAACAAGAATGAAACCAATCGTAAGTTCATTCGGGTCAATGCACGTGAAATTTGGGGTAACCCACGAAAACAAAATATCAGACCATAAAAGAAAAGGGAGCATTGCTCCCTTTTTAGTATTCTATTTGTAATTTTTATCACATCAATTCAAAATGCGGGCCATCAATGAATGGTCTTTTTCCTTGACTTCTTCTTAGGTCGATATACGCGTTAGATGCATCTTGCATGGTGCCGTCCCATTCTCTGATATCGGATACTTGCCATGCCGCGCCCCAACGTATTGCAACTCCCTCTTCCATAGCTGCAAGTTTCATCGCGTCTGCGATGTTGTCATATAGTGACAGTTCCCATGATGCCTTGCCGCCAACATATGCCATTAAATCTACGGCAATGCCGTCAATATGTTTTGACTTCATAGTCTGTGATGCGCCTTTTGCAACAAGTTCACGCTGTTCTTCGACGGTTCTTAAACCCTGAACTACCCCAAAATCAACAGTTGTAAGTTCAATCGCACGTTTCACAACACGAACTAGTCTTTCATCTACGCCCTCTAATCTTGCAAGGCTGCGCTTGCTTAATTTGTACGCCATTTTAGTCCTCCAATTTGACTATGCCACTTTCCAGTAGCTTGTTTCTATTTAGCATATGTAACTCTTTTACGTCTTCTTTATTTTCACCATTATATGCAACTGCGTGATAATTTTCTATCATATGAGCGGAAAGTAGCTTATCGTTTGGTAACACAAAGTCTCCGAGTATTCTTCCGAACTTACCAGTTTCGTCTTTATGTGTCTTAATTATTTGCGCACTGCCGATCGGAAGCAGTCCTTTTACAAAGTCCTTTGCTGCGATACCGAATTTCTTTTCAGTTAAATCTTTAGTTCTACTTTCTGGAGTATCAATACCTATGACGCGGACGCGTTCTCCTCGCTTCCAAATACCAAAACCTAGATCAATGTCCACATCAATTGTATCTCCGTCTACTACACGAAGAATTTTACATTTATACTCATACATAAATTATCTCACTTATATTTTTTGTATTCCCATTCACCCAGAATGCCACCATCTTCAATATATTGCAATCTATCTGCCCACGGAACTTCTTCTCCGTTTTCGGTGATTTTATCAATATTTTCTAGATAACTGTCCATGTAGTGATCTGGTAATTCTTTTCCCATTTCATAGAATGAGAAACTTTCTCTTGCACTCCACAACCAGAAACTGTTTACACCAAAGTTCAAACTATCTGGTTCTTCCAAGAAGCAATACTTTCCATGATCAAGCAACTTTATCAATTCACCATTATGTGCATATCTGTTCATATGCGTACCAGCTGGCGGTATAAGAGCAACAACGTCAGTTTCATTGACTACACGTGTCAACTTAATTTTTCCGCGCATTTTACGAACACCATGCGAGTCAGTAACTTTAGGTTGACCAAAAGTTATACATTCAGAAATATTATGTCCACTGTAATCTAGATACCATGCAACGATTAATGCAGATGCGCCGCCCAAACTATGACCAGTGATATATGAAGTCCATGTTTTATCCATACGACTTAATAAATCGTCTGCAATCATTTCCGCAGTTCTGTGAAATCCAGTGTGCAATTCTATGCCCAATCTGAAACTTTTGTCTTTTAGAAAATGAATGTCTTGTAACGCGTTATGCGAATTATCCGTTCCACGAATAGCAATATAGTAAACTTTGTTACTTTGATCCGCTAGAAGGATATATTGTATTTTGTTTATCGTATTAACGTAAACAATGTCATAACCTTGATACTGTTGTTTAATAACTGAATGGTCTCGTTTGTATGCGTATCTCGCGAACTCTGCAAACCATCGTATTGTATTCCAATCAGGTTCATGGTCTTTTGTGAAACTCTGCTGAAATGTTTCGTCTAGTGCGTATTTACCTACCAGCCATCTCCGCGCCGCTTTTGCAAGTTGTGCAATAATCCATCCTTGCACAAACCACCGCAACAAGTATTGTATTAACCATACCATAGCAGTACCTCCTCAACTCTGTGGTATTTATCTGCATATGGAAAAAGCGGAGCATTGCCCCGCTTTGTATCTTATATTTCAATTATTATAGTACAGCGATTACATTCTCAGGTGATGTTTCGCCATATGGATCCGTGTCTGCACCAGTTTGATTCTTGCCGGGTTCTTCGAACCAATGTGTGATTACACCATCATCAACAATCATTGCATATCGCCAGCTACGGTAGCCAAAGCCAAGGTGCTTTTTGTTTACAAGCATATCCAAGCCTTCAGTGAATTCACCGTTGCCGTCTGGGATAACTTTTACACGCTCTACGCACTGATCTTTTGCCCATTTGTTCATAACGAATGCATCATTAACACTTACACAATAGATTTCGTCAATGCCTTTTTCTTTAAATTCTGGCTGCATAGATTCAAAGCCAGGTAGCTGATATGTTGAACAAGTTGGTGTAAATGCGCCAGGTAGTGAAAATACTACCACACGTTTACCAGCAAAATAGTCTGCTGTTGTTACATCTTGCCAACGATATGGGTTTGGCCCTGCAATACTTTCATCGCGGACACGTGTTTTGAATGTCACGTTTGGGACGTGAGTTCCTACTTTAGTCATAATATTTCTCCGTGTGTGTGTGTTATGATTCGTTAGTTTTATATGGGACTGCTCTTACGTCATCGAACTTGAAATCTTTGCACATTTCTTGTATTCGTTCCATTCGTTCTGTTGCTGATTTAGAACTATGAAATCCCCATTCTTGCACAATGTCTCCAGCAGATCCTTTCCAACTGTATTCAAGTCGCCATCTGTCAAATAATTCAACATCTGGCCCTTTTGGTTGTTTCTTTAGTTCTGCTACTTGTGCTTTTAATCTTTCATTTTCTTCTACGAGTGCTGCTACTTGTTCGACAATATTACCTGTAGTTTTTGTCACTTTAGTAAACCTTTGCGCAATTACTGTTGCACCTTTTGGAAGAATTCGTTCATGTTCAGTTGGGTCAGTTTGTATGTATTGGGGCGGATCACATGGTTCTCCGAACCGCTCGTACCCCAAGTGTTCTCTGCCTTTAGTAACTTCCCAGATTTGAATGTCAGTCAATTCATATCCTCTACGTTGGCATGTTGAATATATTTTCGTTTCCATTTATTTGATACCACCACCAAAACTCAAAAGCATCATTTTCATTTTTAAAACTTACAAATACTTTCGATGTGTCTTTGTCTAAATGTTTGAAGTGCCAATTGGGATTGGCACTTCCATATGTTTCATCACAATAGTCTACAATTGTACTTGATATACCAGATGTTTCTAGGTCTACAACAAAATCAAAGGTACTGATAAACTGATCAATGTATTGATTTTCTTTGTAGAACCTAGCACCCATTAATACTTCATATCTTCGTCAATTGAATGTTCTGTTGTGTCTTGCACAAGATTGAATAACGTGCGAACGCCGAATCCCACTGCACCAGCAGGAACAGTTACTTTACCCTTTGCATCCCAGCACACACCTGCAATGTCTAGGTGCGCCCAGGCACGTTCTTTATCTACGAAACGATATAAGAACTCTGCCGCAGTTGTTGAACCACCGTTACGCCCACCGCCGATGTTTTTCATATCTGCGATATCACTATCAATCATCGCGTTCCAGTTTTTACCCATTGGCATACGCCAGTAATCTTCGCCAGATTTTTTACCTGCTGATTTAACTGCTTCGCCCCATGAGGTTGAGTTTGTGAACAAGCCAGCCGCTTCCTCACCAAGTGAAACTACAATCGCACCAGTTAGTGTTGCTAGATCAACAATTCGGCTAGGATCGTATTCGCGTTGAATGTATGTTAGAATGTCTGCAAGAACTAGGCGACCTTCTGCATCGGTGTTTAGATTTTCTACAGTCATACCCGATAGAGAAGTCACAACGTCACCCGGCTTCACTGCATTACCGTCTGGCATGTTTTCAACAAGACCTACAATACCAACTACGTTTGACTGAATGTCGTGCGATGCAATGGCGTGCATTGCGCCAACTACTGCACCAGAACCACCCATGTCATATTTCATATCACCCATACCTGCACTAGGCTTGATGCTGATACCGCCAGTGTCAAAACATACACCTTTACCAACAAGTGCAGTTGGGCGTTCATCGCCACCATTTAGCCATTCCATCACAACTACATAACTGTCTTTTGTCGATCCTTGGCCAACGCTTAGTAGCAAATCAAAACCCATAGATTCCAATTGTGACTGGTGGAAGATGCGAACATTTACACCTAGCGGAGTAAGAGTGTCATTAATACGTTGCGCGTATTCTGCCGGATATAATACATTACCGGGTTCTGTAATTAGATCACGTGCAAAATAAACACTTTCGTGAATTGAGTGTTCCTCGACTGCATCAATATGCACTGCAAGGTTTGCATCATCCTTCTTTACAGTTTTGTATTTGTTGAAAGTATAAAGTGCCAGCATTGCGCCTTCATAAATGCTTTCATTGTGAGAACCGTCGATATCAAAGTAAAGATTGTCTGCTTTTCCTTTATATGCTTTTGCATACTTACCGCCGAAATCTCGCCAGTCTTGGTCCGATGTTGCATTAGTTTTTACAACAGTAATGCTATCAACATTTACTTTTGATGGGAATGAAATTGTAACTTCCGCAGTTTCATTTTCATCAAACTTCTTCATCTTTGCAACACTTGATAGCTGACCAGAAGTTTTCTTATCAAGTGCTTTAAATTCTTTCGAATCGTATAGCACAACAATCGCAGAGTTTGTTTCGTAGCTCATTCCTTAAATCCTTTTATGGTTGTGTGTTCTTTATGCTTTTCAATATATTCGTCTTTGTAATCAGGATGTTCCATGTAGTATTTTGCACCGCGACCATTTCGATGTGCAAGTCTTACACTTCCCGGGAATCCATCAACATCTCCGTGATATCTTGGAATAAAATGAATATGTGGCCACATCACTGTTTGTCCTGCGCAACCACCGATATTCATTCCAAAATGGTATCCGTCTATTTTTCCTTCACTTCGAAGTCTGTCACCATATTCAACAGTTGCTTCAAGTGCCATTGTTATAAATTTAATATTATTTTCTTTTGGTACAAACAACAGATGACCGTCACATACTGGCCATCTGTCATTGAACACTGCATAGTAGAAATTTTCTTCTACTTTCTCTTGTCCGCTAGTTTCAAACGGAGAGTTTTCGAAGCGTTCTATATTTGGTTTGTCTATTCCCATGCGTCAAGTACCGGTAGCAAACGCTTCACAATGTTTGCTGCTTTCTTACTACTGTCATCAACGAAATCGTCAAAGTCAATATGTGATTCATCACCCGCAAGATCACTCAATACGCGAACAACTACGAATGGCTTGTGCCAGTTGCAACACACTTGTGCGATTGCAGCACCTTCCATTTCGACTGCATCTGCTTTGAATTGTTTAAAGAACATAGAACGTGTGTCGCTACACGCAAGATATGTATCACCAGTGATAACTCTACCAAAGTGTACTAGATCGCCAACTTGTGACTTGATTGCTGCGCGTAATTCTGGAGACATTTTATATGCAACATCTGTATCATCATCTGTCAGTGATGGGAAACTTCCAGGAATGGCACTGATCAATTGCCCTTCGACAATTGCACCGTAGTCGTGTTGAATAAGTTGTTCTGCAACAATGACATCGCCAATTTTATATTTTGGATTAACTCCACCTGCAACACCACTAAATGCAATACTAGTGCAATTAAAGTGCCCCAATAGCAGGCTAGTAGTCATGGAGGCATTTACTTTACCAATGCCACTTTCTGCTGCTACAACCTCGACTCCATTAATGGATCCAAATTGAAATATTTTTGTATTGATTGTTTCTGTGCGCGGTGGGGAATCCCACTCTAGTTTTGAGTATTCCTCGGGAATAGCCGAGATTACACCTACTGTCATTTATACCTCGTTAGTCTGCGAGTTCCAATGTAACTGCTAATGGATAGTTGTTTGCTCTTGCAACTCTAACTGTTTCTTCAACTTTTTGTTCTGCGATTTCGAGATTGTACATACCAACAATTGCACGTTGTTCTACGTGAATTTTATTTGCCAAATCTGCGGCAGTTTGTTCATCGTGTCTATACAATTCAATCAGAACATCAATAACAAAATCAAAAGGTGTTTTATCATCATTATGCATGAATACATAATAACGCTTTGGTTCATCGATTGAAATTAGCGAATGGCTGCTTACTGATACCTTTGATTCGCTTTGTGAGTCTATAATTGACATGTTTGAATTTAATCCGTTTCGTGTTGGTAACATATTTATCAAAAAGAGAGGAGAATTGCTCTCCTCTCCCTGTAGTATATCAAAACATTTAGCGAATGTCAATACGTTTAGGCATTTTTGCTTCTGGAACTTTACGCTCTAGAAGTACATAAAGCATACCATCTTCCATAGTTGCATCTAGAACTTCTACGTACTCTGCAAGTTTCCAAGAACGTGTGAAGTTACGATTTGCGATGCCGCGATGCAAATACTTGCGGTCTTCTGACTCGACTTCTGCTTTGTTGCCTTCGATTGTCAACAGGCCTTCTTTTACAGTGATGTTCAATTCATCACGTTTGAATCCTGCAAGTGCCAATGTAATTTGATATTGTGTTTCACCCACTGTCTCAACATTATATGGAGGGTATCCACTGTTGTTAAGATTTGTGAAATCCTCAACTAGACGATCAAATCCTACTAGTGAGCGGTGAAAATCAGGAAGGTTTAGTGTTGTAATTCTTGTCATGTTGTTTCTCCTTTAATAAGCAAGAATGATGGGTCCCATTTGGCAACCCGTGTGCATCAAACTTTTGGTTGCTGCACATAATTGTCAAGTGTCACTGATCCTTAGCAACACCTGCAAGTTTTTGTAGACGACCGATGAAGCCTGTATCATCACGTTCGCCTTCAAAAACAAAAGTGTTTGACTTTTTGTTGTTACGCAACTTGGTGTACATTTCACCCGCTTTGCCTGGTGATAGTGTACCCACGTCAAACATTACGCCACCAGATTTATCATAGACTTTTGCACCATCTTTATCTTTGACTAGCACGCCGTCTTGATTGTACTTACCACCAAGTTCAATCATCTGTTGACGAAACTTTTCGTCTGTTCCCTCTGGAGCAATAACGAAAAGTGAATCCTCTGACACATGTACTTCATTGTCGGTGCCTTGATTTTCAATCCAGTAACCATCTACGAAGAAGAAGCCGTAACCTAGTTTGCGAATAGTCGCTGCTAGTGCTTTGTTACGTTGTATATTTTCTTCACGACCATACTCGCCACGGAACGCAGTCAGTAGTGCGATAGGTCTGTCTGACTTGGCATGTTGCCAAACACGTGACAATGATGCTTCTTGTACTTGTGCCATTCAAATTACTCCTTTGAATTTTAATATAGTGTATTTATCTCAAAATGTCAAGTATCATACACCAAGTTTTTCAGAAAAAAGTACAATATTTTTTGCTGGACCAATATCTTTTGGTAATCCACCATGTTCATCAATATAATGCTGTACTACTGCTTTATACCATAACTGAGAATTATGATGTGCCATTTTGTTAAACTTTGAAATACCATGACTGGTACTATCCATTGTCATTAATGCTCTAGTTGCTTCACGCTGTAGTGTTCGCAAGTCTAGTGTTTCAACATCAATTGTCATTACGCAATCCTTTTAATTTTAGATAAATATATTATATAATACACCATGGAGTAAAATATGTACAAGCAAACACTTAAATATTATCCACGATTAATCAGAGAACATTCATCAGCCGACGATTTTATCGACAATAACGGTCTCAGAAACTATTACCAGTTTTTACATGATCTTAGCATACGTAGAGGTATTGCGTATAACATAAAACTATCTGACGACAAGTTATGCTTAATCACAGAAGTAATCTACAATACTAGGCAAGATGGTTTGGAAGCAGAAAACGAGTTGCACGGAGATCCAGTGTTTAGCGATGTGGATAATGTCGCAATTTACATAACCAAAGAAGATTTGTAATAAAATCTTCCCATCGTTAAATTAAATAAGAGGGCACCGCCCTCTTATTTTTTACCAGCGTGACATTTCACGTAATGTACGCAACCAGCGTTGACGGCCAGCTTCCTTTGCTGTGCGGCGTTTCTCTGAACCACCAACATAATGCTGTCTTTCGCGATATTCCATCACGATATTTTCTTCGACGCATTTTTTCTTAAAGCGTCTGATTGCTTTTTCTATATTACCACCACGAACACTTACTGTGGTGCCTGACTTCGCGAAACGATCTTCGTCGTTACCTTTTTGATAGTGTTTAGACATCTTTTATAATTACACCTGTTATTCTATTGCCTGCTTGAGTTAGTACTTGCTCATACTTAAATCCAGTTAGACGTACAGAAAACTCTGACACGAGATTAGCTTTAACCTCATTTCCTTTGGTGATTTCTCTGCCTCTAAGCTGGACTGTTATTTTTACTTTTGCACCCTTCTCAATAAACTTAGCGATTTGTTTTACTTTAATATCCAAATCATGTTCACCGATGCCGGGTCTGAATTTTACTTCCTTAATCTCAATAGCGTTCTCTCTTGCCTTTTTAGCGGCTTCCTTTTCACGCTTTTTAAGTTCGTAGTTATATTTATTCAAATCAACAATTCTTGCTACGGGAGGACTACTTTTTTCGGTAATTATTACCAAGTCTTTGTCCTGTTGCATCGCTAGATCAAGCGCGTCACGCTTTGACATAATCCCAAGTTGTTCATTATCATCACCGACAACTCTTAACTCATTGTATCTAATGCGCTCGTTTGCAATGGGTTGATCATTGCCGCGCGATCCACGATTGTACTTATCCATAGTAATTATTTTTGCATTTCCTTTTCTTGCTTGAATACTAGCACAGGATCACCACCATGTTGAATGAATTCCTGTGTGACTACGACTTTTTCTAGACCATCTTTGGCTAGTGTCGGAAGTTTAAATTGAATTTTAAGTAGCGCCTTCTCAATTACACTACGAAGTCCTCTGGCGCCAGTTTTGTTTTCGACAGCATTGTCTGCGATTGCTTGTAGTGATTCTGGTGTAAATTCTAGTTCAACATTGTCTAGATCAAAAAGACGTTTAAACTGACTTACTAGATTGTTCTTTGGCTCAGTTAGAACCCGAACAAGTTGTTCTGCGTTGAGTGGATCAAGTCCAACTACGATTGGGAAACGTCCCATGAATTCTGGAATCATACCATATTTGATAACATCTTGTGGAGTTACATTTTCACGAATGTTGACTTTACTGTCTGATGGAGTTTTAACATCTGCACCGAAACCAATAGACGCCCCAGTGGCTAGTCTCTTTTCAATCACTTTATCGATACCAACAAAAGCCCCACCGACAATGAACAGAATTTCGTCAGTCTTGACTTCAATCATATCTTGCCCCGGATGCTTACGCCCACCGCCAGGTGGGACGCGCACAGTAGTACCTTCGACAATCTTTAGCAATGCTTGCTGTACACCTTCTCCGGATACATCCTTACTGATTGAAATGTTTTCGCCTTTTTTTGCTTTCTTATCGACTTCATCGATATACACAATTCCGCGCTCTGCTTTCTTTACATCAAAGTCACTTGCCATAAGTAGACGTTGAATAACGTTTTCAACGTCCTCGCCCACATAACCACTCTCTGTTAGAGTAGTTGCGTCCACCTGTGCGAACGGCACATCCAGCAATTTTGCGATTGATTTTGCAATAAGAGTCTTACCAGTACCAGACGGTCCCATAACCATCACGTTTGATTTTTCTAGTTCGACATCTTTTGACTTTGAGTTGATACGCTTATAATGGTTGTAGACGGCAACGCTCAACACTTCCTTAGCTTCATCTTGACCAATAATGTATTTGTCCAAATGGTCTTTAATTTGCTCAGGCGTTGGGATGCCGTCTACGTGTGTAGTATCAACATCAGATTTGGTATCGTGTATAATCTCATAACATAGATCGACGCATTCATTACAGATATATATTCCAGGTCCTGCAATCAATGTTTTAATGTCTGTTTTATGTTTCCCACAAAACGAACACGTGTACTCTTTTTTCTCTGACATTTTTCCTCGATTAGTTGTTTAGGTCGTCTAGCCAACCAGATTTCTTAACTGCTTCTGTATTTAGCTTTCGTTCAAGCGCCTTCTGCATTTTTTCTAATGCTTCTGGTGATGCACTGTCAACTACGTCTTCGATATTTACTGACTTTGCAGCATTTTCACGAAGTACATACTCTTTTTTGCCTGCACGAACTTCTGCTAAATCTTTATTTTCCACTACCACATCTGTTTCTTTTGGTGTTTCAATAACTATATTATCACTCATTGAGGTCGGTTTGTCAAGTGATTTTTCATCGTTATTATGATTTTTAGAAAAAAGAACATCAAAAATTTCTTCCTGTCTACCGCCTTCATTGCGGTTCTGGAAGCTAAAGTTTGCTGCGATTAGTAGAAGAACAGCTAGTGGGTCGAACACAAAAATAAACACAATGATAAGCCAACGTACGGCTGCATCAATAGTATCACGCTCTGTATTACCATAAACTAATTCAGCGATGTATTTGATTGGGCCAACTTCTGCTTCAAGTTTGCGAATTTCACTTTCTAGTGCAAACTTTTCGTCCTGTAGAACGCCAATAGCACTTTCTGTCTCGCCAATTTTAGCAATTAGAAGTTCAATCTCTGCTGTGTTGTCAATCTCTGCACTTGATGCAAGCTCTTGTCTCAAACGACTAATAGTTTCCTGTGAAGTCGCAACTTCAACTTCTGCAATAGAACGCAAACGTGCGATTTCCGCACGTGCTGCAATAACTGCATCACTATCAACTGAATTGCGTAGTTGCTCAATTACACCTTGTAGACGTTGTTTTTCTGCAAGTTGATTTGTACGGAAACGATCAACTGCGGATGCAGTTTGTGAACCGTAGTTCCCATCTTGAGGAACGCCAACTAGACCTTGAAGTTCACGAATTTGATTGTTTGAAACATACTGTTGAATTAAATCAAGTTTTTCGTCAACTCTTTTGATTTGGTCCATGTAAACTTGAACATCTTCGTTTGAGTTTTCACTTGCAATGATAGCATTTTGATCATCAATTGCTGGTTGGATACGTGCATATGCTTGATCCATACGTGCTTGTTCTGCATCGATTTGTGCTTGTACTGCACTTGTATCATTTGCAGATTCACTATCCAGTTTTTCGATTTTTGCTTCTGTGCGAGTGATCAATTCTTCATTTCTGAGAATATCATTTTCACTACGTTCAATACGTGCTGCATTTTCTTGTCCCTGTGCAGCTTGTTCTAAGTGCGCTCTTGACAAAAAGCCAAAAATGCCCATAGATGTAATGAACATAAGAACTACTGTAGCCATTGTTAGGTAGCTTTTCAGTAGAAACGGTGCCCTCTTCCAATTACGATATACCCATGAAGCGGAAACAAGTTTACCTACTTCAAGTGCGCCAGCCATGATGGCAACTGGTATTGCAGAGGCGGCAAAAATCGCCATAAGACCAGCGATTGAAAACCATCCTGCGATGAACGCAATACAAATTGCGACCATAAAGGTAATAATTGGAAATATCATTTTTAATCTCCTCTGATAATATCAGACCTCAACTGTATTTATCATTTTTAGGAGAAAAAATCGTAACTACCAAACTAGTGCAAAGAACTCCGCATCCTTTTGGCTTTCAAAAAAGAAGAATCCATAAGCCGCTACAAATGAACTGAAATCTTTTTCACAGTTTTGTTTGCACCATTCAATCATTGCATTACGATTTGCAGTGGTCATTTGGGATGGGTTAATGACAACTGTTGTATAGCCTTTTTCGATACATTGTTCCATAAGTTTGGTTTGTGCTTGAAATGATTCAATGAATTTTTGTAATAATAACGACTTGCCAGAACCACGCCCACCATATGACACAATATTCATCTCACCTTTTTTTATACCATACATACCGTTGATAAGTTGCTTCTGCCATTTTTCCATCATGCACCTAGGCTTACTGGTCCTGCAATTTCTGCAAGGAATAGCATTTGAATGAATTCGTGTTCGTCAAACTCATTATTTCCATCACGCGATTTAATTATTGTTATAGGTTCGTTATCAATCTTTCGCCATACTTTGCCTGCGTTGTACATTTTACTCATTGACGCCATCCGACTAAGATCATCTGCAATAGGATAATCACCACGAATATACCGAGTTTCAATCTCTGCTAATGGCAGACCATAAACTTCGGCAACATATGAGTCATAGCGATAGTAATGTATGATTTTCATTACGAACCTGTGATTAGCATAAGAGAACCATCTTCTTGCATTTCAAAATCTTCGATATAGCGATGATGTGTACCGCTCTGACGAATGCAAGATTCGGCAGCGAACCAAAGAGACTTAACAGAACCGTCTGTTGCAAACATCGTAACTTCTGCTGATGAACGCTTTCCACCATCGCGTAGGTCTGTCATTAATTCTTCGGTCGTTGCATCAGGACGAATATATTCATAGCGCACTTGACGCATTTTGTTATTGAAAATTTCAAAGTCGAGGTCTACGTTACCAGCATCGTAAATTGACCAGATTGATTCATAACCCAGTGCGGATTGCTGTTTGCCCCAGTATTCGAATGAATCTGCGATGGCTGCGACGGTATCTACAACAGTGTTCATTTTCATGTCCTTTATCACTTACATATATATGTATAGAGTGATTCGTCCATTATGTCAAGGAAAAATTATATCCATTCGGATATTTTTCTACCACCTGCCGGGTAGATTGAGAAACGCGCACCTTTAACACCAAAGTTGTCACGGTCGCCTTTATACATTGCCATTAGAACTGGTTCAAATGCCTGTTCTACACGGTCGCCATTTGCATGTACCGAGCCAGTTGCTACAAGTTGATTACCTTTAAACACTGGATCACCCTGAATTACTAGATCAACGTTTTGTGCGCTGCGTTCGCCACCGAAGCCATTACCGTAAACTGCGATACCACGAAGTTTACCATTTTTGATTTTGCGGGCAAGCGTTGTTGCATTTGGTATTGCACCATCTGGATACTTTGCGATAACATCACGCGCAAATGCAAGAATTTCTTCTTTTGCTTCTGGGAATGATGCATATACTTGCTTCATTTCTCTATCACTCATACCGCCCCATTGACCGAAGTCGGTTGCTTTAGAACCCTTTTTGTGTGAGATCCAAGCAACTGCATTTCCGTTTGCATCTACTGCATGAAAATCTGATTTTGGGGGTCCTGGAGTTGTGACAAATTGTGATACTGATACAGTGCGATCACCGATTTGAATTTCTAATTCTGGGCGATTGCCCTTCATTTTAGCGAACATTTCATTAAGTGCGTTTAGTGCAGCATCTTCGTCGCGTGTTGAAAAGCCTGCGCCTTTACCACCGAATTCGCCAGTTTTTTCTAGTGAAGTTAAGCGAACGGTGCGACCATCTTCGGTTTCAAACGTGTCTGGAATATAACCAGATTTTAAACGTGCAAGTGTATCTTCGTCACGCTTCAAGCGGACTGAAGGTTCTGTTTGACCTGCCAGAACAAATGCTTCACCTGCTTCATACTTCTGTATGAATTTGGCAAGTCTTGCTTGACTTTTTAACAAGTCTTTACGTTCTAGTTTCTTTTCAGTTAGTTCGCTGTATCTCATAGATGTATTTATCATAATGGAAAAGACTCGCAGAGGATCTACAAGCCTTTTCTTTAATATAATGTGCTTTATAAAATTCTGGAATGAAATGCAGTGTCCAGAACGAAATAATTAATAATAACTTAGTAAGTTATTTATCTTTATTAGTCATAGTCGTCTAGTAGATTTGTTTTGTCTTCTGTATAACCTTTTGCTGGATTCAAAGAATCTGCATCAGGAAGTGGATCTTTTTGCTCTGTGATAACGTCCCATACATTAGACCATTTTTTATTAATGTCATATAGTCGCTGTGTGAACTTATGATCCGTATCTGGAATGATAGCGTTTGCAGGACATTCCGGTTCACAAACACCGCAATCAATACATTCATCAGGATTGATTACTAGCATGTCTTCGCCTTCATAAAAACAATCAACTGGGCAAACAGCCACGCAGTCGGTATATTTGCATTTAATACAATCTTGTGTTACTACATATGTCATTCACTATTACTCCATAAGAATAGGGTGGTCGAACCACCCTATAGTATTTATTGTTATTATTTTTTACCGTTTACAAAGTTGTAGAACTTCTCTGCTGCGTCTAGAACAGCCTCAGTTCCTGGGACGGTTGGCATTGCAACTTTAGTTACAACTTCGCCACCTTCTTTTTTAACTGATGCTTCGTACTCGCCAACTTTAGCATGATAATCTTGCCATAGTTGTGATTGTGCCATTTCTAGCATCTGTGCGCGAATTTCATAACCATTCTTGTTGAATGATACTTTTGGCATTTCTGGTGCTTTTGGCATCATCTTAGTGAATGCTTCTGCAAATGCTTCCGGTTGAACACCAGTCGTTGTGTATAGTTCTGCAAATTTCTCTGCCATTTCTGTCATTTGTTTTACATCAAACATTATATTTCTCCTGTGTATGTGTGTATTAATAGTTCTCAGTTGAACTAATCAACTTTAGAACGTTTTCCCATGTTTTGGGAACATTCACTATCAAGTGAATTGAGTTATCCATCCAACTAGATGTTCTATGTGTTTTTCGTGTATCAACATAGTACGCTCTGCCCGGAACGATATTCATTTTGCGACCTTCCATTTCCCACTCGTATGATTCATGAGTAGTATTATCTGAAAGAAATGCGACAATTCTAAATGTCTCTCTTGTAAGACTTGGGTTATCTCTATGTGGCGGGAACCAACCTCCAGCGTTTGATTTGATTAGCATTGTTCTACCGAGAGGAGAAAAGTAATCTAACATATCATGCAATACTGGCAAATCATTATATAGTGCAGTCGGCGCATTGAAGTCTGTTTCTTTTAATTTCCGTTTTGCACGGAACACCGCTTCTGGCATGCTCAAACTGTCGTTGGGGTTGTCACCTTCAAGACCCACAAGACATAGACCTTCACGATTATTGCTCCACCCTTCGCGCTGTAAGTACGGAACCCAACTATTATTCCAAGGTTCAATTTCTCGTTTAAATTGATTAATATCGAATTTCCACATCAAAGGTTCAAACGAACCAATTGCGCCAAGTTGCATTTCGCATTTTAAATCTTCTTCGGTAGGCTCATACTTCTTGCCTTTAGATTTAGACCATGCCTCGTAATAGTTCGCTTGGCTTCTGCGATTGGCTTTACCCATCAATTCCATATTACGATACTAACTCCGGTACTTCCTCAAAGAGTGCGGCAGAACCACCAATATAGTAGCGAAGAAGTTGAACATCATCATCTTGACTACGATATGTTTCTACCCATTTACGTGCAACCTCGCCGGTTTCACAAATGATAACACAGTTTGCAGTTCTAAAGTACATCGGTACCGCAGAAACGTGATTTGGAAGATCGTATTCTTCTATTTCGAACGCATCTTTAATGCGTCCTTGGGCATCAACATTATCCTCGTCGCGAATATCAACGATGATCAAAATACCACCAATTAGACCTCTAAGTTCATCTGGACCAATACCAAATTCTTCTGACATATATAAACTCCGTTAAGTTGCAACTTTTCTGTTGCTAGGTAAGTTGCCAACCCCCACGTGCTATTAAGCCGCTAGTTTTGCCATTGCTGGCGCTGCGTTTGTGTTTGCAGTTATAAAGTTTGACCGAATAACGTAGGTCACCACGGTTAACTCCACTCTATCTTCACACCTGTCGATTCCTAATTCAGCCCCATCAAAAACACACTTTACAGGATTTGAACCTGTAATCGTACTAGGGTTCCTCATCGTACTACCGTTCCTAGACCACCTTGCTTTTGCTGTATAACATACGCTTTCAAAGTGTGTTTGTGGTGGAGCTGTCGGGATTCGCACCCGAGTCCAGTATGTGTCCACGTTGCTTCAACGCTAACAGTTTATTTATAGCATATAAAGTATTAGATGTCAATAAAAAAGTGCGCCGAAGCGCACTTTGATATCTGTTTTTATCTTTAACGATAAATTAGAATGCGAATGAAACGCCTACTGCGATAGTGTTCGCATCGGTGTTCAGATCACGTGCACCTTCTACATACGCAGATGCATTTGCTGATAGTTCAAGATCATAGCCAACGCCTAGAGCATCAAAGCCAGTTGTATCTACGGTTGTGAAACCGTTTACAGTACCACCGAGTGTCGCATATGACGCGTTTAGTTCTACTGCTACGTCAGTGTCATAAGTAATGATACCGCCGATTGAAAGGTCTTCTGCTACTAGCTGTGCATATGATGCAGCTAGAATGTAATCTTTCGTATCAACGTCATAGTCCACGCCCACAACAACGCCAGCGTATTGTGCTGTCGCTTGGATGTTTTGTACGTCTGTGCCAGTGTCTAGACCTACTGATACGCCGAAACCGTAAAGACCATCTACAGTTAGAGTACGGTCAGAAGTTGATGCAGTTGCTAGAATTGAACCACCTACAGTGTTTAGACCACCGCCGAATGAGAATACACCGTCTTGGTCGCCATATGTTAGCACTGCTTCGCCTACGTGCGCGCCTACATACCAACCAGTTAGGTCTTGTGTTTCTACATCTGCTTTTACGCCTGCTACGAAACGATCAACGTTACCGTCTACTGATGCAGTTACGGAAGTTGAAGATACACCACCGGTTGTTGAATAATCTGTTTCAATACCAAATGAAAGAGGTGCTGCTGATGCTGCGCCTGCTGCGAGTGCGAATGCTGATGCGGTAATTAGTGTTTTAATCATTATATTTCCTTTAATATTACATGATAAAGAGAAGCCTTTCGGCTTCTCTAGAAGATATACTTATCTTCATTAATATTAATATAATACACTATAGCCTATATTTCAATGATTTGTTTACAAAAATAAGATTTATAAGTTATTGTGTTGTATAAATGTAACAGATTTACCACTTACCGATGTTCAGCAAATTCTTTTGACTGTGTACTGCTGACAGTAACCGTCTGATCTTTTCTGCGTTCTTTGGATATGTTTCCAGTAGTTCTCGGTGTAATAGTTTGTCTAGGTACTCTAGTTCCTCTACGCTCAGATTGTTTATTTTGCTTGATACCATAACGTTTCTCCCAGGCCTCTTCGAACCCTTCTTCATTTACATATGCTTCCTCGTTATGCCACAATCTTGCGAAATAACTTCTAAGCACAGATTCAATATCGTTTTCGCTATATTCTTTTGGTATTAGATGGCCTTTGACTATCCACATTAGTCTGTTTGCTTCTTTGAATTCTTCTGGTGACATTGTTCACCTCCGTTTAACAAAGATATTTACTTAGACTTCTGTTTGTTTGCGCGAACATGGCTCTTTTTTGGTGCTTCTTTTTTATCAACTTTTTTGCTGAACCAGTCATATCTGACCAATAGTGGATCCACTGCAACTTCTGCTTGTCGCTGTGTCCAACTGAACTTCTTTTTTATGTCTGCATACAACTTATCTTTGTCAGTATGCAATGACATATAGTTAAGGATAATACGATCTATTTCTAACCAATTCATCCCTGACGCCACATTGTGTATGCACCGTACGCAATAGCACAATATGCAATAGCACAATATGCAATAGCACAATATGCAAGAATTTTCGTTAGTGGACCAAAGACGATAATCGCTGCACCTACTGCAACCATTACTGCACCGTAAAAAGTTGAACGCTCTGCTAGGCGCTCTTTTATCCAATTAGTAATCAATGATGTAATCATCGTTTCTCTCCGTTTAATAGCATTTGAACCTGTCGTTCCAACTGCTGAATTTTTTTATCTTGCTCACGTAGCTTTGATTCCAGGCCTCGGACATAGTTCATTGACGGTAACTTTTGTTCGCTGCCATCTTCTGCTACCATCGTCAGTGATTCGGTACCACTACCACGTAGCCCACCCAACACTCTGTTTGGGTTTTTTTCTTTTACTGCTTTTTTTGCGTATGCCGCATACTGTGCGTAAATATGGTTCATTCTGTCTCCTAAGAGTAATCGTATAAATTCATACGTTCACATATTATATTTGCTGCAAGTTCATGTCCTAACTCATTCCAATGACCGTCAGGTACAGTGTATTTAGACACAAAATCATCTCCGGATTGCAATGCATAATCGAACATGTAATACAAATAATTATATATACCCGGTTTGTCTGGTAGTGTGTATTTGAAACAATCGTAATATTTAAAATCACCTCGCTGTAGCATATCACTAAATGTATTCAACAAAGTATCACGATCATGTTGATACTTATGATATGAATTCGAAGGCAGGCTGTGATTTTTATATTTTTCTATATAGTCATGTTCGCCGAAGTCATTCATCAGGTCAAACATATAATATTTTAATCCCCTAGATTCTAACAGAACTTTTATAGACATTACAGTTTGTACGTATGTATATAACATGGCAAGTTTGTCAAATAAAATTTCAGATATTGTAAATGAATCATTCTTCGACAATGATATACGATTATCACCAATTTTTGATAATTGATGAAATCCTTGCAAAAATGCGGTCTGTGTAAAATCTGCATAATAGTGGTTATCATCATACTGGTGCCCCACCATTGTTCTTGTCAATGGATATGTAAGTGCAATAAGAACAAAACTGTTATCGGCTGATACCGAAGGAGTGTTATACACAAATCTTAACAGTTCTTGATACGTCCGTTGGTTCGAACCTGCAGGTATTCCAAAATTATAAGCAGCTTTAAAGCCAAGTTTGTTTTTCAACTTGTTGGTATAAGCAAGTTTATGAGTTTCTGCCGCATAATCATCAAATTCAGAAAAACCACTGTTAATAAATTTTTCGGCAACTAACCCCTGACCAAATGTAAAACTATCCCCAAAACTATAAAGTGTATAATCGTCCCAATTCATTTTTTTGATTTTCTTCCAATTCGCTTCAACTTTTCTCTGCGTTTAGATTTTGCAATAGAAAGTGCAGTAGAACCCGCACGTTCATCGAATGTGACTCCTTCAAGATGATCATACTCATGTTGGATTGCCTGTGCCCATACACCTACAAACTCAGAAGTCTTTCTAACACCGTTAACGTCTGTAAACTCACAACGCACTTTGTTATGACGCTTTACTTTCATCTGCAAATGTGGAAAACTCAAACACCCTTCGAGGAATAGTTCTTCCTCACTGTCTTCGGTTGGTTCCCACTTTGGATTTATACATACAACATAACCAGTGTCACGATGACCAATAACGAATACGCGTTCTGCTACACCAACTTGTGGTGCCGCTAGACCGATTCCATCGTGTTCTTGCATAGTAACAATCATACTGTAAACTAAATCCTTAGTTTCTTCTGAAATAATATGCTCTTGACATTTCTGCTTCAATATTGGATCTGTTTCTTTTACTAACTCATACGTCATAAAATAATTCCTCGTCTGGGCAATTTCCATGCTCCGCTTGAATAGTTGCATGTACTATTCCAAATTCTTTATGTAATGTTTTCTTTGCATTATAAATTGCATCATTGCAGCTACCACCATCAATTAGCGATATGTGTAGTGTTGCCGCAACCTGACCACTTGATATTTCCCATATATGTATATGATGAACATCGATAACATCGTCTACGTATGTCATTAATGTTTCTTTGAGTTTTTTAATATCTATGTTATCCGGTTTGCGTTCCATAAGAATGTTTACACTGTCGCGTAATAATTCCCAACCACTACGTAAAATAATACCTGCTAGTATGACAGACATGATAGGATCAGCATAATACCAATCTGTAAAATATATAATTATACCTGCAACAATAGCTGCAACACTTCCGAATATATCCATGAGAACATGTAATATTGCTCCACGCATGTTTATATTGTCATGCGAATGCCCGGCATGTAGTAATTTAAATACTACAATATTTGCTAGTAGACCAATAACCGCAATGCCAATCATCGGTAGAGGATCAACTGCCTCAACATGGACTATTCGCCGTATTGATTCATATATAATAAACCCGAATAGAACAAACCACGCTATGGCATTAAAGAGTGCAGCGAGTACTTCACTACGTCTGTACCCATAAGAATATTCGTCGGTTGGTTTCCTCTTGCCTACATAGAAGCCGAAGAGAGTAACACACAAGGCAAGTACATCTGTTGCCAAATGCCCAGCATCTCCTAGTAGGGCAAGTGAGTTTGTGATGACCCAGCCCCACACTTCTATTATTATGAATATTGAAAGTAGTACAATCGACCACTTCAATACGGTTTCTGATTTATGTTTTTCTCTAGTGTGATATGTTGCATGTTTCATTGTAATAGATTCTTAAAAGTCCTGTCTATTCCGTCTGCGATTGAAACAGTCGGATGCCAATCTAGTAGTTTTTTAATTTTTGATATGTCTGCTAAAGTCTCTTTAGCATACCCTTTTGGGTTATCTATATTTATAGTCTCTAGATTAGGCGCATACTTTCGAAGAATTTCTACAACAGCATTCACTGATATATTCGTACCAGTACCAACGTTGAAAATTTCACTCTTTACTTTGCTTTCCATACTTGCAATACACGCACGTGCAACATCGGTCACGTGTACGTAATCTCGCATGTAATCCCCTTCACCATGAATTGTTAGAGGCTCACCCTCTTTTGCTAGTCGAGCAAACTTACCAATCATCAAACCACCTTCATTTGTGTTGGGCTGATCTTCTGAATATACGGTAAAGAAACGAAGCACATTGTAGTTCAAATCGAACATATTCTTGTACTGTTTACAAAGATGCTCCCCAAACAACTTGGTCATAGCATAATAATTCAATGGGTCAGGTTTGTGGTACGGTTTGTGCGGGGCGGGATTGTTACCGTATACACTTGAACTACTCGCATAAACAAACTTTCGCACACCAACTGCGGCTGCGGCAGTTAGCATATTTTTCGTACCAGTCACGTTATTGTCGTAATAATCATCTGGGTTGATGAAACTTTCAGGGATACGAGGCTTTGCGGCTAAGTGTATAACATAGTCTTGGCCGGCACAAGCCATAACGCATTTTGCTGCATTTTGTATATCGCCTTTGATATACTTGATATGCTCCCATCCTTGCGGTTTTTCTTTTTTATCAAGAACCGAAACTTGATATCCATCTCTTATTAACTGTGACACTAACTCCGTACCGATATACCCGGCGCCGCCTGTCACTAGTACTTTACCTTTTAGCTGCATCAATTACCTCAAATTTGGAATGTTAGGATCAACAAAATCTTCTGGTGTTTCTAATTCAACATCTTCATAGAAAAACTTGTACCGTAATTCCGTCAAAAACGCACGTGCGTTGGGATCCATCATATTAAGACGTTCTTCGTTGATCACCATTGTTTGAAATGATAGCCATTCATTCCATGCTTTCTCTGAAATTGTATTCAGAATTTCCACTCCTGCCGCACCTGGGAACGGCGCCTTTGATTGCGCGGGGAGTTCTTGCTTGTACTTTGCGCAAAATACTGTAGTCATGTCTACCTCCATAATAATAGAAACATTATATCATAACACTACACGTATTACAAGTACTAATTGTGCTATGCATTTCTCGCATGGCGGCATTGCGCTAACAACAGTTGAAAATTGAGTTTTGGAGTGCTATATTGTAATAAATAATAGTAGACGCTGCGATGCAGCATACGTTATTTACACACACATATATATAGGAAGAAAAAATGACACAATTCGTTACAGCAATGGTAGCAATTCTTGATCTGGGTTCAGTGTTCGACCCAATCATATCCTCATACAAGTCACTACGCGACAAAATTATCACAGACCGTGCAACTGCTATCGCTATTAAAGAACTAAACAAACTAACAGACCGTGAACTTGCAGATATTGGCATTTCACGCAGTATGATCCGTTCAGTAGCAATGGAGGCATACAAATGATTAAAAGATTTTTCTCAAGACTGTTTACAGCCCGTGATTATTATAAAGATATAAAAGAAGCATATTTGGCAGAATCGACAGACCTAGTTGATCTTGAACGCCGTGTGCGTCAGATGGATCGTGGACAAGCCCCATGGCAACAACAAAATAAAAATTTAAACGGGTGGGTATAATGATGTTTAAAAAGTTTTTGAGTTTTATTAGAGAAGACCGTAAAATGCGTGAACATCAATTGATGAATCTTGCTAAAGTAGAATATGGTAAAGATTGGCAGTATGCTTACTACCAACTAATCAATGGTAAACAACCAGTATCTGGAGTAAAACTATGACATCTATTTCCAATAAGCCATCATTTTGGCATAGAGTAAAGATTGCATTTGAAATTCTAGGATACGCACGTGCAGCACGTGAGCTAACCCGTCTAGGATATCATGCAGAAGCAAAAAACTGCATGATGCAAGTTAAAAGTTTGAGAGACTAATGTGGCCTTATAATGATGAAGAATGGGATTTTATTTCATTACCAAATAAAAAACCTTGGTTGTTCGCCATACCAGTACTAGAACATAATTTTTGGATAAAAATAAAAGCCGCTCTTTGAAGCGGCTTTTATTATTATTTTATGAGACGTTTACATTCATATACATCTAACGTTTCATCGTTGTACATACTGTACAATCTAACATCGTATCCCCACAGCTTTTGAATATTGATAAGAACTTGATCTGCATCTTTCTTATTCAATCTGCGACCTTGATAACTGTGGTGAGTAAGTGTCAACTCACGTGTTTCTGTGATATCTGCTTCCGTGACCTGAATATCTGGAATCATCGCTGCTGTTTCGTACTGTGCGCTAAGACTCTTACGAACATCACGATATCCTTTTTCATTGTGAATACTTGTAACAACATAGTTGTCAAAATATTCTTCATCGTGCAGAGTGAACAATTTCCAATCACGAATTACTTTTGGACCTAAGAATTGACGAATTGCACTTTCGTCACGATAATTCGCAACAATGTCACGAATAGTTTCGCGCCAATCAGTTCCGACAATATGTGGGAACCATTCTTCATCTTCTTTGTCAGGTGTCTCACATGCACGTTGTACATCTTTTAGAATTGCAAATCCAAGAGCATATGGATTGAATCCACTGTAATGCTTTGAATTGAAGTTTGGTTGATACAACACCGCACTGTGCAATTTGAAGAATTCAATCATCGCACCATCGTCAACTTTTCCTTGATTATAAAGTTCATTGAAGATGTAGTGATGCGTGAAACTTGCAAAACCTTCGTTCATAACTTTTGTTTGATATTGCGGATAGAAGTATTGTGCAATACGTCTAACAATGCGACAAATCTCACGTTGCCATGGACGAAGTACCGGAGAATGCTTTTCTAAGAAGTAAAGTAGATTTTCTTCTGGTTCACTTGGCCATACTCGTTTTTCTGCTTTCTTATCTTCTTCTTTCTTTGGTACTGTTCTCCAAAGGTCATTCACCTGCGATTGTAGATATTGACTACGTTCACGTTGTTTTTCTGCTTCAAGTTTTGCGTTCAACTTCGTAGGACGCTTATACTTGTTAATACTCTGATATTGAATTGCGTGGCAAGCATCAAGAGTTTCCTCAACGAGTGCTTCACCGTAACGTTCTTCGCATTCACGAATATAATTTTTAGCAAATACAAGATAATCTACAATGGCATCAGGCGATGTCCACTGCTTGAACAAATAGTTGTTCTTAAAGAAGTGATTGTGACCGAATGCAGCATGTGCAATAACAAGTGCCTGCGTAGTCATAGAGTTTTCTTCCATCAAATAGTTGATGCAAGGATTACTATTAATAACAAGTTCGTATGCAAGGCCCATGTGGCCTTTGCGATACTGTTGCATGTTTCCGATGAAACTCTTACCAAAACTCCAATGATTATACATTAGCGGCATGCCAACACTGCTGTAAGCATCAAGCATCTGTTCTACTGTGATAATTTCAATTTGGTTTGGGAAGCAATCTAGTCCCATATCGTTGACTGCGATTTCTTCACACGCATCCATGACGCTATAAAGTTTGTCGAAGTCCCAATGTGTACCGGTGTATAGTAGATTACTCATTTAGCTTTTGCGTCCTGTTTCTTAAATATTTCTCGGAATACTGGATAGATGTCTGATCTATTCTCAATATACTTAGATATGAGATTTTTGTGTGTGCTTTCTAGCTTCTTGTATTCGTCAATTAGGTTACCAGACGCGTAATAGCTACCTTTACGCATTTCACCAACCTGAATATAACTAAAATACTGTGTGATTGGTAGAATATCTTTTGACAGAATATTCTTCAATTTTTCGTTGTCTTCACTCCAGTTGTCACCATCGCTTGCTTGTGCGAAATAGATGTTCCACTCATTTGGCGAATACCTATCTTTAAGAATATCTTTCGCAAGTTCAAATGCACTACTTACGGTTGTACCACCGTTTTCCCTGAGATTGAAGAATTCTTCTTCGGAACATTCACGTGCAGTAATGTGGTGCCTAATGAACACACATTCTACTCGCTTATACTTGCGAGAAATAAACAAGTTCAATAGCATGAAATAGCGTTTTGCAAGTTCTTTATGAAACTCTGTCATAGACGCAGAAACGTCCATAACAAAAAACACAACAGCTTGTGAAGTAGGTCTAGGTTTCTTGGAAAAGTTATTGTAACGTAAATCTACTGGATCAACGAATGCTACCGAATTTGCACGAATTCGTAGTTTACGAATTTCTTCTTCAAGTTCTAAACGCTTATCTTCGTCTTCCTCAGTTTCAAGTATCGCTTCAAGTTCACGTATCTTACGTAGCTTTGGCGTTTTCAATGCGATCTTACGACCCATTGAATTAATCATACTCTGTTCTAGATTTAGCTGTGCGGGGTTACCTTCATTGGTATAGCCACTGCGAGACATTTCAAAACGTTCTACTGTTTTGTTCTCTTTGCTAATCATGTGAGGAAGTTCTAGGTCTTCGAAAAGTATATTGATAAATTCGTCATTGCTGAGAGCAAAACCAAATTCGTCTTCGCCTTCGCCCTCATTGCTTGCTTTCCCTTCACCAGAGCCTCCACCAGAGCCTCCACCTTTTGGTTTCTGTAGCAAGTCCCCTTCTACGAAATCTTCGTTTCCTGGGAGAACAATATCACGTGAACCGCTATCGCTCTTGTGATTGAATTGCGGTTCACTTATACCTTTACGAGTAATGACCACTTCTTGATCGTCCCCCGAACCTTTGATGCTGCGTTTGCCTAAAGACTCGTGGATGCTTTTTCTAATTTCATCTTTAGTTCTTTTAATGAACTTTTGACGATTACCTGAACTTTTTCCGCCAGGATTTTTTCTTCGATCAATGATAGTGTTTGCCATTATAAGTCCTTAGTTAGACTTTTGTACGCGCATATACCATTCTACTAGTCGTTTTACCTGACGCCCGGTATAACCCTTTTCGATCATGCGTGAAACAAAGTCGTTGTGCTTCTGTTCTTCTTCTTTTGACTTTTTGCTGCCGAAAGAAATAACTGGAAGTAGTTCTTCTGTTCCTGCGAACATCTTGTTTTCGATAACTTCACGCATCTTTTCGTATGCAGTCCAAGGTGGGTTGTTACCGTCATATTTAACTCGCGCACGAAGAACCCAATTAACGACTTCATTACGGAAGTCTTTTGGATTTGCGATGCCAGCTGGTTTTTCAATCTTTTCAAGTTCTTCATTTAGAATTGAACGATCAAAGAGGTTACCGGTATCGGGATCTTTGTAATCAATATTTTGAATCCAGTGATCCGCATAATCTAGATAACGATCAAACAAGTTCTGTCCATATTCGTTATAACTTTCTAGATATGCTTTCTGAATTTCATTACCTACTTGCTCTGCATAACGAACACTTAGATAGTCTTTGATGTATGAAAGAAGACGTTGCTCCGTTTCTTCTGGGAATTGTTCACGCTTGATTGCGGTTTCTAGAACATACATCAAGTGTACTGGGTCTGCACTAACTTCATTTGTGTCAAAGTTGAATGTCTGTGACAGAATTTTGAAAGCGAAACGAGTAGAAATACCACTCATACCTTCATCAACACCTGCAACATCTTTATATTCTTGCATCGTCTTTGCTCTTGGGTCAACATCTTGTAGATTTTCGCCATTGTACACTCGCATCTTCGCTGGAAGATTTGAGTTTGTGTGTTCTTTCAAACGTGACAGAACTGTGAACTGTGCAAGCATTTCAAGTGTGTGAGGTGCGCACTTCGAATTGTCTAGACCAGAAGACTGTAGCATCTTTGCATAGATGTGTGTTTCTTCATCTGTGCGCAAGCAGTATGGAACTTTAACAATGTAAACACGATCCAAGAACGCTTCGTTGTTCTTGTTGTTGCGGAATGCTTCCCATTCGCTTTCGTTAGAGTGTGCAACTACTACACCGTTGAATGGAATAGCTGAAATGCCTTCTGTCCCCATGTAGTTGCCTTCCTGCGTTGCAGTAAGTAGTGGGTGAAGCACTTTAATTGGTGCTTTGAACATTTCAACGAACTCCATCATACCTTGGTTGCCTCGGCAGAGACCACCGGAGAATGCGTATGAGTCCGGATCGTTTTGTGAGAAATATTCTAGTTTACGAATATCAGTCTTGCCTACTAGTGATGAAATGTCTTGGTTGTTATCATCACCGGGTTCAGTTTTCATGATGCCAATTTGCTTCAACTTACTTGGGTACATCTTGACTACTGAGAACTTTGTAATATCACCACTAAATTCATCAAGACGCTTTACTGCCCACGGTGAAAGTAGACCGTTGATATAACGCTTTGAGATACCATATTCTTCTTCTAGGTCTGCTGCGAACTGCTTTGGTTCAAACAATCCTAGAGGAGTTTCAAATATTGGCGATAGTTCGTCGCCTGCTTTTAGTACATAGATTGGATGTACTTCCATTAGTTCTTTTAAACGCTCTGCGAGTGATGATTTACCACCACCAACTGGACCAAGAAGATAAAGTACTTGTTTCTTTTCTTCTAGACCTTGTGCAGAATGTCGGAAATAAGCGACCAGGCGCTCAATTGTTTCTTCCATTCCAAAGAAATCTTTGAATGCTGGATAAACTTTAATAGTACGGTTTAAGAAGATACGGCTTAGTCGTGGATCTGAACTTGTGTCAACAATTTCAGGTTCACCGATTGCTTGTAGCATACGCTCCGCCGCTGTAGCATATGCAAGCCGATCTGTCTTACAAAGTTCTAAGTATTCAGCAATTGACATTTCATCTTCTTGCTTACTAGCATAAACTTTGGTAAACTTTTCTAGAACGCCCATATAATATATTCTCCGCTTTTCTATGATGTTTTAATAATACTTGTATTTGCGATTCGTGTCAACTCAAATCAGTATCATCAGAAGATAGAAAAATCTTACTGACATTACCGTTAAAAGTGTAATGACCAACGTGATCTAGTTTCACTAGTGGATCTAACCATACTTCACCGCCGATTTTTTGCCAACGACGACAAAACGCATAGTCTTCCGAGAGATAACGCTTGGTGTCTTGTTCGTGCATACAATCGAAAAATAGATATGTCCACTTTGCAAATTCTGCATCTAAGTTCAAGTCGTTATTGAAGTATAGTTCTGGGTACGCTTCAATCATTCTGTCGAATACACTACGCTTGATTAACATAAAACCAGTAGCTGCGTCTTTCAGCTTGACTAGTCCGTTTTCAATCTTTAGATTTCGAGTATTATCTTCTTTGAAATTCCATTCAAAGTTCAATGCATAGTTTGCACCTGCATCTTTTAGTTCATCACCATTTTTAATTCCCATATCTGCACGTTTATAGATATTTCGCCAATCCAATTCTTTCTTTGGGTATGCACCGACAATAATATCTTTATCGTGTTGTAGCATATGCAAAATGTCCAAAGCATCAAAATTGATGTCCGCATCGATGAACATCAAGTGTGTTGCTTTTGGATTTGCTAGGAAATATGCAACCATGTGACAACGAGCCCTTGAAATAAGAGACTCGTTGGCACTAGTTGTTACTGAGTATGGAATGTTGTATTTTGTGTACATCATATGGGCGCGGCTCCACGAACGGAAGAATGGCTCTGTAACTTGTCCACCATAACATGGTGTGCAGTAATGTACATGTGTGTTCTTTATAAAATCTAGATCGATTTCCTTACGATAAGACGCAAGTTGATCCATTAAATTTGTCATGTTCTACCCTGTTAATATTTGAAAACGTCCCTAAATGACGGTTTCGATTTTTTCTTGAACACATTGGCAAGTTCTTTAACACCATCACCAATGAACCCAATACTGTCTTCGCTATCTTTATTATATTGACGAACATTCTTTGTCATGCCCATCTTTTTAAATTCTTCTTTAACGTTATTTACAAACGTTTTATCTTTTGTTAGTTTGAATGGCCATTGTTTGTTATAACCAATTGGATTAACTACTATGACAATACCATCAACTTCAAAATCGCAATTCCAAGTTTTACCTTTTGAATCTGTAACTTTAATTGTCGCCATCGTTTTCTCCTTCACTCTATATAAGAATACGATATTTTGTTAAGAAAGTCAATTATCTTTTTTGTGATTGTATCCACTGTTTTGCAGCTGGCATTTTTGGAGGAGTTGATAAGAATCTATTGATTGATTTATCAACATTCATGAAGTTTTGTTTGCGATCTGGATCTTCCAGACCACCTGAGTTATCCACAACGTGGAAGTTTGCAGCACCAAAGACTTGCTGGAATTTCATAAGGTTCTGTTGAACCGCATTCCACATCTTTGCTACCATTTCTTTTGGGATTGATCTTGCGCGTTGAAGATTGCGCTCTTGTGCTACTTCTTCGCTTGTGTTTACAAATAGCATCATTGTATCGTAGCCAAGTTCTTTTAGCTTTTCATTTGCTTTTGAAACTTTTGCTACATCTTTACCAGTACCGTCGATGATTAATCCTAGACGAACATCAAGATAATGATTTTCACGCTTCTTTGTAAGTTCTTTTGCACGATTACGTGTTTCTTGACCTTTTGGACTTGCAATTGTCTCTGGATCAAGTGGCATGTCTGCTTTTTGCATTAGCCATTCATAAATTTCATCACTGTTTACAGTTTTTAGACCTGTGCCGACAAGTAGTTTGCTGGCAATAAAAGATTTACCAGAGCCGGGACCACCAGCCATGAATACTGCTTTAAAAATGTGGGGATCATTTACACCTTCTTCTACGGGTGATAAGATTTCTTCGATACGCATTTGTTATTACTCCCAATGTTATATGTATTTATCATTGGGAGTAATTATTTTATTTTGCGTTATACACCTTTAAGACCATTCCATGTCGCTGTGGTATTAGATAACAACTGTGCCGAACGTGCAACTGTAGCCGTTGCGTTTGGTTTGATACGTGCATTGTATATTTCTTTGCACTTAGATTCTTTTGTTTCGTCTTTGTTTGCGTTACTAGGTGCTGTATAAATTAAGTTTTCACGTGCATAAGACAATTGATTTGTTATCGTTGTTTCTTCATTCTGCAAAGATTCCATCAATACCTGTACGTCTCTATAATTTTCTTCACGCACGTTGTTAATGCCAGAAGACATTTCAAGTCTAAGAGTTTTTAATTTATTTCTACTAGAAAGCAAATCGTTCAAGAATACAATTTCAAAATCTCTATATGCCGCACTTTCTACTTTTGCGTTGGTGACAACCGATGATTTTCCAGATGTAGATGTGCTACTTCCAGTCACTCCGCTAAGTGCGCCACCGATGATATTTCCGATATTGAGATTTGATTGTAAATCACCAAGCGCATTATTCAAGAATCCAGAAACTTCTGCTGCGGCGGCGTGTAAGTATGCACTCATAGGTTGATATAATTTTGCCGCTGCGGTCATTGGAGATTGTGGTACGCCAGGTGCTGCAAATGCTGCTCTGCCTGCGGCAGCAACAGTTGACATGACTGTCGATGGATCTGCACGGCTATCAGTGCTTGTAGGTACTGCCGGTCGAGGGGATGACAGTGGTGTTAGTAACGTATTCAACGCACCCGTGATATTAGAATTACCGGTAGCCAATAGTACCGCTAGTTGGCATGGGTCAAATGCAGACGCAGCCATAATCAATGCTTGTGCTTTTGCAAGTAGATCATTTGCAAGATTGAGCAATCCCGACAATTCACCTAAAATTTGATCTGTAATCCCTTTTACTAATCCTGCAATTTGTCCAGCTATGTTTCCAATAGTTGCCATAATCTTGTCAAACATGGCTTTTACTGGTGCAAGAATAGCATCAATCGCACCTGCAACCGCAGATGCAAGTTGATTCAGTACATCGGTAATTGGCGCAAGTAAATCTTTAATTACTTTGGTGATATCATTAAGAAAGTCAAATGATATATTAAACTTACCCGCTAGAATGCCCAATATCTGATTAAACAAATCACAACTGTTACCTGCACCTTGTTCACTAAACTGCTTATTCATGTTTGCTAAGTTTGTTGCATCTTGCATTATCTTTGGAAGATCGGCAATTTGTGCATCAGTGTGAGTTCTTAGCTGATTGTACATTGCAATCGTAGGATCTGGCTGTTCTAACAAATAATAAGCACCGTGTTCACTTGGAGTGAATGAACCATCAGTGCTTACTGTTGGGTGCAGAACATCAAGTCTACCCAATGACTGCAAATTAGCAGTTGCATCTGACAACGCGATATAACCCGGATCAGATTGCAGTGTAGTGTAGTTTGCAATGCCCACGGTTGAAACAGAAATGTACGGATTAGTGAATGCAGTCGCACCACTACCAGAAGATGCTGCTGCTAATTCTGCTGCGATTGTATTCAACGCCTGCTGTCTATTAAATTGTTCTTGTGCCGCTTCTAGCTGTGCGACCTGCTCAGGAGTTAAATCGCTCTCGCTAGTGAGATTGTAGTACTCTGCTGGCGTCATACTTGCGCCATCAAATGTATACGTACCACCGTTTCTTAAAACAAATTCCTGATATAATCGTTCATATTCTGCTTCGCTTGCCATTTTTAACCTACTATTACCTTAGACGCACCTGCCGTGATAGAGGCGCCGCAGCCGTGTGCATCTCCAACTCTACCTAGAGCCTTGCCGCCGACGAAAACCTTAGACGACCCAGCTACTAGAGTGCTTGTGTGCGGTCGGCATGATGTACCAAATGCAGCTGGCTCTGGAAAATCGTGTGGGAACGTAGTATCTCCCACACAATATGCCATTTTGTTTTCAATAAAAACAGTTGGGGAGCCAACACCACATTGGCCAGGACCGCAAGGTGAGTGTGCGGAGATTGGATCTGTTGTTCGTGCTGCTGGCTTGCCCATTAGAGAATTAATCCTTGTTGTTCTGGTACTACTAGACCTGATGTTGCACCGGAATATGCAGTTGCAACGTCACTGCGCGATTTTAATACCGAAACCACGGTAGTAATACGAACTGATACTTCGTTATCACTGTCACCTGTCATTGTGAATGGCTGGAATGCTGCGCCCTGAGGGCCTACTATCAATGATAGTGGCTTTTTGACTTTTATTTCTTTTTCGTTTTCGCTTACAAACTTACCAATAAGTTCTTGCCCTGTAATTAGTGCAACTGTAACTATATCGTTTGCTTTATATTTTGTTTCTGTTAACATTATTCGCCTCTGCTGTATTTTAATTCTGTTATTACTTCGTCTTTTGTGTGCTTTGCTAAAATGTTTAGGTCACTTTTTACATCTTCTAGCTTTTCAACCTTACCACTCGTACGGTTTAGTACATATCCGTCAACTACTGCGATAAGATACATATCAGTGTTTAGCAAATCGTGTATTGCCCATATTTCTACGTCTTTCGTTTCATCTGCATGTAAAACAGTGTAGAACATACCGAGTCCGTTTCCCGATACAGTATAGAACCCTTCCGTTATATATTCCCAAACATCAGGCCAAGTGTCCAAGTGATCAAAGTCGAAGCCGTGTGCGCGAGGATTTAACGCATTCCACCAATCCATCGCATTCTGTAAGTTTTCTTCATTAAAATTATCTTTTAATTTTAGTCTGTGTTGCCGCCATTCATACAATAGAGTAGCAGTATCTTTCATTTGGTTTCCTTACATTGACCAGCGTTTAATTGTATAGCTAATTTCTGTTGTAAAATCAGCATCCTGTGTATAACTTACATACATGTTGTCAGCATCAAGTGTCGCAAAGAATGAAATGTTAGAAAATTCGTCTGCCTCTGCGATACCGTCACTATCATCTTGCCAAATTTCAGTGTTGTTGTCTGTTAATTTGACTTGTTCTATTCCATGAGGTGCACCATTGATTATCTGTAACGTACCCACACGAACATATGTAACTACACCATCTGTTTGCTTTAGTGAATAGTCCACAAAATATGTAGTGCATATGTCTCTATCATATGTTAGAAATGTTCCAGCGGTCGTGTCTAGAGTTTTCATGTAAAGACTAGGGCGGCGACCTGTAATTGCGTCACGTGATGTCAAATGCTGTTCTGTAAACAATTGTGTATAGGAGTTTTCAGTTAAGACTTCAACGTGTTTTCTAGGTCTGCCATATTCCGACACGTTAAACGGACCAGTTTCGAACATCGCAAGCAACAGTGCATCAACGTCTTCTACGTTTCTGATAACTAGGTCCTCTTCAATAAACAGACCCGGCTCTGGGTTATCCGGTGAATCCAACCAAGACTGTACAACCGCATGTGCATTAGCAAATGGATCAAATATGATTTCATCAATCGCATTTTCTGTACCAACATACACTTGGTTTGTATCGGATGTAACGCCCATTTCTGATGGGTCTAATGCTGCACTTGTTAGTTCTGACCGCAATCCGCGTCTTAGTAGAATTTTTACGTTTTCTGTTGCCATTTCATGTAACTCCTGAATTACATGTATTTATCAAAGTACGCTTGAACTTTTAATGCCCACTCACGGGAATAGTGTTCAAATTCGTCACCTTCTACAACAAATTCTTGATAATTTCCTAGATTATCTGCTTCCGCGTCCCACCCAATCATCATGATAACAATTGTCTTAATATCAGTACCATATACTTCATTGTGGGCTGCCGCATATGCTGCGCCTTGAAGAAAATAGTCTTCGATCCATTCGCGTTTCTTGGGTTTACGCGTAGTCTTAAAGTCAATAATCGCTTGTTTACCCTTCCATACACCAACACAGTCAGTTGTACCAGCATATAGACCGGGATAATATAGCGGAACTTCTGTCCCCCACATTTCGTTTACATTGGAAAGTCCTTCATTAATAACAATGTCTGACAACTCTTTCGCCATTTCATGAATAAGGTTCGACCCAGATGGACGATTTTCTTCAAGAATGTATTTTTCAATGTGTAAGTGAACTTGCGTACCAATGTTTGTCGCAAGTTTAGTTATGCGGGCGGCTTCTTCGTCGCCAACACGTTTTTTCCATTCAAGTAGTGCAGTTTTATCTTTAAGCGCATCTAGAATTGTAGTGACGCTTGGTAATGGTTGACCCCCCGGTGTCTGGTAGTGTCGGCTTCCGTCGATTACTACTCTACTCAGGGGGTCGTATTTGTAAACATTTTTTAGCATACGTAAAGTATACTATAAATGAAAGAATATTACAAGTGATTTTTTAGTTCTTCGATCAAAGATGCTTTTAACTTTCTAAGATCAAGCACTAATCCAAGATTTTCTTCTGCCCACGTACCGATCTGTGCTTTTGTCATCGTTTCGAATTCTGGTAGTGCAACGCGCGGCATGTCAGAAAGTGAAAATTTTACAATTTCTTGATTTGCAACTGTTACGATTTCGCTTGTTGCAATAGTTTCTACTTCGTTCTTTGCAACGCGCTCCATGAATTCTCTGTGACGCTTTGCGGCTTGAATTTCTTTTCGTATTTCTTTTTGAGATTCAGAAAGTCCTTCAAGTGGATCCTTTTTGTCATTCTCAATTGCTAACTTTTCTTCCATTTCTTTTTTTGAAATAATGTTAGTTTGACCTTTGACAATCAGTGGCATATTATTTTCCTCTTGGTTTAGCTGCTGCTTTTGCGTTTGCTTCTTTTGTTGCTAGTGCTTTTGCTGCACGTTCTGCATCTGCTTTACGCATATCTTTTTTAGAGATAATGTTTGTTTGACCTTTAACGACTAGTGCCATTTATTTCATCCTATTTTTTGCTGTCTTAACAGCGAGCTTTCTAACTTGCTCTTTGCCCTTCTCCGCATCTTGGCCTTGCGAGTTTGGGGCTCCTGCAAGGTCAATTGTGTCTATTGTAACTTTTTGAATGTATTTACTATTAGCCAAAATGTCAACTAAAGATTCTGGGGTAACACTGTACCCCATATCTTCTAGTTCACGTGTAATTATCTCGGTATCAATTGATGGGATACCGTTCGCCTTTAAGCGAACAAGATACGCATTTATGTCATTGCGTAACTGCGCATCATAGTTTGAGTTTTCGCTTAAAAGTGTTTTAATTTTCATGATTATCTCTTTGCACGACCTAGTGGGTCATCAACTGGACCTGATGTTGCTTCATCGCCGCCCATTGCATCAACTTCGATATCTGATTCAAAATCATCGCCCATGTCGCCACCTAGTTCAGGCTCACCCGCTGTCATGTCTGTTGCTGGTGCTTGACCGTTTAGAACTAGTACTGCGTTGTTTACTTCGTCTTTTGTTTGACGCGCTGTATCAAGTAGTGTTGAGATTGCTGCATCAGTTGACGCTTTGAACGCATCTGCCTGTTCAGGACCGTGTGTATAGCTCATTTCATCTGCTAGAGGACCAAGTTGATCGTTTTGAATTTTACCTAGCTTTTCGATGATGTCTTGTAGTTCGTCTACGATACCACGCGCTGCCATTATGATTTCTGCTTCCGCTGCATCACCTTCTAGAAGCGCATTTAGTTGTGCTAGTAGACCTTCTTCTAGTTTTGTCTTTTTCATCTTATATTCCTTTGGTGCTTTATAAGAATTTTCATAATTCTTCTTATTTGTATCAACCTTAGGCTGTACTGATTCAGTTGCAGTATGCTTAACATCTGCTAGGTGAGCATCGATACCTGCTGTTGATTTTAGACCCCATGCTTTAGCTGCTTTCTTTGCTGCTTCGTATGATGATCCTGCTGTGCAGCTATGTTTACCTTTTTTAGCATGTACGCAAACATAAGGACGTTCCGCTGCTTCTGATACATTTTCTTCTGTGATGCCGTGCTTTTTCATAAGTGCAGCTTTTTGAGCTTTCAGATCCTTGATTTTCTGAGGTGCTTTCATATCATTTGGATTGCCAGCACTCTTATTTTTCCAACGTCTTGTCCAATCACGAATTGACAAGTCAATGTTGGCCAACTGATCTTTAACTGCATTTGAAACTTCATCAAGTTTTGTGCCTTCTTCGACTTTATCTTCTACTTTGCCTGCATCTAGCGGACCTTTTTTCTTACCTTTTTTCTTATCTTGGTAAGCCTTAAGTCCTGGCGGCAGTTCACCTTCAGCAACATGCGCTTTAAGTAATGATTTTATTGTTTCAAGCATTAGCATGTTTTCGACATACGCACGATCCTGATGATCTGCTCTCATGTCACGCTTCTGTGCTTCTAGACTCGCTTTCGCTTCACGTAGGGAAGCGAGGTCGCCTTCGATTTCATAACCGAAGTTATTCTTTAGATACTCATTCATACGTGATGAAATCATAACTGTGTTTGTTTTAAAAAATGAATTTTTCATGGTATTAGCCCCAATACATAAATTTATATTATGTATTTATCTTTTTGTTAATTATTACTTGTTTAGGGATTCGTATATTGACTTAATATGACGCTTTGTGATTGAAGCATCTTGTTTTGCTTTGTCAAATCTTGCTTCTGCAATATCCATCTTTGCAAAATCGCCACGCGTTTTTGCAGTATTGTATGTACGCTTGTGTTGTATCGCATCATGATAATATTGCTCAAAAATCGCATTAGAAGAAATTATTTTCGTGATTTCAGGCGAATTGATTTTTTTACCTTCATTGAGGTGTTTTGCAAGTATGAAAGCAGTTTCATATAGACGTACATCTTCAAACAAGGTATCGTTAGTACGATTATCACGTATGTCGTAATATTCATCGGCATTTTTCTCCACTGAGTATAGTCCGATATCTACGCCTGTTTGAGTTCTCTTTGACTCGTTTATTGTTGTTGCTACTTTACTTGCTACGTTCTGTGACGCGCCGTGAAAACTCTTTAGAATGTTTTCCATAGCTTTAATGTCCGTAGCACCTATGCCCGGAGTTAGATCAATTTCACCAGATGCCGCTTGTGCAGAACGGGTTGCTTCTGCTTCTGCTTTGACACCTGAAGAATTACCATTAAGCGCCTTCAGAATGTTTGCCATTGCATCTACGTCTTTTCTGCTTGGTGCAGTCATTTTGTTTCCTCTTCGTTAGTTTATTCTGAACCCACGTAGTGTAGGTACAAGAACACCCTTGCGCACAAGGCTGTCCGCTAATAGAGCTTCGCGCTCTGACAGTTGTGATTCATTCACATATTCGTTTTCAGCGAAGAATTTAACAACTAGGTCGTTTTCTTCTTCTGTGATCATAACATATAGACCACCTAAAACTTCTGTTAGTCGCATTAAATAGGACTCCTAAGTTAACGATTTAACTTGTTTAACAAATTTCTAAATTGCTGTGCAGTACGTGGGTCGCTTGCAAGTGCGTCCATGTTTGCTGCTTGTGCTGCCATCGCCTTACGTTGAATTGGGGTAAGTGCTTTTCCTTGTTGTGCTTGGTCAACTGCTGCCGCTGCTTGCTGTGCAGTTGAACCTCCCAAGTTTTTACGACCTAAACGTTGCATTGCCATTGTTTTCTTTTGTTTACTTAGCATCGAAGATTCTTCGTCTTCTGCATCCGCTTGTTGCTGTTGGCGCATCTGACCTGGTGCTACTGTTCCACCCATGTTGTATGCTTCTTCAACATCATCACTCATGCCCATGATTTGTTTCGCAGTGTATTCGTCTTGGTCGCGCAATGCTCTCATAAGATCAACATACTCTTTGAACCCCAATTCTTTCATTCGAGCCTGAGTTGTTTGAATGTCTGCACCGATTAGTTCCGCAATACTTTCAATGCGGGTGCCCTTCATTTCAACAAACATACTTTTTTCAATATCTTTTCTCAAACTCATTTTTTATCTCACTTGTTTAGACTCTTTAGTCTTCTACTTGCTGGGTTCATCTTTCGTGTCATCTTTGACTTTCTTGCAATACGTGAACCCATTTTCGCTTTTGTACGTGCAAGTGTAAAACGTTTCTTAATATCAACTGGCTTAAAACATGCTGTCGGAGTTGCAACTGTCTTACCTTTTAATCTACCAGCAGAACAACGGTACTTACGAACAATTGTTTTACCCTTACGTGCATAAACAAGTTTCGCTTCCTCTAGTTCTTCTTCTGATATGATTTCTTCTATAAGCATTAGATTACCTTAAATACTGATGTTAGTAGTGCGATTAGAAGTGTACCAAACAATGTTGATGCTGACCATACTACAATTTTCTTTAATTCGTTAAACTGTTCTTTTGTGTCACTCGCAAGTTTTTCAACTGAATGTTCTACACGAACAATACTTGCATCCAGTGCTTTGAAACGTTCATGGTTTACTGCTACATGCGTTTCTAGACTTTCTGTTTCCAACTGCGCTAGTCTTGGGTCGATATCCATTATATACTCCGAAGGCACTTAATTTAACTGTTGCCGATACTTGTATTTATCATTTAGAACGTGTCTATTTATCTTCGCACAAAATAAAGCCCAGAAGCCCGTAGGCCTCTGGGGGGCATTATTGATTTAGCTTACTATTAAAAAGGGAGTTATTCCACAATAACGCGTGGCATTATAGTAGGTCTGACATTGCAAATTCGATATTTGTCACAATTGATAGCAGAATACCATCAATTGTGACACCATCAAATAGCTCACCCAGTACTGCAACCGGGTCGCCATTACGTTCAAAGATACGACCGTGTTCAACTGCAAACTTGAAGATGAAACCCGGACCTACTAGTGAAGGTGCTATACCAGTCAAATCTACACCGATTGGGTTATTCATAATCACCGGCTGTGCTACTAGATTGATTAAGTTAATAACGTCATCAAAGTTTTGCTGTGTTTGATCTGCAATGCTGCCTGTCGCAGTGATATCCAGACCACCGTTTACGTAAAGTGTATAAAAATTAATATTACCTGAAAGATTTTCGCCTGCGCGGGCTGCGCCATGAATTCTTGCCATGATAGTTCTCCATGATCTTATATAGAAGTATTTATACGTTAATTACAAAAGGAAAGACCCAGCAATTGCTGGGTCTTTTTAATCTAGCTTTCGCTAAAAGATTAGTATGCGAAGTCTGTTACTGTCCAGTCTGCACCTAGTGCTGCTTCTAGACCTGCTGCATCCCATGCGCCGTTGTTTTCAACTGCGATACGTGCGCCGTCTGCGCCTAGGATTACAACAGTTGCACGTGTACCAACTGTTTCAACTAGTGTTTTCATGTTTACTGTTGTGTCACCTGCACCATCGTCATATGCGATACCGAAGTGAACTAGTGAACCTGTTAGGAACTGACCTGCGTCGAATGATTCGTGTACTTTTGCTACCATTTTATTTCTCCATAATGTCTGTTGAGATATTGTATCTCTATACTTTTATTTATCTTTTTTGTACCCTAAAGGGTTATTTTGGTTTATTACTTTTATCTGTTGCGCCAAATCTATGAGCAAGACCTGTACGCTGTGTTTTGTATGTGGATTTTGCTAATTGCTTACCCAATTTACCTGCACCATAAATCGCGCCGGCTGCCGCCGCTGCTTTCACAATCGGCTTGTCCCACAAACTCTTTTTAGTATCTGCGCTGTCGTCTACAATATAATTTCCGCGCTTTTGAAACTTTAATAGAGGCTGCATCATTTCACTGCGCATTGCTTTACTACGTGTGTACTGTGTTAAGCGTGTTACAACTAGCGCACGTTGATGTTGATTAGATTATCCCAATTCACCTACTAGTCTACGAATTGACTTTAGCATTGCATCTTGAATATTAAGTCCTTTTTGAAAACGTAAAAGCATACGTTGTTCAAACGCAGGATCAACACTATTCGTTGCAATATGCTGTAGATATTTTTTAAGTTCCTGCTGTGACACTTTAATTCTGTCTATAGCAACCTTGTCTTTGTCATTATCATACGATTGATCAGTACCTAGAAGTCTGTTCAATGCAATATACAAATCTGTACCACTAGTTCTGAAAGTATTGAAGTTACCAAATGCGGCTGTACGTGCTGCATACTCTTTTGCAAGAGGAGCAAAATCATAGTCTTTATTCCACATATTCAGTGTCATCAAATATACAAACGCTAATTCTGCCGCGTCATCTACGTTTACTTCACTTGCGATATTTTTGTTTCTAAACAATCTACTCTCTGTTAGAGTATTGATCAATTGTAGCTTTTTATTTTCTTCCATTATGATTCTCCAACAGTTTTGCTAATTCTTTAACTTTGTCACTCGCATATGTTTGAAAGTACTGTGGTGCAAACGAATGTATAAACAACGCCAGTTCCGCTTTCTTTAATTGAATTAAGAACCACCATGCAAAACGAAAATGTTCCCAGCATGTCATGTTGTTATCTTTATAATGTTGTCTACACTTTTTACTAAACATATTAATCTCTCGGCGCGAAGTTTGCTGCGCTAAATTCTAATCTATCTACAATCTTAATTGCACGACCTAGATGATCTACAATTACAAATCCCTCAGGATCAGTAACTTTGAATGAGCCATCTGGCTGTTCAATGAAACTATCAATCGCTTTGATGTGCTTCATTTGACGCTGGAACATCATTTTGATTGCTTCTGTTTTAATATATGCACGATACATTTGTGCAATGTTTTGTTTATTTTGTTCTAGGAAATCTAGTGTTTGCTGCTTTGCTGCTAGTTTCGCTTGTCCAGCTTTACCTTCAGGACCAGTTTTCAGTTTAGCAACATCTGCGTCAAACTTGTCACCCAAACGCTGTATAAAATCTGCTGCAAATTTATCTGCATCAGGTTCTAGTGCTTGGCCAGAACGAATTGGCAAGTTTGCGTGTGCTTTTAGTTCTTGTACTAGATTAATTGGAAGTTGATTGTCTAGAATTTTGAATGCTTTTGCATCAACTGACATACTTGCCAAATCTTTAATTGCTGCGCGAATTGCTGCACTTTCTTGTTTTGAAAGATTTACTTGACCCGATACGTCTTTAATTCTAGCATCTGTAAACCACACTTTTGGGTTTTTACGCAGAGAACTTGCATCGAAGCCAAAAGTCGCTTCCATGTCCTCAATGCTGTCACCGTTATATGCTGTGTGGAATACAATACCCATATCTGCCGCAAGCATTTCTCTTGCAGTCTGACTATTTGCAGGTACCATGTATGTAATAGTGTTTGGCTTAAATGCGATATACTTTTCGCCATCAACTGTTACTTGCTTTAGATCACCTTTAGTAAACAGTAGATCGCCTTGTAGCACACCCTTGATACCTAGATTTTTTAAATTTTCAAGTGACACACTTAGCTTATCACGCAGGCCTTGCTTACTTACTGCTTCACCTTTATTTGTGGTGTCAGGGTGATTTCGTTCGATATCGTCTTGTGTCTTGTTTAGCTTTGCATTCTTTGCGAATACGCCCTTTGTACCAACAAAGAATTGTCCATCTGCCGGATCAGTGCCAGCAAACACCGCAGGTGAACCATCCCACTTTGTAGTAACAGCATCGCCACCACCTGCACCATCAAGAGAATCTAGTAAGCCCGCAAACGTTGTAACAACACGCTTGATACCATCAGTACCATACATGAATACAAGTTCTTCGGCATGATCTAGGTGTGTGTTCTTGCCATCTGCTTCGTTTAAGTCTGCGTCTAATAGACCTTTTGCTTTCAATCTACTGTGAAAGCCTACTTGCTTTAGGCGAGGCTTACGTGGGCCTCTAAATCTACGCTCTAATCCTGCACCTAGTATAATTTCGCTAATCTTCATTTTTTCTTCCCATATGGATCTTCACCCGTCATTGTTGGACGAGCGAACCACAGTTTAAACCATTCCGGAGTTCCAGGCTGAATATTATGCTTACGCTGATACTCGCCTTTTTCCATACCAGTATCAGACATATTTTCTTGTGTATTATCAATCTTATATGGTTGATAAATTCCAGCTAGTACTTTAAGTTTCTTTAACTGTTCTGCAAAATCCATATCATTTCTTCAAACTGCCACAACCGCGTTTAAACTTGCGTGGGTCTTGTGATTTAATACTATTGACTAAACGCTTCACAAGGTCATTCGCAGTTTCCTCGTCATATTCACGTTGAATATATTCGATAAGGTTGATTGCGCCAGTGATGATATGTTCACCTTTTTGTTCAATAAGACGATCCTTCTCGCCTGTCATAGCCAGCGAGTTTAGTTCTTCAAAAAGGCTCTTTCTGTTTCTAGTCATAAGAAAAATCTCCGTTAATGTATTTATCAAATCTCGTCAAATGCAGAACGCGTTTTTGACTTTAACATTGCACGAAGACTTGCGGCAGAGTCATTTTTCTCTGCTGGTTCTTCTGACTTTTCAGTTTTGTTCACAATAGTTTTCTTTCTAAGTGTATCTACTACACTCATAGTAGTTGCGCTAGAATCTACACTACCGTCTTCGGAAGTGTCATCCATAATTTTAAGACTGTCACGATTGAAAATTAGATTTACTTTTGATCCAACACCACTTGATGAACGTGTCTTTAGTAGCTGTAGCTGATATTGACCACGCTCACGCATTGCGTTTGATGTAAAGATACCGATCACGTTATCCGCAGTCTGAATCTTAGAAATACCACCTGCGATGTGAGAGTGATCGAATTCGATTTCTTCGACTGCGCTACGGTTCAACTGTGACGCAGTAACAACCACTGTTTGCATTTCCATTGCAAAGTTGCGAACTTCTTCTGTCACAAATTTGTCTTTGATGAACAAGTCGCTTGCTGGTACTTTCTTTGTTGCTGGCATAAGAAGGTCGAGATAGTCGATACACATACAATCGACCTTCTTACCTGTTTGAATTTGCAATTCTTTTAGATACGAACGCAAATCGTTGATTGTTGAACCAGAAGGGAGATATTTAACCCTTAGCATACCAGATTTTTTGCCTTTTGTTTTAACTTCTAGTTCAACATCATCCAACTCCTTGAAAATGCGTTTTGTACTACGATCTGTTAACATCGCATCCATACGCATCGCAGAGAGTTCTTCCGAAAGTTCTAGTGTAAAATAGACGCAGTTCAGGCCCAACTGTGCCCAGTTCAGTGACATATTCTGCATGAATAGAGATTTACCTGCGCCGGAACCACCTGCAAAAATCGTGATCTCCCCACGATTGATGCCCCCATACAATTTGTCGTCTAGACCTTTCCAGCCAGTGCTGATCTGACCGTTTCCGTCCTTTAGCTTTTCAAGCCGCGACCTCGGATCTTCAAAGTAGTCAGTACCCAATGATCTCGCTAGACCAATCTGTACTGCTTCTTTGATCCTCAACTCCACTTCGCCGTATTTTCCAACTTCCAGAAGATCGGCACTTTCGATGATAGCCTTCTCAAGTGCTTTATGTCTACAAAAAGATTCAAACTCGTCCACAAACCAATCGCTATGTTGGGCCGTATTTGCCAGTAGTTCAACTGTCTGCCCGGTCTCGGCCTTGATCATTTCAATCGTAGGGAGTGTAGCATACTTTTCACTATGCTCAACAAGCATTGTAACAACGTTACGAATACCTCTATCAAAATATTCTGGTTTTACAATGCCCCGAACCCTTGTATAGAGTTCGGGATCAGTTAACATAAACTGTACGAACAGTCTTTGGACATCAATGTTATAATCTTTTATTTCGGACATTCTTATACTATATCAAAATTGTTGATGATTGTCAATTAGTAAGTTTGGATGATGTGATCTACTACACCATGCTTGACTGCTTCTTCTGGTGATAGCCAAACATCTTCTGCTGGTAGTAGATTTTTGCGAATGTATTCTTCGCTCTTACCAGTGCATTTTTTGTAATGCTCAACCATGTTCTTTGATGTTTGTTCAAAACTCTTAACACGTGCATATAGATCAAATTCTTTACCACCAGAACCCGCACTATAAACGTGTGACATGACTGTTGTGTTTTGCGTTACATAACGGTGACCTTTTTCGCCACTCATTAGTAGTAGACAACCACATGATGCTGCCATACCCATCGCATAAGTGTATACTGGGATTTTTGATTGCTTAATAGTATCAATCAAATGCCACGCACTTGCTACGTAGCCGCCCGGTGAGTTGATATACAAGTGAATGATTTCTGGACGCTTGTCTTCTGGCATCAAGTTCCATTCTAGGATCATCTTTACCAGTGGCATACAGTTTTCTTGATTGAATTCTTTGTCCATGAACAGGACACCGTTATCACGTAGATACTCACCCGGTTGCTTTGGTGGGCTTGGTGGCATCATCTGCGGTGGGGGTGGGGGAGGAGTCGGAGTTTCGCGCGGTGTTGGGATAACACTTGGCGTTACTTTTGGCTCTTCCTTCTTTTCTACTTTTTTCTTCTTAGTCTCTTTAGCCATTTTCATGTCCTTATTTTAAGCGCATCTTTACGCTGATTTTTGTATTATTACTTATTCTTCCGTCAATAATACTTTTCAAAGTATACAACTTTCCATAACGCTGTACTGCATCTGCCGCGTCTTTCAAGTCGCTTTCCCAATTTGGGAATGATACACTCCAGCCATTTTCCTGTGCTTGCTTTACTAGTTTCTCGCCCGGCTTATCTCTATCTGGGCAAACGATCACTTCTCCCTTGAATTGATTGATATAATCAATTTGGTCCTGTGACGCTTCGTTAGTTAGTACCCCAACTGCATCCAATGCTGCCGCTTCAATAACACCTTCAACTACAATTAGATATGCAGTGTTTTCTTTTATTCTATCAATATTGTATATAAACCCAGCATTGACTTTCATCATATATTTGGATTCGGCTTTGTTAGTGTAATCACGTGCGCTGTATCCAACTATACGATCACCTTGCCAGAATGGAAAAATAACTCGATTCCTGAATCCAATCTGCGGACTCCAATACGCATCAGTGTAATCATATACCCCGCGCTCTATAAGATAGTGTGCTGCTAAGATTGCACCTTCTGGTGGCTCCTTTTGTCGGATTAATTCTTCTAACGGAAGTGCGTTTTCTGGTAATTCAATATCTTTAAAACTCGGAATACGGGTTGTCTGTGCGCGAGATATGAATAGTTGAGGTCCTAGAGCAAGTTCTTTTTCTCGAATTGCATCAATCTGCATACGCTTAATGTCACTTTCAGTAACACCAAGATATCGCATCAATTTGACGAATTTTTTATTGATAGTTCGCCCATGGCGGTGAGACGCAGTGAAACCGCAGTTGAAACAATGATACGATATTGTATCACCATCGCTGCGTATTCCACCGCGCATCCTAGTATCTGACCTAGATTCACCTTCGTAAACACAACACGGGCAGTTGAAACTCAACCAACCGCCCGAACTTTGTCGTGACTTACCGGGTACGTGCGAATATACTACTTGCTCTAAGTTCATAACAACATTATATCATTAAACAAGTTCGTATTCAAGCCCATAATCTTCCGCTTCGGACAATGTCATTTCGCGGGTACCTGACTTTGTTTTCGCAATTACCATTTGAATGTCGTCTTCTGCGTCAATCAATGCAACATAGTCCATTTCTTTTGCAAGTTCTTTTGCCACGAATCCCCAATACTTTGCCTTGAATTCAAATCGGTGTTCACTTGCCTCCCAATTTGTCCCATTTGGGAACAACGACAGAATTTGATAATCGCTTAGTTGTGTATTGCCCAATTTGTTCAACTGATCGCCTATAGACATGTGCATTAGAGCCATAGCAAACTGAACCGAAATCATGTCATGATTGGTTCCAATGCTTGAAAGAAATGAGCTATCCTCGTCACTACCTTGCATATTCAAAATCGAACGCATTTTTCCTGCTGCGTCTTTTGATTTACTGAAACTGGTATCAAAGATACGTGCTAGTGTAACGGCACAGTTCGTTGAAAGTATATCGCGCTGTTTTTCACTCAAGGTAGACAATTTGATTTGGTATTGAGTTTGAATAAATCGGGTCATCATATGCGCAATGTTCATATCGTTGATGTTCATATCGCCATAAAACGTCGAACTTGCCATTTTTTGATACAGTTTTGCAATGATCTTGGAACCGAATGCAAGCTCATCCCTACCAAAACGATTGACTACTTTTTCAAAAATGTCAGATGTACTTGCAACTGTGTTGCCATGCAAATTGTCGGTATCATTTTTCTCAACAATCTGGATATCTGCCATACGCAGTGTATCGTCTACGATATCTGCAATTTCACGCATTGTAGTTTGCGGCAGACCTGAACGATATCCACGATGCTTGATTGCATTTTCAATTTCAGATGCAAACTCTTGCGCGCCGAATGCTTTGGCAAAACTAGACACGACCACATCCGGTGACTTCCCACGTGCATCAATTTTTACGCTGAATGCAACAAACATCTGATTCAATTGTTCATCGACCGTGATCGACCTAGATGAAATTCCACCAAGAGACGCCAAGAAACGAATTGACATACTTTGCAATCCGTCCGTTGCACTTACTACTAGAGATTTCGCATCATCCCAGCAGTCAGAAAAAACAACTTCAATTGGTTTGGTTAGGTCTTCATCCCAGACGCGTACAAATTCTTGATCTGACGCCCATGCGGTCGGCGAAGCCAGGCATGAGAGGTTTGCCGCTACCACTGGGGTCCGCTGTTCTACTGGAATTTCAATCACACTAGCCAGTGCGAACCCGCTACGAGACAAATCGTGATACCACACACCTGGTGCAATTTCTTCATATTCACCACGTTGTCGCGCCTGTAGGCCTCGCTTCAAATATAGCGTCTCGACACTATCGCTTAGTTCTTGCATTTTTACATCTGTAATGAGTTCCATATTTGTCTTGGAAAAGAGGTTCATTGCATTTGATGCATAATATTTTGCAATAGTAGAAAACTTACAACCGCGTTCTCCTAGTTCAAATCGCAAATTTGGAGGCATATACATACCTGTGCTTTTGCGAACTTCTTTTAGTGACTTGAGAGCAACGCTCAGTCGTGATGTAAGGTCTTCAAAATTTTCGTTGCGCATCAATTTTTGTCTCCTCTGATTGCGTTCAGTGCTTCACTCATTGTCCAACTTTCAACTAGCATCTTATCTGACAAAATCGAATCTGTCAAGTTATTTTTTATGTTAGTGAATGTAGTCAACTTAACTTTTTCGCTATGTGCTTGGTTGTCTTCAAATTCCTCAGTTTTGATACTAGCACAATTGTTGCATACACAAACCGTATATTGTTCACCGTATTGTTTGGATCCAAATATATGTTCATTTGTGAAACGTATGTTTAGTTTTTTTGCTTTCTTTAATGCTTCTGCCGGCGACCCGTAATGAATAAGTTCTTGTAACTTTTCAAGTTGCACATCCATATAATCTTTGGTATGGTTGCAATTTAGCTCAGACGGGTCAAGCCCCATAGCCTCATAAAAAATCGGCATACGGCACCATAATCCGTCTCGCTTCTTGTTTGAACTCCATTTGTGTTTACCCTTCACAGTATAGTCATATACTATAGTATGCGCAGGGCAAAATGCCTTATATAACTGCTTACCCGCCTGAACTCCAACTTTATCCTTATACGATTTTGGCAGCGGATCTGGTTTACAGTTACAACTCGGAACAGCGCACACAATTTCATCGTTGTGTGCGTAGCGTCTACGAGGAGGATCGTAAAAGTTTTCTACATATGTACTTTGCATTATAAGGTTCTCATTCGATTACATATTATGTATATAGAGATTCGTTTAATATGTCAAGAAAAAATCCCGACTATTTCTAGCCGGGATCACATTTTTTAATATTTTATATAAATTAGTTTCTAAGAAGAACTTTTGTAATTGAACCTGCTGTTGCAGTGTATTGAATTCTAATCCAGTTTACGTTTGCTTGAATAACGTAGCCCTGAACACCAGTTTCGTTATTGATTGTAATGTCACTATCATACATCAGTCTTGGTGTCAAGTCAAACCAATCGTCTTCTGCTGAACTTGGTTGCACACTCAAATCGCCCTGAATATGAACTACACCAGTGAAGTTGTCAAAGTAAAGAGCGAATGTATGCACTGATTTTGATTTTACTGTGTTACCAGAACCATCAAGAACACTTGATGTATAATTCGTACCATCAAAATAGAAAACAGATGTTTCTTGTGAATCTTCGAATTCTGGATATACATCGTCAACTACTTCTACAACGCCATGTGCGTTGTCATATGTATCAGTATAAATGATCTGTTCTACACCATCTTCAACAGTGTACATAGCAAATTGATAGAAACCTTCAGGAAGCATAATTGTTTCTGCTGTGGTGATTGTCAGCGATGCCATACCCTTTGTTGCGTTGGTTACGACTGGATATCGGAATAGTACATTTTCTCTAGATTCACGATCATACATCTTCCAAATGACTGTTTTGTTTGTCAGGTCAATTGGTTTACGATCCGTATCTTTGATTTTAAATCTTAGAGTATTATCAATACCCTTATGTAGCTTGTGATGTCCGTCATACATTGGCATATTTCCTAGGTAGGTTGTCATAGTCTCAGTGTTGTCACCATCAACACAGACGACTTCAATTTCTCTATTATACTGAAACACGTTATAGTTTATCATAGATGTATTTATCTCCCAGGAGAGCCATTTTTTCCCATGCTAAATAACTGTACGATGATTGATGATGAAAAACAAAAGTGGATACAAGAGAACTATCCGTTCTTCTCGTATGTACGTTATGGAAAAAAAGAGTATGACGACTATTTCGGTATTGTTATAAACACCGATCAAGTAATTACCTCAATATATAACTTCGAAGCAATACCGACACCAGAGTTGAGAAAAGCGTTCATAGAACTTGGAGAACAATGGTGGTGGGAATCAAATAGACTTATTCCAATTAATTTGTTCTTAGGACAGCAAATCAAACACTTCAAACCTTGGATCGTAAATATGAATTCCAAAGATGTTGAAATAGTTTGGGGACCAGAAACAAGTTTAAATAATATCGTTGCAAAACGTATTAAGCGCCGTTCGATCCAACTTGTTCGCAAAATAGATTAAGTTGCACAACAATACTAATTGCGTAAGCAACGGCGTGGGCTTTCTTGAAGTAATATTGATCGTCTTCTGGCCTGATCCACACCTCATTCATAACCGTAGTCCAATCTGAACCCAGCAAGTGTCTCTTGGCTGGGCGTATTATTGCCAGAACCGCTGCTAGTTGTTCTATCGATTTGGGCTTCATCGCTTTCACTACAGAATAATGATTATGAAGGTGTGCAAGCTGAGACACGACTTCTTCGTGTTCTAGAAGTTCCCAAATAGGTTCTTGTGATGCTAGAAAATCTAGATGTTCTGTATCTTTAACTCCATCATACAAACTGTTGTTCAGAAAGTCAAGTTTAAAGTATCCAAGTTCTTCTGCTTCTTTGTAATCTATACTTGCAAATCCAGTAATAGGATCTACTGGAATATCATTAAGATATACACCGCTGTTGTGCTTTTTATGACCCTTGTCACTAATGATACTGGCTGGAATATGCGGGAAGAATTTTAAAACTTCGTCCCGATTAACAACGTCAATATCAATATCAGTGTTAACTTTCATTTCCATACCATAATTAACAATGCCGCATCTTGCTCACTTTTGAAATAAAAGTCTCCGCGAAATGCAACGTAACTTTCTGTACAATTTTCATTGCACCAATCAATCAATTGTGTTAGTACACCTGCGCCGGGTATCATTTCGTTTTCGAATTTTAATGTCGAAACTTCAACCTTGTTCCATTGCATGAATTCATCATTGTCGAATTCTTTTGCAAATTTTCGCAGGTGTTCTACTTTGCCTTGTAACTTGCGTAATCGTTCAAGTCGCTCCTTGACATTACTATGTCGCAAAAGAGACATGTTTATGCTTCCCAAGGAAACTCAATCCAAAGATCATCTGTGCCTTCTGCAAATTCTTCATCGCAATAATCCATCGAAACTTTAGAATTCACGTTGTCGAGTAGTGCAGCAAACTTTACATTGCCATGCCAAACAGTATCCCAGTTTGGATTATCTGGTAGACACCCGCCTTGCCAATCTTGTTTGATCCATTTCATTGCATCGCCACCGCGATTGATATCATCAATGATCAAGATATTCTTTTTGCGATCTGCATCGCTATAAATTTGAGGTATGGAACGTTCTTCTTCACTTACGTAACCAAACGCATCTTCTGCCATCCAGCAGTTACTTTCCGTGTTTTCTTCCAAGTCTTCATTCGCAAGTTGAACGCACAACGTATGCATAGGAATTCCAGTCATATGCGAAAGTAGAACTGCTGGAACAAGCCCACCGCGAGTGATACCAACAATGTAGTCTGGCCGCCAATTGTCTTTATACATTTGCATTGCAATATTGCGTACTGCGTTTTCTACGTCTTGCCAAGTGTAAGTCTTAATTCTCTGAGTCATCTTCTTCTCCATAAAGCAATGCTTCTGCCGCTTTGTACTGATCATACAAACTTTGTAGAAGTTCGTATTTTTCTAACATTTTATCATCTGGTCGCAAAATTGTCAAGCGTTTTTCTATTGTATCCAAACGATCAAACATGTTACGGAAGCTGTATTCTTTTCCGTTTTCGTCGTGAATTCTAATATCAGTTGGGGTTGGATTGTTAGTTTTAAGAATAATACTACCACTTGAAATACTAGAACTAGATACACTCAATGATGAAACATCAATTGTATCATCCGCCAACCAATCGTATGTTTTCTGCGTTATATCATCGTCTACTGTTTCTGTAGAAACTGTATCATCAAAATCATCCAACAGCCACCCATAATCGCCGCATGAAGTTTCTACTCGTGTTCTAGATGTAGAACCACTTTCACGTTCATATACTGTCTTGCCGCCATCTGGCGATTCATAAATCTTTGTCATTGTCTACTTTCTGTATGGTCCAAGTGCCATCTGAATTTTCAATCCATTCAACAGTATCGCCAATTTCCCAACCAAGTTGTGCAATTGTTTCATCATCAAATTCAATAAACAATTCACCAGTTACTGGATCTTCCTTAACTGTCGTCGTCTTCATTGCCATAAAGTAACGCCTCTGCCGCTTTGTATTGTTCATAAATGCTTTGAAGTAGTTCATACTTTTCTAGCATTTCTTTGTTTGGACGTAGAACAAGCAAACGATCTTCAACAAGTTTTTCTAGTTTTTCCAATCGTGTTACAAGTTCTTGGTGTCGGACTGTATTTGGACCAATCGAAGTTGTTGATGTAATATGCGTATCGTTCCAAATATAGTCTTTGTAGTCCCTGTAATCTTTATAATAATCCCAAGAACCACCACTTAGTTTATTTGGGAAATAAGTTAAGTGACCACTAGTGTCTCCCGAATACTTTTCAGTTTTCGCAATTGATTCAATCTTGCCGTTATTATCTTCCATCAACTTGTAGATTTGTTCAATCATCGCAGTGTAGTCTTTATCTTCTTCCATATCAAAGTCCCGCCTGTGCTAATACTGTTTTTACGAAGTCTACATCTTCTGGTTGTTTTCTAAACTTCGTAGTCCAAAATGTAGGTTCGAGATATTCATTGATCATATTCAATTCATGGTCAGTCATTGATGCAATTGCTGCATCGCCGCTATCGCAATTAAAAATAATCCAAGGGCTAACGCGTCCGGATTTGATCCAATGTATAAGGCGCGGCCTACTAATTTCCCTAAAGAATACATTATACGGTCTATCATACTCTCTGCTCCATTGTTCCATCAAAAGAATACCACGTTCTAATGCACGTTCTGCGGTTTCTTTTTTATTCAATTCACGTATGTAGGTTTCATACACCGAATCACTACACCACTTATCTAATGGTACACTATTGTTGATAACAAAGTCAATAAATCTTTCTGGATCAATCGCATTAATATTGATTATGTGTTTACCAAATTTGGTAAATCCAAGATAGTACTGACTTTTCATAAATTCTTCGTAAGTTTTTTCCTTTGAAGCATTTTGAGTAAGTTTATAGAATCGGTTATAAGCGAGAAGTGCAAGACGCGCATATTTTGCATCTTTATTAATCCATCTACGTTTTTGTTCGCATAGATGGACAGTAAGAGTTTTCTCCCTAGCAAATGATTTTCCGCAAAACTTACATTCAAATTTCATTTTTTCTTCTTTTTAGCCTTACCAAAAATTTCTTCAATTTCTTTTTCAAGCATACCCATGTCTTCTGCAACGCGTCTCAAATCATCATCTGAATTCAGTTGGCGAAACAGTGAAATTTCATCACCCTTCATATGAGGATATAATTGTGAAACAAACTGTGAAACACTATCAGTTTTAGTTCTGGACGTTGGAGGTTTAATCCATTCATGAAACTGTTTCTTACCACTACCAGTGAGACACATTAACTTCCACATTAGTTCGTCATGCTTATACAAATCAGTATAGTACTTATTGACGAACTCGTTTGTGTTTAGTAGCGCATCATCCGCTCCAGAACCTTTTACACTACTTGCATATCGCAAAAACAACCAACTGGACCATTTCTTTTTATCATCTACTGACAATGACGCATACCAATCGAAGTCTTTGCGATCAATCGCAGCAAGCACATCGTTTAATGGAAGTTTGTTATCTTTAGAAGAAGTCATAGCTGTTCAAGGTGTCTGGGATTCTATTCAAGTCTTTTACGAAATATGCACATCGAGGCTTTTCACCATGCTCTAGTGGAATAGCAAGAATGTGCCCATACTTTAGTTTTGGAAAGAACCATTTTACGTCTGCGAATACATTATTCACTGTAACAGGTTCCCAACCCATTGTAAAGCCCGCAAGTGGATTGGTTACAATTGTATCAAAATCTCGTTCATTGATACTAGTGAGTGGAACAAATTCGAGTTGTCCTAACTCACGATCACCGATCAAAATGTTCCAATCAAGTGGCATTTCAATCTTATGCGGACCAATATTCATACTGATACTTGGTGCATTGAACGTTTCGATAAACACCAGTGGAATAAAGAAAAAGTCAGGTTCTGCTTTATCTGTAACATCCATTACACAATATCGAATATCTTCGATTTCTTCTGGTAACGAATTCATTTCGAAACATTTATTTTCGGGAGTTAGAATTTTCATTAGTAGTTTACCTTTTCTACACTGTATGGGTATTGTGCATCTTTATAATATTTTTTACGTTCTGCTAGATGTCGTTTAGAAAATTTACAACGACTAGTCACATCCCAGATTTGAACAAAGTCTTTATCCTTTGCTACACGAACACCTCGTCCTATTGACTGAATAACGCGCACAAATGATTTTCCAGGCTCAAGTAGAACCAAGTTAAAGATACGAGGAATGTTAATACCCACGGCAGCCACTCCGTAGGTTGCGATAGTAATTGTATTATTTGCTTCATTGATTTCATCGTATGCATCCTTTCTGTCAGCGGTTTTCATTTCACCCTGAACAAACTTTGCATCGGGTATCAACTCTTGTAGAATTTTACCGTTGTTGATACGTCCGGTCAACACAAGAGTGTTACCAGATTTTGATAGTTCTTGTATAAGTCCTGCGAGGTATTTCATACGCGTCTTGTCTTCAAGTAGGAATTTCAATTCACTCTGATAACTTGTATACTCCGCAGTCTCTTGTGTTTGAATTACATTCACGTGGCATTGTGCGAGAACTCCTTGATCCTGTAGTTCTTTTGCTGCAAGACGATTAATCACTTCTCCAAGTGAACTACGTAATGACGCAAATTCCCAGTCACTCTTTGGAATAGTCCCAGTAAGACCCCAACGAATTGGACAGTTTGCAAACACACTTGTAAGCAAGTCTTTTAGAACGTCTGCTTTTGCTTGGTGAACTTCGTCAACCATGATACACACAACACCTTCGATGAAATCCATGATGTTGTCTGATCCTGCTTTAGTCTTCTTTAGCAGGGAATTGAGAGATTGCCATGTACAGATAGTGTGTGTTTTACCAATATCTTTACGATCACCAAAGTATACGCCAACATCCAAACCACAGTTAATGTAATCTCGTTCTGTCTGTGTTACCAAGTCCTTGTTTGGTACAATGACAATTGACCGACCATACTTTTCTACTATGCTTGATAGAGTCGCAGTCATAATGGTCTTACCCGCACCAGTTGCAATCTCTTGCAATGCTTGCGGAGTTTCAATAAATTTATTGATCACTTCAACTTGATAGTCACGTAGACGAATTGGTTCACCTTCGAAAGGGTGTCCTTTGGGCCACACCGTGTCGCCCCAATAGTCCTCACCAATTTCATCAAACTGTAGTTCTGTAGTTTCACGGCGATCATCAATGTCAATATCATAACCTGTTTCCATAATGATAGGAAGAATGTCATCAAGCAGATTGAGGTATGTTCTGCCTCCGATATCACAGAAACGCACAGTACCATCCCAACGTCCTAGTTTGTACGCTGGCATATGATACGCATGTGGTAAAAAGAACTTCAACTTGTCTGAACACTTTCTACGTGTTGCAGGGTCGAGTCCTTCAAGTTTGACGTTTACTTCGTCTTTAATAACGATTGTACATTTTTTCATTTTTATAGTATAACAAATTTTCACCCCAAATGCAAGATATAAAAAAGCGACCGGGAGGAGTGAGAAAACCCGGTCGCTTTGCGATGCTTATGCTACTCGGTTTTTCATACAAGTAGTTTCAGCAAGACGCATCCAACGATCACCGTTGGGAGACATTTTACGCAAGTCTGCAATCTTTTGTGCCATACGCAGTGAGATTTCCCGCAGACGCTTTTGGTTCTTGACCATGAAATCAATGATTTCCACTTCCTGATGCTTATCAAGACCTTTGGTATCAAACAACCCACCGTCACGTGCAATCTGCTTAATACGCAGGATCTTGTCGCGAGTAGAATCCATAGTCAAGTCAAGATAGTGACAACGCGACATAATTGCTTCCAAGTGATCCTTAATCTTCGAAGACTTGACGTTATCAAATTTCAAGTTAGTGATGAAAATCACAGAACCTTTGAATTCGAATTGATCCGGAACACCTTCACGGCGCAGGAAGTGCGAGTCCGAGTTCCACGAAATCTTGCGCTTCTTACCGCTATCAAGTGCAGCCTTAAGAATGTTCAGCGCATCCTCGTTGAACAGAATAGAGTCACAGTCATCCAGAACAACAATGTTCTTAGGGTCGCTATACTTGTAAAGAGTAGCATACAGACCAATCGGAGACATTGTGCCTTTAACGAAAGTATGACGAAGTGGACGATCACCCATCACATCAAACAGCGAATCTTTTTCAAGAATTTGTTCAACGCCATACGTCTTACCAACACCCGGAGGGCCAGAGACGACCATGCCGCGCACAACGCCATCAATCGTTGCTTCGGTCATTTGATCAAGAATTGCAAAGCGTTCTGCAATGCGGTTCATTGCTTCTTCGTCAGATTCTTTAGTTGCACCTACTTCGGTGACACATTCAGGATTTACTTTGACGCGCATCTTATCACGCTCAAATTCGGTACCTGTACCATCTACAGTGATGAAGAACGTACCGTCTTTTGCCTCTTTCATCGGTGAAACAACGGGAAACACCCCGCTGACTTCTTGATTGCGATAGAAGCCATTTTCGATTTGTACTACAGCCATGAATCTCACTCCTTTGCTGTTATGTCATTAACTTACAGATTGTTTATAGCGCGATTCGCTACAATTGTCAAGAATTAATAATCGCGTTCGGTTTCAAGTAGAACGCCAAACACGAACATTAGCATAAGACCTGGGAATGCAAATGCTGCAACTACCCACAACGAAGTATCATCTGTTGCACTGACACCTACAACGAGCATCATCAAACCAACGAATACTAATACTGCACGAATCCAACCCATGATTATTTCCTCTCTTTTCTGACTACTCTATTAATATAGCATGATTCGTCGCATTGTCAAGAATTTAATCCGGCTTCCTCTGTATTTTCTGATGATGAATAATACTTTTCCACATCGTCCCCTAGTGTTGAATTTACATCAAAACCATCAGTAATTGATAGTGCAATATATTTTGCAAATTCTGCGGTTTGAACCGACGACATATGGTTAAACCTACGGTGATGTATTTCTGAATGTGTGCGGAATTTTTTGTAATCTATATCTGAAATATTGTACATGCCATAAGGGGTATAATGTGCAAATGCAGGTATAAGAGTGGTTTCCGGGTGCGTATGAATTATGTCCCGTTGCATCGCATAATATGTTAGATAATCAGATTCTGGAAATGTCGCCCATTCTTCCAATTTGTTGGAAAGTACGCGTTTAGTTGTACGATCTGGATGCACTGCTGATATATGATGGGACACATCTAAATAGCCATCAAATGCACCAACAACCGAATTTGGTTCAAGGTGTGATATCTTTGACAGATGATCAAGTCTAGGAAATATAGCGTCTTTGCACTTATAATCGAAGTATGTTTTTCTGTGTGGGTGACCGACGACAAAAATTATTTTATCAAACTTTTCATAATTTTTAAGGAAATGGTAATACGAGTAATCCAATCCCGTACCACCATGTGCGTAGTTGGTCACATCGTAACCATAATCGTACCGCAACACGTTTACCCAATATGGGTCGGTGTCACACCAAGATACTGCAAAGCTATCACCAAAAACACCTAGCTTCATCAGAGTCTCCGTTCAATCTCCTCGAGTTGTTTCAGGTGGCGGTCATGTCGATCCCGGATGAAAACGTATCGACTCCATTCAGCATAGTTGTGTGTGTCCGGACCATAACGGTTACAACGATTTTCTGTATCAACTTGTGCCATTTTTTGACCAAATACAAACCAATTTACAATTTCTTTAGTGTCCTCTGCATAAACAACATACACATCATGGCCTTTATTAATCGCCGCTTCCATAGAGACAGTTTTAGCTACGTTCATTATGTTTTCCACCCAGTATTCTTAATTAAGCGCAAAGTACTTTAGTACGTTTTTCGTTACACGCGTCTTGATACGCAGTCCAGCGTCGAAGAACGTATTGTGCTGCCTCAAGCCGTTCATTTTCTTCCGGAGTATTAAGTGCGCTAAACACTTTAAGTGCCACGACCATAGGACGCAAATCGCCGTCCTGTGTACGATTGATTCCAAGAATTTCTACAGCACGTTCCATATTCATTTTTATTTTCCTTACGCGATTTCGATTTTGTATTGTTTTTTATCTAAGCTACCTGCACTCACAAATGCTTCCGCATCTTCCTTTCGAGAACAAATAGCAACAGTTTCGTTAGTATCTTTTACTTTTACGATGTACATTATGCTGCATCCTTCAGAACATATTCACGATCCCAACGACCAACATTGATGTCAATGTAGAAGTCATGGTCAAAGTAATCGGTCATAATGTCGCTGTTGTTGTAGTAACCAGTCGATTTGATTGCTGCCAGCAACTCTTTGAAAAACTTTTTGATTTTCTTATCTACGGCATGTTCCTCACAGTAGTAAGGGTTGACAGAGTAGTTGCCTTTGACTTCGTAGAACTGCTGACCACGGCGCTCTGCGTATTCACGATTGAAAGCGTTTGCATCACCGATGAAGTCAATCGGACCAGCATTGATGTTGACAACGAGGGAAGAATGATGTTGAACACCAACAGTAATGTCACGACCTTTGAACCCGTACTTGGCAGCGACTTTCTTGATGTTTACAGCGATAACTTTTTTACGTTCCTGAGACATGTAAGCCATTGTGTGTTCCTCTCTCTGATTACATAACTGTTATATAGTGATTCGTAGCAACTGTCAACCTTTTTTAATCAAAAAAGTTTCCTTCAATCCAAACATAAGTGGTTGGACCAGCTTCCATCCAAGTACCGTCTTTAAATTCTGGATTAGTCCAAAGAAGTTCTTTGTTTGCTTGTTCCATCACATCAAGGCCTTTTTCTGCTTTTGCCGTGAAAATAGAACCGTATGCTTTAAAAGTGAAGTAAGTCATTTATTTCCCTCTCTTGATTACATACTTAATATAGCATGATTCGCTATATTGTCAACATTTATTACACGTGTCACATGCGCGAATTTTTTTTCTCCGTGTCTGAATTTTTTCTTCCAGGTCGCACTTGTCATTATGCTCAATAAAATCATCATACAATCTATGGGGATTTTTTGGTCTGGTCTTATGTTTCAATGGGCAAAAATAATACTCCAGACGTGCGGATATTTCAACTGAATATTCTAGTAAACAATTTACGTACTCACAATATATACAATTTACCTTATGCACGAACGGCAAGTTTTTTAATTTGTGACGATTAAACTGAAAATAATCGCACCTTCTTACCGTTGGAATTCCATAAATAGGAAATGATACTTTTTGTGCCAATGTTATCAATACATCCAAAATAACAAGCGGTATAAGTACACTGTAAATAAATGGAGCCGTAAGCCAATGTTTATATTTCATTTTATACTACCTGTTAACGTGGACTTAGAACGAAAAAAGCGCATTTTTTTGTATGGCTGCTGTGTAAGGTATTTTTTGTATCTTAGCCATACCAGAACGATTTTGCTTCACGCTCTTATACCACTTTCCTCTGTCGTCCGGTAAGTTATATTTTTCTCTAATAATATCGTCACCTTTACGCATTTCTTCTTTGCGAGTAGATTGTTCTCCGGCATGGGTTGAACCTGCTGTAAATTCTTTTAACATGATGTTTCTAAGAATGTATGTGTTGTATCCATTCATTGCCATAGCAATTGCAAATTCATCGTCTTCGCCTGGGATGATTTTTCCAGTACCATTGAAATTCGCATCCATCATTACCCGATCATTGTTATTCTTTAGAAAGAAAAGTGTACCTTTCATGCTTCCAAACTTACGATCAAATCTAAGTTCTGAATTCCAATCAACGTCTTTGTAATCTGGATCCACATTGTTATACTTGTCATAGAATGCACCATCACCAGGTCTGCCATCCCAATGCGGCCAGAACAAATCTATGTTGTCAAAATTTTCGGGATAACTCCGAAGAATGTCACATATATTAATGTGAGTGTGTTCAAAATTGGGGTGTAAATTGAGAATAGCATCTGAATCTGCAAATATTGCCCAGCGGTTATCTGTGTCATAGAAATGATTGAGTAATATGTTTCTGGCAGATGCAGGTGGCACAGGAGCATCAAGTCTATCGATATAGTGAATGCGAGGATGATTCCAATATTCACTCGGTTGATAATCTTGAGCAAGAATATATATGTTGATAAGTTCATCGTAGTTTAGCCACCAGTCTATTTGTTTATTATGATTATCTAGGCGTTTTTGTCTGACTTCTGGGTCAGACCCGTGATATGAGATTATATATAAAGAATTGCACATGTTATTTTACCAATGCCAATGCGGCTCTGTATTGTTCCCATGCACTTTGTAGCATTGGGTATTGTTTTCTCAGTTGTGCTTCATTGTGTTCTGTATCCATGTGTTTGCGCATGTATTGAATGAAACGATTTTCGTCATATTGAATGGGTTCATGGCGAGAATCTTGTTCAAGCCAATCTAGATAGTCAAAAAACTTCTCTAAATCTCTTTCTCCCATCTTAATCACCCAAATGTGTTCTGTTTGATATTCTGGAAGTATCTTATCAAATTTAGATGCAGTAGAATAATCTAGTGGAATTTGACGCATGTGATATTTTCGCTCATGTGTCCGTTCTATCTTTGCGTCAAATCTCTGTCGCAGTCGTTGTTCTTGTCTGTCTTGCATCATTTACCTCATTTTTATAACTATAACACGTTACAATATAAAAGTCAAGATTCGCCAATAAAAAAGGCCTGCGAACAGACCTTTTTGTTTTATTATTGTGTTTTGAATTATTCTTCTTCGTCTTCTAATTCTGGAAGTTTAACATTCAATCGTTTTGCAACGATAAAGAAGTTATGTTTTTCACTAATATCACCCGAACTTAGTTCAAAATCAGACTGTTGTAGAATTTCGAAACCCGCACGTTGCAAAAATGTTCTGTAATTCTGCGCACCTAGTGTCGTATACACTGCATGATCACCAGGTTCTGGAACTTCAATATATGCAAGTCCATTTAGACGCATAATTCTGTTCATTTCTAGAATAGTCAAGAAAGGAAATGGAGAGTATTGTAGAAACTGTCTAGCCCAAACCACGTTGAAGTAACCACTCATAATACCATTATTAGTGAAGTCCATAAGTGTTACATTAAGTTCTTTCAACTTGCATGTGGTGTGGTCCTCGCGATGCAAAGTAATACCTTGAACATGCTCAAACCCCAATTCCTTGAATTTTTCTAAAGCATAACCACTGCCGCAACCAAGATCGATAACATTTACTTTAGGTTTATCCTCTTCGGTTACCGCCGCGGCAAAATTCGGTAGATATACATCAATGACCTTTCGGTCTACAGGAGTCTCTGGTTGATATGAAATTTCATTTGTCATTGCAGAATGAAATCGTCTAAGAATGTTATCTGTCATTGTTATCCTTGATTATTTAATATAAGATACTGAAATTGGCTCTTTAACTCGTCTAGTTACTTTTACACCTAGAGTATGGTGTTCGCGTCTTTCTCTGTTCGGATCTTTGTATCCAACACCCATTAATAGAATTGGTGCATTTTTTAAGCCCAATACCTCTTGTATTTTGTCAAATTGACCACATGCACAGCATCCAGTTTGATATCCTAACATAGAAGCAATTACGTTAACATAACCAGCTGCTATACCAACTGCCATGTCTTTATCTTTATTGTATGTAAACTCTGAATCTGAATCCCTAGATTTTAGTTTATACTTATAAGCCTCTGATACGTCTGCTTCTTCAAACACAATTAGCAGATTTGCTAATGTTTGAGAATTAGTAATGTCAGTACGAACGCCTGTTTTTGGATCAGTCACGCCCAAACCAGTAGTAAGTTCGTGCACCTGTTCAATAGTTTCTCTATTTGTGATTACGTGTACGTTGTAAAATGCAAAGTTTTGTTTACTAGGACATGTAGTTACGGCATGCACCAACATATCAATGTCATCCTGTGGCATTTCTTTTGATAGGTCCCAGTTTCTCTGAGTGTGTTGGCTTCTAACTACCGCTTTTTTCATTTCTTCGTGTAAGTTCGGGATCATTGTGTATCTCCTTAATACTATATACTTATATTGTATTTATGCTATTTACAATGATAGCCCGCCAAACGTATCCTTACTTACGTCTTGTTTCACACCACCGATTACATATGAAGAAATCTCGGTTTCCTGCGGAGCGACTTGTACTTCTGCACCTGCAATCCACTTTTGAGTCCAAGGAAGTGGGTTTGCCTGTGGAACTTTGTAGGGGCATGGTAGATTTACAGCTTGCATACGCTTACAGCAAATCCATTCGATGTATTGACGTAGTAGTTCTGCGTTTAGACCAATCATAGAACCATCTTTGAATAGGAATTCAGCCCATTTCTTCTCTTGTTCCACTGCATCAACAAACATCTTGATACATTCTTCTTCCGTCTCTTGTGCAATCTTGATGTAATCAGGATCATCCTTAGGAAGTAGCTTTAGTAACGTTTGTGTCGATGCAAGATGGAGATTTTCGTCACGTGCAATCAATTTGATAATCTTTGCGTTGCCCTCCATCTTCTTTAGTTCTGCAAAAGCCCATGAACATGCAAAAGAAACATAGAAACGTACACCTTCAAGGATGTTTACGCTCATTAGCGTCTTATAAAGTGACTTTTTGATTTCATATGGGTCTACAACAACCTCCTTACCATTAATTGTGTGCTTGCCCGCACCAAGAAGGTTGAAATATGCTGCTTGTTCAATCAATTCATCGTAGTTACGTGAAATATCGTCCGCACAATCCATAATTTCGTCAATGTCCATCATTTCATCGAATAATTTTGACGGATCCGCGTAAACGTTGCGAATAATGTGCGTATAGGAGCGAGAATGGATAGTTTCAGAGAAGGTCCAAGTCTGAATCCACGCTTCTAGTTCAGGAATAGACACTAGAGGTGCAAAAGCCTCAGTTGGTGCGCGTCCCTGAACAGAATCAAGAAGAATTTGACGCTTTAGGTTAGATGTAAAGATGTGACGTTCATGGTCTGTTAGATTTTTGAAGTCGTTTGCATCTTTTGTAACGTCAACTTCTTCTGGGCGCCAGAAGAAGCCAAGTTGTTTATCTGTTAGCTTGTCAAACTGTTTGTATTTTAGCATATCATAACGTTGGATGGTAACTCCACCGTTAGGATCTAGAAATGCTAGTGCTTTAGTATGATCGGACTTGTTCTCTGCGTTAAAAACTGACATATTATACGTTCTTTCTTAAATTACACAGCTATCACATGCTGCATCATCATCTAGGTCTGATAGTGGGAGTTCTTCTGTAACCATTTTACTTACATCTAGTTCGCCTTGACCATCAAACGTGTTAAAATAGTAAAGTTGCTTGCCGCCATATTTGTAGAACATGATCAAGTGTTGCAACATCACTGACATTGGAATCTTTTCGTCTTCAAAGAAGATTGGATTGTAACTAGTGTTTACAGAAATACCTTGGTCAATGTACTTTTGTAGAACTGCGACAATCTTTAGATAGCCTTCTGGTGATTTCTGATCCCATAGTAATTCATATTTGTTCTTTAGCTTGTGGATTCCAGGAACAACTTGCTTTAGAACGCCATGCTTTGACTGTTTTACTGAAACATAGCTACGTGGCGGTTCAATACCGTTGGTTGAGTTTGAAATCTGCGCACTTGTCTCTGCTGGCATCAGGGCCATTAGTGTGGAATTTCGAATACCATATGTTTTTAGATCCTCACGTAGCCCAGCCCAATCTTGACGCTCTTTATACTCTACTAATTCATCAATGTCAAGTTTTCTTGTATCGATTGGTACAATACCCTGACCATATTTGGTTTCGTTTGAACCAGAACATGCTCCGATTTCTTTTGCAAGTTCAACTGATGCTTTGATTAGATAGAAACTCCATGCTTCTGCCCATTCATCAATTAGATCAAGATTTGGATTAGTGTAAGTCATATCATTCTTTGCCATCCAATATGCAAAGTTGATGATTCCAACACCAATAGGTCTGCGCTTCATTGTTGACAACTCCGCTGCAAGAACTGGATAACGTTGATAATCAAGTAACGCATCAATACCACGAACTGCGAGGCGTGCCGCACGTTCAAAGTCGGATACTGTTTTCATATTACCCCAGTTGATAGCAGCAAGTGTACATAGAGAAATCTCGCCCTCTGGATCATTAAAGTCATTGAGTGGTTTTGTTGGTAGATTGATTTCTTGACATAGATTCGACTGGCGAATTGGTGCAACTTCTGGCAAGAACGAACCATGTGTGTTCGCATGGTCAACGTTTTGCAAATAGATACGACCAGTATTCTTGCGTTCATTCATGAATGCTGAGAAAAGATCAATCGCATGAACAGACTTCTTACGAATTTTAGTGTTGCGCTCTGCTTTTTCATACAATTCTCTAAATTTATCCTGATCAGCAAAGAATGCATCATACAACCCAGGTACATCGTTAGGTGAGAACAGTGTAATGTCACCACTGGTCATTAGGCGCTCGTACATTAACTTGTTAAACTGCACACTGTAGTCTAGGTGGCGAACACGGTTGTCTTCTGTGCCTTTGTTGTTCTTTAGAACAAGTAGGTCTTCTACTTCTAAGTGCCAAATTGGATAGTGCAATGTCGCTGCGCCGCCACGTACACCACCCTGTGAACATGACTTAACCGCTGACTGGAAATGCTTATAGAATGGAATAACACCAGTGTGTGATGCATCACCATTGCGAATTGGAGAGTTGATTGCACGAATGCTACCAGCACCAATACCAATACCAGCCTTCTGTGACACGTATTTTACAATTGCACTCGCAGTTGCATTAATAGAATCGAGAGAATCCGCTGTTTCAATAACAACACACGAACTGAACTGACGTTGCGGTGTACGAACACCAGCCATTACAGGTGTTGGTAGGGAAATATCAAAGTTACTTGCTGCATCGTAGTAATCTTTGACCCACTTCATACGTTCATCGCGAGGATACTGACTGAATAGTGTCGCTGCGATAAGAACATATGCCACCTGAGGTGTTTCGTACAACTGCTTCGTCACGCGGTTTTGAACCAGATACTTACCGCGGAATTGTTCCATACCCACATATGAAATATGGAAATCACGTTCATGTTTGATGAACCCATTAATTTTTTCCCATTCTTCTTCTGAATATGAATTAATAAGTTCGGGATCATAAAATCCCTGTTCAGTATTCTTCTTGACGATATCTAGGATATGCCAAGGTTCAAACTGACCATATACTTCTTTGCGTATATGATAATTGATTAGGTTACCAGCAGCCCACTGATAGTTAGGAGTGTCCTCGCTAATTAGATCAGCCGATGCTTTGATAAGTGTTTCTTGAATTTCTGTGGTAGTAATACCATTAAAGAATTGAATTGATGATTTTATCTCCACTTCGCTTGGAGAAACGCCATTTACGCCATCACACGCAAAGAACACGACCTTGTGCATTTTTTCAAGATCAAGTGGTTCTTTTGTACCGTCTCTTTTAGTTACTTGAATTTGATTCATTATTATTGCTCCGAAAACGCATTGTATTTACACAAGTGAGCGTCTAATTAATATCTGTTGTTTATTTCAGCATCTTCCATGCCCGCAACTCTCAACTTAATTATGTTTGAAAGTTGGAAGTGTTTTATTTCAAACCCTTTGGTGATGCCGAGGAATTGGTTTCTAACATAAGCAACTTGATTGATTAGTTCACTTATTGCTACTACCTCTGCTTCGCCGTCAGAATACTTTTCAGCATCACGGCTGCTTAATGCTTTATTGTAATTTTCTAGGTACTTACGAAAATACTCACTGCGCTTCTTACGCAGTTGAATGTTAAGATGTTCTAGTATAGCTTCAATCTCCTGCAATTGTGCAAACCGAAGTTCTACATATGCAGGAAGATTTGTTGCACTCTTTTCGACATTACCTTGTATCTTTACTTCTGTTCTCGCCTCTGCAAGTTCTTTTTCGAAGTGTTCGACACAATCTGGGATTTTGCTCCAATCTTTGACGATTGCACTATACCAATTCATTAATCCCAATCATCCTCGTCTTCTTCGTCTTCGTCGTCAAAGTAACGATCATATGCAGTTTGCATGATCTTATCACCGTCACAAAGTTCTTCATAATCTTCTTTAGAAAAACCATATTCATCGAAAATTTTAATGAACGCTTCCGCTGCGCCCAAACGTTCTTTTGCTGGAATAACAGATTTTGCAGTTTCCCACATTTCAACAACTAGATCCAAACTAAACGATGCCATTTATATTTCCTTATATTTCAAATTCGCCGTCTTCCCGATGCCCTTGTCGGTATGCCATGTTTGAATCTGTTTCACGAACTTCAACCCGGCTACACCAAACTCGTTCACCTTCACCATAACTCGGTAAGAAGATCGTATTTATGTATTCATAAAGAAAATCTGCAATACCTTCGCATCCTGTTTTTTCTACCTCAGTAATCTTCGCAAGACCAAGATCACCTAGACGCTTGATTTCATCATACTGTGGATCATCTTGGGCAAGAAGCAACGTATGATCAAACCATTCCTCAAGTTTGTCCTTTAGTGGACGTAAACCGCCATAGTCCATAACCCAATTACGTGCATCTAGATCATCAGTTTCGAATTCAAAACCAAAACTAAATGCATATCCATGAATTAAATTACAATGCGAATTCGCGCGCCATTGACGATATGCACATGGTGCTATCTGTCTATATGATTTTGTTGATACGTACTTCTTGCCCATATATTATTCCTCCGTTTGTTCAATGTCAGCTTCGATGATGTCTCCATTAACATCAACTTCAAGTGCAGTCAACCCATGCTTTTCGCTATCTAGGTCTTCATTGTTCCATTCTTGCATGACGATATCTAGCTTTTCATCAGTCCAGTTTTTGCGAAACTCTAGCATTTCTTCTCCGGACTTAGTAACATATTTTAAACGATTTCCTGATTTTGTCAAGAGTCCTTTTGCTTCAAAGAATTCAATCAAACCAGAATACGGCGACATACCAGTTTCATAAGGAATTTCAACTTGTACGCTTTCGAATGGCTTCGCGTAACGTGTCTTCATAATCTTACATGCTGCACGAATACCGTGTACTTGTGAAGTTTTATTTCCGTCTGCGTCAACTTTTAGTTTTAGTTTACGCATTGCTACAACGATTGATGATGCATAAATGAAGCCTTGACCACCTGAGATTTTATCATCTGGATCAAACATGTCCTGTGACGCATATGTGTGGTTAGTTGCAACCAGACCAACGTTAAAGTCACCGAACATATTAACACAGTTACGTACCAATGCAGCTAGTGCTTTTGGCTTACGACCCATGTCGCCTTTCATGTCACCGCGGTTGAACTGATCCACGTCAGTGGGAGTCAGCATCATACCGAGTGAATCCAGAACGAAAAGTACTTTCGGGCGTTGATCTTCATCCATATCACCGTATTCTTTGCGGTAATCTGTCATGAATTCGGAAATAATCTTAGCTACTTCATCAATCATTGCTACGTTAAGTTTGAGAAGTTTATCGTCGTCTGTGCTTACACCTAACGCATGTAGCCACGCTTCATCTAGTGCGTTCTCTGAGTCAATAAGAACAACGAAAATACCTTGCTCTTGTGCGTTGCGCACAACATTGCCCGATGCAATATACGACTTACCCGCGCCGGATTCACCTGCGAAAACTGTAACCTTACCAAGAGGAATACCCTTTTTGAAGTCACCTGAAATTAACTTGTTTAGACAGTAGTTACCTGTTGAAATCCAAGTATTTGGGTCGCGAAAACCAACACTCATACCTGGAACAGATTTTGTAATACTTTTGCGAAATTTACTCGCATCAAATGCTCTTGCCATATTCTACTCCAAATGTTGAAAAAAGGAGGGCGCAGGCATGCGCCCCCCCCTTGTCGTCGTTCTAATTAGCTATCAGTTTTACGATTACGGATCATCGCAAGAATGTCGGACGCATCCTGAGCAGGTTTTGCTGGTGCCGAAACTGACTCTTTTACTTGCTCACGTGCAACTTCCTCATTTGACTTGAATGGGATTTCATCGTCATATTTGTCTTCGTCTTCGTCACGTGGTGCAGGTTTTACCGAAACTTTTGGTGCTGCTGGCTTTGGAGCAGGTGCTGCACCAGTAGTGTTGTTATATTGTTCGCCGAGGTCTACACCATATGGACGATAGAATTGCGCCCAACGTGCGGGATCATAAAGTTCACCATCAACCGATGCTTCGAACATTTCAACAATAGCTTGAAGTTCGTCTGTGCTTGGGCGCTTTGGCATAAAATCATTAAGATCAAATAGACCAAATTGTTCAATCGCATCACGTTCTGCTTGATCAAGTGAACGCTCTTTGCGCGCCCAGTTTGATGTAGCGTAATCTGCATATTGTCCTTTTTGTGTTTTTACAAGACGGAAATCAGTACCAGCATCATAATCAGTTGGTAGATTTTCCATATCAGGATCCATCAATGCTGCTTTTAGTAGCTTGAAGATTTGTGGACCAATCACGAAACGACGGATTGGGTTTTCAATTGGTTCCTCTGACATTGGGTTCTGTACTACAAAACCTTGGAATAGATAAGAACGCTTCTTCCAGTATGTGCTTGCAAGTTTCTCCATCGATGGGTCTTTGTACCATGGACGAATTTCTGCGTGAACTGGGCAAGGGTCGCCCCACATTTCAACGCAAGGAACTTGAAGTGTCACCGGCTTGTTCTCTGCAATGCCTTTTACACCTGAAAATGGGATTTTGATGATTTGACGCTCACGCCAGAAGAATGTATTCGATGGGTCTGCGTCCGGTAGAAAGCGAATGACTGAGGTTGAGTCGTTTTCCATATTCCAGAATGGATAAATTGCGCTTGTGCTACGAGTTGAATTGGAATTGTCTGCTGCTTTGTTTTCTTGTGCCAGTAGCTTTGCACGGATTTCTGCTAGTGTTGCCATAATGTTTTTCCTTTATTAGCCTATGTTAGATAGATATTAGCCTAGTTGTTTGTGCCTGAATGAATATCAACATCACCCTCTCTAGAGCATGTATTGATATTACATGTTTTATTTAGCAAAGTCAAGCGAAAAGTTGGGTTTATGCATCAAAAAAGGGACTACTGAATGTAGCCCCTTAATTGCTATAATGTCAAGATATAGTTTAGTCGAACTTGTTAAATGTTGAGAATGCTTCTGAAATCATCATGTCAATTCGTTTTTCTGCTGAAACTCGTTCCGCAACATCTTCTTGTACTGGTTTCTTTGCAATCTGTACTAGATACGCAACAATCTGTGTATCTTCTTTTGCAACCGCTTTTGGATTTGTGCGAATCTTTTCAGCAACATCACCTAGGAACATTGCGATTTCCGCTGCGCGATCATGGCCTTTGTTCTTACGCTTTTTGTCATCAGATGAATCAACGATAACACGATCTGAAAGGTCTGCAATTTCTGCTGCAAACTTATCAAACTTTTGCTGTCGTGCTTCTGCATCATTCTTTGGATCACGATATTGGTTTTTAATCTTATCCATGTCAAATGCTGTTGCAGTTTTTGGGAATGTGATTGTGTTTACTAGATTACCATCTTTGTCTTTCATTGTGATAATTTTCTTAACACGATCTGCAAGACCTGCGCGGCGATTTTCGTATTCTTCTTCGTTCACACGATGTACTAGTGGAAGAATGTCTTTTAGAGTTTCTTCGAATGTTGTCTTTGTGAATTTTGACACATAATCGTTTACTGTTTCTTCTGAAATTTCAACTTCTTCTGTATTTTCATTTAGAGCCATTGATTCAACGAACGCAGCATAACCTTTGTTTCCTTGAATACGTTTAATTGACTCTTTGATTGATTCCATCTTTAGCTTTACGTTTGAAACGATTGCGCGATTACTTTCGTTAACAAGATTTTGCTTGTTAACGATGTTCATAAACTCTTTTAGCTTTGATAGATTTGATGATAATTCTACGATTGCTTCGCCAACCATGTCACTTGGGACACCACCATGCGCAACGTGTCTCGCCATAGCTCTTGCACCATTCAAATGAACGAATGGATACTTGAAACGTTCACCTTCTGCATTTTCAATAAAGATTGCAGAAATGTTACGTGAACGTGCGCCACGCTGTTCTTCGTTTACAGGCTTGCGGTGCTTGACGATTAGTCTTGCGTTTTCTAGTGTTTGGCGACTTGTGCGTGATGATCCTTCTAGTGAAGATAGTCCCTCTGACATAATATCACTCATAGTCTGCTCCTTGTTTTGTTCTACTTTGTATGCATAATTTTTTGGTTCGATATGCTTACCGAATGTTCTGATATCGAAATCAATCATGTTTTCTTTTGACATTTGACGTAGGCTCTTGATCATTTTTTCAATCATTGGACGATCAATGTCTACATCCTCACCAACATGGAATTTCAATTCGTTTGTATCATCATTTAAGAATACCATAAGATTTGGTTCTTCCACGTAGAAGTAACGTGCTTTGTACGGATCCGCAACACTTTTACCATTTTCGTTATCAAACATTGTTAACTTCAAACCATTACCTTGAATGAAGCGCATAATCTTTTCTGCTAGGGTGTCAAAATTTACTGCCATGATTTAGATTTCCTTTTTAGTATTTATCAAAATACTATTGGAAGTGGGGCATCCCAATCGTTGTCGCCATCGCCAAGACTTTCCCCTAGTAGGTTTTCATATTCTTCATCAAAGTTAGTAATAACTTGCATTTGTCTAACACACAACAATGTCGAACTTACTAAGTCGTCAGTTTCGCCTGTCTTTGCTTCAAAACTCTTACCTTTAGCAATGAATGTTTTTAATTCTCTAATAAGGTTTCTACTCTTTGGTATCATCTTATCGCTTTCAATCCACGCTTTCATTTTCATACATGAAGTGATTTTTGTTTTATAAGATGTAGTAAATCCTTTACGAACTGCACGTTGTATACCGCGTTTCTTTGGTTCATGCAAGAATTCACCAGGGAAATTGTCTTCATCCATTTCGTCAATAACGACCAGTGCTGCTTCACCCAGACTGTTGTTTTCAACACTCCAATATAAATTGTCAGCCGAACTCATTCCCATGTCTCGTAAATCTTCGTGTATAATACTGAGTATGTCGTGTAATATTCGTATCTGTCCTCTCACATCTGTCTTGTTGTGCTGCCATTCTGCTACCTGATTGAGGTCAGGTAAACACCAAACTTGGATTGCTGCATTGTCGCCGCCTGTGCCCATTGCTGGATCAAGACCAACAACGTATGTAGTGTCTTTCTTAATAGGCTCATACCAACGAACTTGTCCGGTTCTACGCTGAGGTTCGTAACCAACAAGTTGTGATAACTTGATACTGTCAACTAGTGTTTCGTCAAATGCAATGAATTCACATTCATGTTCACGTAGGAAGCGTTCGTCGCCTACTCTGCCGCGTTCTTCGATAGCCCACTTATCATCGCGATCTGGGTGCTGATCCCATGTCGCTTTGTATGGTCTAAATCCGTTTATACCGACTTTGGTTTCGTTACCATAAGAGTCTATCATCTTGTTTGCACCTTGCCAAATTAGAGCAAACTGGTCGTCGTCCAAGTTAGGTGTACTTGTGATAATTGCTTTACCACCAGTAGCAAGTGTGGGCGAGATAGAAGTCCAGAATTCCTTAGCAATCGTAGGTCTAACGAATGCAAATTCGTCTGCATATAGCAATGAAATAGAAAGACCGCGACCTGTGTTTTCAGTCGTTGCTTGTGCTATGATACGGCTACCATTGTCGAACTCAATAGACCCTTTGTTGTATGAAGTGACGCCTGCTCTGATAAAGTCGGGACACATTTCATATGCATAACGTATACGGTGCATAATTTCTTGCGCACCTGAATATTTGTGTGCAGCAATAAGAATAGTTTGGTCTGAATTGAACATAGCATACCACAGCAAATAACCTGCCGCAGTTGTAGATTTACCCATCTGACGACCTAGCATCGAAATAGAATATCTATAGTTGTGATATGAATTTACAAGTTCATCTTGGTATGGGTATGCGTTATAATTAATGCTACCCTTAGTTGGGTGCTGAATTATAAAGTAATTGTTTAAGAAATGATATGGATCACTTGCACATTTACTGAATTCTGATAACTGTTCATTAGTATATTCAGTCTTTGCATACGCACGTTTTGTTAAATCTGCCATTAAATACTCACTTAATTTATAAGTATTTATCAAATAAAAATGGCGACCGAAGCCGCCATTTTAAATTAAAAATTTCAATATATTATGTCAATGGATATATGCGAAGTGCGTAGTCGTATCCTGTAGGAGAACCTGCATATGAGTATTTTGCAACAAGATAATTATCATTCATAATAATATACACAGTGCCAATAGTATTCATATCAGACACATCAATTGTATATTTAACTTCCGATGTTGCTTTATCTGTGATAGTTACTGTCTGACCATCTGACACCGCAGTATAACTTGTGGACTCAGCAGTCAATGTTTGTGTACCATTAGGGAATGGAGGAGTTGATGAAATATTCGCCTGATATGCAGTAGTACCTTCTGCACTTAGTGAATACTGCACTCGTTCTGAGTTTAGTTGCCATACATACAGTGTAGAACCAGAAACCTCAACGTTTTGACCAATTAATTGGCTTAGAGAAGAACCTTTACGAACTTCCGTATTCATACCATCTGATAGTTGGTAAATTGCTACCGCACCAGAGTTACGTGTTGCATATGCTTCGGCCGCGCCGTATGCACCAACTGCTAAGTGTGTATCGTTCATACTGATTGAAAAGCCGTGATATGAAAAACTATCATATGCGCCTAGTGATGGTCTGACGATAGGTGTATATGATGTAACTGCGATAGGCCAAGCAGGTGCAGATGGAGTTGAGGTGGATGAACCAAGTGCATCTGCTTCTCCATAGTATGGACCAGCTACATCTGCGTATGCAAAGTCATGAGTAATTGTACCGTTGCCTTCTGTTACCAATCCCATATCCTGCGTATCAACTACAACGCGGTCTGTGATTGTACTTAAATCTGTACGTGTTCTAGTGGCTGATGTTGCACCCAGAGACCCTCGGTGCGCCGCACCAGAAGTTGGTAGGTCACCAGAATCGTCTGTGATTAAACCCAGATCGCCAAGTTCTCTCAAATCAATAGAACGGCGAAGAATTACCTTTTTCATTGCCGTACCGATATTTTTTAAACCTCTGTATTTCATATAGGTCTCCTAAACTATTTCTATAACAGTATTTATCATGATTATAGCATAAAGAAAAAGCAGTCTTTAAAGACTGCTTTCCTTGGCCAATCGTCTATACGCTAGGACGTATTTTTATTCGTTATCCCAATCACGCATAAGTGCTTCGTAAATTTCATCTTCGTTTACTGAATATTCTAGCGGATTATCCCCTGCACTTGGTTGAATTTTTTTCTTCTGGCGTGAAATCGAATCTGCTGTCTTTTTTGAGAAATCATCAAGATCAAGTTTGTCATTTGCCGGTGTGGGAACATATTCTGCATCTTCTTCTACTCCACCGCAACCACATTCTGGTTCTACGATTTCAACAGGAGCATCTTCTGGTGCTGCCATACCTGCAAGAGCAAGAAGTCTTACAATTTCTTCTGGGTATTCTGTGCTTACGTTTGTAGTTGTAAGAGATTTACCATTATCTTCTGTAGTTGTTAGGTTGAAATGTTTCTTCATTCTTCGTCTCCTGAAATGACAGAATCGCTTGAACCTTCTTCAATAGACATTTGTTCACCCGATGCATCCCGCTTTGGCTTCACACTTAGTTCGTTTTCAACGGTAACTTCATCGCGTTTTGACAATGACTTTAAGAAGTTGTCTACAAATGTACGACCATAATGCTTGCCGTTATCTGCTTCATCTTCATAATCCGAGTCAAGTAGTGCTTTCTTTTCACCAGCTTCATCTGGCTCATCTAGTGGCTCCCAACCTTCTGGATGAACTGCAATAAACTTAATGTTCATTTCTAGAAGATCCGATAGTTGTTGACGCAGAATGTCCGCTGACATTGGATATCCAGTCACGATGTCAATTTTTGAAACGCGAGTGTTTGTTACATCCTCTGCAAAGAAAATTGAATTCTTTGTAATAGGTGTAGTAGACACGCGTGAAATCGTTCTTAGGTCATACTTACCCAAGAAACGCTCAATACGATCAACTGTTCCCTCGTCCAAGTCCGATGCAAAACGGATAGTTACTTTGTGTTCTTTTGTTGATTCTGATAGATACTGTTTAAAATTCTTCATTGGTTTCTCCAATACTATTCTTATTTATCAGAATCGCTAATTTTTCTTGCTTCTGCGATTCTCTTTAGAAGTTCATTTCTATCAAGTATAAGGGCACCTTCAGTTTCAATATCAGCATCTTTACCGTTTTTAGATTCTTTTTCTGTTGCTAAATCGAGTTTTGCCTTTTGCAACTGTAGAGTAATCATCTTTAGTTTACGATCAACTTTACTATCTTTTGCTTCCATCGCGGTCTTTAACATCTGAGTTGCGCCTTCAAAGAACTTAGAACCCGCATGTGCTTCTACATTCATACCAATGTCAACAAGTTTCTCAAATGTTTCCATTGCATGTTTGTGAATTTCATCCATATCAGTGTCATGTTCATTTAGATCACCAACCATAGGAAGTGCGGCATCAATCTTTTCAGTTGTTGCTAGTTCACTGTTTATCAAATGTATAAGTTCTTTGGATTGTTCGATTGATTGTGCTTCTTCTTCCACAATGTCTTCTTCCGTTTCAGGTTCAGACGGTGACATTCCGAAAACTTCTTCTAATCTTTTTGTCATTTTTTAACTCTTTTTGGTTTTGGCTTCTTGGTGTTACTGTATATATCACCTTCGTTAATTACACGAAACGCCATACCTCTCTTTTTCGCCCATGCACTCGCTGCTTCCCATTTTGCATAGTTAACTGCTACTTGTGCTTGATCATTTCGCTTTCTAGCGAATTCTGGCTTACTCTGTGATGTGGGTTTTATTTCTATCAATTCTGCACGTTTTTGACCTTTTGCATCCATATAGACAATGATAAAATCAGGGACATAACTTGACATTTTGCCAGTTAATGGATGTTGATAAGGTATACGTACAGGTTCACTTGCCCATGCCACTATATTACTATTTGTATCACAAAATTGCATAAATGTCAACTCCCAACTACTCCTGAAGGTTGGAGTACCCGAACCTGAGTATTTGGATTCATTTATGATTTGATATTTGCCTTGGTGAAATTTACTCATTCAATGATTGACCTTGCGACATATTTGTTCGGGGTTCTTCCCGAAATTCTACCTGTTTGATAGCCCTGTCGCACTGTATTATTCATTATGAATTCACCCAAATCATTCAATTTAAAGTCGGGCGAAATTTGATCTATCATAGAAAATATTTCTATACCATAGATTTTTGAATATTTTAATAATTCATTGGCATAAGATTTTGCTCTACTTTCAGTAAAGCCTTTTCTTACTAATTTTGCAACTACGATATCTATATTCATCTTAATTTATTCCTAGTCGCATTTCTAATAGTACCAATCTGACCTTGTGTTGTATCTTTTGCAGATGCAGATATTGTTGTAGGACGCGATGATGGCTGTTGTGTAGGTGCAATATACTGAGAAATTGAATCTTTAAGCATGTCACCTGCAACACCAAATCTACTTTGTGCAGTAGAATTTAGAGTACCGACACGACCAATGCCCGTGTTTCCGATCAACTGTTGCGCGACACGATCACCAACATTATTAAAACTAAACTTAGTGCCATTGAAAAATGAATTTAACAATTCACTTGTAAGAATGTTACCCAAGTCTACATTACTAAATCCGCCGCCACCGTTGATTGCTTGTGTTCTGGTGTCAGCAAAATATGGAATGTCATTTGGTACTTTTGTAGATGATTGAATGTTTTTCACATCTCTGCTGGTGCTTGTACCAGTAATACCATTGCTACCCGTATTAAAATCCCAATAATTTATTGCTGACGCTGGGATTGGTTGCGCATTGTTACGTGCTTCTAAAAATGCAGCCTGCGCTTGAACACGTTCTTCTGTCGTAGAGGATGCGCCTATAGCATTGTATAATCTAGTCAAGTTGTGAACTTGCTGTAGATTTTGAACCCACTGACCGTCTTCACCTAACATATAACCGATTGATCTAGTATCTAGGTTAAGATTGTCAGAAGCGGTTGAGATTTCAGTACCAGTAATACCCTGTGATTTTACAAAACCAGCAGCTTCTAACTGAGAAATTTGATCATTGAATGCAGAACGAACTACACTACTTTCCGATAACAACGCCTCTGCCATACCTTCTGCGCCTTGCTGCATCCAATATGGGACATTAACATCCGAAACTGTATCTCGTATGATTATGTTTTCTGGCAATAGAGTTAATGTAATCGTTCTTGGTGCCGCATCTGAATAATCGCTCTGACTAAATGTCATATTAGTTACCAGTGGATTAACAAGATCAATCTTTTGAATCTTCGCAGAACTGGAATTGTTTCCGCCTGCAAAAACATGATAAATTGTAAAACGTTTAAAGAAATGATTAAACTGTTGCGCGCCTGAGTTTTTATTGAACTTTAATCCAGAATTATTGTCTGCAATCGTACCGTTCAATGCACCTTCGTCTGTAGGCAATGAATTGTTTTTGAAGTATGTTTCATAAATTTGTTTCACAAGAGTGAACGTACTACCATCCACAATATCATATAAATCTATCTGTACTTCGGGAAAGTTTACACGCGTTGGTACGTGTATACGCTTACCATACTGATCAACTGACTGATACTCTGTGTTTATTGATATTGGTGATACAGACTTAACGTGGTGAGAATATTCCACCCGTCCGTTAGTCCCCATCATTTCAACAAACCACATATCAGATAATTTTGGCGCAGAGGTAATGGGAGAACCATGTTCCCCCATAAAACCAAATCGCGATCTAGCTCCAAAATTATCTGCTAGTATTCGTGCCATTGCGAACGCCTATTAACCTAGAATACTTGAGTTATTTGAGAATAGGTTGTCACCTGGCATAATTTCGTTATCAGTAAAGATTGCGTTATCATACTGTAGTGTTAGAATGATTTGTACTGGATCTGATACTGAATAATCTGACTGTGAGTAGTCAACGTTCTGTAGGAAGCAACCCTCAAGTTGAATTTGTTCGATTGGTGTACCATCGTTACCGTTTAGGATTTCAACTAGTGTTGTAAACTTGTAGTTTGTACCAGCAGCTGGACCATTTTGATTTCTGTGGTTTAACTGTGTTTGTAGCTGGCGACCTACTAGCTTTGTTAGGTTGTTTGCAATGTCGTCACGTAGTGTAATTGTGATTGGTTCCCATGTGTGTTTACCCATCATGTACATACGTGAGTTGTATGAATCTACTGGGATTGACTCGTGAGAAACTTTTGGACGTGTAACATTCATTACTTGGCGTGTAAATTCTTTACCTGTTGCGTCACCGCCGAAGCCAGCAACCTGCACTCTAAATCTATAGTTTAGTTTTGGCTGTAGGATACCGATTGCTTCGCCGCCTGCGCCTTCTGTAGGTACGCCGAAATTGTTTAGTGTTCTTGCCATAATTATGTCTCCTGTTATAGTTTGCAAACTATGTTATTATACAAGTATTTATCATTTAACGACATAATTAAATCTGCATTTATTTTTGGCAATAAAAAACCCCGCCGAAGCGGGGTTTCTTGTGTTATTCTAGAATATTATGCTAGAGATTCACCTGTGTTGCGAATACGTAGTGGGATGTAGATGAATTCAACAGACTTAACTGGCTGAATTGCAACATCTACCCATAGTTCATTACGATCAATACGCGCCGGTGTGTTGTTTGATTCATCACAAACAACTAGGAAGTCGTATAGACCACGTTCTGTAACTAGGTTACCACAGAAACGTTCTACTGCATCACGGATGTTGTCACGTGTGATCTTATCGTTCTGTTCGAACAAGAAGCCGCGCGAAACTTGATCTAGGTTGTGACGCATATAGTTTACTAGACGCACAACGTTAATGCGATCTAGTGCAGATGCATAACCCTGTAGTGTCTTTTGACCATAAACTACTAGACCTGTGCCCGGTAGATCAGCGATTGGGTTCATACGTGCTGTATACATTACGTCACGCTGACCTTCACTTAGACGAACACGAACAAACTCGTTTTCTGCATTTACATAACCAACAGCACTTGCGTTTGAAACAACACCACGTGTTAGACCTGCTGGAGCAAACCATGGGAATGACACTTGATCTGAGAATGCGATTGTACGTAGCGCGATTGCTGACGCTGGCATCACAACATCATTACCTGATAGGTCTGTTGATAGACCGTGTGGATAGTAAACACCTGCATATGCATCTGCTGGTAGATTGTTGTCTGCCCAGTTTTTGATTGATGTAGTGTCTGATTTTAGTGTTAGTGGAGCATCACCTACTACGAATGCGATTTCTTTTTTGTCTTTGTTTAGAGAAATCATTTCATCCATTAGTTCAGGATAACCAGGTGCTGCAATTAGATTGAAGTATGTAGCTTCTGCGCGAATACCATCATTACTTGCAACTGCTGCTTGCATTGATTCAACCACCATATTGCGAACTGCTTCTGAACCAAACTTACCTGAACCATCTGCATTAACACCTGATACCCACTCCCAAACGCCGTTTGTGTAACGCTTTACGTTTAGAGTTGTGTAATCCATGTTAATCATTAGGATGTTTTCTGGTAGAAGTTCTGGGTTTGCAGTGTTTTCGTGTGCAACACGGTTAATAACAAAACCGTCTTCATCCCATGGCGCATCCGCTGCATAGTTTGAGAAAATCAGACCGTTTGTTGAAGATTGATCAGCGCCATCTAGTTGTACCCACTGTGAGCCATTCCAGATTTTAACATTCGGGAATGTAGCAGCATTGCCGCTCACCCAAAGGTCACCAACTTGTAAAGGTGACACACCATCTTTGCGTGTTGTAGGAGTCGCAGTACGTAGTTGTAGGTCTGCTTGACCTAGACCATATACATCTTCTGACCATGCGTACTTTGTCCATTCCATTTCCACACCATTGAACTCATTGCGCATGATTTCAATTCGTAGATCAGCATTGTACCATAGTGTACCTTCCGCGATGTCACCAGTAGGTGCAGTAGTTGAAGCAACATATTCAAGATCGTTCCAAACTGATGCCCAATATTCTGACTGTGAAAAACCTAAGTCTGTGTAACCTGATGTGAACGCGATAATCAGAAGCAGTCCGTCTGTTTTTGTAAAGCGTATTTTTGATGTCCCAACTTTTTCAACACGAACATTTGCTGCATTTAGGGATGCATCTGCTTGCATTGTACTTACTACTGTATCTAATGTAGCACCTGAGAATGTGAAGTCAACACCTGCAACTGTTACAACTGAATTGATATTGTTAACGTCTGGAACATTAGCCGATGTTGTAACTGCCGCTTGCGCTGCACTTCTTACACGGAAGCGAAGGTATCCAACGTAATTGTTATCACCATCTGTCGCAAGATATACATCGCCAGCATCGATAAGGTCTGCACTTGCAACGTCATCGTCTGCATATACTGGGGCTTGAACCGATGTCCATAGATCAGTACCTGAGTTGTATTTTGCTAGAGCATAATCTAGGCCACCGCCCTGTACTGTTGTTCGGATATAAAAGTCACCAACTTGATTTGGATCAATTGAATCACGACGAGTTGTTGGTGCGAATTTTGAAAATTGGAAGTCGTGGGCCATCGCAGGGTCGCCCATGATAACCCAACTTGTGCCCATCTTATGCCAATATGAAATTTTTGTAGTTGATGCTACTACCGCAACATCGCCTGATGTACCGAATGTATTAACTGGAGCAGCAAAACCGTCAACACTCTCTGATTCAACGTTACCTGTGCCCGGTGCGTCTGTTAGAACATGTGGTGTAACTGCATTCCATACAGTGCCATCCCATTCAAAAATACCATATGATGATGCATCTACATCAAACCAATAAGTACCATCTGCGATTGCGCCAGCTGGTTCAACTGTAGTTGCTTCTAGCTGTGCTAGGTCGATGTCTGCACGAATTACATATGCGTTGTTTGAAACGCCAAGATATTGATATGCTGCTAGTAGGCCGTATTCGCTTGTTTCTGCACCCTGTACCACAGAACCACCAACTTCATAGAAATATGGCTGACCAAAAGTTTCTACTAGTTCTCTCTGTGATGAAACAAGGTATGCAACACCAGCGTTAGCTGGGATTGTACCAGAAGCAATACTTGACCCAGAAGCGTCTGTTTTGTTGCTGCGTGTCGCAACAACCAATAGTGGAAGTGTACCGTTTGTAGCTGCAACGTATTGTGACTCGTCTACAACTTGAACTGATACACCTGGGGATACTAATGTCGCCATTCTGTTTCTCCTTATGAATTATTGAATTGCTATTAGTATTTATGAAAAAATTGATATTTTTAACACTTTTTGAATTAAGTACGTAGACAATTCAGGAGAAACTTGACTATAGGAATTTAGCTAATGTACCCCATCAATGCATCGATGTTGAATTGCAAATCTTCAAGAGTTCCGTTGTTATCGATTGCGAAATCTGCCATCCATTGTTCTAGACTCATACTGTCTTTTGACTCTGGTGGTAAGAAGTCACTGCGATCAACCCAAATAGCATAGTCGAACACGCCAGTATTTTTCATTGCATGAAATTCTTTTTTGTTTCTCAGACCACAATAAATGTCATGTGCTTGAAAAATCTCTCTGCCTAGTCGTGCAGGATCAGGAACGTTATAATCGCAAATTGCGTTATACCACTCTGCGCGGTGGTTGTGTCGATCCTCATAACATTCTTCTTCGTTAGAGTATCCGTATTTGTCTTTTAGATCATTAAAGATGAAAAGTTTGGAACAAAAACGAGAACTACTTTCAAAACTGTAATCGTATCTATCTCTTAGAATTTCACAAACAGTGTCTTTGCCATGTCTACCATGGCCGATTACAAGTAGTTTCTTTTTCATATGGTGTTCCTCTGCGTTTTTATTATTAGATAACATAACACAGAGGAACTAGTTTGTCAAGAAGTTTTTATCCGATAGTAAATCCTAGTGGCGCTGAACCATCTAGGTAGTTAGTTAGATCAAGTTCTAACTTTTCGATTTCTAATGCTGCTTCGTTTTTCAACTCGACACCATTCAGTGTAACACCACCCTGTGCGCCGGGAAGTGTTGAGAATTTTGATCTTGCTTCGCCAAGCATTTTTTTACAGTATGCATATGCATAATCGCGCACCCATGACTTTGTATATGGATCCATCAATAGTTGATCGTCTGGGCGTTCCAAGAATACATGTAGAAGAACAATCTGATCGCCACGCATTCTACGCATAAGTTTTAATTTTTTTGTAACAGGATTCCAAAGAAAGCCAATTTCTGTCGCAGCAACACGATTTAAACTTTCGCGATATTGTGAGAAGAAATCATATGTTGCGATGCCACCAATGTTGTTATTCATGAAGAAATAAGAGTTTGCATACGCAAGTTCAAATGGATCCATGTCGATACCAGAAGTGATACCGTTACCAAATGACCTATTCCAAATTTGACGCACTTCAATTATTTCTTGTGGCAGACTGTATTCATCTACATCTTCTTTAAGTTCAATTGCATAGAAATCTTCTTCTACTGAATTCTCCGAGCGTTGACGAATTTTACCAAGCGCAATATCAAGAGCCAGATCATAATGTTCTGGATCAAGTTCAATATCAATCATACCATCGCCAAGCAACAGTCTGATTTGTTTGATTACGTCATTCTTAATTTTATTACGATTTTGTGGCATTGTTTATCTCCGTTATACGGTATTTATCAGTATTTCCAGATATGGTTCCAGATATGGAAAACCCACGCTTCGGCGTGGGTTCAATATGACTTATTGTGCAGGATTATCTTCTGGTATTTTAACGAAAGAATCCAAATAACCGATTTCAAACTCTTCGGTAATAATTCCGCGCTCAACTAAATTGCCGTGAATCGGAATATCCATTTCTTCTGGCGCCGTATTTAACATAAGAGCCGAAATACCTTTTGACTGCGCTGCGTATGCAAGAGTACCTTCAAGTAAAATTTCATCATTGTATGAATGGCTGCCTGTAGCAGTTTCAACTAGGAATGAATTTTCTGAAAGATATGATACGACCGGCTCGTATGCATTTACGAATGAATCGCGAGATTCTGCGTCATTGAATTCTACATACACCGCCCATAGGCCTGGTGAAAGGAACTGTAACTGATCTTCTGGTAAATCAGCAGAAGGTTGTTCCGCATGTTTGAACGCTTCTACTAAACCGTTAATTCCTGCAATTTCTGAAAAGTTAGGAACTGTTGCCCCGCTCATTTTTTCAATATGATTTGTTGTCGCATCTCCTATTTTCGGACAGGTTTCCTCTGATCCAAAACTAAGTGTTAACGAGTAATAATACATTGTATTCATTATTTTTCTCCAATATGTTTTTGATTAACAGCCTCAGTTAAGATACTCGCTGCATACCATTAATTTCTTTGTTGATGTAAAATGTTTTCAAATCTTCCAAGTAATCTAAACCAAACTTAAAAAACACATCAAAGCTGACGACAGTAGAAAAAACAGGCTCAAACGATACAATATGTCCATTTTCTACAGCCCATGCAACAAATTTCTGTATTGCACCTTCAAAATTATTGATATCTCTTGTATTGTTATAATCAATAAAGATACCATATTCAGCAGTATCTCGGTTAATAAATGTCCTTACTTCGTTGAACACATAACCCTTTGCCACTTTTGTACCAATGTCGTTAGTTTCTGCAATATGCTCATCCATCCATTCTAGTAATTGAACGTGTGCATTTTCATTATAATTTGCAAATTTATCCGCATCGCATACAATGCGGTAAATACCATATGATTTGTTAAACATATTTATCTCCTTTTGTACACGATTTTATGTACATTGTTCTCTATCTATTTATCAGAAAACTTTGAGGATAAGTGTTTGATCATTGAACCGCCCGTTCATTTTTGTTTCAACCGACTTAATAGCATCGAACTCTTTTTGCAAAGATTTACGTGCAATTCGCTTGAAGGCAGTTAACTGTTCTGCTGGTTTGCGAAGTGTTTTCTGTACACTCTTATGTTCGTCAAATCCGGTAAGCGATGTCCCTTTGATATTGAAGCCAGATTCATCAATTGCGACATACACGCCGAGTTTACGTGTTTTTGTGTTATATACAATTGCTGCTACTGCACCCAAAAGATCAATTGGCTTTACACTGACCGATTTAGTATCGTCGTGGCTCTCGCAATATTTAAACTTTGCTACTAGCTTTTCTTTGCTTACTGGTTTCTTTTTACGTGGCGCACGTGCTACTTTACTTTCTTGTGCAATCATGTCACATGCATCAATAATGCTACGATACATTTCTAGAAGTGCTTGTACTTCTGGCTTTTTAAAATGGCGATAACCTTCTTTCAGTTGTTCATAATCTTCTTTCTTTGCATCGTTCATACGCTTGGGAGGATTAAGAAGTTCGTTGATTTCTTCATATTCACGAATGTAGAACCCTTTAATTTTGTTGGCGTGCATTCCTTTTGCTTCTACTTTGCGAAGCATTGTAACTGGATCGAACGATTTAAGTGCTGCTTTCGAATAATCGAATTGATTAATGAAATCTTCGATTTCTTCCGTCATTTCTACAGCCTTTTCAAGTAGAAGTTCTTGAATAGAAGGACTATATACATCCTTCTTGACTTCTTCTACTTCTTTCTTTTCTTTACGAATTACTGAACCTTCTGCGATAAGTTTCGCAACTTGTTCTTTCACAATTTGCACTGCATCGCGCACAGAGTTTTCACTGAGACCGGGCTTGGTTGCCAAATATTCTTTTATGCCACTATGATACGCTGGCATTCCTCGAAGTAGTGATTTTGCAAGTCCCGCGTATGCAATGCCCACAGAACTATCGGGTGCCGCTTTGGCTGCTGCAATTTCTTCTTTCTTGTATTCATTCCGTTTCATCCAATCTAGAATCCACGGTTTACCATCTTTATATGTGTAGAAGTAATTGTAGTAGAAGCCAACACGTGAACGTTCACGATAATACTTCTCTGCACTCCATTTTTCTGCATTGTCCCACTCAGGTTCGGGACCTGTATACTTTTCGTCAACAAACTTGGGTGTACGGACTGCTTTAGATTTTTTAGAACGCTTCGGGATTGCCATGTGTTTCTCCTGTGTTACGAATCATGTATAACACTAAACGAGGTGTTTGTCAAGTTTTTACGAAGTCTGTATTATTATCTAGTTCTCTAACTCGAGGAATAATGTCCTTTTCAAGTATGTTTATGAGTAGCGCACTGCGAAATTCGTTGCTGTTGTTTGGCATAGTGCTATGTAATGTACGACTATCGTACATCAAAACATCTCCGGGCTTGGATAGAAATTGCGTACCAGAATCTACAAGCATGTCGTTGTATACGTCTCTAAATTCTTCTAAATCGCGATAATCAATTTTCATGTTACACGATCCGGGGAGATATGCAGTTGCACCATTTTCTAGAGTAAATTCGTCTAGAGGAATGATGATCTGTACTCCCAACGTTCTATCCACTTTTGAAAATTCTTCAAAGCGATATGGTGTATCAATATGTGCATAAATTTTTTGAGAGTGAGGTCTTGTTGTAATACAGTCAACTACATGAATATCCCACTCAACACCATCAAAAAACATGTTGATAGGTTGTTCTAGACTCCAAACAATTGGCATCCACATTTCTTTTGGAGGCTGTGTTGTCCACCAAACGTTGTATGCACGTTTTCCATCATGAGTAGCATAATAAGTTCCGTCAACAGCATTTCCACGATGTGCATTCGTATTATCCATCGCCCAAAGTTTGAATTGTTGCAGAAGTTGCGGGGAAAGTACATCACGTAGTACAAGATACCCATCAGTCTTTACTGAAACCATACGTATGGTCCTCCTTATCATTATACATCTATAATATGATAAATACAGTAATAAGTCAAGGAAAAATCAATGCCACGTTTAAGTTTATGGAATCCAAGAAAAGGTAACGACTATAAGTTTGTAGACAAGACAGTAAAAGCACACTATGATCATGGTGGCACTTCACTTCTTGTACACAAATATATTGGTTCAGTTGATGAAAATGATCCAAACTATGATCCTGCAAACCCACCAATTCAAGATTTACTTTTCATGGAAAATCGTGATCGTAAGTATGACACCGTTGTGTATGATCTACGCGGTGTCTATCAAGTAACGGATCAAGATTTTGAACTTTCACAATTTGGATTTTTCTTAGGTACAGATCAACAAATTTTCACAGTACACATCAATGATATGGTCGAAAAGATGGGACGTAAACTAATGACAGGTGATGTCATTGAACTTCCACATATGCGCGATGATCTTTTACTTGACGAAGATGCACCTGCTGTAAATCAGTATTGGGTTGTACAAGAAGGAACTAAAGGAGCAGAAGGGTTTGATGCAGGATGGTGGCCTCATATTTGGCGTGTGCGCTGTAAGCAGCTACAAGACACACAGGAATATGCAGATATTTTTGGCACTGGCGAAGAAGCAGATGATCTTAAAAATCTTCTATCATCATATAACAAAGAATTACAAGTAACAGATTCAATAGTCGAAGAAGCAAGACAAAACGTTCCAGGTCGCTACTACGATTACAGAACAAACAATTTGCTATATCTTCCAGATGGTGAGCATCCAGACGATATCGACTACGCAACTGTAGATAGTGGCACTGGTTTCCCTGATGCACCTGCTGAAAATTCATACTTCTTACGAGTAGATTACACTCCTGCAAGACTATTCCAATACAGAGACAATAAGTGGCTTAAAGTAGAGGACAGTGATGGTGGTTGGGAAGTTGGACACAGACTACATCATCAATTCATTAACAACAATGGTACAAGTATTCTTGACGATGGTTCAACAATTGATACTAAAGTTAACTTGTCAAAAGCAGTGAGACCAAAGGTAGACTAATATGCAAACACATTTTTATGACGAACAAATTAGACGCTACATTCTACAATTCATTAGAATGTTCTCGGGTTTCAGTGTGAAGACTGGAAAGAAAATGAATGACGGCAGTGACTACTACATTCGCGTCCCTGCAAGATACGGTGACGTATCACGTATGGCTTCAACGATTATGAAGAACAATAGTGAAAACATCGTCAATTCTGCACCATTCATTGCATGTTATATTCAAAGTGTACAACCAGATAGACAACGTGTACAAGAACCGTTCTTTACTGATAGCGTGTCAGTAAATGAGCGTAAATTTGATTCAGTGTCTGGTACATATACAAATGATCAAGGTAATAAATTTAGTGTCGGTAGACTTATGCCAGTTCCATATCTACTAAACATGCAAGTTGATATTTGGACATCAAACACCGATCAAAAACTACAATTGATGGAACAGATTCTAGTTCTATTCAATCCGGCATTAGAAATACAACACAACGACAACCCAATTGACTGGACTACAATAACAACTGTAGAACTAACTGATATGCAATGGACAAGTCGAGGTATTCCAGCTGGCATCGAAGATCAAATTGACATTGCCACTCTATACTTCCAAATTCCGATCTGGATCAACCCACCCGCACGTGTAACAAGACAGAATGTAATTAGAAATATCATTCACAACATCTATACATATACAGATTTAGATTCACTAGATTATGACCCAGACGCATTTGAATTCTTCAGCGATCTACAACGAGAAACAAGCGTAGTTGTTACTCCGGGAAATTATGCACTAGATGTGTTTGAAACTGATGAAGGTGTGTTCTGTAAAATTCTTGAAAATGGTAATTGGGACAATGCAACAACATGGGATACAGTACTTTCAAATTATGGAACACTCCATGATGGTATTTCTCGGTTAAGACTAAAATATCACGGAGAATTGGAAGACTTGAACGCAGATGTTATAGGTACGCTAACTGAAACAGACGACCCTACTATACTTCAATTTGAAATCGACCGAGATACCTTACCTACGAACACAATCGCATCAGTAGACAGAATTATAGACCCATCAGTTTCGAGGCCTGGGTTCAATGGTATTCCACAACCTTCATTGGGACAACGTTATCTATGTTTAGGAGACGCAGATTCTTCTAGCGTTTGGGGAATAGATATTGCAATTAATGATATTATCGAATATAATGGTAGTGCGTGGGTTGTTTCGTTTGATGCAAGCGAATTTGAATTACGCGCATATGTAACAAATACATATACCCTACAACAATTCAAATTTGAAAACGGCGAGTGGAGCGACACCTATCAAGGTATTTACGAAGGTGGTTATTGGAGACTAGAATTACTAGGAACCTTACCAGACGCAGAAATACCATCACCTAATAACTAAAAGAAGAATAAATGATCAAAGCATCCGGTGCATGTATTATAGCAAAAGATACAAAAAGAATATTATTACAACAACGTTCAGATGCAGGATCATATCCTAGAAACTGGGGATTCTGGGGTGGAAAAGTCGAACCTAAAGAAAATGTATCACAAGCAATGCTACGAGAATTGTCCGAAGAAGTTGGTGATATAGGAGACCACATCTTAAAAGTATACCCACTTGATCAGTATCATTCAAGAGACGGCGAATTTAGTTATTACACGTTTGTTGTTGTAGTCGATATAGAATTTATACCAATAACAAACTCCGAAACAGGTGGATACGCGTGGTTAGACCGCCAATATTTACCAAAACCATTACATCCGGGCGCAAGACGAACACTTTTCAAAAAAGATAAAATAAAAATTGTAAAAAACATTATATCTAAACTATAGTATCACAGTGAAATGTGTAAATACTATAGAGGAGCAACGTAATGGTTAAAGGAATTGTTGATCTTAAAAAACAACGATTTATTAGAGACTGTAAAGATTTTCTTAAAACAGGAAATATTACAGACGAATTACGTGCGGCTGTTAACAATTCGTCACCCGGACATATAGATTTTATAAAAAAAGAGTTGGACGCAGAAAGCAAAAAACTTATTGATATTGTAGTAGATAAAGTACGAGAAAAATCAAGAAAAGATTCTACAAACCATAGACAAAAAATAAATCTATTATGCCAAAGTGTACTTGATAATCTAGAAACAGAAAGTGATAGATTTAGAATTGATGAAGTTATTCTACGATATCGCCAAAGTATAAATCCAGTGAAAGCAATTTATTACGATCTGCAAGAAATTATGTTTTTGTATGATGGTAAACCTAAAAACAAACACCATAAGTTTCTAATTGAAAAATTCTCTAAAGCAGAAGATTTTGGAGAAATGATATTTGCAATTGAGCGTGATTTAGAAGATTTAAAAGAATGTAAAATTCGCATTAAAAAAATTAAAGACTTGTATAAAATGGCTGGCAACAGTGAATATAGTAAACGAGTATTAGATTTACATAATGAAATGCTACAATGGAAGAAATTGTTTCTTGCATTTCCAGATTGGGTATCAGAGAACAAGAATGATGATCCGGGTGGTGGATTAGTCGATACTCTACGAAAGTTTTTCACATAAAAAAGGGAGCGTTTCCGCTCCCTTCTCTTTTTGTATTTCAATAAGATCACTTACCTACTTTTACTTCAACAAAGCCAACGCCGCCTTCGATTTTGTTTTCGATTGCGATGCCAACATATGCTGTCATGCGTGGATCTGTATCTTCTGACTTCCATACTGTTGCAACACCTGAAATGTCTGATGCAACTAGAATGTCACCTTTACGAACTGTACCAACAACTTTCACTGGAACACGACCTTGTAGTGCTACGAATGGGTGTGTCTGTGAGTTACCTGCTTCTGCGTTCATCGCAACCGCTGGTTTTACTGAAACAACGCCTGCGATCTTTGTTGACGCATAACCTTGTGCTGCTGTTACTTCCGCTTCACCACCAAACGCTAGAAGTGTACCTTCTTCGTATGGTGCATCCGCTGCATAACGTTCTGCAAGGTCAGCATACTTTGCGTATGTTGCTGTACCGTTGAAGTTTGTTGCTGTAACTGCTGCAAATGTTGGTGAATCAGTTGTACGAACATGCTGGTTCATTGTATCCGCAAATGCGTTGTCTGTATAACGACCATCTAGGTCAACTGTCACTGTACCTGAACCTGTTGTTGCTGTTAGAACACCATTTGCTGTGCTAAATGCCAGACCTGTTAGGTATGTGTTTGTATTAGCATCACTTGTTGTAACTGCGATTGTTGTACCGTTATCGCGTGTGAATGTTAGTGTATCGTTTGATACTGTAACGCCCACAAATGCTGTATCTGGTGCCGCATCTGTAATACCATAACCTGCTAGTGTTGTTGGCTTACCTGTGATATCAGCGAATGCGTGATTATGTGTTGCGGACGCATATGAACCAGCTGCCTGAATACCTGCTTCTGCTAGAGTATTGTTTACCCATGCAGTGCCGTTCCACTTTAGGATCTCACCTGCTGTGTTACTTGTGATAGTTGTGTTGCTTAGTGAGTCTAGTGTGTGGTTGTGAGTTGTATCTGATTTTCCATCTAGTGCTGCCTGTAGACCATCAACATTACCGATGATGTGATTGTGTGAATCGTCTGCAACTGCAACTGTTAGAGTTACGTTTGCTGAACCATCGATTGACACTGAACCAGTTGCGTCACCTGCTAGTGAGATAGTACGTGCTGCTGTCCATTTGTTTGCGTTTGCAACAGTTGTAATTGCTGCGATTGCTGCACTTAGTTCTGCGTCTGTTGCCATTGCGTTTTGGATTTCAGCTAGTGTATCGTATGCTGCACTTGCACCATTCACTAGGGTTGAAATTGCAGTCGAGATTGCACTGTCAACTTGTGAAGTTGTGTAAAGTGAATCAGTAATACCATAACCTGCTAATGTTGTTGGCTTACCTGTGATATTCGCGAATGCATGTGTATGCGAGTCATTCGCAACTACAACTGTGATTGCTGCGTTTGCCGAACCGTCAAATGACACTGAACCACTTGCATCACCTGTTAGAGAGATAGTACGTGCTGTTGCAAGTTTACTTGCTGTTGCTGCGTTACCGGTTGATGATACTGCATCTGTGATACCATAACCTGCTAGTGTTGTTGGTACACCAGTTAGGTTTCCGAATGCGTGTGTGTGCGAGTCATTCGCGACGGTTGCAGTTAGAGTCACGTTTGCTGAACCATCGATACTTACTGAACCTGAAAGATCACCGCCTAGTGTAATATTACGTGCTGTTGCCCATTTTGGCGCTGATGCAACTGAGAAGTCCAATGTATTTGTTATTGCATCGTGCGTAACTGCAATACCAGATTCTGTATTACCAGAAATCATTTCAGCAACAGTATTTTTGATTTCAGCTTTTGCATTCGTACCAAATGTAATACCATTGTTCAGATATAAGTGACCATATACCTTGATTTTGTCATATGAAGAGTTACCTAGGTTAACGTCTTTTGTGAAGAATGTATCTTCTGTGATGTAGTTACCCCAATCACGATCATCTTCTGCATCAAGAGAAGACGTATCGATTACGTTACCGTCAACTGTTGCAATACGGTTTGCAATAATTGAAATGTTGCGCTCTAGATCAGCGATACGGCGAAGGCTTGACTTTGATGATGAGAACACAATATCGTCTGCTGAAACGTCAGTCGTTTCATTCAGAATAGGTTCCATTTCACCTTTTTTGTTAATTTTGAACTTATAGTTCTTATAATCATCGTCTGCTGCTGTTGGTAGTATTACCGCTAGATCGTTCCACTTACCATCTTTTGTTACTAGTGATGCAACTGCGTTTTTTTTCTCTATCCAAAGGTCTTTAAGAGACTTTTCAACACCACCAATTTTAAATTTACGTGAGTCTGACATTTTTTTCTCCTTATATAAAAGTTTTTCTTAATGCGAGGGTATACTTTGTATCCCATGTTCAGTGTGAACACCTAGGAGGATGTCTAACCCCCTAGGTTTTGATTAAGAAATATTAGCCAAGCATTACTGCTTCGATTTCGTCGTCTTCTGATAGAATGAACTGATCGAATGTAATACCAGTTGATGATACTAAATATTCAGTTGGACGAAGTAGTAGACGGTTTAGATAAACTGAATACATATCTTTGTCTGACAAGTTGAAACCTAGTGTAGCCCATGAGAATTCTGGGTTAGCACCTGAGTTTGCTGTTGCCGCAGCCGTTGAAACTGTATACACTGATGAGTGTGTCATTGAGATAGCATCTTTAACCGCTGTGTTGAAGTCAGAGACTTGTGACGCAACGATTGAGATTGCAGTTTGACCTGCTGCTGTTAGCTGACCACGTGTGTTAACAGTAAATGATGATACTGAATCCGCTGCACCGTATGAGCCGGCTGTTACCGCTGTATCTGCGATGCCAACGTTGTCTGCTACAATACTTAGACCGCGATCAACATTAACTGCTAGTGTAACATCACCTGTTACGCCACCACCAGATAGACCATTACCCGCTGTAACTGATGAAATATCACCCGCATCGTTTGTGAATGAAATTACGCCAGTTGTTTCGTTGTATGAAAGGTCACCTGATACTGAGATTGCCGCTCTTGCACGTGCATCTGTGAAGTATACATTTGTTGAACCTTCTGTAACGTCATCGGTTGTACCTGTTAGTTCTGATAGCTGATCCTTGCCTGCAACCGCTGCTGAAATTGCGTTGTCAACTTCTGTCATAGTATAAGCATTAGTGATGCCATAACCTGCAACAGTTGTCGGTTTTTCAGTTAGTGAATTGAATGACATATCCTGTGTGAATGAGAATTCACCAGTTGTTGCATTGTATGAAATGTCACCACCTGCTGCTAGAAGTCCGCGAATTTCTGAGTCAGTACGTTCTGTGTATGAGAACACACCAGTTGATTCATTATATGATAGTGAACCACCTGCTACCACCGCGCCACGCGCACGTGCAGTTGTAAAGTATAGGTTTGTACCTTCTACTAGATCATCAGTGTCGTGGTTTGAAATGTCTGATACTTGACCAGTTACATTACCAACAAACGCACCAGATGTGTGTACGTCTAACGCGCCAAATGTCCAACGATCATTTGCTTCGTCCCATACGAACTGTACATTAGTTTCCGAACCGCGATGAATTTCAAAACCTGCACTCTGCGTTGGTACGCCGATTGCATTTGAATTTAGCAGAATGATGTTGTCTGCTAGTTCAATTGTTTCTGTATTGATCGTTGTAACTGTACCAGATACAGTAAGGTCACCAGTTAGTACTAGATCGTTAAATTGAACGTTACTTGTAGTACTTAGTGTTGATGATAGGTTTGCGATTGCACTTGTGATTGCTGTTTCACGACCATCAGTGTATGCATTTGCTGATGTGATTGCATCTGCTTCCGCTGTATCTGCATATGATTGCAGTGATGTAGTTGCTGTCGCAATAGCTGATGAGATATCGCCTGCAACCGCTGACTGCGCTCTTGCATTTGTGAAGTATAGATTTGTTGTACCTTCTGAAAGGTCATCTGAGTCCACCGCTGCAAGATTTGTAGCAAAGTTTGCGTCACCACGTGCTGATGTCCAGTATAGGTTTGTTGTACCTTCACTTAGATCATCTGTTGTTGATGAAGCAAGGCCTTGTGTAGAAATAACACCGGTTGTTGCATTGTATGAAAGATCGCCTGATACCGAGATTGCCGCTCTTGCACGTGCATCTGTGAAGTAAAGATTTGACGAACCTTCAGTAATTTCGTCTGTGTTATCCTTACCTGCAACTGCTGTAGCAATTGCACTTGTATATGCAGTTGTGATAGCTGTTTCACGGTCATCTGTGTATGCCTTTGCATCAACTAGTGCTGCATTTGCTTTTGAAGTTGCATCTGTACTTGCCGTTGAGATTGCACTTGTTACCGCATTCGCACGTGCTGTTGCTTCTGTTGCAACAATACCATCTGCATATGCGTTTGCTGCTGTTTCTACCGCGTCTGCTTTTGAAGTTGCATCCAGTGCTGCCGCTGCAATAGCTTCTGTCTTAGCTGTATTAGCTTTTGAAGTTGCATCTGCCGCTGCTGTTGAAATTGCACTTGTAACTGCCTGTGAACGTGCTGTTGTTTCTGCTGAAACAATACCATCTGCATATGCCTTTGCATCTGCTTCCGCTTGGTCTGCGTATGCATCTGATGCTGTTTTTGAAGTAGCAATTGCACTTGTGTATGCAGTTGTGATAGCTGTTTCACGACCATCTGTGTATGTTTTCGCACTTGCAATCGCATCAAGCTCTGCTTGGTCAGCATATGCTTGTAGTGATGTTTCAAGTGTTGAACGTGCAGATGTTGCATCTGACGCAAGTGTTGTGATTGCACTATTCAAGTTACCATCTGCACTTTGGAATGCTGCAACGATTTCTGTTAGTGAATCTAATGCTGCGGCATCTGTGTTTGAGATTACATTTGCCACACTTGTTTGAAGTGTTGCAATATCATCTTCGGTTGCTGTAACACGAACATCTAGTGCTGCATCCGCATCCGCACGTGCTGTTGCTTCCGTTGCAACGATACCATCTGCATATGTCTTTGCATCTGCTTCCGCTGCATCCGCATATGCATCTGATGCTGCTTTTGAAGTAGCAATTGAACCTGTGTATGCAGTTGTGATAGCTGTTTCACGGCCATCTGTGTACGCTTTTGCATCAACTAGTGCTGCGTCTGCTTTTGAAGTTGCATCTGCCGCTGCTGTTGAAATTGCATCTGCTTCCGCTTGATCAGCATATGACTGTAGTGATGTAGTTGCTGCTGAAACTGCTGATGTGATGTTACCTGAAACTGCCGCTTGCGCTCTCGCAGTTGTGAAGTATAGGTTGGTTGAACCTTCACCTAGGTTGTCAGTTGACTTGTTACCGAAATCTGTGTCAAAGTTTGATGATTTATATGTTGTAACTGATAGTACGCCTGTACCATTGTTATATGATAGATCACCACTTACTGAGATTAGACCACGTACTTCTGCGTCTGTACGTTCTGTAAATGATAGAACACCAGTTGTTGCGTTGTAACCTAGATCACCCGATACTGAGATTGCCGCTCTTGCACGTACATCTGTGAAGTATAGGTTTGAACCTTCTGCTAGATCACTTGTATCTGATGATGCCAGACCTTGTGTAGAAATAACACCAGTAGCTGCGTCATATGATAGATCACCTGATACTGAGATTGCATTTCTTGCTCTTGCATTTGTGAAGTATAGGTTTGTTGAACCTTCTGCAACGTCATCTGTTGAACCTGATAGTTCTGATAGCTGATCTTTACCTGCAACTGCTGAATCTACATATGACTGTGTAGCATATGAGTTTGCTGTTAGATATGATGCAACACGTGCATTTGTGAAGTAAAGGTTTGTTGAACCTTCACCTAGACCATCTGTTGTTGATGCTGCAAGATTTGTAGCAAAGTTTGCGTCACCACGTGCTGATGTCCAGTAAAGATTTGTACCTTCTGCTAGATCACCTGTGTCTGCCGCTGCAATGTTTGTAGCAAAGTTTGCGTCACCACGTGCTGATGTCCAGTAAAGATTTGTACCTTCTGCTAGATCACCTGTTGATGTTGGCATTGCATAGTAGTTTGAGCCGTTGTTTGTAAACTGCCACTGATTTAGAGTTTCGTTCCAACGAACCTGAACTGCAACATCATCACCACGTAGTACACGAATACCAGCATTTTCTGATGGTGTACCTGATGTGAAATCTGAGTTAAGGTCAATAATGTTGTCCGCAACTGACAGTGTTTGTGTGTTTATTGTTGTTGTAGTACCGTTGATTGTTAGGTTGCCACCGATAGTAACATTTGATGAGAATGTACCAGTTGTACCTGAAATTGCACGTGTTCCGCCAGTGATTTCTGAAACGATTTGTGCATCAACGTATGACTTGTTTGCAGCATCACCTGATGAAACTGGTGTAGCAACTTGCTTAATTAGTGAGCCGTTCATATCGATGTGATCACCGATCTGAATATCACCTGAAATTGAATTTAGTGAACCTTGAATTTGAATACCGTTTGAGCCTACTAGTTGTAGAGCACCTGTACCTAATGTTTCAACTTTAATGTTCTGGTTTGTATCCGCTGACATGCGAATTGTACCCGCAGAGTCTTCAAGAACTTTTGAACCGTTAATGTAAAGTGAGCCAGGACCGATATATGCATCGCGCCACATCATTGTTGGTGAACCCAAGTCATAAGTGATGTTCGCTGATGGAATAATGTGACCTGTCATTCCTAGGTCACCGATAATTGTCACGTCACCATTAAATGATGATGTTGAGTTAACTGATAGTGTACCACCAATAGCAACGTTTGAAGTAAACGTACCTGAAGATGCTGACGAAGCTGCACCTTCACGTGCTAGAGGGAAACCACCAACTGTACTACCATCGTGTACGACAAGCGTTTTCTTGTCTGTATCAACTGTAACTTCGCCCATAAGGCCTGTGAACGAGTTGTGTTGTGTTGTTGTACCACGACGGAACTGAATTGCATATGCTGCCATATTTTTCTCCCGTGTAAATGTTTTAAAATCGATTTTAATAGAGGCGCAGAATCAGGGAACGCTGTGCCTCTATTGTATTTATCGACTATTACATCAAGAGTTATATAACTATTAAATTATGACAACTTCGATTATCTTCATACCATCTGTTAAATCTTCTGTGATTGACTTTGCGAATACTGATCTTCCCATATCTATTTTTCCTACAGATTTAGCGTAACCGGCAACCGTTGAAGTTACTAGTAAGTCGCCTTTGCGCACAGGTCCTACTACTTTACATGGAACTCTACCACGAAGTGCAACATATGGGTGTGTTTGCGAATTACCAGCTTGTGAGTTTAGTTTTAAAGCAGGATTTGTCGAAATTACACCCGCAACTGCTACATCTAAATCAGTTGTCGTAGTTGTGATTTCTGCTTCCCCACCGAACACCACTACCGTACCCGGTTCATATGGTGCATCACTTGCATATCTTTCTGCAAGGTCGGCATATGTTGCTTCTACGGTATGACCATAAATTGTTGCAAATTGATTTGTAGCTGACCCGATACTATACGTATTATCTGAAACGGGGACAATATCAGTGTTAACGTCTGCTAATATAACTTGCGTACTATTCCATAACATGTTATTATTAACATCAGCACTTAATGCATTATCACCAATATTTACAGTTGTTGTTGATAACCATAGCTCATTCCAACGATTTGTGCTTGAACCCAAGTTATATGTAACGTTTGCACTTGGGATGATATTACCTGTCATCGTCAAGTTGCCAACCATAGTGTCATCTGTGTCACTACGCAAGAATTGAGTACTATCTATTCCGTCCAGTAATTCTGCATTTGTGGCAGTAGTAATAGTACCACCAGAAATTTGATAACCAACATGACGAACTAATGCAGTATGTCCCGCAGGTAACGAGGTAGTAAAATACAATGTTGTACCGCTGACGGTATAATCATCTGTTGGAAGTTGTGTAACACCGTCAATGGTAACAATAATCGCAGCCGAACTTCCGGGAGCCGAACTTAACGTATATTGTGATGCACCAGTACCGACAATTTTATCAAATGTAACTGTTGGAACATTTGTCAAATTGTTGAAGTGTACTGCACCAGTACCATCACCTGATAATTCCGTTCTAAGAACATCAACTCGCGCATCCGCTCTAGTATCAGTGTAATAAAGATTTGTGGTCCCTTCACTTAGATTATCTGTTGTGTTATTTGATAGATCATCTTCTATACCATCGATAGTTAATGTACCGTTAACATCGTCATATGTTACAGTAATTGCAGTGCCGCCTTGTATTAGTGCTGCAACTCTATCATCCACACGTTCATCCGTATAATAAAGATTTGTTGTGCCTTCGTTTAAATCATCTGTTGTGTTATTTGATAGATCATCTTCGATTCCATCAATTGTAATAGTATTAGCAACATCATCATATGTGATTGTTATATTAGATCCGGCAACAAGCGCACTCGCCACTGCATCTTGCGCTCTTTCGTCAGTGAAATAAAGATTTGTCGTGCCTTCATTTACACCATCTGTGTCACCAGTGAACACCCCCGCTGTTCCTAGTTCTACATAGAATGATCCATCATTTGTGAATTCCCATTTGTCTGATGTTTCATTCCATCTAATATCTACTTTAGGAGAACTGCCTCGATTTATTTCAAAGCCGGCATTTTCTGTAGGAGCAGTTAATGCATCCAGATCACTGTTTAGCGTAATAATGTTATCCGCTAACAGAATTTCTTGCGTATTGACCGTAGTAGTTGTACCAGATACCGTAAGATCACCTTGAATAGTTACGCTACCATTCGCCTGAATATCATGGAATGTTACATTTTCAGTTGTTGATACATCCTGACCGATAGAAATGACACCTGAAACTTGATCATATATCACACCAGTTCCACCAGAAATACTCGCTCTAACTTGTGTTAACGTTGGTCCGGACACTGTTACCACACCAGTGACATTATCGTAAGAAACTACACCATACGGTGAAGTATCTACCACCGATATTGAGGCTCTTGCTCTCGCATCGGTATAATAGAGATTAGTACCTTCTGTTAGATCACTTGTAGTTGATAACGCTAAGTTTGTTGCAAAATTTGCATCACCGCGGGCTGATGTCCAATATAGGTTTGTTGTGCCTTCGTTTAAATCATCTGTTGTATTATTTGATAGATCATCTTCGATTCCATCAATTGTAATAGTATTAGCAACATCATCATATGTGATTGTTATATTTGAGCCGCCTACTAGTGCAGAAGCAACTGCATCTTGCGCTCTTTCGTCAGTGAAATAAAGGTTAGTTGTACCTTCTACTAGATCATCCGTAGTATTACCAGTCAGACCGTTCGCTGCAATTGTAAGTGTATTAAAAGTGTCATCATACACCAATGATATATTTGTACCAGCAACCAATAGGGATGCAACTCTGTCATCAACCCTTTCATTTGTAAAGTATAGGTTTGTTGTACCTTCGCTTAAATCATCTGTTGTATTATTTGATAGATCGATACCACCAGTTGCTGAGACAGAAATTGTAATAGTATTGGCAACATCGTCATATACGATTGATGTGTTTGTTCCTGCAACAAGCGCACTTGCAACTGCATCCTGCGCTCTTTCATCTGTAAAGTATAAATTGGACCCTTCTGCTAAATCTGTAGTTGAGTAATTTGTAAGGACACTCGTTAGGTTTGCACCATCACCTGTGAAATATGTCGCGTCAACATATCCAGCTGCCGTTACATTGTCAACAGCAACAGAAGCAAAATTAAAGGATGCATCTCCGACATTTATACTTTGGCCTGGTTCTGGGGTGTAACCATCGAAGAACTTAAATACGCCATCGGTTGCATCACGGAAAACACCAGTATGAGCATATGTACCATCATTATAGTTACCAACCCAACCCAAATCTGGATTTGTCACAGTAGATCCGACGTTTAGATAAATCATATTATCTTCAATTGCAAGTTCCGTAGCATTAATAGTTGTAGTGGTACCATCTACTGTTAGGTTTCCACTTATAACAACGTTACCAGTTGCAGTGATATCATTAAATGTGGGATTTGCAGTTGTTGCCACTGACTGTGCAATTGATATCTGACCGTTAGAAATTGAAACGCCAGTTCCCGCACTAAAATGCGCTCTAACTTCTGTAGCAGACGGTCCTGTATAGTTTATCGCGCCCGTAGCAGAGTTATAAACCAGAGAACCGTCACCACCTAGATCATTCACACTAATAGAACTTCTTGCTCTTGCTTGTGTGAAATATAAGTTTAAACCCTCAGTTAAATCATTTGTCGTCTTTGTCGCTAATGCACTATCAAATCTCGCAGTGGTATAATATAAATTTGTACCTTCGGGTATGTTCGTTGTTGTTAGTGACACAGCACCAGTCTGACTGTTAACACTAGTTACCGCACCGGATGCATTGAAACTTAGAGAGTTTGCAACATCATCGTATGTGATAGTAATGTTTGTATGTGTGCCTGCTGCAATTAAATCTGCAACAATGTCTTCGACTTCCTCTGTTACCATTCTGTCTACAAATACTAGATTGTTACTTCCATCAATCGACAGAACTTGGCCAGCGTATCCAGGGACAACATTTAACTTATAAACGTCAACTGCGTTATCATCGATAACAAAATTTGTAATTCTAGTTGTAGCCACTTTAGTCCCCTATTATAATTTCAATACACATTCAACAAGTTTCTCTGCTGAATCGTTATTTGTTTCCAATGCGATTCCCACAAGTTGAGCACCATTAAATTCTACACTTGCACAACCATTGTAGTGTGCATAAACTGCTTCGCCTTTTCGAACCTGTCCTACAACTCTAACTGGAACTCGTCCTTTTAGAGCTATTGCTTGTCCATCTATTGTTTCGTTCATCAAGAATGCAGGTTTTTCCGAGATTACGCCAACTGGTATACTGGCTGTCCCACACTTTGTTATTTCGTATGCTTCATCATATGCAACCTGCATAACCGTACCAACTGGGTGATCGTATTCTACTGTATATTTTTCCGCAAGGTCGGCATAACGTGCCTGAGTAGTAGTTGCTGTTATCAAGTTTGCACTAAAATTGCCACTTGCATCTCTGAATACTATTGTGCTAGGAGTATTTACAGATGTCGCGTTAGATGTCACCGTAAACGTTGTACCTTCACCCGCCGTTCCGGTTAGACCCAGACCGTTACCCGATACTGCTACCGCGCCTGCATAGTTACCAGTAGTATCTGTTCCAAGTGCAACACTGTTTGCTGCAATAGTTGTAGCTATACTAATATTACCAGAACCATCTACTCCTGTTACGGAACCAGTAACATCACCGGTTAAAGATAATGTCCTACTCGTTGCCCATGTTGTTGCAGTAGTAGCGTTACCGCTCAATGCTGCGGTTATTATGCCTGCTGAAAAATTACCACTTGCGTCTCGTAATACAATTCTATTTGCAGTATTAGATGATGTTGAACCATGTACAGACGTTGCAGTTTCATGGACATATGCCCAATTAGATGATATAGATGTTGTCGTAGCGCCTGAAACCGAAGTATCATGAATTGGTCTCCACGTATCAGTATCAGTGGACGAGAATGTTATTGTTTTTGTACCACTGTCAAATGCAACTGTAGTCGCGCCTGTACCTGCAAACCTAACTTGATTAGTTGCGTTAACTGCAAACTGTTGTGTGCCAGCAGAGTTCGCAACTCTCCAATCAGTAGTATCAGTGTAGGTTGAGTTAACTGTAATGGTGTTATCGGTAGCAGAATAACCAAGTGACACGTTAGTTCCTGCAACAAATGAAACTCTCTCGTTTGAAGAAATTTGCCCTCTATCTGTTCCAGCAACAGACAAGTTCCAACCACCATAATTATCATATGCGTGTGTATGACTAATAGGTGCATATCTTGCATCTGATTCTGTCTCTGTGAAATATCTACCATCGTGGGTATGACTATCGTTTGCTACTGTTGCAGCAATGTTGATTGTTCCATTGCCTAGATTTGTCAGAGTCGCATTGCCTGAACCAGAAACATCGCCACTTAGGTTTACAGTTACGATTGGGTCTGGCACATTCTGCAAATAAGACCAATCTACTGTACCTTCAAATGACGCTGCTTGAACTATACCCAATGAGAAAGAAGCGTCACCGGTGTTAATATCTCCTTGAACCTCAGGATCGTACTCATCAAAGAATTTCCACTTCTCATCTGTTACATCAAAGAATAAACCATTGTGCGTATACCCGACACCGCTTGTTCCAGTGTTTCTGTTGCCGGCAAATCCAACGTCAACGTTTACAGGTGCTGCCGTGCCACTCCATGTGTCATTCACCGCATGTCCGGTTGTTGCGTTGAATTCTATGTAAATATTGTCCGATAGTAATTGCTGTGCACCAGTTATCGCAACACCAGTTGCCTCTGTTGTTGAAAAATTGTCTAAACTCCACTCAAACGTGTCTGGTGTACCAGTTGAATCAATTCTTACGTAGAATGTTTTAGTTGTAAGACCGTTGTAGTGTCCCACCAAAATAGCATCGTCTAAACCTGTACCAGTGTATATCGTGTTGGTATCACCTATAGTATCACCACTATTAAGATACATAAAGTTGTTTGAAATTTTAAGATTGTTAACTGATGAAATATTTTGTGATCCAAGAACTGTAAAATCACCACCGATAGTCAAGTTACCGTCAACTCGTGCATTTCCAGAGGTTCTTATTTCTTCGAATGAGTGTTGTTGTGTCGATACGTAGATAGAACCATCAGTTGCATCACTAACAACACAAATGCCAATTTCATGTGGGAAGTTTGGATATGTTGCGGCTGTAAGTTGTAATACACCATCAGATGGCCCTACGTGTACGTATCCGCCCGTAATAAGATTACTAGTGTTTAATCCGCGAACTACACCTTTTGTTGTGACATAACCATAAGTACCTGCTTCAATATCGTGTGTCGCCAAACCTACTGCATTGTAGGTGTTAACAGAGTTGGCATTCGCAAGTGCAATTGTAGGCCAGCCGCTATTAGTACCAGAAATATAAACTGGCTTACCATTTCCAATAGTAGATGCAGTACCATTATATACACGTATCCATTGTTCTTGACCGATCTGTAACGTAATGTCTGGTTCTTGGTTATATACTGCAAGAGTTTTGTTCACATTGTCGTAAAACAGCGTACCCTCTGCAAATGTAGGAGAACCTGTTGTAACATCAAAATGAATATGATCCAAACTTTCTACACTATTTGCAGTTATAGCATCGAATGTTACGTTTGCAGTTGTAGCAACATTCTGACCTATTGAAATTTCACCAGTTGTGTTATTATATGTTACTCCAGTCCCACCAGATAACGCGGCTCTTGCTCTAGTGTCTGTGTAATATAGGTTAGAACCTTCTGCTAAATCTGTGGTTGTATTATTTGATAAATTGTCTTCAATGCCGTCAATTGTCAGCGTACCAGCAACATCATCATATGTTAATGTAATTGCTGTACCTGCTACCAAGAGGTTCGAAACTCTATCATCGACTCTTTCGTCTGTATAGTACAGATTGGTCGAACCTTCAGTCAAATCGTCTGTTGTATTACCTGTTAAACCATTTGCACTTACAGTAAGTGTGCCCAATCCATCATCATATGTAATGTCAATATTTGTACCTGCAACAAGTAATGCTGCAACCCTGTCATCGACCCTCTCATCTGTAAAATATAGATTTGTCGATCCTTCTGGTAAGTCATCAGTGTTTGTGCCTATAAAATATCCAACAGTTGAATGATTTCCCCAACCGTAAGCTGTGTTCCAATTTGAAATGTCAGTTGTCGCGATTGATTTTACATGCGCAGGGACAGTTGGGTCTGTTTCTGTCGTCAAATATCCAGCATCGTTTGCAAAAACAGATATATTGCTACCAGATACAACATAGTTTGAATCATTTACAAAAACGCTTACATTTGCACCAGAAGATACATATGCGACATCGTTATTGAATATTGATACGTTTGAACCTGTTACTACATAACCGGGATTATTCGTAAACAGTGATAAATCGTCGCCTACAGAAACATATTGAGAGTCATTCGTGAAATACGACACATTTGTAGGTTCATTGTATGACAGATTTATTGTTCCTCCCTGCCCTAATACTATTGTGCCACCGCCCGACAAGTCTCCAGTAGTAGTTACAACAATTTGTTTATTACCTTCGACTACCAGACCTGCTGTTGGTCCAAATACATCTGAATTCAGATGATTATAATGAACCTCTGCATTTCCTAGAACTAATCCGCTTACTTTTGTTACCATATTACATCATACTCACAAATACTTCCACGATGCCAGGTGCTACTCCCGACTTATCTTCAATTGCTTTACCGATTACTGTACCGACTAGTATTTCGCTGTCTAGTGCTGCTTTAGCGTGGCCTGGTACATTTGATGTAACCAAAAGATCACCCTTTTTAACAACACCTACTACTTTACAAGGCACTCTACCTTTTAGTGCAATTGCTGGATGTGTTTGCGAATTCCCCGCCTTTGAATTCATTAAATATGCAGGTTCTGTTGATATAACGCCTGCTACCGCACGATCTGCGATTTTTGTTGTTGTAGTTACTTCTGCTTCACCACCAAATACTAACACTGTGCCCGGTTCGTATGGTGCATCGGCTGAATATCGTTCTGCCAAGTCAGCGTATGTAGCTTCGACTGTGTGCCCGTAAATTACATTCCATTGTTCTGTTGGCGTTCCCAAATCATATGTCGCATCAACGCTTGGGTTAATGCTACCTGATACTGTATTTGTAGCATCGTTAACCATATGATTTGTAGGAGTATTTGTAAAGTTATTATAATCTAGATAATATGCACCGTGTTGGGCGTCTAGTGTGTCTGCATCAGTGATAGATGTTGATGTAGTCAACGATGCCAACTTATGTACAGTCATAACCGAGTTTAGCGGCAATGGCGATGCAAGTGTCAGCGTGTTACCCGATATTGTGTATGCTGTCGTCGGCGTCTGTGCAGCGCCATCAATGTGTGCAATAACGTGCCAATCTTGTGTCACAGTATATGGTAGAATGTAAACTGAATTTGAACCTGTACCAGTAAATGAATTGTATTCTAAAGAATTTATCTTTTGTGCAGTATCAATAACAATCTCATCACCGACAACCGTAATTGTAATGTCGTTGTTTGAACCTTGAACAAATGATCTGAACTTATCCTGATCTGGGTCACTATTATCTAGTACAAAAGCACCCGTACCAATGTTTATTGCGTCTGATTTTACATTAAATTCAGTCCAATCTAAGTTAGTAAGTCCGGCACCTAGCTGATAAACAGTTTGATCACTCTGTTGATAAACCAACATACCATGTGTACGTCTTGGCGCTGGTATATTATCTCGTTCCGTCTGATCTGCTACTTCTCTGTAGCCACCTTTAGCGTAGATACTAGCATGTGTTGGATACACATCATCTGTATCTGTCGGTGCGATCATACCTGTTAAGTTAACTGCTCCCGTAATCTGTGTCATGTTAGCTTACTCCAATCGTGATTGCGCCTACAATCGTATATGTTGTTCTATGTACGTAATAATCTGTTGTAGCACCGTATGCATTTGTAAGCGACAATGTGTATGCAGGTTCCATTGCCACACCAAATCCAGTTGCTTGATCTATAAATGATGTCTTCAAACCAAATGATGTAGGATACGCCATCCATTTATAATCGCCGCCAGCAAATGTTTTATTTCCTGTGAAATTACTACTCAGCGTTGTATTTAATAGAGATTCTACACCCGCTTCATTTAGCACTGCATCTGGACTTGTACCATAGAATGTACGCCATCTCCAACTTACAGTAAAGTTTCTTGTAAATGTTGCAGTCTGTGTATCAGTAGCAGAAATTTGCCACGTGTTGTTTGTTGCACTTGTTTTAACAACTTCGGCAGCAAGTGTTAAAAGTTCTGTGCCATCGTTAGTTAGACTTGAACCAAGTGTAATACTGTTTGTAATATCTTCGATAACAATACTATCTGCTACAATATTGGAACTGTTACTTGTACTCCAAGTAAATGTATATGTACCTGCAGGAATACTTTCTCCTACTTCTAGTGTAGTAGGTTGTCCGCTTATTGAAAATGCAGTAAATGTAGGATCTTGATACGGATAAAGAAGACCAGTGAACATATCTTGTAACGAAACTGTATCGAATGTTGTACCGGCATCGTAACCACCAACCGCAACTGGCATTGGGGTTGCATTAGTATATGTTTGTACCGGGTGTGAATTATCTACATAATCTTTTGTGACGTATTCATTTGCTGTTAGATAGTCACCAACACGCGTGTCCGTATAATAAAGATTTACTACACCCTCTGCTAGGTCATCGGTTGTGTAGTTTAAAAGTATGTCAGTAAGATTTGAACCGTCACCGGATAACGAAGCCGCAGTAATCGAACCCGATGTGAATACATCTTTGTCCTCGAAACTCCATCTATCCGCAGTTTCGTCCCATGTCAACAATACGTTAGGATCATCACCTCTGTTTATTTCAATACCAACATCATCTGTAGCGGGTCCGGTATGATCACCATTCAATAAAATGTAGCTATCCGAAAAGGTAACTGTTTCCGCATTTGCTGTTGTCGTAGTTCCCTGAACTGTAAGATTACCTTTGATTATAAGCGTACCATTTCTTGATTCAATAACAGCATCATTTGCGCCATTATCGAAAAGAACTTTTTCGCCTCTCAGAAATAATCTATCACCGAATTTAATTTGTTCTGCCATGTTTTCTTCCTAGAAAAATATACTAAGTCTATTTATCTGATTAAGACAGAACATAATAAAAAACCCGGAAGTTTCCTCCCGGGTTTCTTAATTTAATTTTCGTAACTATTATACGAATGCTAGGTTTGAAACTGCGATCTTTGATACGTAGTCTGCTGCGTTACCTAGTGATGATGCTGTGTTTGTTAGCTCAACGTAACCGTAGCGTGTCATGAATGATACTACTGGTTCGAATGTTGCTGGGTCAACTACAACGCCTGATGACATTAGCGGTACGTATGGGCAGTAGAATGCTGCTGCGTCGATTTCGCCTTGACCTTTGTAACCTAGTAGAACTGGTGCTGTGTCATTTGCGTATGTGTTTACATAAACGCGCATTGTACCGTTTAGAGTACCAACGAACTTTGTGTTTGTTGGTGCTTCAAATGTACCTTCTGTTGTACGTGCGAAAGCTGATGTTGTTGCTGACTGTAGCACTGTTAGTGCTGCTGGTGAAACAACTGCCCAGTTTGCTGCGCCACGGCGTGTACGCTGTGCAACTAGGTTTGCTTGCTGGTTGATTAGTGTTGCTAGAACAGCGTGACGGTCGCCAACGAATGTTGGTGTACCTGTGAATGTGCCGTTCATGTCGAATGCTGCACCCTGAGTTGCTAGGTTTTCTAGTGAACCTAGGATCTCTTGGTCGATTTCTGCTGTGATTTCCATAGCAAGTGCTGCCATGATTTCTGCTTCGATATCTAGACCGTGCATTGCGTTAGCATCTTGTGCTGCTTCGAATGTCCAACGTGCTGATAGCTTACGTGTTTTTGCTTCAACAGTTTGCTTTAGAACTTGGATTGACATACGGTTACCCGCCGCGCCTTCTAGTGCTGCTGTTGATAGAGGTGCAGTTGTGCCGTTACCTGAGTATGACTTTGCAATATCAAATGGTGATAGTGCTTCTGAACCTGCTGTTGTTGCGCCTGCGTTGTCTGCATAACGAACACGTAGTGTGTGGATCTGACCAACTGGGCCAGTCATTGGCTGAACGCCGATGATTTCGTTTGCAATAACTGTTGGCATAACGCGACGGATTACTGGAAGAATAACTTTGTTTAGTGTTGCAATGTTACCTGCCTGTGTTCCACCCGCTGTTGCGTTTTCGTTTAGTGCTTTCTTTGTGTTTTCTAGAACTGATGACATAACATCACGCTTTGTGCCTGCTAGACCTTCTAGTAGTGCCGCACGTGTGTTTTCCCAGTTGTTGCCTTCAAAAAGATTTTCCATCTTTTAACTCCTGTATCTGGTTAAATTACTTCAAGCCTGCTAACTTCTTTAGCTGGATGATATCGGCATCGCCATCTGATGATTTTACTTCGGTTGTCGCAGCGCGATCACCAGTATGTTCAGTCACTTTGCCTTCTGTTAGGGTTTGTTTTGTTTCAGTTTTTGCTGAAACTGTTTCATTAAGAACTGCTGGTAGATATTTCTTAAAAGCAGTTTTTAAGTTCTCTGTTTTTACTGATTCAAGAAGATCAGTCATTACAGAACGCTTGTCTTTTGCAAGTGGTGCTAGTAGACTTTCTAGAACTGCTTTGCGGTTCATGCGGTCTTCCATTACACGTGCTTTACGCTTTGCGTCTGTGATAGCTGCGTCTTTTTCAGCGATCATTGATTCTAGCTCTACAACTTTTTGAGCAGATTCGTCTAGCTTTTTGTTCATCTTTGCAACTTCTGTGCCTTCGTTTAGCTGTGAAGCCATGAATTCACCTGCAAATGCTTCGAACAACTTACGACCAAATTCATTTTCTTTAGCCGCGTGAATGTCCTCTTTTAGCATTTTGATTTCTGAACGTAGAGCATTTGAGATTGTTGTCTCAACTAGCTCTGCTGAACGCTTGACAAAAGATTCTTTTGTTTTATTAAGAAGTGTCTTGCCTTCTGCTACTAGGCGTACTTTAGTTTCTACTAGTTCTGCCTTATCTTTGTGGAACTCTGCTAGTTCACGTGAAAGTTGTTTTACAACGAACTGCTTAGTTGTTTCTAAGTTTTCGTTCATCTTTGCACGATCTACACGTAGTTCTTTAACTTCTGTTGCAAGCTGAGAAGTAATGAATGATTCGAGGATTTTTGCGTGTTCTGAAATTGCTTTCTTGTACGCAACACGTTCTGCGATTAGAGCCTCGCGGTCTGTCTTGAACTCTTCCATTTCAGCACGGATTGTTTCGTTTAGCATGTTATCCATAGCTTCAACAATCACTGATTTGTCGTGTTCAAACTTCTGTGCGAACTCCTCACGCAACTCGGCTGTAATCTCCTCTCTTGCTTCGTTTAGTTTTGCTTCCATAGCCTCTTTGATAGCCGCACCAGCTTCTTCGCTTAGTGCGCCCGACTCTAGAAGATTAGCAAGGATTTCATTTGCCATTGTTGCTTCTCCTGTTTACAGTTTAAGTTCACGAATGAACTTCACTATTTGCTCTGACAAGTACTTCTGTGCAGCCTTGTCATGTTTAACATCTTGTGCCAACTGCCATGTTTGGTAGCCGCCACGCATGTTCATTAGTCCTTCGTAGATAGCTTTTGGGTACGCATTTGGCGCACTTGGCTGTGCTACGATATCCACTGTGACAATCTCAAAGTTGTTCACATTACCCTGATTATCAACCTCACCTGAACCACGTGATGAGACACCTAAGGTAGCGCCTGATTCGATTAATGTTCTAATGATGTTGCCCATTGGTGTAGGAACGATTTTAAGTTTACCAAAGCCGTTAGGACCATCCATCCACATATTTTCAATAATGTGAGACACACGGTCTACGTTGACTGTTAGTTCTGGTGGGTGGTCACATTCACCAAGAACTGGGAAACCGTCAGCAATTTTCTTCTGTACGCTTTCCACCGCTCTTGTGATTTCTGAAACCGGGTATACTCGCTGGTTAGCATTCTTAACGCCGCCTTGGACGAAAATGCCTTCCATAAACATACTCTTTTCACCATTCTCACTTTCAACGATACGTGACTTCACATTCGCTTGATTGTGTGATAATCTTTCAATAAGAACGGTCATTGGTTTCTCCAAATAAGATTAAATTAGTGTAGTGACTTTGTGTTTACACCATTGTCACCTGGCTTCGCGTTCTGACCCTTCATTGCTGGTGCTTTTGAATTGCCTGATACGTTCACGTTGCCTGTTGACATTGCTTTAGGTGCTGCGCCTTTGCCGCCTGATGTGTTACCATCTTTTGTGCGGATTGGTGCTGCGTTTGAGTCATCGCCAGGACGCTTTGGATTTGCGTTTACTGTTGATTTGTTCTGTACGCCGTTGTCACCTTTTTTTGCTGAAACTTGTGTTACATATTCATCAAGTTTTTCTTCATCATCTGATTCTTCTAGTTCTTCTGAATCGTCTTCTGATTCTTCTAGTTCTAGTTCAAATGATTCTTCAACTTCGTCTTCATCTGCGTCGAATTCAATTTCTTCACCTTCTTCTTCGTCACCGAAGTCGTGGCCTTCTTCTTCTTCGCCTGCCATGATCTTTTCGAATTCTGCTTCTAGATCAGCTAGTGCTGCTTCTAGGTCATCAACGCGTGTTTCAACGTCGCCTTCTGCTTCGTCGTCGCCCATTTCTAGGTCGTCAACTGCTTCTTCGTCGTCCATTTCGTCTTCGTCATAGAATTCTTCATTGTCGATTTCTTCTGAATCTGATTCGATATCTTCGATTGAATCTTCTGCATCAAATTCATTTGCTTCATCAACGATTTCTTCATCGTCTTCTGACTCGTCTAGATCCTCTAGGTCTTCTTCTACAACTTCATCGCTTTCGTTTAGAAGTTCTTCGTGGATTTGACGAGCGTTTTCTACGATAAACTCGTGAAGTAGCTCTTCCGCTGCTTCATGCTCCTCGTTGATAAGAAGCTCTAGTACTTGTTCTAACTTACTTCTTGACATTATAAGTCTCCTTCTTATCATTATGCCACAAAGAGTGTGGCAAAGTTGTAAAAACACTATTGTTTTATTACAATAGTATTTACTATCTATATAACTATTTAATATGGAAATACGCAAAAACGGCGGGTTTTTGCGTATAGTTTGGTGTAGAGATATTTAGTAAAGTGCTTTTAAAAGATAAGATAGCAGTTTTTGATGTAAATTACATCTCTAATTCGCCACCTGCATCTTCACCACCGGCAGAACCACCATACATTCTTGAAATTTGGTTTGACTTGATACCATCTTCATACTTACGATATTCACGAATTTTACGAAGTTTGGATAGGTGTTCAAGTGTTAGACGATGCTTTCTTGTATCGTCTAACTCAATAGAATTGTGGTTATCTAGTTCTGGAGAATAATTCTCTTTAAGTTCTGTATATCTCATGATAGTATTTATACTTCTTCCTCTGGTTCTGCGTTTTCTTCACCAGAAATAACCGAACCTTCGTCAGTTGTATCTCCCATATCATCACCGATATCAAAATCTTCTGCGCCACCCATGTCGCCGACTGGAGGGGCAGCGCCCACGCCTTTTAGACCGTCTGCTGCACCGGAGAGTGCGTCATCTTCACCGTGTTCTTCGCGCCACATCTTTTCGTTTTCTAGAATTTCATCTTCTGTCATACCTAAGAAACGCTTCATAGCAAAACGCTTACTGATGTATTCAGCATCCGCAATACTTGTAAATACTTGCATCATCACGCTATCGACTTCTGCTTGGCGGTACTTACCGAAGTTTTGTGGTTCGTTGAAGCTAATATCAAATAGTGAACTTTCCACTTGAATACCTCGGTGCTTACAGAACATTTTAAATTCACGATCTAGTTCTTCGACCACAAGAGATTGGATACGTTCACAAAATTTCACAAAACGAAATTCTTGTATCATCGCAGTACCGACACGCCCGTCACTAAACGCTGCGCCGGGATCACCGTCACTTGCACCAAGATAGCTAGGTGGAACACGAAGACCACGAAGTAGTTTGTTGTTGAAGAATCGCAAGTCGTCAATCTGACCTAGATTTTCACCGCCAGGTAGAGTTTCAACTTTTGAACCACGTCCTTCTGATGTTTGAGCAAAGAAGTAGTCTTCCATAATTGATAGTGGGTTGTATGCACTATCTGTGATGTTTTGACCACCACCAGTTTTTGACGGAATACGTCTTTGGTGAATTTCATTCTTAATGCGTTCTAGGTGCGCTCTTGCTTTGTGTGTTGGCATTGAACCAACGTCAATATAGAATACTCTGCGTTCCGGCGCACGTTGAACACGATAAATTAGAATTGCGTCTTCTAGTAATTCTTTTTGTTTGTAAACTTTAAACACAGGTTCTAGTATACTAGTGCCGAATGGCCAGTAACCGTCTGCACCCTCGTTTAGGGATATATGAACGATATGTGATGCATCAATCGGTGTTGACGTTTGTTCAGTAGTTGCTCTTGCTCCGCCTGCAACAGTACCCGCATAACCTTGAGTTGTGTTAACATTTATATTAACTGGTCTGCCCATAGCACCCGAACCTGTTTGGGATAACTTGTTTTGGTCCGCAGTGATATTCATGCTTTCTAAGTTAATATCAATGTCACGAATGTAATACGCTTCTGGCTTTTTACCTTTACCTTCGTTTACAATAATCTTATCTAGTTTTGCAGGATCTACCCAATACAATTTGTATGTTTCTGGATCACGCACAAAAATCTGATCACCATACTTAATAGTGTTACGGAAAATACGGAAAATGCGCTTGTGCATTTCATTTAGATTACACCATTGGCGCAATGCATTGCGCAGAACTTCGCTTTCACTTTCGCTTGGGTCTTCGTTATAATCAATCTTGAATGGAAGTTTTGTTTCATTGTCTGCAATTGTCGAAAATTCAGCAATAACGTCAAGTGCAGCGTTAACTTCACTATCCATATCCATGTTGTCATATTGACCGTAACGTTGGGTACGGTTAGGTTGTCCCTGATAAACTTCAGGTAGCCAACTACTATAACGTTTATTCGATGCATCACCTGCACTTGCTGTATTTGATGCTGGCATCGCTGTTGTATTTCTTGCAATCCCATCATACGTTTTAAAGTATTTTTTCCAACTCATTTATGTTATCCCATTTTTGCTATTATAGCATTATTTTGTTTATATGTAAAGTGTGTTTATGGTACAACTGCACCGCGAATTCTTCTCAATTCGGCAATCATACGCTCAAACTGAGAATTACTCATTTCTTCTCGCATCGCTTTAGCAGTGTCAGTATTACCTGTCAATTCAGTAATAATAGCATTTAGGTCGGATGCAGATATATTACCATTGTTTCTAGCACCCTCAAGTACAGAAACTAAACCTTCTAACTCTTTATCATCAAAACCCAATTCACTTAACCCGCCGCCGGTACTTGTTTGTCTTTGTACTAATCCTACTAAATTACTGGCAGAAAGACCTATTGTCCCATTAGCATTTTGTGTACTTAATCCCAAACTACTATCAAGCATGTCTCTCATAATTTGGTGACCTTGCGCTACAAATGCATTCTGTCTTCTATAGAATGCGTTGTTCCAGAAACCAGAATACGCATCGCTACCACGTGACAATGACTCTGATACTGCATCTGCTAATGGAACAAGTAAATCCTGACTTATCGTGTCGGAAGAAACTGCTGCCTCGGCACCAGATATAAAATTAGGTAAGAAACTTTCAGTACCCTGCAATAATTCACCAGAAATATCAGACGAACTTGCCCCTAGCCCGTTAATTTCACGCAACGAATCTGTCAAGTACCCCATAGATAATGCTGCCGCATTCATTGCCCCAGCCGCAGTATCTAATGCTATGGCGCCAGCAGATAATGCAATATCCATTGCATCTGCTACTATCGGTGCCGATTCTTCACCCGCTCTTGCAATAGTACCACTGAAATTATTCAATGCAGTCGTTTGCGTACCCAAAGTAGTTTCAAGACTATCAAACGCACCTGTAATACTTGTTCCAACACCTTCAAGTCTTTGTACTAGTAAACGCTGTGCATCTTGGAATTGTGATGCGGCCGCGTCATCTGCTGTCGTTGTGAATCCCGCGTCTGCAAATCTTGATGGGTCTGCAAATTTTACAACTTCTGAAATTAGACGTTGTGAATCTGCATCCATTGCCGCAAGCTGTCTGGTTAGATCATCACTGGTCATCATATCTCTCAATTGACCACCGTATAGTGCTTGCAATTCTGCGGCAGATGCGCCGTTTCTCATAGCAGTTGACATTTCGTCAATAAAACCCAACAATGGCATTAGTACCGGTTGGGACATCATTTCCATGTATTGCGGAGTTATCTGAAAGCGTTCTCTATCTAATGCACCTAATGAAATGAACTCACCCAGAGAACCAAATGTAGCAGTCATTTGTGACACTGATGCTTGTAGTTCTGGGCTAACATCTCTGCCCATAGTAGCAATAAGTGCAGTTAAGTCATCTCTCTCAAAAACACCAGTAAGAAGGTCTGCTGCCTCTTCAAGAGAAATTTTCATTGTATTTGATGTCGAAACCACTGCATCCATAAAAGCGTTCATACCTCGGTCGCGTCTTGCTTCTGTCATCTGACTTAGTTGTCCTAGATTTTTTTGTGTTTCTAAGAAGTCGCCCGCAAGGTTGATAACTTGCCCGAATTGCATATTGTATCTACCTATGTAGTCCTGTCCATATGCAAGTTCGTTAACAAAATCCATAGAATTCTTAACACCGTAAATACCCACGGCTCCAGAAAACTTTTGAACCATATCAGATGCTTCTGCCATCGTAAAACCGGTTTCTTTCACTTGTATTGCCAAGTCAGCAAATGATGTGTTAAGTCCAGATAGAGCACCACGTTGTCTTAATTCAGTTGCGAATTCGTATCGCTCAGTTATTAATGTCATTGAGTAATCATTGACTGCATTAATCAACGCCATACCAGCAGTAGTTAACTCTGCCATTAGTTTACCCGCACCTGCCCCAATCACTGCGCCTAAAGGACCGCCAACTGCGCCGCCAGCTTGTGCACCTGCTGCTATTCCTAATGCATCTGCGACATTTTCTAGTGCAGGAGTAACAGTTGCGGCAAAATCTCCCATCGGATTATCCCCGTTCATTCTAGTTGGAAGATTTCTAATAGATTTTGTCAATTCTGCAAAATCTGCACCAGAAATAGCGTTACTACCGTTCTCTTTTAGAATTGTCTTTATATCTTCAAATGATTCAAGACTAAGCTCAAGTGCTGCCATGGTGTCATCATGATCATTGATCATTTGAGTCAATTTATCTGCGGTAATATCTGTACCTTTTAAAATGTCACGTTGAATGTCTGTTAACTTTATAGAAAGATCACCTATAGCTGCAATTAACCCAGGAAAATATCTATCTTGATTTTTAGCAACATCTGAAACTTCTTTACCTACTTTGTCTACTGCTTCTTCGACCGAACCCAAAGATTTATCATTGTCACGACTAGATTTCTTTATTTCTTCAATAACGTTTCTTAATTCATCGTTGGTGACCCCACCAGTCGCAATTGACTTAGCCAAGAGGTTTACTAATTTAGAACTGTTTGAAGATTGTATCTTTGCATTGTCCAGCAATGAACGCTGCGTTGCTTCTAACGCCCAATCTGGAATAGTACCCGGTACATAACCACCTATAATTACTTCATCTGACATATTTTTCTCTTGACAATATTAAGTTAGCAGTTTATAATAAGTTAAATACAAGTATATCTAACTATTAAATAATGACTTTTTGTATTTATCTACGGAGAAACAAATGACTTCTAACCCATTAGGGAAATATTTCAGAAGACCTGTAATTTATATTTCATTACCTACGAATGGTATTTTCAATCCAGAAATTGATCAATCTATGATCAATGACATTGGCATTCTACCAATGACCGCACTAGATGAAATAAGTCTTCGTAACCCAGATGCACTACTAAACGGTGACGCAATGATTAGTCTGATACGTAGTTGCGTTCCGTCAATACCAGACCCAAAGAAACTTGCCAACATTGATATCGATGCTCTTTATCTTGCTATACGTTATGCAACAAGCGGTAAAGATATTGAGATTGAACATAAATGTAGCAAATGCGAAGAAACAAACAATTTCAGTGTTGATATCAACTTTATCTTAAACAAGTTTCCGGATATACACGAAGCACCTGTAATCGAATATGACGATATAAAAATTCATGTTCGACCACCAACAATCGACAGTGTTACCAAATTGTCGTTGATTGAAATGGAGCAAAACCGTATTCTAAAAGATATAAAGACTATTATAGAAAGTGACACAGAAAACAAAGAAGAAGAATCCGCAAAACGTTTCTACAATAGCTATATGAAAATAGCACAACATAACATCGATATGATGTCTGACTGCATACTGTATGTTGAACTACCCGATGGACAAAAAATTACAAATAGTGAACATCTACAGGAATTCGCCAACAATATGGAAGGTAAGCTAACTGCACAAGTTAATGCAGAAATTAAAAAGCTGACCAAGAAACCAGAAGATGCAACTCATATGGAAATAACATGCCCAAATTGCGGCAATGTTGAAAAGACGGTTCTCGAGGTGAACCCAGTAAATTTTTCCTCGGCTGGCTAACTAACGCCAGCTACCAGGATCTTGAACAAAGACAAGAAAATTTTAAAAAAGAACTTGACACGACTCATAAGAATCTGATAAAATTAACATGGTATATGAGAGGCGGTGTATCACTTACAGAGATATACGACATGCCTCTTAATCATATAAACTACATAAACGAACTAATACAAGACAACATTGAATTTAGTAAAAAAGTAAAACAAGTTGTTTTCTAGGCTAATATAATACTAATATAACATCTAATATCTATCCCAATCAGAAAACTAATATTACATCTAATATAGGCACATAGAAAGGCACAAAACATGGCTAATATCTATCCGTACATAGTGGAATCGTTGATTGGGTTGCCAATCCGGGATTGAGTCTGCCAGCTGAAACATGCTGTTGCCGTCAGATTAGAGGGGATGAACTCCCTTATGCTTCTCGTTAACCACACATAAGAGTGTTCTTAATATAAAACAGCCGTGGCTCTAAAGGTCGCGGTTGACCAGTTTCCGTGCATATGCACATACCGATGATAGGTTACTATAACGCTATCAGTTTTACATTATTTCGTCTGTTTGGGATTTTGTAAGGCGCCGTTGGTCCGAAAGGAGCAATACTGAGTGATGGGGGGATCGCCAACCGACCCCGTAGTATCTGGCTACTAGCTCTAAAACAGAGGCGATGAAGCTATGGCAAGTCCATAATTTTTTCCGCAGTTGTCCTGGCAACAGGGCAATTGTGGCTCAGCCGCAGGCAAGTAATTAAATAGAATATAATATATCCCATTGATAATTAGATTATGAATATATAAATTAAACAAAGACCGAATAAATCGAATGAGTGAAACGACATGAGATTTATGAAGGGATTAGGTCTGAAAGACCTTAGAACGATGAAAGAGAAATGAACAAATGCCTAGTAAAAGTAAAACTAAGGGATCTGGATATGAAAGAGAACAAGCAAAACTATTAATGGATACGTATGGCGGTAGTTTTGTACGTGTACCTAACTCTGGTGCTTTTATAGGTGGTAGTAATTTCCACAGAGCGCAGCATCTAAGTGAAGGACAGGTGCGTGGATTTAAAGGGGATATTATTCCACCAGATGATTGGAAGTATTTTAATTGTGAATGTAAATTTTACGGCGATTTCACATTCCATCAACTTCTATCTGATGGACATCTTCCGATACTTGAAAAATGGATAGATCAAACAATGGAAATCGCAGATGATAGGGATATCAATATCATCTTTATGAAGTTCAATCGCAAAGGAACTTTTGTGGCGTTTCAAAAGAAACTTATTACTAATTCAGATTGGGATGTAAAAAAATACGTTACATATGAAAGTAAAAATCAGGGCGAATGGATTTTTACTAGTTCGCAGCAATTCTGGGAATTTAATAAGACTGTATTTGAACGAGATTGTATTAACGGTACTGATGCAATTTAAAGCCATCTATAGATACCAATAGCATCAATAATCACATAGATACCGCTACTCATGATGATACCTGGGTAGCGGTTTATTGTTGCAAAAATACCCATCATGGTATCTTTAATAAAGAAAAGACACATGGCATAAAATACCCATGTGTCTCCAATATTGAACGAAACGATTGCTGCGGCAGTGCAGCCCGTGATCATTTGCGCCCATTCAAGAAATTTACTAATACTCATATGAGTATTTAGATTAATCTTTCTTTTTGTTTACAGGACGACGGAATTTGTACTTCATATCTTTGGCTTCTGTTGAGTCGCCAGTTTTGAGTTTTGTAATCTTTCCTCCGTTCTTTAGAAAATTTTCAATTTCTGATTCGATTTCCTTTTTACTTTCGATTCCACGGTCTGATAGATTATTTGTAATACTCATAGTGTTTCCTTTTCGCTATATTGATATTTATCTTAGTAGTTATTAGTCGTCTCGCGTCCCAAAGCCATAATCGATTACGACTGGGAAACGAGGTATGCCGTCTGGTGTAGGCGTGAAGTATCTAAGAGTTGCCCAATCTGGGACTTTTCTACTCTCAAATAGTTTCCTCAATTCCGGTTGTTTACCTCTAACACCTGCACCAAACATCTTACCATCTGGTGTTTCTAAAATAAAGCGTTTAACGTGTCCACTCCAATTACCTTGACCTTCTTCGACTGAAACAACTGTAAATTCATCTGTTATAAACTCTTTACGTTTCAAAAGATTTTTAGAACGTTTTGTTTCATACGGTTTGTTAAAACGTATCATTTGGCCTTCGTAACCACGTTCTAGGAAGTTTTCATACAAATCGTCACAGTGCTTATCGTCCATTACGTATATTGTTTCAACTGACATAACATACTCACATTGTGAAATAAGCGATCTAGCGTATTTTATTCTATCACCGAATTCTGCATCTGTATCGTTTACATCAAACATATCATATACGTGATATTGAACCAGGGATTTTGAATCGCTAAGATTAGATTTTGTTAGTTTTGTTTTCCTCACCAAAGATGTAATCTTGTTAAAGTCGTCTTTAAGTTCGTGATTGTACAATTCACCGTCAATTACAATGTTTGTATGTTCATCAAAGATATGTTTGATAGATTCCCAAACGTGTGGAATGGAAACAATCTCTTTCCCGGTTCTACTCCAAAGTCCATCGTTTTTTGCTATACAACGTATGCCATCTAATTTTGGCTGTACGTATATTTTTTCTGCTTCAAAATCTATTGGGTCTTTCAGTTTCGAAAAATCATTTGCAAGCATTGGTTCAAATTTACTATATGAACCCAAGTCATTTAAATCTTTTACATAACCATCTTCTAGTTTTGCAGTGTAATTTGACTTGATTTCTTTATGCGCTTGGGACACGGAAGTGGTTGCGTTTTTCTTCCCTACATTTTTAGGTTTACACGCACGCCACTCTGATGTAACAAGTGATCCATTTTCTACACCTGCGACTGTTCTAAATGCGGCAGTGCCATCGTCTGCGACTCCGAGTTCCATATACCAAATTCTAGTATTTTCATTCAGGTCGATTTTATATAATGTTTCGTAAGTTTTTTTCAGTGTATAGTCCATACACTATGTATCCTTTTTGTTGTTCAAATGACATTATATCAAGTTAAACAGCAAGAGTCAATAAAAAAGTCCCGACATTTCTGCCGGGACTGTAGTATGCTCTCTAATGAGATATTATGTTATTACATCAAAGAAGTCTCGTTGAGATGAGAGGTTGAGAGGAGACACTCGACTTCTTTAATATATTCAATATATCAAAACTAGTAAGCATTGTCAACCACTATTTTTATATTTCTATCAAATAGTTGTTTCTAATTCTATACCTGGTTCAACGGTTTCTTCGTCTTGTGCAAATGTAGTGAAACCATTTTCTTTGATAACATTTAGAACGTTTGAAACACGACCTTGAAGTTCTTCTCGGTGTGAGACTAAGAACACTGTTCTACCGCGTTCACGTACCATTTTCTTTAATAGCGCAAGTGACGATTCAACGCCGTTTGTATCCATACCACTATCAATAAGTTCGTCAACAAATAGAACATTTATTGTAATATAAAGAGATTCGAAGATATCACGGAATGCCCAAGACAGACCAAGAATAAGTCTGTTACGTTCACCTCTAGACAAGTTGTCAAAGTCTAAGTCACGACCAAGTTCGGTAATTTCTACTGACAAGTCGGACTGGAATTTAACTTCGTGTGGTAATCCTAGTTTATCAAGGTAGTATTCTAGGCGAGTGTTTAGATAACTCAAGTTCTGATCGATAATCTTTTTGCGAATGAAACTATCTTTGTTTGTAAGCAACTTTAGAAGAAATTCTTGGTGTTCTTTATAAGATACCAATGTATTCATATTGTTGTAGTCTATTTCTTCAAGTGAACCTTCGCGCATTTCTTTAATCTGTTCTTCGTATGGATCAACAGCATTACGTTTAGTTTCTATTTGTTCTTGAAGTGACTTTACACTATTCTGATGTTCATACGCATCTTGTAATGTCGGATAGAACGTTTTGGGTTTTTTACCCAATTCACCAATTGATGCAATAATTTCACGATACTCTTGCAGTTGCGAATCATTCGCAAGAATTTGTGATGCCGCTTCTTGCTTTTGATCTGTCTTACTTGCAAGAATTTCTTCTTGTTTACTATCGTGTATTTCTTGACCACAACTATGGCATTGATGATTTTCTAGAAGCTCAATTTCACTTTCAAGTTTTGTTATAATGCGTTCTTGTTTAGTGTTATCTGCTTCTATGCTATTAACCCATTGTGTTGCATGTGAAAGTCTATTTGACTTTTCGTTGTATTCTACTAACGCAGCATGGGTTTTAATTTCTTTATCGATATCAATATGTGAAAGAGCATCTAGTCCTGCTTCAAGATCAGCAAGGTCGTCAGTTCTTGTTTTATTCCAAACACGTGAACGTCTCTCTACATCTTCGATGTTTTTCAGAATGCGCTTATTTGCCTCTTCTTTAGCTTTTAGCGAATATTCCTCTTCTTTGATCTGTTCTTTAGTAACCTTAATACTTTCTTTTAACTTTTCAGCTTTTTTTGAAAGTTCGGTAATACCAAGAAGTTCTTCGATGATTTCACGCTGGTCATTTGCCCGCATAGACAAAAATGGTTCTGTATACGTGTTAAGGGCAACGATGTGTTTGAACATAGAATGCGAAATACCAATAATCGAATCTACTTCGATTTGTGTTTGACGCATTTCTCCCTGTGCAGTGTCTACATCTGCGTCCGAATTCATATCTACGCCGTTTTGACGTAAGCGGAATACGTTAGGTCTGCGACCACGTTCAATGCGATATTCATTTCCATTGTATTCAAAATCAACAGTAACAAGCATTTGTTTACCGTTAGTTTTGTTGATTAGGTTGTCTTTTTTGATATTTGTAAGAGCGTTACCATACAAACCGTATGAAAGGGCATTGATAAGAGTTGTCTTACCAGTACCATTACGTGAACCATCACCTCCCAAGTCTAGGTTGTTACCTAGAACTAGAGTCAAGTTATCACGTTGTAAATCTACCGCTTGTGTAACGTTACCGACACTCATAAAGTTTCGGATTGTTAGACTTTTAACTTTAAGCAAGTTTTTACCTCTCTCTTGCAAAGTCTCCAAATTGAATTGGATCTAAACTTATTTCATTGATATTAACATAATCAGGCTGGTTAATCAACCATAAAATAATTTCTGCGATGTATTCCACATCTATAAGTTTTCTGTCTGGGTGCTTTTTCATAACACTAGATGTTGTCAAACTACCCGGAGAAATTAGCGTTGACTTAATATTAGAGCCACCTTGTGCGAGATATGTTAAGTCTCTGTTGTATACACTCAGTGCCTTCTTTTCAGTTGGATAACGCCATGTCCTACCTTTAACGCCTGTATCAGCAGTTGATCCCATGTGTATCAAATGACATTTATGTTTTGCTGCATTTGCTGCATTGTGAATTGTTTCTGCAAGCATAACTTGTTGAAACTTCCACAAGGCGGCATTATTGATAAAGACATCAAACTTTTCTTCAACAAACAACTCAGCTAGACGTTTCTGATCTTCGTCACTGTCTAGATTATATCCATTCCCGCGGCTAATAGTGCGATAACTAATATCGTCCACAGTATCAAAAAGATTACAAATAGCTTCGCAAAGCCCATAGTTTCTATTCCCTGTAATTAATACTTTTTTCATAGTAACTCACAAATTGTTGTATATTTCAATTAGAACATTCTTATTGAATGAACCGTCTAGTGCGCTTAGTTGGGAAACTACAATTTGATCAATAGTTTCGAAATGTATTTCTGCACCATTATCTTCTGTGTGTTCAGAATTTTTGATAGGTTGTAGAGTCACATCGCGCAAATCGTATGTTGATATAAATGTATCTTTAATAAAGTTTGCTTCTTCGTAAGAGATATCAATATCAAGTGAAATTCTAGCACTTGTTTTTGGGAGAAGATATTTTGCTGGGTTATCCAGAAGACGCGACAATGTTATTGTCTTATACTTAGGAGCATCTGGCCACACAAAAAATTCTGGTTCTTTGTCCCATTCTAGGAACATCCATCCTCGTTCATCATCCCATGCATCTGAAAAGTTGTGCGGGAATGCATTACCGATATAGATTACATTTCCTTTAACTTGACGTTGGTGAAAGTGTCCAGTGAACACATAGTCTTGGTGTTCGAACATATCAAGTTTAAGTCCGCCGTGATCTGGCATTTCTACCATTGCATTGAGTTTGAACGTTGGAAGTTCAAAGTGACCAAACATGTATTTTGATTTGATCTTTGGTACTTTCTTCCATTCATCGCCTACAACCCAACTTACTAAAGCAACATCCCCTTCAACTAATGTGTCTCTGATAAGATACACATTTTCCAGTTCATCGATAAACTCAATTGAGTTTACTTCTCGGCTTTCACGATAGTATAAATCGTGGTTACCAAGAATGACATAAACTTTTTCAAATGCTTTTGATAGTTTACGTAATCCTTGAATACTGTATTTCATAGTTGAAATATTCAAACTAGCACGGTTGTGGTGCCAATCACCACCAAAGATGCAAGTTTCGCATCCTTTCTCTTGTGCTTGTTCAATAAACCAGTCAACAAATGCATCACAATCTTCATTGTGTTGTCTTGCATTGTTTCGCATTCCATAATGAATGTCGGTGAAAACTGCCGCTTTCTTAAACAGATTGGTCATTGTCTGCGTAAATCTCTTTTATTGTTTCAGTTGGAATTGCATCGTCGGTAATCTTAGTATTTTTAACTTTATCCCAACGTTCTTTAGATTTCATTTCGTTTTCGAGTTGGCGAGTCCAACTTGGTGCTTGTCCTGCTTGTTCAAGTAAGTCGTCACGAAGTCCTTGATTTTTCTTTTCTAAGTTCAATACTCTTGTAAACGAGTTGTTAACAACTGCGGTAAAATACGCAAACGGGTTATCACTTTTATCTTCGTTAAACTGTAATCCAACTTGCGCCAATTGTAGCAGTGATTGTCCTCGCATTTCGTCAATATATGTGTAACCACGCCAATTTGAGCGTTGTGAATAACGTTCTACTAGCTTGATATACATGTTTGCCAATGTAGCGGTGATCTTGCCACTTGTCAAGTCGAATTCTTTATTTTTGTTATAGTGTGATATTCCAACACACTTCACTTGACCGTTTTCAACGATGTAATGTTGAAATGGAGGGAAGTTTAGTTTAACTTTATGATCTGCAACTGACTTTGGATTTGCTTTTCTACCTGGTTCATCTGGTATATGCTCATAAGTCATTACACGAAATACAAGTTCATTTTCTTCAAATGAATCCGGATCTACCGCAAAATCTGCTTGTTTCTTTTTCTTATCTGTGTTTTCATCCCATGCTTCTTTTTGAAGTCGGGTTGCTCTATTTTTTCTTGCTTCTTCAATTGATGGTATAATGTCATCAACTGAATGTAGAATTATGTCATGTTGTGAGTGCAAGGTGCGATCTTCAAACCAAGAGAAATTTGATTTGGATGTGTGTATTTGCTTCAACATGTCTTTGTTGTTCAAATAATTTTGTCCACGGGCCATAATATGGTTCTCCTAAATATATTACTTTCATTATACTTCCTCTAAACTTACATGTCAACTGTTACTTTAACTTCGAACATTATAGCATGATAAATACATCAATAAGATGTAGGAGATTGTCCATGAACCCATATAAGGACACAGAACAAAACGTATACATTACAGACCCTAGCGGAAGACTTTCCGGTGGTGGATTAAACGTGTTTTTCTTTCCGTTCACACCTAACATATCTGTAATGAATACTGCAAACTATACTGCATACGAACTAACACATGCTAACTTCCAACAGCGAGTTTTTGACAGTGGTGCAAATGCTGAGATTAGTGTTACCGCACCAATGATTGTAAGAAATGAAGAAGAAGCAATGTCAGTTATGCAAGGTAGTAACTTCTTTAGAGCAGCAATGAAAATGGGTTTTGGAGAAAGTGATCCACAAGCAGGTCTCCCACCGCCAATTTTACGTTTTTATGCATACGGCATTTATACAAATGTTCCAGTGGTCGTAACTAACTTTACATGGAACTTCGACAATGATGTTGACTACGTTGAGTCTGGTTCAATACGAATACCGAAAGTAAGTACGTTTGTTCTTGGATTGGCGACAACATACGGTCCCAAGAATGTAAGACAAAACTTTTCAATAGAAGCATACGCAAATGGAAGATTGAAGGGAAGAGGTTATGTATAAAAGTAGTTCTCCTTGGTCACAGACCCCAATCCTTAAAAACAAAATTCTGGATATACAAACAAAAAGATATATTCATAAAGATGATCTTGACGAAGAATACACTATACCTGCAAAGTATGAATATCGTCCTGATCTTCTGAGTTATGAAAAATATGGAACAGCAAAATGGTGGTGGATTTTTGCTTTACGCAATCCAAACGAAATTATTGATCCTATTAACGATTTTGTTGCAGGTACTGTAATACGCATACCATCAAAAAAGAATATAGATGAGATGAAATAAACATGACAGTTCGTAACGTTAGAAACAATAACCCAGGTAACATTAGACTTAGTAGTACTGAGTGGGTTGGCGCAGTGCCGGGTAGCGACAGTTCATTCGTGACATTCGCGACACCGGAAGCAGGCGTTCGTGCGATGACCAAGAACCTTTACTCATATCAAAGTCGATATGGATTGGGTACTGTCAATGAAATGATATCTCGTTGGGCGCCACCCAATGAAAACAACACAACCGCATACGTAAACAGAGTTGCTGCGTCCATGGGCGTTGATCCAAACCAAACTATCAATTTAAGAGATAACCCACAGTTAACAGAGCGTATGGTTTCTGTAATGATACGAGAAGAAGGCGGCGCGGAAGCAGCGAACTATTTTAGTCCTCATATTGCTCAAGGTGTTGTTGATGCAAACAGTTCAACAGTAACATATCCAACATCCACATCACCCGCACAAGTAGATCCTGCGGTGGCTGGTACTGAAGGATCAACAGGTGCGAGAAACTACAATTCTGCCGCAGACATAACTGCAATTGCTAGACCAGAAGATTTAGCCTCACTAGAAAGTTCTGTTTCGTGGTTACCGAACGCACTAGATGATTATGAAAATTATACTTACAATTTAGAATTGTTTTTAGTTGATCAACGTTCGGCAGCAGATTTCCTATCTCCAACAGGTACGTCTCTTGATAGCATTGTAGACGATGCATGGCCTGGAAGCGGAACACAAAAAATAATAATTGCAAAAACTGGTATAACAACTGAATTCAATATACAAGATTTGGAAATACAATCACTCGGTGCGACACATCAAAACTTCGGTATTGTAGGTGCAGCATTGAAATTAAGTTTCTCTATAGTTCAAGTTGGAAGAAGTAAGTTAGCAGAAATATTGAAATCTGCAACACTACTAGCTGGTTATTCTAATATTGGTTCTGCGAAGTTTTTCTTAAAAATTAATTTTATGGGATATGATGAAAATGGCAATTCGTTTAGAATACCAAGATCGACTAAAGTAATACCATTCATAATATCAAATACAGCCGAAGTTCAAACAAGTAGTACTATTGCCGGTACTACAACTTCAATTGAAGGTTCAGTAGTTCGTTATGGTGCCATGGATTATGGTGCAGATACAATTTCAACATCATTTGAGTACGAAATAGGTGATAACGTAGAAGATACTATAAACAATCTTTTAACAAAGTATAATGAATACCTAGTACAAACTAACTTCGGCGGTGATACAAAATTCATCAACACTTATTCAGTAAAAGCAATAAACGATGACATAAAAAATGAATTTTTTGTTAATAACAAAGTGATGCTTGATGGCTTCCCAAACTTTGGTTCAGCTAATCATAATACGTACAGAAGTGCGGCGCCCGGACAAATGGCAACTGCAATGCCAATTGGTACTCTAAATCCTGGGACAAGTCTAATGGAAAGTATATTAGATGTGTTCATGAATTCAGAAGTTGTTAAACGAAATCTAACAGAGGATCAAGTATCATTTACTGATGTGTTATCTATATATGTAGATTATGTACCTAAGGTAGATGGGTACAATGTAATGACAAATACTGAAGGTGCAGATATAACATATTACATTGGCAAAAAGAGAGAACTTGTTGAACAGAGCGCAGCATCAACAATGGTTCATGCCAAAAACAATAAAACAATCGTTGATGAAATAGTAAACGAAGGTAAATTAAAAAAGATATATCGTTATCTGTATACAGGTAGAAATGATCAAGTTCTTAACTTTGAAATAAGTTTGAAACAACAATTAATAAAAACCTACGTATCTGCATCTGGTGAACAAATGTGGACAAAACTGTTAGATGATTATGGTATAGTTTTAAAAAGTGTGTTAGGAAATGATCGTGCGGTTGCTAAACTACAAGAAATGAGTTCAGCCGCTAATACGACACGTAGTTCATTGGAAGAAGCTAGAGCAAGTTTACAATCAATGACATCTGATAATACTACATGGATGACCAGTCAAAAAGATAGAATTATTGAATCGTTGACTGCATCCGGTGCACCAGCAGAAGAAGTAGCACGGGCGCAAAGCATGTCCCTTGATCAACTACTAGCGCATAATTCAACTATTGGTGCAACTAGTGGTGGAGCAAATGGTGACGGCTTGCGAGGCGGAACAACAGATTATCTTGCTCGCGTACTTTCAAATACTCCAATACAACGACTAAGATCCGAGTTTGAAACGAGAACGTCACAATTAGGAGATATTCGTAATACCGTTAACAACTTACGCGATTCCATTAAGAGTGCAGATGATGAATTAACTAGAGGCATACAGACTATTTTCGGACAAGCGATAAATGCATTGGGTGGAGCAGGTTTGGTACAGAATTTGTCCACAGCAGGTATACAAACATCAACATCTAATGCTGGTGCAAATTTGGGAACATATGTATTGGCAGAAAACATGACAAGTGATAGTATAAATTCTATTGCACCGGGTGAACTTTTATCTGTACTCAATGCAGTTTCTACTAATCCTACCATTTTTGTTGAACTAACGAAAGGTATTTTGGCACACAATAGACAATTAAAAAGTATTGCAACTAACGACCCAGAGTATGTGGAACTTGCTAAAGAGAAATATTATGAAGCACATTCCGGTGATATTAGCATGATGGAAGCAACTATGGAAATACGCGGCGATCCTTTCTGGATTGACAATCATATCTCACCTGCAAAGTATCAAAGTGAATTTACAAAAAATACAAACAGCAACTATCCAAACGATAGATCAGAACATAACGGATTTAATTATGTTATGATTGTATCAAATGCAGTAGATGGTGAAGATGAAAATGATAATCCAAAAATTGCAAGATTGTTAACTTACATTTATAATGTGAAGGGTATAACTAGTAGATTTGATGGTGGTAAATTCACTCAAACATTGGATATGGTTAGATTGCATATCGCTGATGGTTACAAGACTACACAAGGATCGGAAGTTTTGGGCAGAAGCATGGTTCCAGTTGAAAATGATAATTCAACAACCAGAAACCTTGCAAGATAAAAGTATAGGAAAAATAAATGAGACCTAGAGGAAAAACTGGCTTAAAAGACATAATAAAATCTGGACAGCGGAATTCTAACAACCCACTGTTAGATAGAGTTAGTAGCGGCATTTATAGAGCCATAACAGTAGACGCTGCCGATCCAGAAGGTAGAGGTAGACTAGCTGCGTATATACCTGCACTTGGTGGATCATCCGAAAATCCGATATTCTTCCAATATGCAAGTCCATTCGGCGGCTCTAACGGTTCTAGTAACTATGGATTTTTTGCAGTTCCGCCAGATCCGGGCGTAACAATTATGGTATTCTTTGCAGATGACTCAGATATGACTGCTGGATATTGGTTCGCTGTTCTACAACAAATACCAAACGTTGTAAGTGGTGGTGCAGCCGGTGCGCCACAAGTAGATGGTACTGGCCAAGGTCAAGGGGCGTTCGTAGATGCTGAGTCTTCTAAGGGGGCAGTCACTACTATAACTCAAGGTCAAAATCCAGATACTGCAATATTTTATGATGAAAACGGTAATCCAGTTTACCCTAGGGGCAGTGATCAATCACAATCCGGCGCAACTGCAAGCGGTAGCCAAGGTGATAGGTTACGTGGTCCGGGTTCAGAACAACGTTGGACCGACGCAGATGTGGCAAGAGTTGAGCAATTAAAAACCGCGGATGAATCATTCGGTGGTGGAGGTAGATTTAGTTTAACACCAGCAGAAAAAGCATATGCACAAAGTCGAGGTTATTTAGGTGCTGGTGCAACTGCCTCAGGCGCAGCGGGTGATGGACTTCGTGGTGGAAGTACAACTAGTAATACAAGTACAACTAGTAATACAACTGAAGGCTCGCCTATACCAAATAGTGGTAGAAACGCAAACTTGGCTGCTCAAGGTACTTATACCGACCCAATACGCGGGCAATCAAGTTCTACCCCAATACGGGACGCCAGTTATCAAACGCCGGGACCTAGTAGAGTCTATGGTATGGCGACGCCTGGCCAGTCCGCGATCACTTTTGATGACGGTAGTGTGGGAGATGATGGAACTGTTCACCCATCACATGTGCGACTTACAACAGGTAGTGGCGCAAGTTTAATATTAGATGGCACAAACGACATGATCTATATGGTAAACTCAAGCGGATCCGGTTGGGTAGAAATAGGAAAAGACGGTAACATCGTTATGTATGGTAGTGGTAGTATTAGCATGAGAGCCGAAGGGGATTTCAACCTACGTGCAGATCAAAACATAAATTTAGAAGCCGGCGCAAAATTCAATGTTAAAACAGGTGGTAACATCATGTTTGATGGTTCTGGTCAATTACATTTAAAAAGTTCAGGAACACAATTTTTAGATACTGGTGGGGCTATGCACCTAAAAGTGGGAGCAAATATGTATGCCAGTACTGGCGGAAAGATGCACTTGAATGGTCCTCAGGCTGCAATGTCTATGGGTATCGGTACGTCTGCAATGCCGGATATACAAAATTTAGAAAGCACAAGAGTTGAAAGTTCTTGGCAAGGTGGGGGTAGTTCGCTACCAACTGTACCTTCACATGAACCTATGATGAGACCTGCACCAAATAACACAGGTGGTGGGCCCATTGTACCTGATCCAAATAGTTACACAGAAAAGACAATCAACGATGTACCTGCCGCGAATTATACAGGCGAGAATGGAAAATTAGATCCTAGCAATCTAGCGTCTATAGGTAATGGCATTCAAATACGTAAAGATGCAGCGGATGCATGGAACAGAATGGCAGCGGCTGCAAAAGCTGACGGTATTAATTTATCGCCATCGTCTGGATATAGATCATACGAACACCAGCTTAGATTGTGGCAAGGCGCTCTTAGAAAATACGGCACACCCGCTGCGGCTCGAAAGTGGGTTGCTCCTCCGGGTAACTCAAATCACGGTTGGGGTATCGCGGTTGATGAAGGTGTAATCTACAACAACAGAGCACCGTCAAACCCACATTACAGGTGGCTTAATAGTAATGCGGGTAGATTTAATTTTTATCAGAGAATGTCTTGGGAACCATGGCATTGGGAATTTAGAGGTTAAGGGGTTATAAATGATTTTTGACAAAAGACAAGGTTCATTATTAAATTTAATTCAGTTACCTTTGAATGTGGTTACACCATATGGTACATACCTAGGTGTTGGGTATGATAAAAATAACGAACCAGAGTATATTCTTTCGCATGTAAGAGTTACTACATTTGAATTAAAAGATTTAGTTTTTTCAGACTTTAGTAAAGAATACATAATGAAAAAAGAGAAACCGATATTGGAACTCACATCTGATATGAAAATTGGCTACGATTATGAAGTAACCCCTACAGAACAAAAGTATGGATATATCACAGTTGCATCTAAACGTATTTCATTAGATACTGGTAAGATAACAAAAGCAGAAGCGAATTTTATTTTAGAAAAACAATTACGTCACATTGGTACTGTTCTTGAGAATTTCATAACTCAGCCATTGGGTCAGCCACAGTATGATGCACTTCTAATATATTTTTATTATGAAGGCGTTAATAGAATTAAAGATAGTGGATTGATTAAGATGATCAATCAAGGGGATGCGTGGTTCTACATCACAGATGAAATTCAGACTGGTATAAAAAGAGCGAACGGCAGAGTTGATGAACAACTTGCCGCTCGTAAAATGGATATTGCTAATATGTGGAGTTATGTGCCTGGTTTTAGTTAAACTGGGCGCTTATCCATAACTTTATCTGCTAGACCCCATTCAACTGCATCTTCCGCACGTAAGAATGTATCGTATTTCATTGTTTCATACAATTCATCAAACGACTTACCAGCAGTATTGTGACTTACATAAATTTCTGTAAGACGCTTATTCAAATCTTTCGCTTCCTGTAGATGGCGAAGATTGTCTTCCATTTCCATTTCTTGTACATGAACAGAACCACGAGTTCCACCAGTTCCAGATGATACACGGTGAATCATCGTGCGTGAGTTTGGAAGAACATAACGCTTACCTGCTGCACCTGCTTGTGCAAGAAGTGAACCCATTGAGGCTGCTTGACCAATTACTGTGGTTGATACGTCTGGTTTAATAAACTGCATCGTATCGTAAATTGCAAGTCCTGATGTTACAGAGCCGCCCGGAGAGTTGATATAAAAATGAATATCTTTATCTGGGTTTTCTGCTTCCAGAAACAGAAGTTGCGCACATAGTAGATCGGCTTGATAGTCATTTACTTCACCAGTTAGGAAGATCACACGTTCTTTAAGAAGGCGTGAGAAGATATCATAACTGCGTTCTCCGTTAGCAGTTTGATCGACTACCATTGGTACTAGGTTTGGCATTTAGTAGGTCCTTGTGTTTTTATGTATATTAATCTGTGATAGTTGAGATTTCATATCAGACAACTCATCTGATAGTTCTTTGATTCTACCATATGCTTTATACAATGATTCGGTTAAATCTGCAACCTGTTTTTTAAGTGCATCCACTTCACTAAATTCACTTAAAGGTTTGGTTTCTTCCCAAAGAACCCAATCACGTGTGTATATTCCTGGGTCCACTTGTGTAGTAAAGGATAAATGTTGCGGTGCAACATTTTTTTCAAATTCTTCTAGGGTTATTTCTGGGTATTCAAGGTCCATTGCAAATTCATAAGATACATCAACATCGTATAAGGAATAATCTAATTCATCAAACATGTCTAATTGATCTTCGAATTCAGTGACACCATAATATTCTTCTTTGGTCATAATGGTAATCTCCTATATGATAGTTTACTATAGCATACGCCTATTTATGTGTCAACTAAAACTTCGTAGTTTATACGATGATAAATACTCTTAACGTAAAAAAGCGAGACCTATAAATGAAACGTTTTAGTGGATTTAGTACAAAGAGCAAATATGCAATCAATCATGTTCTCACTGGTAAAGAACTAGTGATCGAAGACTTGATGAATGAAATTATGACTCGCAAAGGCGAGAGAGTAATGATGCCAACTTTTGGTAGTATTATTCATGATATGATATTTGAACCGCTAACACGTATTACTGTGCAACTTATTGAAGACGATCTGACTGACATTATAAATGCAGAACCAAGATGCGAACTAATTTTGCTACAAGTAACAGATAACGATCACAGCGTAAATGTAAGAATTGTAATCAGCATACTTCCATCAAAAGAAGTCACAGAACTAACAATAGATTTAGAGAGAGAATAATATAATGGCACAAGAAAGAGTTGATACCCTATTCGCCAGTGAAAGTTGGACAGCAGTGTATACTGCGTACTCAAACGTAAGTTTAAAGGCTTACGACTTCGATACTATTAGAGAAGCATTGCTAATCTATATCAAAGAAACATATCCAGAAAAGTTCAATGACTTTGTATCAAGTTCTGAATTTATTGCAATTCTTGACTTAGTTGCTTACTTAGGTCATTCACTTGCATTCCGCTTGGATATGAACACACGTGAAAACTTTCTTGATACCGCAGAGCGCCGTGAAAGCGTTCTACGTATGGCAAAGACACTGGGATACAACAAATCTCGTCCTGTAAACGCACAAGGTTTTCTAAAAATCACAAGTATCACAACTAACCAACCTATCTATGATGGCGAGGGTAACTCTCTAGCAAATAGAACATTACGTTGGAACGATACAAATAATCTAGATTGGTATAGCAACTTTGTTACAGTTTTAAATTCAGTACTCTCTCCTGAAACAAAAGTTAACAACCCAGTTGCATCAATCACCCGTGATGGCATCGAAACACATTTACATTACATCAATGAAGATCCAGTATCTAAAGCGGTACGATATTCATTTTCTGCAAATGTTGGTGGAGCTTCTAGAAATTTTGATGTGGTAGGCTCAATCACTGATGGTGATACTATCATAGAACGTGAACCTGGATCAAAAGACGCATTCACTGTTGTAAACAGAAATGACAACTTAGGCCCATCATCAGATAGAACTGGATTTTTCTTCCTAGCTAAAGCAGGCAATCTAAAATATACAGATTTAAATTACGATGTGAAAATACCAAATCGCATTCAACAGGTGTTGGAAAATGATATTTCTAACAATGATGTTTGGCTACAGCGCATTGACACTGATGGTAAATTCATTAACACTGTTACGCTAGTTGACAACAATAGCCGTGAAACTGCTATTTTCAACAGTTTACGAAACGGAAACGGTGATATTGTAAACGTAACTACTGCGGCAAACAACACAATAGATTTGACATTCCCCGATGGTGTATTTGGAAATGCAGCATATGGTAGATATCGTCTATGGTATCGTATTGCTGATAATGCAAGTTTTAGTGTCAACCGCGGCGACATTATCAATAAATCTATTACTATACCTTACCTAGGTGCAGATGGTAAATCATATCGTGCAACATTTACACTAAGCAGCACTCGTGACTTCACAGAAAACTACGAAGGCGAGAACTACCTAAGCGTGAAGCGCGTTGCTCCTCGTAACTACTATACACAAGATCGTATGGTTAACGGTCAGGACTACAACATTCTTCCTTTAACGATGGGGTCTGGTATTGTATCAAAAGTAAAAGCATTCAATACTACATTTGCTGGGAAATCACGCCACTTTGAAATGGACGATGTTACAGGTCATCACAGTAACGTCAGCGTCATTGGTGACGATGGTTCAGTGTACGTTGACGACAGATTAACACGCGTTGTAATCCCTTATCAATCAAACAATGGAAATATCGATGACATAATCAGAAATGAATTTTCAAAAGTTCTTAAACATCCATCGATGGTTAACAAGTATTATTATACATACAAAGATACTATAACAACAACATTTACTAATATTGATTGGTTGAGAGTGACTTCCAACCCACTACGCGGCTACCCAGAAGAACAGGGCGCTGAAGGTGAAACATGGGATGGTGCAGCAAACATAACAGATCGAGATTTCCTACAGATCGGCGGCAAATGGTACAAAGTTGTAACCGTTCATTCGGATGGAACATTCACATTGGATTCTATACCTCCTGCAGGTGTTCTACTAGAAAAAAGAATAGTAGGACCCACATATGTATTCCTAGATGAGCATGTGGAAATCATTAAAAATACCGTTCTAGATGAAACTACAATCACATCATTCCAAATTTTCTACAACTATGACATTACATCTGATCAAGGTATATGGGAACTATATGATGCAGCATATGCAATAGAATTCCCGTCACCTGAATTGATATTAGATGTAACATATAAACCTGGATACAGAAACATCAATTCTGAATTTATCATCACATTTACTGGTACTGATATTATTCTTGACAGTGCTAATAATGTTAAATTCTATTACAGTAACGGTGATATAGTAATTGATAATAAAACAAACTTAATTAACCGAGACAAAGTTTCCATTTCTTACTTTGGATCGTCTACATCTGGGTCTGGTGCAACATCGGAAACAACTACTGACGTTATGAACATTGGTACTGGTATCATCGCTATGGATGGTGAATTGGCACCATCGTATGACCCCGTTTCAAACACTATAGAATTCCATGTAGATTTTAGTTATTTTGATGCTCCAGAATCTTACAATTTTATTAATGATAATGTGTTTATAACTGCGACACAGTATCATCATAAATTAATTTCACCAATTGGGGATGTTATTGAATTTTCTCATGATCAAAACGCGCCTATTGGTTACGACCCGGATTGGACTATAGATGGTGTACTTACTAATGCATCTTCTGTTATTTCTGGAACAACGGCTGTTGCAGAAAATGAAAATATCGATGCAACGCTTACTACAGATCCAAATACATACACATATAGCATTGGTAACATTTTTATTCAAGGTGACCCTGCTGACATCGGTGATGTTGGTAACGTAACAGACGCATACGCGACATTATCATCTGATTCATTTGCCACTGCTGGTTTTAAAGGATCTCCTTCGACTAGTTATTTTGTCGAAGCACGCGACACTGGTAAATTCTTTTTTGTTGATAACAGTTCACTAGATCCATCAGTCACACTAGACACAGTTGTGTCAACTGACATTGGTGTAGAAAAAAGTTACATTATTTCTTATGAACCTGGCATTGGCACATACACATTCACATTTGGTGCAAACTCAGTAGTTGCTCCATATGAAAATGATATATATTACAAACAGTTTGCACTTGGTGAAACACTATTTTTCTATGCAGGCGGAGACCTTTCATACGATAACTTAGTAGTCAAAGATGATCTTGATAATGTGATATCAAATGCACATCTTGAATTTTTGACCCCAACTGAGACCGGGTTAGAAAATACATATAAGATTATATATTGGACTGCACTAGTATCAGTTGGTGATACTATTTCTATTTTTAGAGGTGATTTGGGTATTACCGATCTTACTGGGGTTATGGTAAACGTAACTGCTGATACAAATATAATTACACCGACTGAAATAAGAACAAATTCATACTTGTCAACTTCTGCGTATGTGTATGGCAAATTTGTAACAAATGATGGTTATATTGATAATCACAAGATATTACTGACATCTGTTAATACAGATGGCGATCCTATGGGCACGTTTAATGCACTTGAAAACGAACTATTAAGTTCATTTATTGTTCTCGAAACATATACAGATAGCAACATAGTTTATGAAAAAATATCACCTAGAGCAATCGCATGTGCAGAACATGTAGATAGCGTTCCTGGATTTATTAAACCAGAGTATACAACTGATACTGCTGTTCTTTGGTACAACACTACAACTGGTGAATGGTATAGATACATATCTGCTGCTGGTATCTGGACAACTGATTTTGTGCATGACATTAATTCAGATGGTGACTTAGTTGTTAACTATGTAATTTATCGTGCAGTTCACGGTAGATCATATTATGTTGACGACCTAATGACATTCAAGTGGGACCACTATGCAGATAAAGAAAAACGTATTGATCCAAGTACAAGTAATATTATTGATGTTTACATTCTAACAACAGATTATGTCAAGAATATCAACACATGGATTTCTAAGAACTTCTTAGGTAATATGCCAGTTCCGCCAAACAACTATGAGTTGACAAAACTAATGTCAAAGATAACAGAAAAGTCTGCTATCGGTGATCACGTAAGTTACATCCCAGCAAAGTTTAAATTCTTGTTTGGTAGTTCTGCACTTCCAGAAAATCAGGCAGTGTTTAAAGTAGTGAAACGTGTTGGTACAAACTTTACAGATAGTGAAGTTAAAGCAAGCGTATCGGCAAAAGTAAATGAATACTTTAAACTAGAAAACTGGGACTTCGGTGATACATTCTACTACTCAGAACTAGCAGCATACCTACACAAAGAACTAGGTGATAGAATTGCAAGTGTTGTTATTACTCCAAAATACAGCACATCAACATATTCTAAGATGCTAAGTATTAGCAGTGAACCGAACGAAATATTCCTATCAGTAACATCTTCAAAAGATGTTCAAATCATTCAGTCAATAACAGAAACAGACTTAACAGGTGAATAATAATGGCAAATAAGATTTACGACTTTCTTCCAGCCCATTTGCAAAATAAAGAGCTAGAGACAATATTTGAAGCAACACTTGAACGTGTATTTTCTAAAGGTAATATAGAAAAAACACGCGCATACGTTGGTAGAAAAGAAAAAGGGGTGTATAAGAAAGACGATGCATATCTTTCATACCCTACATTCTCGTACTCTAGAACGAATTATTCGCTTGAGCCAGTGTTTTCTAATGTGAGCATTAACGAGAATATTTTTTACGACGATTTAATAAATTCTCTATACAATCATGGTTCGCTAACAAACGACCATAGACGGCTATTTCAATGTGATAGAAACACAGTAAACTTACCTATCGATATCGATAAGTTTGTGAACTGGAGTAGCTATTACTGGGTAAGTCCGCTATTTGCTCCAAATGAGAATATAAACGGTTCGGACATCAGAAGTTATGTTACTATTGATCGTATGGAGACCCCAAACAACTGGTGGTCGTTCAATAACTCTTGGTATCATTACGATGACATTAAACATTTAATTGATGAAACAAATAGAAATGAACTTCATCAAGCACAAAGACCTATTATTGAGTTCGACAATAGGCTTTCACTTGATGATGAATCTTTGAACAAAGCGTTCGATTCTGTTGAAATAACTGAACCTAAGTTTTTGATATTCGACAGTGAAAACAATTATATAACATCTGCAAAGATATTTTCATACGTAACAGGTGATTATGCATATGATTCTGAATTGGGTCTATATGCAAAATTGAGTGTTGGTGATTATGCAAGTGAGTATAACTATACAATAGATATTGATGTAGATGTTTTCTACAATGTAGATACTGTTGGGTTGACAAACATTTATATTCCAACAGAATTTAACTACAGAAACTACCGTCAAGAAGTGAGTGAAAACGCAATTTCATCTATTGAATTACTACATGAACCTATCGATACAAATAGTGTTGATGTGTATTTCGACGGTATAAAACAGTATGGTAATTACTCGATTGTAAATGATATCGTTGTTTTCGACAATACAGTTGAAGACAAATTTGTTTATGTTGATTATTGTACAAAGAATGAAGTTACTATTGAGGGTGCAGGTAATTATCAGCGTATTGACCCTGCAATAGAATTTAACCCAGATAACTCATATCACACTAATGTAGAACTAACATATTCTGTACTGTTTGAGCATTTTATTCGTATCATGGAAACTGTTCCGGGTATGGACGTAAATCCTGTTGGTCACAGTCCATTTAGAAATCTAGGTGACAACAGTGACAAATTACGCTTCAACAATTACGGTAGTGTAATGGTTAGAACAAATACAGACACAAAGTTCGGATACTTCTGTGTCACAAAAGATGACTACAACCCGTTCGATGCGATTGAAACACTATCATCTGCGTATAGTTCATATAAGAATAAGTTTGTTACACGTGTTCGCGAAATTCTGTCAGAAGCAGGAAGTGATTCAAAAACAGATTCAGAAATACTAGAACAAGCTATCACTAATATTATTGCACTTCAAGGTCGCCCGTTGATGTTTAAAGACATTAACATGATAAATTTCGGTAAAGAATATGCACATTATGAAGAACAACCAGTTGACGTTGTTATAGGTTCCAGTGAGCAATTTACTCCTGAGTTCTCTAAACCAGTTGTTGATGAATACGACATTTATGTATATGTTAATGGCAAACTGCAAGTTTTACGAACAGACTATGTAATGTCAATCGGTAATACAACTGTCAATTTTACTAACGGTTACGTTGGTCAGGTAGGAGACGAAATTACTGTAAGATATTATATCAATAGCGAAGACGTATACATACCGCCTAGCTCAACTAAACTAGGTTTAAACCCTGCATATGTACCTATCATAGTGACAGACAATGAATATGAAAATTCAGTAGATTTTATTGTAGGACACGATGGTTCAAAAACACCTGTATGGGGTGATAGAACAGATTCGATTCTATTAGAATTTGAAATTCGTTGCTATAACAACGTCCAAGATAAGTCATTCAACTACATAGACTATCAACACTACGGTCCATTCGAATGGGCAGACGATAGCTATACATTGAATGAAAAGAATTACATTATGTATCCGTTCTTCAAAAAATGGATGTTAAAAAACAATGTAGACAGTCTAGAAAACGTATCATACGACCCCAATAACTGGAAGACATGGAATTATAAATTCGTCAATGATATCACTCCCGGTAACTGGAGAGGTATGTATAGATATGTATATGGTACTGACAACTTATTGAATGAACCTTGGTTGGTATTGGGTGTAGCATCAAAGCCTGCAAATTTCGATTTGTTCTATGGTACAGATTATACAACTGAGCAATTTTGGACAGATATTCTAAATGATGCAGGAAAGACTGCGCCAATTCCAGTAGACGCTTCTGGTAATCTAAGAACACCAGAAGATTTGTTCTTTGGTGGAAATCTGTCAACCGATGACATTTCAAATATGAATTTAGATTGGGAATTCGGTGACGGGTCTCCAGTAGAATTTGCATGGCTAAGAAGTAGTGAATTCCCATTCATTGCATTCTTGCAGATGATGATTGAACATCCTTTTGAAGTGCTTGATCGTTATAATTCACAAGTTAAAAATGTAATAGCACTATATAACAAGTTCAAAGGTCTCGACACAGACACTATACTTGCTGATTTAGAAAACTATGAATTTAGACTTGGTTCTAAACTTGGCGGGTTTGTGAACAACTTAAAGTTGTATGCTGAAAACACAAGTATCGGTAACAGTAATTTCACTGAAATTCCAAGAGACAACTTTGATTTACTTGTACATAAAGGCGAGCCAAATAGAAGTGAATTCTTTAGTGCTATCGTTATCGAAAAAGTTTCAATTGATACACCACATCCGATTTATGACATAAATGATATACTGTCATACAATAAAGGTGATATTGTATTAAATTCAAACGACAAAAAGTATTACAGACGTAAAGTAGAAACCCCAACACAAAAAGAAATTGATCAAACGATTAACTTTGACTACAATGCTTGGACGCTGATATCACAACCTAAGACGCGTTCATTTGGTTACAGAATTCATGGGTATGATGACTTTAACCCAGTGTTCTACGCATTAGATTGGGACAAGACATCAGAGGCAAAATTATATGCTACTGATGGCGATCCGCTACCTATCAACGATTGGATTTCTGGTGTAGGGTATAAAAATTCAGAATACTCAATTTATAATGGTCAGGTTTATGTATGCTTAGAACAGCATACATCAAGTACAATATTCGACAATGATTTCAAATATTGGAAACAATTATCAAGTAGACCTAGAACAAATCAAGTATTTGCGAATGGTTATAGTAAAGTACAAAACGATCAAGTCAAAGTCTTTAATTATGGTGATATCCTAACATCACTAGATGATGTTGCACATCTAATGGTTGGCTATCAAGAATATCTAAAACTTGTTGGTTGGAACTTTACAGATGTTGACAGCGAAGACAGTTCAATCATTGATTACGAAACTTTACTTCTAAAGTTCTTAGACTGGTCAGCAGAAACACACCAACCTGGCGAATTTATAACTCTATCACCAATGATTATCACTGGTGAATTCTCTGCGCCATATGGTGTTGCAAGTGTAACAAAAGAAACTCATCAAAACTACTATCGTGTAGTTGATAACATGGGTAGACTAATACCTGATACTGCAATTAAGTTCTATACAGATGGCGAAGTACTTCGTTGGGAATCTAGTGTACCAGTGTATGGTATGAAGATTGATATTAGCGACTTTGAACATGCTATCATTGTTGATCGTGAAGATTCATATGGTGACACAATTTACGATCCGCTAATGCACAATAGAAACCTGCGTCTAATAATTGACTGTAATAGAACTACAGATTGGGACGGAACTATGACCACAGAGGGTTATCTGTTGTACGGAAACACGATGGTTCCTAACTTTGAAACAATTATTGAAGATACACGAAACTATAGAGATACGCTAGTTGATCAGAATTTAGAAGTTGTTAACTTACTAAAGTCTAATCAGTATGGTAGCGCAACTAGAACATACTTAGACAATCATAAAGTTGAACCAGAGAGTCAGCTTGAATTCTATAAAGGATTCTTAGCAGCAAAGGGTAAAAAAGATAGTATTGATCGTTTAATTAACAAAAATTCAAATATTAATAAAGTCGAACAGTTTGGTGTTTGGGCACACAAGTATGCAGAATTTGGTAAAACAAATAACACAATACATGCGAATGCAACTGTAAATGTGAAAGATATGAAATCTAACCCACATCTTATTGATTTTGGTGATGTTGAAAAACGTTTTGTCAAAACATCTGAACCTTATACTGCAAACTTCAAAACAACAGGTTATGTTGACAGCAGTTTAGTGAATTACACTGTGTCTGGTGAAAGTGCGCTAGAAACATTAGATAACACCTTAATCTTTGAGGGCGATCTAGCATGGATACAATTCGACCCAGAAAGAGATTGGGACGTTAAGCGTCTTGGGGAAATCGCTGAAATAGATTATGTACGTGAAACTAGTGATGGTCAATTATGTGTAGCACTTACAAATAGTATTGATACTACAGATACCGTGTTCTTACGAATTAATGATTCAAATATAGACCCAGTTATTAATGGATATTATTACCTGATCGAAGAAGGAACAAGAGACATTTCTGGTCTGACAGTGTACGAATATCTTGTATTTGAAACAAACTATGAACCGGTTTCAATTGAAATCGATACAACTACTAGCGACTCTATATATGTGCCTACATCAAATAATATTGGTGTTGAAGCAATTGGTACAATTAGTTTCCCTCAATTTTTATCAGGTGATACATTACTAATTAATGGTACTTCGTACATATATGCGGATGCAGCAGCTACTGGATATATCTCAATTGTAGGTGCTGATACTGCTACAGATCCGTTTGTTCAACCTGGAGACACAATGCGTGTTGCGGTGTACAGTAGTGTGACAACTATAGAAAACGCAAACACAAACATCACATTTACTGGTACCGTGGCTGATACGACATATCCTGTAACATCAGTATATGGAGATATTATAGTAATAGATGGGACACCAATAAGCATAGATTATAGTTCTACTCAGAGTATAACAGAAGTTTCTACTGCAACTGAGACCACTGTGATTTCTAATGGTAAGACTGTGATAGTTGACGGCAATACAGTTGCGTTTGCAAATATAGAAATATTGGGTACTATTGTATCGCCGACAATCACATCCACAAAGGCACTAAACATAAACGGTACAAATATTACGTTCACTGTTGCAGACCCGTTAACACCGCTAACTGCACAAGAAATCGTTGACACGATTAATGCTTCCTCAACTGGTTTGAGTGCTACACTGAATGTTGATGACAAGATCGACGTGGTGTTCTCTGGTATGATTTTAGAAATGTCAGGTACTGCAATTCAAGACATTGGATTGGGTACAGAAAATACACTACGAATTTCTAAATTACAAAACGTGGCATCAGAACTAAATGTAATCACAGGTATAACATCATACGTTGATGCAACAGGTCATCTGGTAATTGGTTCATCTCTATCACAAATGACACTTTCCGGCACAGCGTTAACATCATTGGGATTCGAAGCTGGTACTTATGAGTCAACAACTGATCCGAACAAGACAAGTATCGTGAACCAAATTAACAGTTCTGGAATACCTAACGTATCTGCGTCTGCTACTTCGGTCGGTGTTAGAATTACAAAAAATGGATCAGTTCTAACTGTGACTGAGGATTCTTCAACACCTGGTGCGATGACACGTTTAGGTTTCACCACATCATCAGTTGAAGTTGACGCCCTTGATTTGATTGTGGAACAGTTAAACAGTGTAATTTTTGAGAATGATACTAACATAGGTACTGCATTAGCGACAGTTGATCGTAGAATCAAAATACTATCACCGCAGTTTTCTATTGTTCTTAGTGATGTGTCTGGTAACACATTGGCTGATCTGGGTCTAGTGTCGGGTACGTATTCTAATACTGGCGGTAATATACAACCGGTATATACATTTGCATCAATAATCAACTCAGTATCCACAGACGTTAGAGTAACAGTTACGTCAGATGGAAGAATGGTATTCACAAGTGATGCGCCTACATTGACATTCCAAGGAACGTCTTCTTCTATGCTGACAAAGGTAGGGCTGAGAACCGAATACACAAGTATCACAAGTAACAGCAATTTCAAAATTATGCGTTGGAATTCGGTTCGTTACTCACCAGAATTCAACAACGTTGATTTTGATGACTGGTATCGTGATCTTGGATTGAATAGTCAAACGACACTATGGGTCGATGAATATACGAACGGAAAATGGGCAGTACTAAATCGTAGTGATGTTGGGTTCCTTTCAGTTGTAGCGACACAAAGTTCACGTGTTGATTCAACTAAAATGAACAGACTTATTGCAAAAGATGAATCAGATACATTTAAAACTTATTATGTGTATGATCCACTATATGGCCGTCTACCTGGTGAACTACTGAAAAATATAAACTACATAACATGGGAAAACCCTGCAAAATATGATAGTGTGACATCATCAGATGTGTGGTTGGATGATCATGTAGGAGAAGTTTGGTGGGATACAGCTAATGTAAGATATTACAGATATCACGATTACGGTGATAAGCTAGGAAATATCGATGTATCATACGTAAGAAAATTCTGGGGTAAACTTGTACCCGGTTCAGAGATTGTTGTTAAGAAGTGGACCACATCACAAGTGCTACCTTCAACTGTAACAGATTATAATACATATACATACTACGACATTGTTTCAAATGCGCTAGTTACAAAGTATTACTACTGGGCTGAAACAGAGCAACGTACAGGAAATGAAATCACTATTAGTGATATCAGTGCGATGATCTCCTCTCCAATAGGAACAAACTATTTTATTCCAGTAACAGATAATTCTATTATCGTTACCAATAAAGCGAATACGTTTGTTGGTAAGACTGTAGACTTTGAATTGCGTTATAATATTACATCGGATACAACTGAATTGCATACTGAGTGGGAATTGTTCAACGATGATATCAATTCAAACCATGCAGGATACGCTAAAACTCAAATCATAAATGATTTAGCATTACGCGAAGTTCAATCTTCTGTAGTATTTGAAATAGATGACGCGTCAGTATCGGATCCAACTTATGTTACATACGAACATCAAATGTTTGAAGATTGCACAATTGAAAACACTGTTGTGTCAGTTAACAGCGAATTCGTGTTGCCAAACAACATCGTGTTCGACAACGGTATCATGACCGTCATTAACGATGGATATTTGATCGGTGATGTCGTGTGCGTGTATAAACTTGAAACATTGCAACCAATGTTAATCAAGAACACAAATACTGCAAGATCAAACTTTGCAAGTATTGTAAATGATATAATGTCACATAAAAACATCGATGCTTTTGCACCACAGTGGAGAGAATATGTCTCAGTAAGTTATGCTGTTAATTTGCATGATTGGGTATTAAATGATGATTTTCAAAATACAGATGACTATGAGTACACATCAAATTCATATAACATTGATATGATTGATATGTATAACAATGGTGTTAATTCATTTAAAATAACCATAGATAAAAATGATGTATATGATTCATATTACTATCCAGTTAATGGTGAACTTCGACTAGTGAAGCGATCAAATTCAGCAATCAATCTATCATTTGAAGATATGGTTTATCCTATAAACTCATATGATACGTATTTTGATAACGTAGTAGCAGTACAGATTATAGAATTTATCAATATGATAGAAGATAACGGTGGTGATGAAATTATGAAACAGATTGTTATCGGTATGGTAGATTACATGTTTACAGAACGACATGATCACGAATTGTCAATATTCAAGACAAGTTATATTGATGTGAACTTTACATATCGTCCATTGGCACAACATGCAGTATATCAAAGAGATTCATACCAAGATATGCTAGATTACATTAACGAAACAAAACCGTATCACGTTAAAGTTCGTAATGTGAAATCAAAGTATACATTAGAAGATGATATTATAAGTGATGTTTCAGAAGAACGCCACATTGAAATAACAATGGACTTTGGTAACAACAGCAGATATAAACTTAACGTCCTTTCTGGTGAAGGAAACGATAATATAGCAGATGCGACTACAGGTGAGAATATCACAACAACGTATGATGCTGGTAAATTACTGCGTAATGACGTTGACTTGACTAGTGAACCTGATGGTTTTGATACTGGTTTTGTACAAGCATATGCGAATGACGCAGTTTTATTCAAAGAAGTAAATTGGACAGATGAAACTAGATTGACACTTGACAATTTGAAGTTTTATGTATATGATCAGTTTGGTAGAGGTTATATTGTACACATAGGACAGACAGATACCGTAAGCAACGTATACGGTAACAAAATCGTAGTTAACGACGAAACTCTGTTTAGGTCTGCAAAGTCAAAAACAAAGAGGCTAATTGCGCTTGAAAATGAGAACGGTCTTGAATTCATGATGTATGATAATTTATCTGGTGCAGAATTAAATATTTCGGACAGAGGCCTTTACACAGGTCTTTATGGTAATTTCTCAAGCGGTGATGCAATATTTGTAGTAGATCATATTGAGACCATAACAGCTGGTAACTAAATGATAGATGCAAGAAATGATAAATATAATATAATGAAATCGGAGTAATTTTTTAGATGTTTAACGAGAAAACAGAACCAAAAATCATTGGTGCTATTAAAATTTTTGATAAAGACACCGGTGAAGTGTTGGTTAAAAAGCGCAACGCAATACACCCAGGTAACATGGCGTATATCTTAGCATGTGCGCTAGGCGGAACACCTACCAGTATCAATCCAGGCGGCGCGACCCCATCTATAAATTGGATGGCATTCGGCAACGGTGGCTCAACATCTACTACGACTATCTCTTATAAATCACCTAACGTTTTTACAACTTATGACCAGTATCCAATTATATCAAGTAACGCTACGCTATATAACAAAACATATCAGCAGGAGTTACTTGATACAACCGTATACTATCCTGGCCAAGAAGTTGATCTGACGGAGACTATTCCAAACAGTACATCAAAGATAAAATTCAGAGTTGAAATGGATCATGCGCAAGTTTCTGCAATGACAGGCGAAACTACACCTGTATCTGACAGTTCAACAGACGATGCCGCAATTGCGGCATTTACTTTTGATGAAATTGGTTTAATTTCAGGTGTGACAGTAAATGACGAATTGGACGAATCTAGATCACTTTTAGTGACACACGTGACATTTCACCCAGTGTTGCTATCAGCGAACAGAACAATAATTATAGAATATACGATAACAATACAACTTGGGTAATATGAGATCCGGAAACTCATATTATCTTTTAAAACTTGACTAGTCAAAATGGGAGTACAACATGGCTGTTGGATCTACAATTTATTTCAATGATCTATCGACGCTGCGCGATACAATGAATACAATACTTAATGGCAGCGCCGTTGGTTCAGGTTATAACCAGGGTCACGCGGTAGCGGCAAACCCAGCAACTGGCGATCTAATCGATGATGCATATTATGATTCGCTTTACAGTGCTGCGGCAAAGATTGCTAACTTTTACAACATAACAAACCCATTCACCGCGGTGAATGCAGGTACAGTTGTATCATGGTCGCATTATGGATCAAACGCTGCATCATTTAATAGTACACTAACAACTCAACATGCGGCTCCTTGGACATACGCAGTTGACTGGGATACGTCAGTTTCATCAGTTCTTTCCTCAAGTGTATCAAACTGGAATGCTGCACATACATTTGACTTTAACTTAACATTTAGTAGTACAGCACACATGAACTCATGGTTCACAGCAGGTGGTGATATTAGAATTTCAGCATCACATAACAGTTCGGCAGACGCACAGGCAGCATCATGGCAGCAACTTTGCACCGAACTTGGTACATTTGTGATAAGTGTACAACCAACAAATAGTACAAACGTAGACCTAGCAACAGTCAAAAAGTACAGTGAACTTGGTACATCATATGCGACTATTAAACAAGAGTATGCAAACGATACATATTATTCAATGAACACAATACAAGTTCAAGCATATAAATCTGCTACTGTTGTTTATGTTCGTGTAATTATTGACGATGCTCACGTTGGTGGTACTTATGGTACACAGACTGGTAGTGACATTGTATCTGGTACAACAACTGTTTCGGTTTCTTCAAGAACAACAAGTAACGCTACGGGTTCAGTAGTTATTGCGGCACCTACATACAACGTTACATCTAACCTATAATTTTAAGAAGGAACTGTTATGGCACCACAGAGTTACTACATCGGCGGGAAAATAAGAGCATCAGACCTAAGTGCTTGGTACAACGATCTTAACAATATCGTTGGCGTCGGTGTTGGTGATTCTGGATATGGACAGTCACAACTGTACACAGATGTTTCTCACATTATTCCGGGTTATAAGATAAAATCAGAAGATTGGGATCGTCTACTTGTAGTAATGCACCATGCGGCGAGACACCAAGGTACATCTATAACAGTACCAACAGATGTTAACGACCCAGCTTTCCCAGGTATAAACAAAGTTATTGAAATTATTACTGACTTGGAATTCGATATGAATTCTATTATATCAAATAAATTAAATGCTAACTTGGCATATATGACTCTTGCGGGTAATAAGTTAGCATCATCAAACACATACTATGATCCACAATCCGGTACTCCCACATGGACTGGTACTGTGTTTTATGAATTCAACGCGACATTCGCAGACGAAGATACACGCAGACACTTCTTTAATACGGGCGGAGAAGTGCGCATTGATAACTCTCTTACAAATGTCGATATCTCTCATGCACAGTCTGTGGCTTGGGAAGAACTTATTTCAACAGTTGGTGTTATAAAATTTGCGATTAACACAACATCAAGTACTGGTGAAGTAGGTACACCTGGTCCTGGTTTTACGTCACTTACAACATCGTATGAACTTGTGTATACTAAAGGTGGTACTGCTGATTATGCGCAAAACCAAATCAACGTATATGCAAAACTTTCAGGTACAAACGAAATCGATTTCAAGATATCATTCGATGATGCACACCTCGCAGATAGCGGTACATGGGAGAACCCACCGGACAGTGGTTCTTGGACCGGTACAGACTATGTTGCAGGTACATTAACTGTTAGTATCGGCGATCTATATGCAGACGATACAACAACAGATGGTGTTGCTCTTGCAAGTACTCTCCCAACATACTCACATATCACTGAACTTTAATAGTTGACTTTCATTTAGATCGGTAGTATACTCAAAGTAATATAGGAGTATAACTATGGCTACAGATATCCCAACAGAAAAGCTAATGAAGCTAGAACGTGCGCTTGAAACATCAAACGCGATGCAGACATTCAACCTTGCAAAAAATAATTTAAAAGTTAAAACACAAAATCTTCTATCGTATTCACACAACGGTGGCATCTTCAAAGTAGATCAAGGTCTAATCTCATTCGTTAACTATGTTATTGAATCCGGTAAAGATACTGTTGTGATTCTAGATAAGAATGAAATTCCAATTAAGATTGAAAATCTTTCACAATTCTTGGAAGATATTTCAAGTCTATATTTCGAAGCAGTAAATGAATATTATAATGACTATGAAAAACTTCGTAGTTCACGTAAGATTGAAAAGGTACTAGAAATCTAATGAGTAAAGGAATTCTCATATTTGCTAGAAACAATAGCACTATAAAGTATGGAGAGATTGCCTGCCAGTGCGCTGGATTTGCAAAAGCGAATCTAAAAAAGTTTGATGAAATATGTTTAGTTACTGATCAAGAGACGTACAATTCTGCATCCACAGAGATTGATTTTTGGTTCGACAGAGTTATCATTCAAGAAAAGATTCTAGAAAATAACAAACGTATGTTCAAAGACACAACAGCATCGACACAGATTGATCAATTTTTTAATCTTGATCGTAGTATGGCATACCAACTTTCTCCATATGATGAAACTCTGATAATAGATGCAGACTACTTTGTATTGAGTAATGCATTAGATAATGTTTGGGGCAGTGAAAATAATTTCATGATCAACAAAAAGTATCGTGATATTGCTGGAATTCACGATACAGATGTTCATTACATTGATGAATTTACTATTCCTATGCATTGGGCAACTGTTATATATTTTAGAAAATCTGATATTGCTGAGGACATTTTTACGCTAGTAACTCATATAAAAGAACATTATCCATATTACAAAGATTTGTATAACTGTTCTGGTGGTATGTTTAGAAATGATTACGCGTTTAGTATCGCGTTGCATATATTGAACGGAAATATGGATTCTAGTATACCAAGTTTACCTATTGAATATTTGAATAACAGTTTTGATACTGACGACATTTTTAGAGTGAATTCAACAAACGATATTATCATGTTTTGTTCAAAGAAAGAAAATCGAAGCGAACATATACTTGGAAGATTTGTAAACACCGACATCCACATCATGAATAAGTATGCATTAAGTAGACATTTGGATGAATTTAGAAAGGTGTTACATGACTAAAGGTTATATTGCTATTGCACAGAATAACGCGGAAACAGATTACTTAAATCTGACATATGCTATGGCGTTAAGTCTGAAAGCAACACAAAAAGAAAATGCAATATGTGTATGTGTTGACGAACAAACAAAAGCACTCATTACTGATAAACACCGAGAAGTATTTGATCACATCGTGGACATCCCTTTCGGTGATCCCGCCATATATCAATTATGGAAAATTCAAAACAAATGGAAATATGCACATATGACTCCGTTTGATGAAACCATTATTCTTGATTGTGACCAAGTATTTACTGGTAGCGTAGATCATTGGTGGAAGCATCTTGCACGTAAAGATGTTTGGGCGTGTACGAATGTCAAAACATTTAGAGGCGAAAATGCAACAAGTGATTACTACCGAACCAAGTTTACAGAGTTGGATCTTCCTAATGTCTATAGTAATTTTACGTATTTTAAGAAGAATGAAAAAGGATTCGAATTCTTCAAGATGGTAGAACTCATTATGGAAAATTGGACTGTTTTCTATGATCAGTTCTTGAAAGGCAAAGGCCAGAATTGGATCAGCGCAGACGTTGCATATGCGCTTGCAATAAAACTACTTGACATCGAAAACGAAGTATGCGATTATGACATTAAGGATGTGCCTACATTCGTGCATATGAAAAGTTACATTCAAAACGTTAATCGTGCAAAGATCGACAGTGTATGGACAAAATCTATTACTAGTGATTTAGCAGATGACGGCACCGTGACTATTGGCAACTATAAACAAAACTTGCCCGTACACTATGTCGAAAAAGACTGGATGACAGCGGAAAAAATAAAAGTATATGAGAGGCTATTAGGTATATGATCAGTCTAAAAGAAAAAGATGATAACACTAAAGCCAGAGTAGTTGTGTTTGGTACAGATGGTATTATAACAAAAATTTCAACAGTTGTGACAGGTGAAGAAACAAACTATGCATGGTTCGAGTTTGACACCATTAGACCATTTTTAACTGGTGAATATAAATTCTCTGACTATGTTGTTACTAAAACTAAGAACCCGCTTATATATCAGATAACAAAGAAAAGTATTGACTTTAAATCCCGGTCATCTGAAAAACAAATACAAAAAGTAACAAAGAATGATGATCCAGAACTAACTATAAAGTTTGATGGCAAACGTCTTGAATTTACTTTAAACAAAAAACTTGTAGATGAAGCAAACGTTGTCAGTGGAAATGAAGTACTAATCGCAGGCAATGCGGTGCATCCATTTCACATTACATTTAAGGATAAGCCCGATTTCATTCTAAAGACTGTGACTATACCATATACTGATCTATTTTGCGGCGAGACTGTATCTTTAGATTTTAACTATGACCCGACTAAGATAAGTATATACACAAAAAAGTACTTCAATACATACTCTATGGAGCAATAAATGACAAAGCTAGTTATAGGCGACTTGGACATATTTTATCTAAGCTATGATGAACCAAACAAAGAAGAACATTGGGCGAATCTTTTGCAAAAGTTCCCATACGCAAAGCGCGTAGATGGTGTAAAAGGTTTCGATAACGCACATAAGGAATGCGCGAGACAAAGTGACACTGATCGTTTTATCACGATTGATGGTGATAACATCGTAGACGAAAAGTTCTTTAACATTGAATTATCATTCCCAGAAGATACAGATTTGAAAAATTCTGTTATCTCTTGGAGTGCTAAAAACATCGTTAATGGTTTAGTATATGGTAATGGTGGTATCAAATGTTGGCCAGTAGACCTTGTACTAGAAATGCAAACACATGAAAATGCAGTTGACGAAACAAAGAAGGTTGACTTCTGTTGGGACCTGAACTATATTCAGATGAACAATGTGTACTCAATGGTGTTCAATGCGGGCTCGCCATTCCAAGCATTCCGTGCAGGATATCGTGAAGGTGTAAAAATGTCCCTTGATGAAGGTAAAACTGTACCAGCGGAAGACTTCAAGAAGCGCATATGGCCAAAGAACTATGAACGACTATTAACTTGGTGTAACGTTGGTTCGGATATTGAGAATGGAATTTGGGCAATTTATGGTGCGCGGCTTGGTTGTTATGATGTAAACTTGAATCCAAACTTTGTTCTAGAGAATATCTCTAGTTACGATTGGTTCAAAGACTACTTTGAAAAACAAATTCTACCAGAGTTTGAAGGCGGCGAAGAAACTTGCATGAGAACAAAAGTGAAATGGGATTACGATAAACTTTATACTGCATGTCTTGATCTAGGTGACACATTATCTGATAAGATAGGTATGGAACTTTGTGACCCAACTACAGAATTGTCTGCGTTCTTTAAACGCGTTTATACGAATCCACCAAGAGTAATGAACCCACTGGCAACTGAAAAACAAACTGGCTGGGATAGGTAATTAATGGCTAATTATGACGACGATGCGGTCAATACACGCGTCAAGTTAAATCAGATATCTCCATCTATGTGTATGGCGAAGTGGTTGCAAGTGAGTTTGCACTTACCACAGGGTCGTACACATAGTTGTTATCACCCTCCAACACATACCATCCCACTAGATGAACTACGTGCAAATCCAAACGCACTACATAATACCTCTTTCAAAATGCTTGAACGCAAACAAATGAAAGAAGGCAAAAGACCTGAGGGTTGTCAGTATTGCTGGAACGTAGAAGACGCACCAAATCCACCTGAAGGCGGCAGATTAAGTGATAGACATTATCGTTCTAGTGAATGGTGGGTACAAGAAGCATGGGATGAAGTTGTTAATAACCCTTGGAACCATGACATATCTCCTAGATACGTTGAAGTAAATTTCAACCAAGCGTGTAACTTTAAATGTGCATACTGTTCTCCCCATTTGTCAACAGCATGGGAAGACGATATTAAACAGCATGGGGCTTTCAAGTTTTCAAATAACACCCGCCACAATGAAATTACAAGTTTAGAGAGAAGTGGCTTAATGCCGCTAAAACTTTCACAAAAAGAAAATCCTTATATTTCTGCATTTTGGGAATGGTGGCCTACTGTATATCCCAACTTGAAAATATTCCGTATGACTGGCGGTGAACCTCTTATGGATAAAAACACATTTAAGGTGTTGGATTACATACGAGAAAACCCAAATCCAGAATTAGAGATATCTCTTACTACAAATATGTGCCCACCAGACGATGCGCTGTTTGATAAGTTTATGGACAAAATTAAAAAACTTGAAGAACCTATTATTCCTGAAAAGAGCAACACCCGTGTTGAGTTTGATAAGAGTATATATTTGAAGCCACCAGTAGAGGGTAAACGTAAATTAGTATTTTACGTACAAGACCCAAAAGATGGTTCTGATTGGAAGACATGGGAACAGAAAGTTATCTATGAAACACTACAGGGTGTATTTGTGGAATCTATGGTCCCAAATACGAAAACAATAAAGTTTAAGGAAATCGAACAGACTTTCACTGCATTAGGTCCATGTGATGACGAAGATGACCATAGTTTTGTGTATGCAGCCGACTATGTTCTGGATAAAGAATATAATGTGTGGGAACATCAATATGAGAACGTATACGTCAAGCACATCAGTGTTTTCATAAGTCTAGATTCTGTCGGAGAGCAAGCAGAATACATCCGTGATGGTTTAGATTTCGAAAAATTAAAACGAAATGTTGACAGACTATTAAACGAAACACAACGTGTTAGTGTTACATTTATCAATACATTTAATATTCTAAGTATTCCTGGGTTGAAAGGTTTTCTAGAATATATGTTAGAGTTAAGACGTAAGTTTGGATACCAACATCAATTCGACAACAAACATAGAAAACCCGGACAACGAGTTTGGTTTGACATACCATATTTGAGATATCCTGACTGGATTACGATACAACTTTGTGACCAAGATATGTTAGATACGATGCAAGAGTATATCGATTTCATGAAACAAAATGTGTTATCTAATGCTGATTATGGTTTGTCATATCATGGTTTTAAGAACTACGAAGTGTTGAAATTAGAACGAGATTTAGCTTGGGCAAAAACAGGTGATAAGCTCACTGAACAAGAACTAAGTGATAAACTAGTAAGATTTTACGATTACTTCAACGAATACGATAGACGTAGAAATAAAAACTTTTTAGAAACATTCCCAGAAATGACAGATTTCTGGTTAGAAGCAAGAGAAGAACGAGAGATAAGATATGGGAAGAAAATACTGGGAAGGTGAAACCTTTCAACTATTCAAAGAACGTATGATCGATTCCGTTAGCGAGAGTTTTTGCGCAGCGAAATGGTACAATGCTACGATCTGGTTGGGACATGGGCAGACTGCAAGTTGTCACCACCCACCCGGTCACTGGATTCCGCTAGATGAATTAAAGGAAAACTTTACTGCTATCCACAACACAAAGCATAAAAAGAAAATGCGTAAGATGATGCAGGAAGGTGATCGACCAGCAGAATGCGAATACTGTTGGAAAGTTGAAGACATGGGCAGAAATAACATTTCTGACCGCGTGTATAAGACTGAAATCTTTACAGACGAAGATATCATCGCAGCAGGCGATATGCCTTGGGATGCAGATGTTGAACTTCGTACATTAGAAATTGCGTTTGACCGAGCATGTAACTTTAAATGCTCATATTGTAATCCGGCATTCAGCAGTGCATGGGTTAAAGATATCAATACATATGGTGCATATCAAAATATTCAGTCCGATGGGCGTGGACACTTTGTTGACACCGCGGAATGGGCAAAACCAATAGCAGACAAAGAAGATAACAATCCATATATTCAAGCGTTTTGGAAATGGTGGGAATCAAGTCTATCTGACAACCTTGAAGAAATCCGTATCACTGGCGGCGAACCCATTATGCATACTGGTACTTGGAAACTGTTTGATTGGTTTGAAAAAAATCCAACACGCGGTAGAAATATGAGATTTGCAATCAACTCTAACTTGAATCCAGAGACAAACAAGGTTCTTGATAAGATGATTGAAAAATCTTGGCATATACCTCATTTTGAAATTTATACATCTGCGGAAGCACATGGTAAAGGACAAGAGTACATACGTGATGGCATGGATTACGAATTCTGGAAATCTAATCTTCACCGTATTATGCGCGAGTCAAATGTAAAGAAAACAAACATGATGATGACTATTAACTCATTGTGCCTTGATACTATTACTGACTTTATGGATGATATGTTAGAGTTTAGAAAAGAATATGGCAGAGAACGCGCACCTGTAATGTCTCTAAACATTCTGCGTTTCCCATCATTCCAAAGTGCTGCAATTCTACCCGAACACATTAAAACACATTTCAAAAATAAAATTGAAGTTTGGTTTAATCAAGATGGATTGCAACAGCAACTTCACGATGGTGAAAAGGCACAAATACAACGTCTTATTGATTATCTTGATGTTGTAAAAACACCACACCGTAATACCGCAGAAACCCCAAAACTATACAATGACTTTAAGACATTCTTTGCACAGTACGATATTCGTAGAGGGAAAAGTTTTAGAGATTCATTTAGTCCAATTTTTGTTGAATGGTTTGATAGTATAGAAGCAGATTCCCCTTCCGCAGAAGATATTCTAAGCAAGCGTATCGTTCTTAATAGTACAATATCCGATCACGATCCGGCAACTATGGATGAGTATGAAGGTGGTGATGACGCGCATGAACAAAAGAAAACAGTAGGTGGATGGGATACTGAAACTGATTCTTTAGGTGGCGTAGTAGTAGAATAACACAAGTGATGCAAGATGAAAATTTTAATTTTAAATTCAATGGGAAGATCCGGTACCACGATGTTACAGGATGCAATTTCTACCGAATACAATCTTAGCAATCTAGGAGAATACCTTCGAGGTGACTATGATGAAAAATTGAAACATCTTGCATCTACCAATGATTGGGTTTGTAAATATTTTGTCGAATATGGTGATTCACGAAATCATCTAGACGATATAAGTTTTATAAATCCAGATTTGATTGTAGTAAATTATCGCAATGACTTGATTGAGCAATACCTCAGTTTTCAAATAAGTCTGTGCAATGACAAATGGAATTCTACCGATAAATTATCCTATAGCTCTTTTGAGATTAGCGATTTGCCAAACAGCATAGATTCGTTTTTTCACAGTATTATATTATTTAAAAATATTATAGCTGCGTTAAAAAATGTTTATACCATAGAACAAGTTTCATACGAAGAAATAAGCACGGGTAAAATACCAGTTTCTATATTGAAACACCCTCCAGTGTTCAATACGGTTAAGCAAAATACAATGCTAGAAAAAATAAATCTAGTAAAAAATTATAATCAAGTAAAAGACTACTGGGATGATAAAAACTATGAATATCATTTCTTCAACTAAAATACACGCTGGTTCCCGCCCGACAATAATTTTAGATGGTGACAAGTTAATAGTCTCATTCGATACATATGATCGCGAACATACCTGCTTAGTTTTACAAGATTTTATAGAAAACAATCGTTCAGACCATTTATATCTCACGATGTTTAATGTCACTGAGGCCTTTCTCAATATGGATTCCGGTTTATATTTTAAACGTATAAATGATATAGCTTCAAAGGTAAAATATTCGGAGTTCATCAATTGCAATCTCATGGTAGGAGAACATGCAAGCTATTCATCGAAGTTTCTGTTAACCGACCCGCTCGTAATTGATAAGTTCACCTGTTATCCATATACATTTCTAAATCGAACAATCAACAACATTACCAGTACATTATGTAAATCTCCAGATTATCATAATATCCGACCTTCTAAACATGCAATATGTTACAATGGTAATCCTATACTACCACGTGCAATGATACTGGATGGATTAGCAGAAATCGGTATGTTGAAAAATTTACATTACAGTTGGATGTTACGCACACGTATAACTGAAAATCTGTTTCAACTATACGATTATTATGTTAAAAATTTCGATTATAAGACAAAAGTAGTCCTAGATCATGATGACATATCGATTGGTATAAATCAAGATACCGTTGATGATTTTTTATATTTCAATGACAGTTTAATAGAGATAGGTGCCGAAACTAATCCAGAGCCGTATCAGTTGATCTACACCGAGAAAACTTGGAAGCCAATATTGTTAGGTAAATTTTTTCTTCTTTATGCACATGCATGGTATTACGAAAACTTAGAAAAAATGGGGTTTCAACTATATGATGAAGTTTTTGATTATTCATTTGATCAAGAGTTTGATACTAATAAACGTCTTAGTATGTATATCGATGAAGTTAAAAGATTATTATCTATACCTATAGAAGAATTACAACAACAGCTAATTGACATTAATCATAAAGTAATATATAATAAAGAACTTGCCATCAAACTTAACACCAACACAAACGAATTAGTAAGTAAATATTCGTTTATGTCCCCAAACGTTATGAGGAACTCATTGCATGACACTGAATAGAAAAATACCAATTTGGAAAAACGACGGTAGTTGTTCTTCTGATAGTCCAAATAAGACATTTTGTATGGCACCGTGGACTCATACATATATATCTCCACAGGGTGAGCGGCGCATGTGCTGTGCGAGCAGGGAACAACACCAATTCCAAAAGCAATACATAGACGCCTCGAATGATGAAAAGTATGGTGAAGTCACAGAAAGTAAAACTGCTGCCGATGATTTTAATCCTCTCACTCTTGAGGAACATTGGAACTCTCCATACATGAGAGACATACGTAAGAAACTGATGGCGGGTGAAACTATACCACAATGTGATGTATGCAATGATGATATTTTGAGCCTTAGTTCGTATCGCAAATGGTTCACTGGCGTACTGTTCAAAGACAAGATACAACAGGCATTTGATAGTACCGATGATGATGGGTACACTACCATGCCAACAATATCTTTTGATTATCGTTTTTCTAATTTATGCAACTTTAAGTGTCGCATGTGCGGTGAACTTCTTAGTTCAAGCTGGGAAGCAGAAAAGAAAAAACACAATATGTGGAGTCCAGAGAATCAACCATTCATGCAGCATGATGTGAAAAGAAAAATGAATGCATTTCAAGTTAATGTTGTTGAACCTGAATTCAGAGCCGCAGTTGATGCCGGTATAGTAGAAGAAATTTATTGGGTCGGCGGCGAACCGTTAATGTATGATATACATTGGGAAACTCTGGAAAAAATGGTACAGAATGGATCTGCAAAGAATTGCTATTTGCGATACAATTCCAACTTGTCTCGCGTAACGTACAAAGATAAAAATTTATATGACTATCTTCCACAATTTAAAAACTGGATGATGTGCGCAAGTATCGACGGTACAGGTAAGATTGTAGAATTCATTCGTAGTGGAATTGTATGGAAAGAATGGTTAGAAAACTTTAAGCAAGGTGTTGAACTTCCTAATGGCAAAGAACGTATGATACTAGACCTGACAATTACTGGTCCTGGTATGTTTGCACTAAAAGATTTGTTTGATCTATCACAAGAACTTGGAGTTCGGATAGAAACAAAGATGATGTTTGCCTTTCACCCAGATATTGTATTTTCTCCGTTTGCTTGGCCAAAAGAAATACTACATCGTATTATAGATGAAAATCTCGCATACATGGAACCACGTGCAACTAATCGTCAGATGACACTTATAAATACGCTTAAAGAAATGAAAAAGCGACAAACACATATGGAGCAATGGCCAGATACATGGCTTCAAGAAAGTAGAAACGGTAGAAGTTTTCAAGCACATCTTAGTGAAATACGCCAAGATAAACTTACAGGCATACCAACACTTGAAGAAATATATAAAGAACATGACACCGAACTTTATGAATGGTGGATGCGATATAACGAACATAACTGAGGTTGTAAATGGAAGAATGGCGTAAAAATATAGGAGCGGATGATGAATATTTTTTAAATTCATGTCCGGTTGACACTTATGATAACCCAAATTTGGGATCGGAAAATAGAAGTATACGTGTTCGCTGGTATCCATCCGATAGCAAAGACAACTATATAGAATCTGGAAATGCATATACAATCGATAGTGTAGATTATGATTTAAATAAACATGGGTTTCGGTGTGACGAGTTCGATGACATACGTGATAGTAAAAATAAAAAACTGATTGTGTTCGGATGCAGTAATACTTTTGGTATAGGCTTACCTGAACATCATATTTGGCCATATGAAGTAAAAAGATTACTTGAAAAAAAATACAACGAGAAGATCGATTTAATAAATCTTGCTATGCCAGGTACTGGTTCGGACGATACAGTGCGCGTAATTAGTATGTTGGGTGACAGCTTTCATCCTAATTTTGTATGCTGCTTTACCCCACCTGTGTTTAGAAAAACTTATACTGACCATAGCGGTAAGATATTTAATTATTTGCTATCTAATCAATATAACAAAAATTATCATGACTCGGATTGGAAACGAGTAAATTCTATCGGAGAAGCAATGGTGGATATATCTCCGCAATCTTTTTATTACGGTCAATATGTTGCAGAAAGTTTAGTTCGCACCTATGCAAAATTAAATAATGCCACCCATAAAATAATAACAACTGCACATTACTTGGATGATATGATTGCTACATATGACATAGATAAAAATGAAGGCCCATGGAAATCTAAAGCAAGAGATTCTATGCACTACGGTAGACACTTTCATAAGATGTTGGCAATTAAATTTATAGAAGGTTTGTTTAATGAGTGATACATTTTGCGTTTTACCATGGTTGCATTTAGCATCGCACCCGCATGGGGGTATAACATTATGTTGCAATGCAAATCATGAATATGGTGTTTCTAGGTCTAGGAACAAAACATCAAACTCTAATAACAACCCTCGCAGCACTGATGGTGATCAATTCCTTGATTTAAAAAATCAGAGCATACAAGAAATAATGAACGGTGATACCTTTAAAGAAGTTAGACTGCAAATGCTAGAGGGTAAAAAACCATACGCATGTTTACGTTGCTACAAAGAAGAATCTATTGGTATTGTAAGCAAGCGTGTGAAAGAAAACAGAGAATATCCACATTTTACAATTGAACAGGCAAAATCATTAACTGCACCAGACGGTACGATTGCCAATATAAATTTAGAATTTGTTGAACTTAGACTAGGTAACATTTGTAATGTTAAATGTAGAACTTGCAACCCATGGAGTAGTTCAAAATGGATATCAGACTATCAAAAGTTAAGAGAAGAATATCCTGATCTGGGAGAATTCAATAAAGATCACAACCAGTTTGATTGGCCAGAACAAGAGAAATTTTGGGAAGATTTGTTTGAGCATACAAAAGATGCAAAGGTATTTTACATCAATGGCGGTGAACCTACGTTGATTAAAGAACACTTCAAGTTCTTGCAACGGATGATCGATGCCGGTAGAACTAACGTATGTCTACGTTATAACATTAATATGACAAACATGAATGAAGAAATCATAGAAATATGGAAACAGTTTGATGACATAGATATAGGTTTCAGCATCGATGATCTTAGTGACAGAAACGAATATATTAGAAATCCAACTAAATGGGAAGATGTTATGTCAACTGTTGATATGTTACTTCCACACAGATGTGATATACAATTCAGCATAACACAAACTGTTAGTTGGATGAACTTCCCATATCTTGGTGAGTTCTATGAATGGGCAAGTGGCCTAGGTATATATGTACACCATAATATGGTTAACGATCCGAAAATATTCTCTCCTAATGTACTACCGTTAGAATATCGTAAAGATGTAATAAAAAGACTGTCAAACATATTACCTAATGACAAAATAAATGCATTAAGGCAGTTTGAACAAAACGAAACGGATATAGAACTTTTACGCAGAGCAATAAACTACACCGATTCTTTAGACAGAATGCGCAGAGAAAAGTTCGATGTGGTGTTTCCAGAATTATCGTTTTTGAGAAAATTATATGAAAAATGAATTTAGTTTTCTATCTGGTCCGGGCGGCAGGCGAGACATAGAACATAGTGAGAATCCAAATAGACATTGGTACAAAATAGATGACTTCTATAACAATACCTTACAGACTAGATCGCAAATCACGAATTTAGATGAATTATATAATAAAAAGATTATAATCGTTGTTGGAGATAGTTTTACATTTGGAGATGGCGTTTATTACATTGATACATATGCCCACCTTTTGCATACTGATTTCTTCAATAAAGAAGACTATGTAGTAATAAATGTAGGTGTACCGGGTATATCGAATGACCGAATAATACAAATAACACAAAATTGGGTTAATGAATTTTCGTCCCAAATCGAATGTATAATTGTGGGAATGTCATTCTTATCTAGAAGATCATACTTTTTTGATAACGAATATACGCGTGACCATAATAACGACATCTACACAATGGAAAAATCTGATGTGAATACATACAACTTTAATCCTTCTACGACAGTTCCGACAACTAGAAACGGTTTACCTATTCGTGATAAGTACAATGCGTTTCTGGAACTAAACACTCGTATAAATGATTACAGAGAGTTTGAAAAAAATTTATTGCTATTAAAGTATATTTCAATAGTATACAACATAAAAATATATTGGTGGGGCTGGTTGAATTTAATGTTCACGAAACACGACAGAGAGTTTCTAATAAGTACATTTGATTTTAACACAATGAGATACATAAACGTAGATGATATAACCGACCAGTTAGAGACCATATCATCGGATGATCGACACTGGAATCCGCGCGGTCATCGCCGCGTAGCAGATTACATAATAAAGTTTTTAAATGATGACTACTGTAAACAATTCACTCTTTAGAGGTACCGGAGATTCACCATGGTGGTATTACATGTCAAAGGTGTACAATTTGAATTTGGAATTCTCTGACGTTTCTCCTCTGTGTATCTATGAACCGAATATATCACAAGAGTTGGGCAATCACGGTATAAGCATTGTAAAAGACGGCAGCGTAGTAGATATACTACCTGACAATAGTAAAGTCATAATTAGCACGGTGCAGGAACCTATATCTGCCTTAGGTAAATTCAAATATCATGAAAACGTAGATATACCTAATGTCTTGGTATCTAATGGCGCAAATACATCTAACGTGTGTTTTGTATCAGGTGACTTTTTCGTCAACGAATTCAACAATACTGATATGAAAACGTTTTTTGTTCCTGGGTGGAATCATTTATTCTGGGACGAAAAGGCAGAACCCATCGATTTACAAACTCGTTCATATGACCATTTGTTTTTAAGTTTCAATCGTATACACAAGCCGCACAGAATGTATTTTATGTGCAGACTACATGAATTAAAACTCTTAGAACGTAACTTAGTTAGTTGTGCTGATATTATCGATGGTGAAACATTTGAGCAACATATGACTTGGATATACAATGACAAGAACGAATACCTTAACATATATGATCCAAACAATCTAATAGATATAGAAAAGTTGAAAAGTATTGCATCTGATATACAAACATCATTGCCGTATGTACTAGATGTATCGAACTTTCAAGAAAATGGATGTTTTGAAAGCGATACATTTAATACTAGTTTACCATTCTATCAGAATAGCTTCATGAGTGTGATCACTGAAAGCAATGCTGTAGGTCCCGGATGCTATATATCGGAGGCTATATTTAGACCATTTGTTTTCATGCAGCCATTTTTAACAGTTGCGCAACCTAGAACTTTACAAGTGTTGCGAGAATGGGGGTTTGATGTATTTGATGACTTATTTGACAATAGCTATGACTTAGAACCCGATATGTTTAAACGTACAGAGATGGTACTAGAACAAATACAAAAGTTTTCACAACTTACACCAGAACAACTTAAAAAAATAACACTTGATTTAGAACCAAGATTGTTGTATAATCATAACAGATATTACAGTAATGAATTCAAACAAATTAGTGCAAGTTATTTTAAAGATGTTTTGGCGTGGCTAGATGAAAAGTAAAAAACTATCACCTGACGTATTCGAGGACCATCGCGGAGTTATTCTTAGCTTTCCGCTTGATGTGAATGATTCACCTGTGGTCGAATACAACCTAATGATAACATTAAAAGGCGATGAGCGCGGTTATCACTATCATCCACATTTTGATGAGTACATGATAGTTGTTGATGGGGAATGCTTATTCAAAGAATTTTCATCAGATGGTGATCACAAAGAAATGATAATGCGTGAAGGTGACAGCATTAAAATACCGACCGGCACTGCACATACATTTACTGCATTAACTGATTTTAAATTTGTTAGTCTACTAACTAAGCGTTGGGATGACAGCGTTCCGCCAATTGTTAAAGTTAACAATAACGGAGAACCGTTATGATCAAGTATATGGATTTCATCGTTGGTATAACATTTAAGAATGGATATGAGGTATTCATACGTCCATACGATACCGAACTTAATAGAACGTTCATAGAAAAATCAAATTTTAAAAAATTAGATAAACCATTATATTATCAGCTAGACACAACATATGTTGGGTTTTCGGATAGACAAATATCTTTGATAGAGAACAAAGAAGAAATAAAAAAAGAAAGTATAGAACGAATCATAAAATCATTTAATGATCTAAATATGGAGTTACATCCTGCACTAGTTAGGGGCGAACTTACATTAGAAGATTGTAATGAAATACATCGTATCTTTACTACAAACTTTTTAGAGTTAAGACACAACCGACCTCCATCTGAAATAACAGTTTTGAATGAAACATTACAAGGTATTAATCACGGCGTTCATGATTATGAAAGTGTGTTACATAGTGAAAATTACATGGAATGCGACGAACTGCCTAGAACAATACTTGTGGGATATGAAATATGGGATCAAATGGGAGAGTTTGCGTACAACGTACCCAATACATATGATCGTACAGAACTAGCTGATTTATACGACCATGCTGATGTTTTTTACTGGGATGATTGCAGGCTTGGTAGAAACTTTGCAACTGCTTGGTATATGGGCGATGATCCTATGGCTTGGGACGTTGCTGATATAGATGCAATTGTTCCTATTTTTAAACTAGGTAACAATAAGATAAAAAGACTTTATGGTGATACAAAATTTTTAGATTGGCTAGCAAAGGGTAACTATGATTTTACTGTACCATTCAAAGATTTACCTTTTGGAAAAATCATAAATCCAATTGAATTCACTAATGAAACTGTTACTAATATGTACAGACCTACAGAGATAAAAATATATGAATCCATTTGAATACGTACATGAGTTTGAACGACAGGTAGCAGAATACGCAGGAGCACCTTATGGTATAGCAACCGACTGTTGCAGTCATGCTATATTCCTAAGTGCAATGTATTACAAACTCAAACATGGTACTCCGGAAAAAGTCACACTTCCTACTCACACATATGTGAGTGCAGCAATGCAATTGCGCCATGCAGGTTACAATATCACATTCGAAGATTTTGAATGGGAAGGTGCGTACACTATAGAACCTACAAATATTGTTGATGCTGCCCCACGCTTTACTAAAGGTATGTATGTTCCCGGAACATACCACTGTGTGAGTTTTCAATATAAGAAAATTCTAAGTACAATTAAAGGCGGTATGATACTAACTGACGACGAAGAATTTTACAAATGGGCGCAACGTGCAACACATGATGGAAGAGACATGTCGTTGCCATACGAACAAGATACAATAACGATGCTTGGATATCATATGTTTATGACACCAGAGACCGCATTAATGGGACTCGAAAAGATGAAAACTATCCCAGACTTCAACAAAGATATTGCTGGTAGTTATACATACCCAGATATTAGCTATACAAATGGACTAAATTAATGGCACACATAAAAGAAATAACAGAATGTCGCAGTTGCGGAAGCAGCGAGTTTACAACAGTATTCGATATGGGCGACTTGAAAATCAATGCGTTTATGGCAGAACCGAATACAGATATTGGTACAGCACCGCTAACTTTGTTACATTGTTTTCATTGTGACCTAGTTCAACTGTCACATACAGTACGTGAAGAAGACCTTTATAAAAATTATTGGTACCTAAGCAGACTTAATAAGAAGATTGTAGACAATCTACAAAGTATCACAGTTGCAGCACAGAAACATGTGTCACTTTCAGATGGTGATATCGTTTTAGATATTGGTGCCAATGATGGTACTCTGTTGAGTTTTTATTCAGAGAACGTGATCAAAGTAGGATGTGATCCTGCGCAAAATATCAAGAGCGAACTTGAGAAAAACTGCGACATAACTATAAGTGATTTCTTTACTAAAGAAACTTATCGAAGCGCAGTAGGTAGCAAGAATGTAAAAGTTGTAACTACTATCGCTATGTTCTATGACCTAGACAATCCAAATAAATTTGTTCAAGATATCAAGAGCATCCTTGCAGATGACGGTCTGTGGATTTGTCAGCTTATGACTGCTAGACCAATGCTTGATACAAACGATATCGGAAACGTAATCCATGAACATATCGAATACTATTCTTATAAAGCACTTGTGAATCTACTTGAACGTAATGGTCTAGAAATTTATGATCTAGTAGAAAACGATATTAATGGTGGTAGTTATCAGTTGTATATTCGTCATCTATCTCAAGGTTCTATGGAATTCGAAGAAGACTGTTCACAAGAACGTTATGTTGAATGGCAGCGTAACATGGAAATCAACCGTGAGAAAACTATGAACTTCTTGCGAAGCGAAGTTGCAAATGGTAAAAAAGTGTATATCATGGGCGCAAGTACAAAAGGTAACACTATCATGCAGTACTACGGACTTGATGGCGATATCATTTCTGGCGCGGCAGAAATACACCCAGATAAGATAGGAAAATATCTTGTTGGTAGTAGTATACCAATTGTCCACGAAGATGAAGCAAAAGAAAAAGCAGATTACTTCTTGGTATTCCCATTCCACTTTAAAGACATATTTGTAAATAAGATTTTAAAGGATTGGATTACAGAGGGCGGCAAGCTAGTATTTTGTACACCAACATTTGAGGTAATCGGGTAATGTTAAGTAAAGAACCACATAGCGAGTTAAACAATCTATTTCGTCGCAATTGGTTGCGCGACGATCTAGAAACCATGTATACTATATCACCTATATCAACGATGAGTGCGTCTCGTATGCAAGCAGTCATGGATGCAATTCGATATGTAAAAGCAAAGGACATACCGGGAGACATCGTAGAATGTGGTGTATTCATGGGCGGTAACATTGCCCTCGCACTTGCAGAAATGTACAATTTGGATTTAGATAGAAAGTTTTGGGCATATGATACATTCGAAGGTGTACCCAGAAAAGAATTGATCGACACTGATAGAGAGATTGAAATACATAGCTCAGGTGCAGGAGAGAGTGTGGAACGTTGGTATAACGAAGAAGACCAATGGTGCTACTGTCCCAAAGATGGGGTAATAGAAAATGTTGCCAATGTCATTCCAAAACTTATCCCAGACTTATACGATGCAAATCGTATGATCGACAAGAAAGTAAACTTTGTTGAAGGTTCAGTGTTAGATACTATTCCTAATATACTACCAGAAAAAATATCGTTCATACGTTTAGATATGGACATTGCCGTACCAACTAAACATGCACTTGAACATTTGTGGGATTTAGTATCAATAGGTGGGGTAATGCACATCGATGATTACAATATGTTTGGCGGAGTTCATGAAGCAGTAGATGAATTCTTTAAAGATAAATTTGTTTACATTCAAGAGATTGATTATGCTGCATCTGCTATTGTGAGGCTTTCGTAATGGTATTAAAAACAAGTGATAGTATGATTGGTAAAACTGCCAGATACATTGGTAATATGGAAGAGGGCGAAGTATGCCTAGTGATGATCATATGTAATCATTGTCCGTATGTTCTATTCAGAATGCCACAGATATCACAATTAGTTAAAGACTACAAAGATTCGGTTCGTATAGTTGCAGTCAACAGTAACGATGCTTCACCAACAACAGAAGATTCACACCCAGAAGATGCCCCAGAGTTTATGCCAGAGTTCATAGAGGAATGGGATTTGCAATGTGATTATATATTTGATGAAGATCAAAGTATTGCAAAAGACTATGGTGCCGTATGTACACCAGAATTCTACGTTGTAGATAGAGAAGGTATTATAGTATATCACGGCGAATTAGACCCATCGCATATATCTAACAGATTAATGCCAACTGGAAGTAGTCTTCGTCACGCAATTGACTTGGCTCTAGTAAATAAAACTATCGATTGGGACCCTAACCCAAGTTTTGGATGTAGTGTAAAGTGGAAAAACTAAATGAAGATAGGTATAGTAGGAAGTGAAGGTGTAGTAGGTCGCGCATGTACTGCAGGCTTTGCGCGGCTTGGATACAATGTTATCAAGCATGATATTAGTTTAATGACTAAACTACTTTCTGTGTTAGAAGCAGAGATTGTTTTTATATGTGTGCCTACACCAAGCGATTCTACAGGGAAGTGCGACACCAGTATTGTAGAAAGCGTTGTTGCAGAATTGTATAGTTTAAACTATACAGGGGTTGTAGCTATTAAATCTACAGTAGAACCGGGTACTACGCAACGATTGATAGAACAGTATGATGACCGTATTGTATTTGTTCCTGAGTTTTTAAAAGAACGAAGTGCGGAATATGACTTCGTGTTCGACCATAGACTTCTACTTGTCGGAACAGACAATGTAAATTACTACTACCTAGTACAGCGTTCACATGGTAACCTACCAAAAGATATTATGCGCGTGTCTCCGACAGAAGCAGAATTGATGAAGTATTATCACAATACATTCAATGCAACACGTATTGTGTTCGCCAATGTTATGTATGAGATTGCAGAAAAAATGGGGGTGTCATATGACAAGATCAAGGAAGCGTTCTTGAAAAACAATGACATGCCAGATGAATATCTTGATGTAAAACCAGAACTGCGAGGTTATGGTGGAGCATGTCTACCAAAAGATGTTCTCGCAATGCAACGCGCTTGTGAACAACTTGGATTACCTCACCACCTATTTGAAGCAATAGATAAAGAGAACAGACTGTTTGAAACGACAGTATTTGATGGGATGAGAAAATGAAAATACTTGTTACAGGCGCAGCGGGATTTATAGGCAATGCGATAGCAAAAGAACTTAAAGGATCGGACCATGAAGTTATTTTAACTGATATACTCATGCCAGATGAATTACATGGTCATGCTTATACATACGCAGATTTAACAAATCAAGATGCAGTTAATAACTTACCGGATGTTGACGTTGTATATCACATGTGTGCATATAATAATACGGCACACTTCTATTCTAAACCAATGAGTGTCATTGATTCTACGCTTACCCCTACAATATACTTACTGCAACGTTATAAGTCAATAAAAAAATTCATATACGCAAGTAGCAGTGAGATATATGCAGGTGCTATACAACTCGGTATATCCGATATACCAACACCAGAAGTAAATGTAGGGATAATTAATGGCATTGACAACCCACGTTGGAGTTATGCAGGTAGTAAACTCATGGGAGAAATACTAGTACACGCCGCGCACGTCGAGCATGGGCTAAATTATGCAATCATTCGTTATCACAACGTATACGGTAAACGCCAGAAAGCACACTTTATACCAGAGTATGCAGAGCGTATACAAAACGATGACCGCACATTATACGGCGCGGATCAAACACGTGCATTCTTGTACATAGATGATGCTGCGAAATTGACAGCCATGGTTGCAGACGTATTAGAAAATGATACTATACATATTGGTAACCCAAAAGAGATTACTATAAAACTGGTGGCGGCGATGATACGTGATATTCTTTTAGTACATACCAAACCAGAATACAAAGATGCACCTGAAGGTAGTGTAGATAGAAGATGTGCAGATATTTCTAAACTATTAGAACTATTCCCAGATTTTAAATTCACAGGGCTAGATGCGGGTCTTAGAAAAACTCTGCTATAAATACGAACATGAAATGCCCACTAGTTACCAATCATCTAGAAATAAACTCAAGCGGCGAATTCAAACCGTGTTGTATTAGTTCGAAGCGATTTGCTATTGACAATAAGATAGCAAATGCAGATACCCATACCATAGATGATATAATACAACACAGTGATCGTAACGAGTGGATTAAAAATTTTGATGCAAACTATGAAACTGATTGTAGACAATGCTATGAAGTAGAACGTAGTGGTGGTGAAAGTAAGCGCATCAGAGAACTTAGAGATTGGCGAACTAACTATCATTTCAAATCTGATACATTGCAATCTCTTGATTTGAAGATGGGTAATACCTGTAATCTCGCTTGTGCAATATGCGCACCAGATAGCAGCAGTAAATGGGCATCAATATACAAACAACTTGGTTACGATACTGGTATACGACTACAACGTTGGCCAGAACGTGATGAATTTTGGGAACAACTCAACCAACACGCCCAAAACATACAAAAGATAGAACTTGCTGGCGGCGAACCGTTTATGATTAAGAAGCAAGAAATACTAATCAACTTCTTAATAGAACGAGACTTAGCAAAGAATATAGATATAACTTGGTTTACAAACTGTACTATATGGCCAGAGAATATTGTGAAGCACTTTGATAAGTTCAAACAAGTTCGTATAATGCTTAGTATCGACAATACGGGTGAACAATTCGAATACATACGATACCCTGCAAAATGGAATGAAGCATATGATATATTCTTGAAGTTCAAGGAGTTACATAGTCGCAAGATAGTAAATCTAGGCATATCACATTCTATAGGATTACTAAATGTATGGAGATTACCAGAGTTTCACGCGTGGTGCAGACAGCACGAAGTATCTGTATTCAACAATCTTATAATGAATCCACTAAGTGCAAAAGACTTACCGAAAGAGTTTAAATTGCGAGTAGCAGAAAAGTTGAGTAAGTGTAGCGACCCCTCATACCAACATAACCCAGTTGTTGGAGAAAACAATTGGCTCATACAGTTTATGATGGGAGACAGTGATAACAATCTACAGCATCTCACTGAAAAAGTTATACCATCTCGTCCGACGATAGATATATATGAGGCGTTTCCTGAATTGAAAGGAATGTTAAATGTATGATACTCTTTGGCTAGGTTGTTCACATAGTTCTGGTAGTTATTGTAAAGATACTGGAGAACTTATAGACCAATCTCATAGTATTCCATCCGTTCTTGCGACAAAACTAAATCAACGTTGGAAAAGCATTTCATTTCCAGGTGATGGGGTGATGAAATATGCAGAAGCAGTGAAGTTGCTTGATGAAAACAAGTTATTATCCAATTTTAGAAATATAATCATACAGCGCACTTATGAGCCTCGTATGACGTTTTTTAATGATAGCGATTATATTTACGATAGAATACTAGAATACGTAAACGACCCAAATCGATTTGAAACTATTATATCAGTAAGACCACCAACCGAACGTACTTTTTCTCTTTTCGCACATCAGAACTACGATCAGTATCATTCTAAATTTGCAGGTAAAGAAATAGAATTAATAGATATGTTTGAAAATATATCTCACAGTGTTGATCCCAGAGAAAGCACCACAGAGACTACACAGTATCCAAGTCTTTGGGTTGATGTGCATTATGATTATATAAAATATACTGCGGATAAAAACAATTGCAAATTGTATATGTTTGATTACGTGGGCAGTTTTAGAAACCAAAATCGTAGATGGAAAATTAACAAACCATTTAAACGCACACTTATTAATGGTGATCAAGATTTTGTTTTCCACCATCTTACAGAACAAAATAGATTAGATTTGTTAGCGTCTGCACAGCACCCTACACACGGTGCAGTTGATTTGCTGGTAGACATATTATATAAAGAGTTGAATGATGAAGAATATAAATGACGCGTTTTGTATTGCACCATGGATGCATATGCATGTGGAACCAGATGGTGAAGTGCAACTATGCTGTGCATCAAACTGGAAACACGAACATCAGCGCAGTCTCGGCAATCTAAACGAAAGCAGCCCAGAAGAAATCTGGAATAACTCACAGTATCGTATGGTGCGTAAGAATATGCTAGAGGGTCGTAAGATGCCTCAGTATTGCTCACCTTGTTATGATCGTGAAGCAGGTGCTATTAACCAAACAGAGAGACAGCGTTTCAATCGCGAGTTTGCAAATACATTTGATTTAGTTCCTACTACACTGAGTGACGGTACACTAGATACACTAAAGCTAAAGTATCTAGACATTCGATTTAACAATCTATGTAATCTAAAGTGTCGTACATGTGGTCCTGATTGGAGTACAAGCTGGGCAAACGAAATGGGTATTGAGAAGCCACTACTATACAACAACACGTGGCGTAAGTTACTACCGTATCTAGATCAATTAGAGAAAGTATACTTTGCTGGCGGTGAACCACTTATGACCCCAGAACACTACGATTTCTTAGAACAACTTGTCGAGATTAACCCAAACATTGAATTGTTATACACATCAAACTTTAGTAGACTATCGCTAAAGAACCGTCATGTGTTAGATTACTGGCCTAAGTTTAAACTTGTAAGTGCTATTGCTAGTATAGATCATTACGGTGAACATGCAGCATATGTTCGCACAGGCAGTGACTATAATACGATAGTAAAAAATATAAAAGAGTTACAGAACGCCGGGCATCGCAACATTCAACCAGCAGTAACAAGTGTGTATTCTATATACAATGCAACCCGTCTCGGTGATTTCGTTATTCGACTATTCGAAGACGGTGTTATACAAACTATGGATCAGATTGTATTCAACATACTGGTTAACCCAGATTATCAAATGGCAACAATTATACCAGAAAGTGCGCTAGAATTTGCTATAGCTAACACACAAAAAGGTATAGATTATCTGATATCACATGGGCACAACCCACAGAAATTACAGAGCGCAATAGACTGGTTGACATCAAATTGGAACTATGATAAGATCAAATTCAACAAGTTTGTAGAATACAATCTAGACTTAGATACTAAGCGCGGCACTGACTTCTATACTATGTATCCAGAGTTCGGCGAGTGTAGGGATTAGCGCCGCGCGGGGCGAAGTTCGAGCGGCACCAAGATAATCCCGGAACAAGCCATCGGAGATGGCTTGGTTAGGAAAATTTTTTGGAGCATTAAGTGCGCACTTATAAATATATCTATGGAACCTAAAGCAAACAATTCATTCTGTTACTATCCTTTCACCGCACTTGCCGTAAAACGTTGGGTACAGGGTAAGTTTTCACCTTTTCCATGCTGTAATTCTGGACATTTACTTAATGCAGAATGGGAATCAAATTTTCCCAAAAATGCTACCCTAGATGCTGCATTTCATTCAAAACCTATGAATGATCTTAGACAAGATATGTTAGCTAATCGTAAGCCTGATATATGTGGAGTATGTTGGCGTAGAGAGAAACATTATGGAAGTTCTCCAAGATTGCATAGCGCACATATACTTAAAGGTAACACCATTGACATACACAATCCTCAACTACAAGTGTTAGATATTGGTACTGGAAATACCTGCAATTTAAGATGTAGAATGTGTACTCCATTTTCATCTAGTGAGTTGATGAAAGATAGAGACCAATTTGTAGAACGTAATGTAAAGTATTGGAGAAGTTTTCCATATACTGACGAAATCTTAAAGAGTGAATCCATCAATAAGTTTGACAAAAACAATGAAGATTGGACCAGTATATTTGACACCATTGAAAACTACACTTATATAAAAGCTAGTGGTGGAGAAACATTACTATCAAATCAGTTCATAGACTTCCTACAAAAATGTATAGATGAAGATCATGCCCAGAACATAATACTTCAAATTACTACAAATGCTACACAGTTGACGAAACCAAACATAGAGAGATTAAAGAAGTTCAAAGGGTTAGAGTTCATATTCTCTATAGATGGGATAGACAAGATATATGAATACATTAGATATCCACAATCGTTTGATAAGTTAGAACGCAGTATAGATAAATTCTTTGATAACGGATTGATAAAAGGAACGCTAGACATAAACTATACACTCACAGTATATAATGTTCATGACATAGAAAACACGATAGACTGGGTTTACAAGTTGAGTAAGCGTTATGATACATTCATAAACTTTACAATAAGCAATGTGTTTCAAACAACACCCTTTGACATAAGTGGACTAACACCAGAGATACTACAACCTATATACGATAGAGTTGTAGACTTAGAGGGTTACTATAGGGAACAGATTAATCTGAATACAGTAGAGGGCATCAATCATATAGCACGATGTATAGAACAGGGTGTAGATACCAAGATGAGGGATAAGTTTATATACTTAACACATGAGTTCGATAAGAACAGGGATCAATGCTATTCAGACTATGTACATCCCATACTAGCGGCGTATATAGAGGCGAATACGGTATAGGGGTAAGTTGAGGCATAGTGTTACGGAAAACCAAAAAAATGCTTGCGGGATGGCCTCAGATTCGCGGAGTATAGCACCTGAAAAATAAAAGTTCAACTCTTTTTTTACTAGAAGTGGAAAAAATATTATGAAAGATTCTGAAAATTTTTGTATACTACCATGGGTTCATATGCATATATGGCCTAACGGTACTACCTATCCTTGCTGTTTAGCTACGAATGACTACGTGATAGGGGATACGAATACACACTCTATGCTAGAGATATGGAATAGTCCTAAGCAACGTATGCTACGCAAGAACATAATGAGTGGTAAGCCTACGAGTGGGTGTACACGTTGTTATGAACACGAAGCTAATGGTATACGTAGTATGAGACAGAATATGAATAATGACTATGCACATCATTATGATAGAGTAGACTTAACATACCCAGATGGTAGCTTAGATGATATACATATGGCTTATCTAGATATACGCTTCTCTAATATATGTAACATGCGTTGTCGTACATGTGGCCCTGAACTATCCAGTGGATGGGTAGATGATGCTGTAAAGACTGGTAGATATCGTGCAGATCAACCTAAGATATTAAAGATAAAGCCTACACTAGCAGAATTCTGGGAGGATGTAGAACCATGGATAGGCAGTGTAGAACGTATATACTTTGCTGGTGGTGAGCCGCTGATTATGGATGAACACTATAAGATCCTAGAGCATTTGATTTCGATAGGTAAAACAGATATACCTATAGCATACAATACTAACTTTTCTCGCTTGACATACAAGAGCCATGATGTTATAGAGTTATGGCGGCAGTTTAGTGATATTACAGTAGGTGCCTCACTAGATGCTAAAGGTAATCGCGCTGAGTATATGCGTAAGGGTACAGTATGGGCTGACATCTGTGCTAACCGTGAACGTATGATACGTGAAGTCCCACATGTAAAGTTTATGATTAGTTCGACAGTAAGTGCTTATAATGTGATGACTATAACTGAATTTTGGGATGATTGGATTACACGTGGATGGGTTGATCCTCTACAGATAGATGTGAATATGTTGCTATTCCCTGAACATCATCGTTTACAAGTGCTGCCAGAAGGTTTGCGTAACATTGCTAAAGATCGTATTGGGGAATATATCGAGCGGTGGGGTATACTAGAACGTGATGATAATGGTAGAACTAGTAGTGGATTACTTGGGTTAGTACGTGCGTTAGATGGTAGTGAAAAGGGTTGGTTTAAGTTCTGTCATAAGAATGTAGCGTTAGATGCTATACGCGGTGAGAGTTTCTATACTGTATTCCCAGAGTTCATGCCCTATGCGCTTTAGTAAAGTTGTACACCGCGATTGTTTAACACAAGACGTTCCCAACCTTGATTAACCCATACATTTTGATTGTAGTCTAGTATTTCTTCTACAGTCATATCAGGGGTACATCCATCACGATATATAGCGGAGTGTAGTGTAAACTGCCCATGTTGTGGTGGTAACGGTTTACACTTTAAACCATGTACTACAACATCATGTAATGTTTCTTCGAACAATGAATCGTCTATGCGTGGTGTGCTGAAACGTTTTAACATCTGATCTAAGTAATGATCCCCTATCATAGGGAATGCCCAAGATGCAGTAGCGTAACGCGCAACAAACCATGTATCATTCACAGCGGTGTTTTCAAATACACCATTGAAGTAAATTTGCCTACGGTTGATATGGCCAAATGGGTCTACATTCTTTCTAGTATGAAACTCGGGTACTAGATCGTAACGCCATTTAACGACATGACTATAACTTGTACCAGTACTGGTTGCATACTCTAACATAGCTTTACTTGCGTGACTTACGGAGTATGCTTGTGAGAGATAACCGATACCCATAAGGTCACGGTTTTTACCCCAATTATTATAATGAGTTTCGTACAAATCTATTAACTCATGATATGAAGT